TAATGAAAGAAATCACCAAGGGTGGTTATAACTATACAGTTTATCGCTCGTTGTTTGATAAACTCACTGATGATCAGTTTGAAGAGTTTATAGTAAAACTGGAAGCGGGTGGCATGCTCTCCATTTGGGTAGATAACCATAACCCTGATGAATACCCGGTGTTTGACAAAATCGTAGAGCTCAGTCAAGCTCGTGGTTTAGAACCAGAACAACATTTGGTGTTCTACGATCAAGATACTGGTCTACGTTATGAAACCCCAGAGACGTTCATAGTGGGGACTGCTGAAACCCGTAAACAACGCCAGATGTGGGTTAAGAAGTTTGGTGCTGCTAAGGACGACACTAAGATCGACGACTTAACAGGTCAAGTCTTTGGTGATTCTCGTGGTACTGGCATTTCTATTCCAGAGGTTCGTGTGTTGAAGACGCTTGGCTTGGATCTGATCGCCAAAGAACAATACGACGTAAAAGGTGGTGACTTGGGTGCATTGGATGAATACCGTAAGGGGATCCAAGAGACCGGACACGCAACCGTAGAAGGTTCATTACGACGTGGTACAGGTGTTCGTTCTTTACAAACCGCTGGTCTCTTGATGATGGGTCGACACCTAGAAAACAACCTAGGAGAACGTTAGGATGGGACCGTTTACAGAAATTAAGAATTGGTTGGAAGTTTGGAGTTTAGAACTCGCCATCATGAAGTGGAGTTTGGAAAGTGATAGTGACGACCACCACACCATCTTTACTTTGGCCGGTGCGGTACAAATACAACCCTTACTCTCTTTCGAAGAAGTTTACCAAGAAATTATTTTGCAAATGCTGGAAGGTAAAAACTCTTCGCTAAACGCTACCGAGTTGATGGAGATCACCATGCGTGTTCTTTCTCGTGTGGATTTTGATAAACTTGCAAAAGAAGCCCAAACGTTATGTGAGATGTTGCACGGTGATTTTGGTAAACTCGGTGATATGACCATTAAAGACAAAACCCCCCTCTACATCTTTTGTTTCTTACACCGTGTGTTTGCGGTAGAAGTTTCAGCACGCATCAAGACTTATGAACCGGGTAAACACAACCCTCTCTTGGGTCCTTTCCAACCGATGTTAGAAGAGTTGCTGTCTTCAGGACAGGCTCCAGTGAAAGGGGAATAACATGGCGTTTAAGATCTTAACTGATTTAGATAGCATGTTGGATACTCGACAAGGTACGTTGGATGTTTTACTGGAACCAGTTAAAGAAACCTTTGATAATGTTTACGGTGATCTGTATTTTAAGCGGGTACTGGATAAGTTCGACCGTGAACCTTTTGGTATCACTATGGATCGCTATCGGGATGCTTTTAAAAACCGGGACATTGCTACCATCGTAAAATCTCGACCAACTCCATTACTTAAGCGATTGTTTAGTGTCGTGGTGGATGCGGAAGCGCTCACTGGTAAACCGATTCGGGTGGAGAGTATCGAGATCACGGTACTGACCGCACCCTACGATCTACCGGACGAAGTGTTGAATGACTTAAAGAAAATCTTAGAAGGCAATCTCGGTTATCGATGCAGTGTGAATTTTGACAATCGTCCTGCTGCTAATGTGACTGGTTCTTACGTCTCTAACTTTACACACGTCTTTATCTATCATCTGTTGGGTGAGGCTTATAGCGAATTCACAAAAACATTTGATCAACGTCCAAGTCCTGACACGAAACTATTTATACCGGCTGTGTTCCTGAAGGAACCCGATGAACTCGGCATAAGTCCTACGACTCAAATCCAGCGAGTTGGGTTGTTGTGGTCAGTATTATGGACGGTCGTTCCCCTCCCCTTGAAATTCTACGATGGGTTGAGTGCGGAAGAGTCCAGACGCTTGGAAGCGACTTTATCAAATGAGTGAATACCCATTATATACTCCTACTCCCTGTGGAGTAGGAGTATACTTTTGATTTTATTTTTTTTAACCTACTTTTTCACCATCGAAATCTAAGTAAGCAATACCTTGCTCTAACTCATCATCACGGATTTTAGGTTGGTCTTCTAAGAGTTCATCGAGACCTTCATCCATGTTAATAATGAATGAACCTTCTCCCCAAGTTGGGATAGTGATGTTGGTTTGGTTCATGGTATTCATGGCTTCGATCAATTGGTTAAAGCTAGCACGGTTTTCTTCTTTATCTTTAGCACGTTCAGATTCTTTACGGTCATCTCGTACTGATTTCTCAAGTGCACCGATAAGGGAGTTCAGAGCATCCAATAACTTTGGATCGTTAGGTCGTTTTAAATAAGCGGCGGTGGCGTTATCAAGGATAAGTCCACGGTGTTTTTGAATGGCTTGAATCAGAGCTTTCTGGGACGGGTCTTCTTCGTCTTTTTGATTTGCTTTGAACAAGGCTTGGAGGATACCTCTTACTGTTTCCTCAGAGGCGTCCCCGTGATAAGGTTTATACTCTTCGCTGGACATAAATATTTTCGAACCTATATTACTTGGGTAGTAGGACTACCACATTAACAAAAGGAGGACACAATGCAGTCGGTGTTAAGTTGGTTCCGAGGATTATTCCGTAAAAAGAAACCACCATATAACCTAATAACTGCGCGGGAAGAATTAGAACGTATCCGGGAATTATTGAAGCCCAGTAGTCAGGCAACCGTTAATGAGTTGTTGTTCGTTCTATACAATTTCCAAGAGGAGCTCCCCTACAGCTTTGTAGAGGACTTTTCTAAGTTAAGAGACTTGAGATTCACTTTTAATTCTAAGACCTCTCAGAAACTCTCTTTGTTACTCTCAGAAGCATTTGATGGTTCTTATGAACGCATCATCGCCCACCGAGAAGTAATGGGGTTAGGTAAAACAGAGAAGCCAGTTTCGAACTGGTACTCCAATAAAGAATCCATTGAAACCATAATGCAAGCGATGTCTGTGTGGTGTCAAATTGGAATGCGATTACATTATGAACGATACCAAGAAGGTCATCCCGGATTATGGGACGAACCGGTATCAAAGGGTCAAGAGAACTTTGTCTTCAGTAATGCATTCATGAAGGTCCTCAGCGATTATGTTGAGGTAATCGATTTGATACTGAGCACCCAACCTAGAGGTATCGACCTTGAACAAACCAAACGATAATAAACTCGACCTAAGCGCAATCACTAAAAACTACACGGAGGACAGAGACCTTAAAGATCCACCATCGCGTTTGTTCCGAGCTCTACTTAGAAAGATGGACCTAAACGTCTCCCAACTGGTATTGTTATTACAAGAATACATGAAGTGGGAGGTGACCACAAAGGATCCGGTTAAAATGAAATCGGAACGTAATACACTCATGGGAAACATTCGTGCGGCTTATTTTAAGAACGACACCATGACCTTCCCTAAATTACTCACAGGGTTGAGCATACTCCAAATTAAGAAATACACTTTAACTCTAGAAGTAGAGACTGAAGATGGCAAAACCGTGAAAGTTTCTGAGACGGGACGTGTGCACAACGCCCGTAACACGAAATAACACGGATTCAATCATTACGTAATGAAAGAACGCGGGCGGCTCCTAACGGGGTCGTCCGCGAATTTTATGCTTAATTTTTTTAACGGTGTGTGACTATGAGTGAATTTGAGAATATACTTGATTCCTTCGATCCGTTTGAGGGATTGTCCTCAACCGATCCGGTGAGTAAGAAATCGAGTGAGATATCGGGTGACGTGAGTTCAATTCGAAAGAAAGCAACCAACCCCATCGACGCGAGCTCCAAGGATAACAACAAAGGGGTGGAAACGGTAAAGCCTGAGAACAGTGCTTTAGACAAAACCCTTAATAGTTTTAAGTCCGACACGTTAGGTCAGATAAGTGACGGATACCAACAAAAAACAGAAAACCTTTCTTTGGATGACTTACGGGATTTAGCGTTAGTAGAAGAAGGGGAATTAAAACTCAACAAAGACCATGTGATGTCGGAGCTATCTGATGTACTCGGTTATTCCTTGGGAGACACAGAAGCATTTAAGGGGGAAGCGGGTGATGAGTTGTTTAAACGATTCACTCAGTTAACGGATCCTGATGGTGGCGCACTCCTAGATAAGAACGGGGATGAGTTAAGTTTTAAAGATGGATGGCGAGATGGAACAACCGAAGGGTTAATCTATTCGTTAGCCATGCGAGGGTATGACCTTTACGAAGAAGTGAAAGATTCCGCGTTGGAGGATTCGTTTGATGAAACGCAACTTTATTCGGCAGCGCAAGCAGGTATGGTGGAAGCATACCGACCAATCTTCGAAAAAATCAAACCGGAAAGTAAAGCTCGGTTAATGATGATCAAAGCGATCAGTTACGTAATTCGTAATGGTGACTTTAACTCTTTGAAAGAGATGTTGAGTATTTTGGGTGAGGAGACTTACTCGATGATAAAACGCAACTATCCTACGTTACCTCAAGATTTCCTAGCTAACTATTACTTGGATAGTAAAGTCTACTTCCATGAGCATCAGAGTGTTTCTGACGAACTTGTAAAGGTGTTAACAGACCTTTATGGTGTAAGTTGGTACAAAACTGATACAGCTCACGGTGAAGCGTATAACGTGTTGATCGGGACCGGTTGCAGTGAAGATGCGGTTAAGTTATTATCCTTGCAGGAAGATCTAGCGGTGTTAGTTTCTTTAAAGAGTACCTTTACGGAATTTCCTGCTTCTGAAGTTTTCTTTGAACACTTTCCAGACACCCCAAGAATACATTTATAATAGATACTCTCCTACTCCAAACGGAGTAGGAGAGTATTAGTGTTTATTTTTTTTATCGAGATATCGGTCTTACGAATACCTTAGAAATATCACCGATAACTGAGTCCGTTACCATACCCGCTATATTCCCCGGAGACACACTTTGTTTCCATGCGACTTGTTGGGTGGTTAAACGTCGTGATAGTTGACTCCACCTCAGAACAGTGTCGAGATAGTCCGTCCCTGTAATACGGGCTAAGTATGCGTTGTAAGGACCCACATCTGTTAACATGCGAGATACCGCCGCCGCTGGGTTAGTTAGTGAAGCTAATAATCCCGAAGCTCGTGTAATAGGAAGTGAAATGTATTTCTCCATATCCACGAAGGTGAGTTCAACGGTGATGTTCAAACACTTACGATCTTTAGTCCAACCACCCACGCCGTCACCAAAGCGAATCGTTGCCGATTCAACCATCCCTGTACGAATGACTTGTCGACCCTTAGAAAACACCTTACATAAGAAAGGAGATGTCTGAGCCGACCCACCTGCTGAGTTAGGGAAGATCAATGGCAACAACATACAGAACGGAGCCCACATCGTGGTTACTTGAGAATAAAGCGTTGCGTACGTCGCTTTGAATTCAAACTTGTAAGTTTCACGGTGTAGGTTTGCCGATGATTCACTCCAGTGCTCCGGAATATTAATGTGGGTGTTGTTGGTTAATGCCAACGGAATATTCACAATAGCCGCAGAAGAAGAGATACCCGCCACCGCATCACGCGCCATGTTCAGGATCCCATCTATCGGCGAAATACCCGTTTGTAAGTCCGCCATATCGAAGCGGAAGTCATTCACTGATTTTACTGCGGAGTTAAACTTACCGGCCATTGGTGATTGTGTCGAGGTGTTGCTAAACGAATCACTCACCGCACCGTTGTGTTCATGACGGAACGTGATCGCATCAAAACCACCGTACAAAGAAGTCTCCAACAAATCCACTATATCTCCCATCCAGCTGCGATCTTGAGTGTTGTCCTCATAGGTCGTTTGGTCTTGGTTGACTTGGTAGATATTAGGGGTTGTTCCGGTGTAAGGTGGGCGTTCCGAATCACCCGGGTGTGAAGGGGATTGCGCACTCGAAGAATTATTGGAACTCGGTGGCGTATCTCCCGTTACGTTTTGATTACCGTAAAGTCCCGGTAAAGTCCCATCCCCGCGAGACGTCATCGGAGGTTCCGGAGGTCTCGCGTTTTCGTATGCATCTTTGTCTAGATACGCAGAGTGACGCTCCGCAGTGTGTGGTTCATCCGTTCCATCTCCGCGTATACGACCGACGGTATTCAATTCCTTATCCAAGAAGTCTTTCAGGGGAACATCGTAAGCGTTACCATCCCCCGGTCGAAAGTTTTTCATCTTGGTTTCTATCGCATCCAGTTTCTCATCTGGTGAATTGATGTCAGCGTCATCGAGTTTCTTCACTTCTTTAACAAAATGACGGAACTTACGCACACCGCGAGTCATCATCCGTGCTAAGTCGATCGTTCCGTCTTCGTTAACCACATCACCAAACGTCTTAGACAGTCTCGCGACTTCTTCTTGGTAAGCGGTTTTGTAAGACGGATCTATCCCATTTACTGGGGCAGTGTCATCGTAAGTCATCGGAAGCAATGGTTTAATAGCTCCTAGTGATACCATGATGTCATTCAACAAGTTGTTTGCCGACTGCATGTAGAGACCGACCGAGGGTTTGACGTAATAGAACTGGTTTTTCGGAGTGTTCGCTAACCAATAGATGAATTGTGTCCCAATAGAGATTAACTGAATAGGGGCAAACGCGATCGTCCCGACCGCTTGACCAACATAAAACATGAACCCCGGGGTACGACCTTTGTTTGCCATTACCGCAGCGACGGGATCAAACATGTTTGTGATGAAAGTCAACAGTCCAGTGAACTCAGGTACACCGGGAGTGATCGTGACAAGTGAGGCATTGTCATCGAATACACGCTTGTATTGGGTCCCCATACCTCCTTCTTTGGACGGCATAAACTGAGTGAACCGAGGGTCCGCCGCTGGAGAAAACTGAGGTAGTGGGTTAACATAACGGTTATCCCCCGGTGAGCTAGAAAAGAAGTTGTAATAGAGATCTTTGTTAAGGTGATCTCTGACGGTGACGTTCTCCACACCCGCCGCCATCAAACGGAACGACTTTTTGATGAGGTCGCGGTCCGTGACAGTTACACTCATGTTTGAGTCTCCTTAATAAAAAAGATGGAGGGACGAATCCCTCCAAGGTTTAGGACATCATGACCGAGTCTTGTCTTCTTCGGTCGATCTTGTTGTTGCCTTCGTTGATTGCATTTAGTATGCCTTCCAGCAACTTAATTTGACCGGCTAAGATGGCTTCGGTTTCTGGTCGCATCGAAACGTCCACTTTCAGTTCATCAGCGGTTACTCTGATCTCCTTCAGTTTCTCGTCGATTTGCTGTTTAATGACCTCCTTACTTCCTCCCTCTGACTTAGGGGCGGTTGGAGTTGATTCCGGTCTAGCAATCGCTGGAGGTGGACTCATAGTGCGTGTTGCTTTAACCGCAGACGTCGCCTTAGACGTTTGATCGTCTAACGAGTAAGACTGCCCCGGTTTAGGGGACGTTAACGCGCGCTCTTCTTTAACCAACATTCCCTTGGGAACAGAGGAAGCCAAGGAATTACCGCGAGTGAATTTGTTGTCGACTAAAACTCCGTTCTTGTATTGCTTTGATTTTTCTGCAATACGTTGTTCAACCCGATCATCCATCTCAGACTTAGTCATGTGATTATTGACATAGTTGTCGATGTGTTTCTCGGTTTCAGACATCCCCGAACTTGGGTCGTAAGGGGAATTATCTTCTTCTGACGGAGCTAGGTCTTTTGTGAGATCTCCGTTAAGAATACCTTTTAGGTAGTCGTTGTACAGACGCTCACGTTTATCCATTCCCGGTAGGGCTTTACCGCCATTCAAACCACGTGCAGAGAACGTGAAGTCCCCGTGTTGTTTGATCGACTGCATTTGTGGTGAGTTTTCTAGGAACCAGATAGCAGTCTTAGCCATGACCTCTGGGTCTTCAGAAACCAATCTAGGATTATTGACAATATCAATTCCTAGATCTTCTGCTGCCCGCTCGTAATTATCTTTACCCGTTAATTGAACCAACCCACGACCACGGTACAACCAACCGTCGTTAGGAGAATCCGTATTACCTAGCCAGCCGTTATATACAGCATTAGCGAAAGCCACCGGTCCTTGACGAATGATGTCTTGTATTTGCGGGATATTGAACTTCTTCAATTTACGGAAGATAGAGCGCGCTCGTGACGCATTAGTGTAACGCATGTTCTCAGCAGTAGATTTGTAACCACCCGTCTCATAATCGGTCAACGCCAACATCTGAGCGATTTCCCTAGGGTCATCGTAACCCTTCTTAACCATCTCTTGGATCAACACCTTAGTGATCTGATCTTTGTTTAATGAGATGCCTTTATCGTCCCCCGGTTTGAGGGTGATATCAGTTTCTAATTTACGGTTGGTATCTACTTTCACTTTACTCAAATCACTAGTGACTTGATCACGCGGAGTAGGTTGTTCTACACCAAACTGTTTAGAAATATCTTGAGGGTTTCTCGGTTTGTTGATGTTCAGATTATCAGGGAGTCGGTACACTGACTGGTCTGTCCCCTCTGGGGTTCGAACCGTACGACGTTGCTCCATCTCAGGGTCTTTCAGTCTAGCTTGATTCGCTTTAACTTCAAGGGCCTGAACTAGACGCTTAACACGGGTCGTCATTCCTTCTGAACGTTCGCCTTCGAACGGCGCTTCATCAACGCTGAACAAAGTCTTCACTCTTTTGTCAATCATCACCTTAAGTTCAGTGACTTGTTGAGCAAAACGGAATTGAGCTGTCGCCGATAACGTCATCCAGACTTTAGATGGATCACCACCACGCTGGTTACGACACACCTGATGCCAAGCTAACCAGACTGGAAGGAAACGGTACTGGAACCAACGGATGGCGAGTTCTCGACCACGCTTAGACGTCACACGGAAAGACGTACTGAACGTTGCCCAGAATTCTTCCACACTTCCAGTAAACTCGGAACGACCATTAGAATAAGAAGTGTATTTCTCAATCCAACGCTCTAACTTAAGAACCGCTTCAACACGCCATGGCATGTTTTCTTCATTACCGTAAGCAGTAAGTCGGAAAGCAGTTATCAGTGCTACAGGTTTATCCCCCGGAAGCATGTCGGAGATATCGATCCCCTTAATTACTTCTGGTTTCTTAAACCACGTATCGAGTTTTTTCTGCTTCTCTTCATCGTTATGATCCCCAGTCATCCGCATCCAAACGCTTTCCAGCATCCCAGCCTTTTCGACTTTCTTGATCTTGGAGTTTACCGTGTCGATCGTTAGGTCTTCAGACAGTTTATCTGAATTAAGGTTAACCGTATCGTATTCTTCTTTGAGTTCGTTTAGATAACGTGCGACTTGGGCTTTGGTTTGTTCCTCACTCATGGCGTACGTATCGTCACTAATCCAAACCTGAATACGGTAAGGGGACGGGTTAAACATCGCGGCTTCTTCGTGCGCTTTCTTAGCAATCAAAGCCACCGTGTTATTTTTAAGCTGGTCGTAATCTTCAAACTTAACGATATTAAGTTTTCGGAATTGAGCGTGGTAACTCAGGTACACAGGTTTAAATCGAGCACTAAACCAATGCAATGTATCCCTAACTCCTTCCCGACCTGAACGTGTTTGAATTAAGGGACCTATGAAGCGTTCTAACGGGGTTTCTCTAGAGAACCCTGTATTGGTACCAGAAACTTGGATATAGTCTTGTAGGTTTCGCTCAAGCTGAATAATCGTGTTGATTAAATCTTCATCTTGATCATCGATACCGTATTGTGCCATACGGAGTTTCTGCTGGATAGTTAGTTCGCTTGCGGTGAAGTATTTGTATGCAGCGTAGCCCGCTAAACCTGCACCCGCTACCCCCAAGGTAATTGGGTTTAACAGAAACGGAGCAGACGCTGCTGCAATTCCACCCAGTGACGTTCCTGCCATCCCTGCAACCGCTGAGCCTGTTGCTAACCAACCCGCCGCATTTAATCCCATTGAACCTACGTCCAACAGTTTATCCGCAGTCGAGCCTTCTTCAACACCAAACCCATCACGTGCTGCATCGATAGCCATGTCACCACCGAGCATCAACGCACCACCTACACCAAACTTAGCCATATTACCCATACGGCCTAGTTTAGAGAAACGACCGAAACGTCCACGCTTACCTTTACCTTTGCGACGATCTTTACCGTCGGCATCTGCACCACCAATTAGATCGTCCACGCCATCTTTAGCTCGACGGCCCAGTAACGCGCCTGATAGGATTTTCCCTAAGCTGAACAAACCTTTGGTCAACGTACCATTAAGCTTTATTAGGTTCTTAAACCCACCGATACCTAGGCTGAAGAATTGCTTCATTAATGCGAAGATTCCTCCGCCCGCAAACCCTAACAGTCGTCCCAGTAGTCCACCTCCTTTTTTCTCTTTTCCGTCTTTATCGTCCGGGTTCAAGGATTCCGCAATGTCAATTACCGAGTCTTGGAATTGAGCTTGTTTCGCTTCTTTCTTTCTACGGATTTTGTCAGCCAGTGAGTTCAGACGAATCCCCTCAGTAGGTTTCTCATCCTCATGTTCGCCCGCCGCAACATTGTTCATGTAGTTACGGACTTTAGGACTGACTTTCTCCACCCCCGGCATTTTGGTATCTAACCCCCAATGTCCAGCAATGAGTGAATAGATAGAATCAAGACGGGTAGTGATTGGTTCATAACGATCAGGGGTGTTGCGGTTGATAGAAACATCTTGTCCTAAAATGGCAGACCCGAGTTTCTCCCTACCATTGTTCTTTAACCATTCTGCACCTTTACCTATCCCACTGCCGATCCGATTACCGATGTTAGTCAGTTTGTTAATCGAAACACCACCAATGGTCAATAGTCCGTTATTGAGGTCTTGAGTAGAAACCAACATGTTACCATCTTGGTCAAAGACAGGTCCAAGGATATCCCGCCAGCCTAAGATCTCATTACCTTCTTCGTCAAAATACCAACCATTCTTAAACCCACGGGAAGTTAGTACTGGCTCGGAATCCCCTCTCAGGTAAACGTCCATCTGGTCGACACTGGTTTTGACCTTATCAATCGCATCACGGACTTTACCCATTGGGTCAATAGCACGGAAGGTTTTACCGACAAACGACTGGAGTCGATGTATACCGTCCAGTATGATCTCTCGACCGTCTGGACCGAACACTTTCCCAGCCAAACGCTTAGCACTAGCAGCGACTTCAGAAGTACCTTGGGAGATATCAATTACTGTTCCCTTGATGTCTTTCCAAGAACGAATGATTTTCTTAGACGCTTGGTCATAGTAATCCCCGGCGTTCTTCTTAGAAGCATAAAGAATTTCTTCACCGTTTTCGTCGTAAAGGTCTTCGTCTTCCTTAAGTTCTTGACCCTTTGGTGCCAAAGAGTTAAGCTTACCGTACAACGTAGCGACGGTTGCACCACCCGCCAGTAAAGCTGCCGCCTTAGGATTAGAGAAAGCAGTCATCCCCAACCCACCGATCAAACCACCCAACACCATAGGTTTGTTCGCAATTAACGCTTCAATACCTTGGTTGAAGGCATCGGACGGGACGATGGAACGAAGACGGTCTATTAAGGAACGCTTCTCACGTTCTTCTGAACGTTGTTCTTCTGTCACTTCACCGGTAGGTGCGTCGGGATCAACTCCAACCGTAGAAACCGATTTGAGACGTTTTAAGATAGAGATTTGCTCTAATTGTGACTGACTGATTTCAGCCAAAGACATGTTACCGGTTTTTACCAATTCCAATAACGGATCAATCGTAAGTCCTTTCCCATTATCTCCGAAGTTAGGTAAAGAGGTTAACCCGGAAGTGTTCTCTTTAATTTTTACTACGGCGTTCATGATATTGGTGAGTGTACCGTGAACTTCTTCCTGCAAGGGAAGGGGGGAAGGATTGGATAAGTTAAATGAGTCTAAGACACTATTATTATTTTGCCTAAATATAGTGTTAAGATCATCTCTAGTAGGATAAGGTTCATTACTGCTTTTATTTAAAGAAGCATTAGGAGACTTACCTGCTAGCTTGTTTTGTAGTTGTTGCCAAATAAGTTCTTGGTTAATGTACTCTTTGTTCGTCTCAGGATCCACACTAATAAGACCAGAAGCCTTTAACCCTTCATCCAAACCAAGACTGCGAACTAGGTCGATCTTCTCAGCGATGTTAGGTGTGTAGTTTTTAAGAGAGTCCGTACGTAAAGAGAGACGATGCAGTAACTCTTGTCCTTCAGCAGTAGGGACGGTTAGACGGGCCATAAGTCCGTCTAAGCTACTTTCTTGGGTGCGTTCGACCAGATCGTCTGTAATGCTAAAGCGACGACGAATCAATGCTTCGATTTCATCGGCTTGTTCACGATCCATGTACTCATCGGTTTGAGCCCCAATGTAGTCATAAACGTTAAAGACGTTACCTTTGTCCGCTTCTCTAGCTAGTCGATGAGCTAGAGCGTTAGACGCCGATTCACTTAACTCTCCTTTAGTGTCAATATCACGAACGATAGACTTAGCTGCATCCGAATAAGAATTCAGTTCCCATTCTGGTGTAATGATGCGTTGAACTTGGTCGTTCAGGTGATCAGTCGTGGTTGCACGAGAAGTACGGTAGTCGTAACGTAACTTAGGAACATCATCATTACCTGTGCGAATCTTTTCAAGGGTGTGATGAATCTCACTTAACAACGTTGGGATTTCTTCAGTTAAACTGCGAGAGTCATGGACGGACCACACGGAGTTGTCTTTTAGGGATTTCAAAGATTTCTCTTTGATTTGATAAACACTACCCTGAGACTCCATGTAGTTCTCACCGACAAGGTTGAAAGCGGTACCTGCGGCTCCTGTTGCCTTTCTCACCGTTTGCCATAATAATTTAGGCATCGGTTTTGCATCAGCTGGTAATGACTCCAAATACTCTTCGTACGTTTCAGGGAGTTGGTCCATCATACCAGTTTCCTGATAATGACGACCCATAACCGAACCCATCGCCTTAGTGGAGTAAGACAACAAATCACCAAACTGGCGTAACTCTTTTTGGGTCTTGTCAAAAAGTTTTGCTTGGTCTGGGTATTTGCTGCGGACTCGGTTAAGGAGGTCACGTCCCATCTTAGTATCAAAGAACTCAGGCCCACGTTCTACAACGAACTGACCAAGCATAGAGCCAACGAGCTCCCCGGTACTTATTCCCGAATCTTGACTCATCTCCGTGGCGAATCTCGCATCACCAACAAGTTGAGTAAGAACACCCAGTCCGTCATTAATCCCATCTTTACTAACCAGACTACCAATGGCTTCACCAAAACCACCAGTACGAGAAAACGTGGACTTAAGAATGTTATCTCTGATTCGGCCTTTACTCGCTTGCAGCACACTCGTCTTTTCAAAATCAGACATCGCGGTGTTTTTAACAATGTCTTTCATTTCACGGATTAAGCGGTGTTGGGAAGCTTCCATGAATTTGTAGTATTTAGCCGAAGTTAAATACTGACGAGTCATCAGGTTAAGTTTCATGGCTTCTCGTTGACCATGAACTTTCATCTGATATTGGTATAGGCGTTGTAAGTTAGCGTTGACTTCGAATAACTGTTCGTTGCCTTGTAAGCCCGCCGACAACTGCCTAGACCCTACGGTACTCATCACTCGGGTGATGGCGTCAGTAGATTCTACGTGGACAATACTTTGTTGTTCCAAAGCATCCAACATACGTTGTTGTTCGCTTTCTTCAACCGCTTCCATTTGGAAACGATCTTCGATACCATCCGACGGTTTCTCCCAATCGCTGAAATCTTTCTTGCTGAATTCTTCTAACCCATCCACGATTTTATTGGGTAGACGGTCACGCAAGGAGGTGCTTAAAGAACCAGAAAGAAAAGCCAGATCTCCCATGAGTTCTGAGCTGTTCTCTTTGAATTCTTTGAACGCTTCTCGTTTCTTACGATCTAGCTCTCGGTAGAAGTCAAAGGTGGTGCCGAAAGAACTAGGAAGAATGCGTCTTAATGTTTTAACTTTTGCGTCGGTATCACCGACGGTATTAGATTTTAGGGCAGAAAGAAATCCCTTGGAGACCGATTTCAGGAAACCTTGATTTTTATTTCCATCAAAGTCAAAATCAAAGTCCATGTCTCCATCTAGGAAATCATCTCCCCAATCATAATCTGATTCACTTGCCATTTTTGAAACCTCATGGTGTATTATGAAACCGACTAACGTTTCTTTATTAAACCCAAGCAAAGTTGCTTGGTCGCTGATGAGACCTGTGTCTTCAGCGGATGTAAACGAGGGTTCTTCTACCGGTCTGCACCCAGACGGACTTTATTCAGTAGAAACCTTCGGACGAGTAGGTAGTGAAGAACGCGATCGTAAGCTATCTTACATCGACGTTAAACTTCCTATTTTTAACCCTACGTATTTCAAGTCTTTGGTTACGCTCAAATCTTTATACTTGGGCATAATCCGAGGGACGGAATACGCCGTCTGGGATGCTGAGACTAAAGACTTCATAAAATCCAACTTGTTAGACGGGGAAACTGGGTACAGTTTCTTTATGACCCATTTTAACGAATTGGAACCAAAGTTAACGGAGTCTTTTCGTCGTAAGAAAAAAGTGGAACTCTTCCACACTTACCAATCCCAAGCTTTGTGTAGTAAAGTCATAGTTATTCCAGCGGGTCTACGAGACGTTCAATTTGGTGAGAACGACCGCATCATTGAACCTGAAATTAATGAATACTACCGTAAGTTGCTTTTCCGCACTAAGGCGGTGGTGGTTGAACCGGGTGAAGAAAACTCTCCTGTCTACGATAACTTACGTTGGGGTGCTCAATCCAACTTTAATGACATCGATACTTACATCCAAAATCTAACCAAAGGTAAAACTGGTTTCTTCCAGAAGCGAGTTGCGACCCGTGGTGTAGTTGGTGGTACTCGTAACGTCATCTCCGCACGTCAAGTCTCTGTAGAGGATGCTGATGCACCTAACGCGATAGACGTGAACACCACCGACATCGGCTTATACCAAGCCATGCTCCAATTCCAGTATACATGTCGTTATGGTATGTTAAACGGTTGGGTTCAGAACGTTTTCACCATTGGTTCTAATTTAGCTAAGTTGGTTGACCCTAAGACATTTGAATACCAATATAAAGAAGTTGACCCTAAAGTTATCGACCGATGGATGACACCGGAAGGTTTAACGAAACTCTTTAACGGATTTAAAGACAGTCATCTCCGTAACAAACCCATTATGATCGAAGGTCTTTACATGGGATTGATCTACGATGACGGTAAACAAGTCCGTATCGTTGGTGACAAGTCAGAGATTGGTGATCGTGACCCTGCACATCTTCGTCCATTGACTTACATGGAGTTGTTTTATATCAGTTGTGGAAACCTGATCGAAACACGAATGACTCAGGTTACTCGTTACCCTATCACTGGTGTGGGGTCTATTTACCCTTCTAAGATCAACTTAAGAACGACGATTCAATCTAAACCGCGTGTACTATTAGATGAGTTCTGGGAAGAAGGCGAACGCCTAAATAATTTCCCATTGCTGTCCGGGCGACCGAGTTACTTTGACGCAATGTCGGTCGATGGTTCTCGATTGGAACTCTTGGGCGGTGACTATGATGGTGACCAATTAAACAGTAACGGTATCGAAGCAGATGATGCGATCAAACAAGCTTTGGAACGTATGGGTCAACGAAGTTACTACATCACTGGTACAGGTTCTTTCTTGTATGAACCTATTGTAGAACCTCATGAATTTTTATTACGCGCTCTTACAGGCGGGTTGGAGTAAACATGCAAAACCAAACACCTCTTGATTCAGAGATGATAGTGGATGGATTAGAAGCACTATATCCATTGTTTTTTAAGGAGTTCGTGTTACGTCGTAAAAACGACTTAACCAATCCTCGCTATCACTCCTTAAGTGACATTGAGCTTCCGCGTGGCTCGATGTTATTCTACTATCCAAAACACGCTAACGACTTGGGACCAAGCAACCAAGAACCACTTATCAATACGTATCCGGATGTTGTTAACATCGGGTTTGATAGTCACTACGTTATTGAATCTGGTAAAGCTCGTCCAGCGCCATTAGACGAACGCAAACAAATCCAGCGTTACCGTAACGGACATTTCCGTTATAAATACGCGCGCAACATCAAAACCCCTATGGGGCGTTCTAAAGAACTCATTGTAGTAAACAATGCCTTGGGTCAATTAAAATGGAACTACGTCCCTGATCGCTTCCTAGCCTTCAATAAGAGCTACAACCAACTGGCTAGCTTGCTTGATGTGATCAACACCCATGCGCAAGGGAATGATCGTCAATTATTCTTCCGCATGGAACTTCCTAACCAAATCCCTATCTTTACTAAGTTCCTAGAATACTTCCGTCATTACGAGAAGTGCTTTGAGTTAAACGAGAAAGGGGAGGTGACTTTCATTGGTCCTAACGACCAAGCTATTCGAGATTTAAAACGTACGGGTGCTTTCTGGTTATTAGACTGGTTTGCATGGCTGAGTGGTAAATACGAGTACTCTTTGTTTGACCGTTTGGATCCATCCGTGATGGAGCGATTGAATATCGTCTTCACGAAACATGGTAAAACGGTGATCCTGAAACCGGGCTTATTGCGAACTTGGTTAGACGAACTTAATAAGGTCGTGAAGGTTGACGGGGAAGAACAAATCGATTACAATACCTCTCAGCGCCAAAATGCCGTGAAACGCACCTTGGCAATGTTCATGCGCATGATCGCGCAAGCAAATGCAGAGGTAGAAACTGATGACGATAACACAACGTCTGAAAAGGCTAGTACAACAAAAGACGGGGATGGACCGAACGGGGCAGATGGATCCGAAGAAGAAGAATCGGGTGAGGAGACTCCCGACGTGGATCCTGCTACTGATACTGATCTGTTCGATGATTTTCTCAATGGACGTAAAACACACGTTGATGGACCTGATGGACAGTCCGGAGAAGAACCACGCGGAAGTGGTTCAGGATCAGATCCAGAATCAGATCAAGAAGTTGTCGAAAATTGGACTGATGAATTAGACGACACGGAGTTTGTTACTGAAGAAACGGTTACGTCCACCAAGCGAAGTCGTATGGTGGACGAATCTCCTGAGGCCGGGATTAAGCGCGCCATAGAACGTAAAGTTCGTGAAGGTCAGCTAACCAAGTCTCAACAAGATTTCTTCCTTAAACAAGCGGAACGTTATAAAGACTTGGCGATGCCTAATGGACAAACACTAGAAGAGTTCATGAAGATCGACGAGAAAGCGTTACGAGATCTCCCTAGTAAAGTAGCACCGGAAATGATTGGGGTGCAGGACGAGTCCTACCTTAATTCAACGGTCACTCATCTTAAGAAAGGTTACGTTGAACACTTCATGCAAAAAGACATCGTTCGTGCTATCCTAGCAGTACAACAAGCAGGGATATGTGTAACGAACTTCGAGCAAGAAACAGTTCACAACGTTGATGGGACTTACGACGTTTATCGTGTTCAATTCCACCCAGTCGGCGGTACTCCGGTTACACGTTCTTTCCGCATTGCTAGAGTAGATAAAGAAGGAACGTTTACGGTTGACGGTAAGAAACGTACGAAGGCTTTACAGCGTATGGATCTTCCTATTCGTAAGATGGATGATTATCGTGTTGGATTGAACTCGTACTACGGTCGTAAGCTAATCATTAGTCGTTCTAAAATGGCGGCGGATGATTACGGACTGTGGTTGTCTAAACAAGTCCGTAAGCGAGCTTTAAGAAACGACTTTGAATTACTGGCTGGTAATTCATACACAAACCAATACGCACTCCCTCGTCCGTTTACCGCATTATCTCGTCGGTTCAAAGGTATCAATGTGAATGGCGCGGAACTTATGTTTGATGTTAACGCCATCATCAAACGTGATGAATCCCTAGCAGATCAAATGACGGCTGAATCAGCAGTAATTGGTTTTAAAGACAAGACACCAATTAAGATCGATCAACACGGTATGTTGACAGCGGGTAAAGAAGACCTAGGTAGTATCGAAAGCTTCTTAGGAATCGACGTCCGAAAAGCACCTTTGGATACGGCTAACATTAACATCAACGGTTATCGTTTCCCTATGGGTGTGGTGTTAAGTTACTACTTTGGTTTCGATGAACTACTTCAAGTTCTTGAGATCGAACCTCGCGTTATCCCGGGTGGTGTGCGTGTCAAATTGGAGTCGGATGAATTTGCCCTACGTTGTGCAGACGAAACCTTGGTCTTCAGTCGACGTGACCCAATGGCTTCTTTGATCTTTGGTGGAATGGCTAAGCTGAATAACTTGCATTCTTTCAACCGTGTGGATATGAACGATCCGGGTATCTGGGTGACCGCAATTGATAACCCTCGAGTTAAGCCTGCTCATTTCCAAGAGATGACCAACTTACTGGATATGTTCATCGATCCTATCACTCATGATGAGTTGAAACGTTTAGGTCACGCTACCAGCTTTGACTATTTGTTGATTGAAGCGGTAGAGATGCTCCGTACGGAACAGCACGAACACGAAGTGGAAATCAAGGAACAACGGTTTATAGGTTATGAATCCTTTGCCGGAGCCATCTACCACCAGATGACTTCTTCTGCTCGTCAGTATCGTGGAAAGGCAATGGACCGTCGGGCTAAGTTTGATCTTAACCCTGAAGCCATCATGATGGAAGCTTGTTTGAGTGATACTTCAGTTGACATGGTGCAAGAAGTTAACCCGATTCATGAGATAAAGGAACAGGAAACGGTCACCTTTGGTGGTAACAATGGTCGCAACGATGTATCCATGGTTCGCCGAACTCGTGGACAACTACCGACTTACAAAGGAATTATTTCTGAGGCGGGTAAAGACTCCAGTAAAGTTGGTTACGTAACGTATACAACGTCTAACCCTAAAGTGACTGACTTCCGTGGTAACGTGGATTTAAGTCGTGACGTGGGCAACGCTGGTTTAGGTTCGGTCACTATGAACCTGATGCCGGGGGCAAATAAAGACGACCCTAAACGAACTCTGTTTAGCGGCGTCCAGCATTCTCAAGGTACTTCTGCGGTTAACTATACACCGAACATCATGCGTGGTCCTTACGATATGGTCGTCGCTCACCGAACTTCAGAACTTTATTCTAAACCTGCTAAACAAAACGGTAAGGTGTTAGAATTAACGAATGAAGGTATTAAGGTAGAGTACGAAGATGGCACTATCGATGCCTACCCACTCGGGATTAAACTAGGGGACGCAGCTGGTGAGGTCCATCGACACAATCGTGTTACCGATTTAACTCCGGGTGATGCGTTCAAAGCAGGCGATATCCTTGGTTGGGATGAAGTGTATTTCCAACGTGACACACTGAATCCACGTCAGGTGGTTTGGAAGTGCGGTGTGATGACTCGCATCGCCATGATCGAAAACCAGTTCACTTTTGAGGACTCTATTGAGATCTCGAAAGAGTTTGCTGAAGAAACCAAAACGTCATACGTCCTAGGGAATAAGTTCTACTTGAACTTTGACCAAGGTCTGGACATGCACGTTGATATTGGCTCTGAAGTGGACTACGACACGATTTTATGTCACATCGAGGATGCGTCCTTGGTAGGTGTAGAAAACCCAGATGACGACTTTGGAGAACTAGATCGACTAGGTGCTCGCAAAGTGAAAAGTAATCATCATGGTAAAGTGGTTAAGATTGATGTTCGTTATAACGGTGACATTAATGAGATGTCAGAACCCGTTAAGAAGTTTGTTATGAAACACGATCGGCTTCGCAAGCGTAACGCCGCTATTACCGGTGACGGTGTGGTGAACGGAAACGTTGCAGGCAGTCGTGGGATGCGAACTTCGCTTGAACCTAACCAAGTATCAATCGAAGTATTTGTTGAAGAGTTCATTGAAACTTCTACAGTAGATAAGTTCGTTATCGGTAACCAGATGAAAGGCACGGTTGGTAACATCTTCCCTAGAGAGTACTTTACTCAGGACGGAAGAAAAATTCAAATCCTGTTCTCTTTTAAATCTCTGTTTAACCGAATGGTACTGAGCCTTCGTGATAAACTCGTGACTAACGAACTGGTTATTCATGGACAACAACAAATGATCGATATCTATCGAGGTAATTAAAAATGTCATTCGCGTTAATTGGCGCTGTAAAACGTATTCAGCTGGGTGGTTTAATCGCTGGCACGTACAACAGCAAGATTGACGGTATTTGGGGCAAGGGTAGTCGTATGGCTACCCTTAGTCTTTTCAATACTGTCATTAAAAAAGAAGAATTAAAAGATATCCCTGCTTGGTCTAAAGCGATCGATGTAATTAAGCTTTTCCAACACAATGCTCGCCTTACTGGTTTTTATGCCGGACAGGTCGATGGGATTTGGGGTAACGGTAGTCAGCGCGCTTTAGATAACCTAGTGCTTGCTAATCGTCGTTTTAACGATCAACCTGACTTAGACTTGGCTTGGTCTGAACGTGTTCCATCTGAGTTCACACAAATTGTAAAAGAGTGGGTAGAGGCTCGTGGCTACTTACCTTGTGTTGGTGACTATGTCATGTCCATCATGGCGTTTGAATCCGGTCGTACCTTTGACCCAGCAATCCAGAATCAAGGTGGTAGTAACGCCTTTGGTTTAATTCAATTCATGGCTCCTGCTGCAAAGGACTTAGGGTACACTTTAGATGAAATCCGAAACATGGGTCAAATCGAACAGTTAGAGAAGTGTGTTCTTCCTTATTTTGATATGCGCGCACGTCGCAAACCAATGCGTAACTTAGAAGACTTTTACTTGAGTGTTCTCTACCCAGCTTACGTTGGTAAAGCATTGGATGAAGTATTGTTTGTTGAAGGTTCAATCGGCTATCGTCAAAACCGTGGGTTAGATAAAAACAAAGACGGCAATATTTTAGTGGGTGAGATCGCTGAGACGATCTACCGTATGTATTACGAAGGCATGAAGCCTAAAAATCGGAGCATCATTTAATGAAAAAACCTGAACAGTACGTTTCGGATGTATTGACGATCGCAAACATCCAAGAAGTCGTGAAGGGTGCTTTAACCAAAATCGGTTTAGAAGTCCTCCCGCCAGTTGAAGACGAGAAGGTCGTCGAAATTGTTTCTAAGTCTATCAAAGAGGAAGCGTAATCATGATCAGTACTAACTCTATTATGGTCGCGTCTCCTATCGCTTTGGCTCGACAAGAAAAAGAAACTCCGTTAGTTAACCACACCGCTGATTTCATCCAAACCTTAGTGGCGATGAGTACAGGTAGTGTCCCACTGACACCAGAAAACCTAGTTAAAGAAGTTCCGGCTGGTGTTACTGCGGACAGTGAACATAACTTGGTCCAAAATCAAGCTATCGAAATGATTGCCGATGGTGTGAACAACGCCTTCACTCAAATCCGTCAATACCTTCGTCCTCTGGATTCTAAAATTCGAACTAACATGAACGGCATATACACGCCTACGAGTGCGATCACTGCGGTTCATAACAACCTCTACATCCGTTACATTGAACTTGATCATTTGTTCTTTGATTCTGTGATGTTCCCTACTAAAACCCCTGACCCGGTGTTTAACTATCAGGGTTTCACTACGAGTGAACTAGCAAAACACGCAGGTTGTTTCCCAGTACTAGATGAAACAGGCATCAGTAAGTTACTGGAGACCAACAACGATGAGATGCATGACATGCTAGACATCGGTTTAGCGATGGACATCTACAACAGCTTGATCGTTCACGGTCATTGGGATCATTGGTTTGAAGTTAAAGAAGGTACGTTGAACCTGACTCCTAAGTACATGGACGTTAGTCGTTTAATGCACCTGTACGTAATCGCCTCACGTTTGTTTGTCGAAGACGACGTACTACCGGGTGTTGAACGTATGACACTTCCTGAGTACCGTACGTACATCAACAAAATCTTGAACCTCACAACGTACACTTTACAGCACATCCGTAATCACTATCGTACTTTAGCGGAGTTAAAGCTTCCTATCTTGAAAGTGAACATGGCGGACCGTGCTTATGAGTTCAATACGGTATCGGGTGACATCACAGTCGGTCTGACTGATACTGCTATCGCGGAATTAGAAGTGTCTAATGTTTCTTTGTCTGAAGCATTAATTGGTTACGCTAAAACTTGTTTTGATCGTAAAGATAAAAACATCCCGTCTTTGATGGGCAATCTTAAAGAGTACATTGAAGTCTACAGAGCGTACGTCCAATCCGTACAAAATGCGATCGTTCAAGAATCAGAAAGTCGTGTGAAACATATTGTCGAAGAAGCCGTGAATGAATTCCAAAAGACTCACACGGAATTCAGCGGCAAGATTGAAGGTATGGGGACTGACCTTGCTTACCGTCGCCTATATTCTGCGATTGAAACCTCAGCTAACCAGTGGTACGCGTCTTACCGTCAGCGTGTAATCCAAGCTAACGTCCCGCTGGAAGAATTCCTAAGCACACCGTTCATTGCGATTGCTGTTGCACGTGTATTGGGTCTAGAGCTCGCCGCAGATGTCCTAGAGAAGTCTGTCGTTACTAGCGACATGACGTTGGAACAACAACGTGGTAAATTGGCGGAAGCAGTAACTGGTTGCATTACGCAACTTTGTTTCGGCAAATACCTTTAACCATAGGACGGGATAGATGGAACCCAGTAAACTAACCCGTAACCAACTATTAAACCGAAAAGCATTTAAAACCCTTGAAGATGGTTCCGTGGTTGCTACCCGATCGTTGATCGGGTACATCCCACAACGTTTTGTTGAGACCAGCTTAGCTACTGTCACTGACGTCGTTACTACTATCGGCGTCATTGGGTTTGTGGATCCTAAAACTGATCAGTTCTTCAGTATGTTTGTTCAGAGTAAATTTAACCTATCTCCAAGCAACATGGGGGAGGAGTCGGTCAATGGCGAACGATACCTTACCATGGAGTTTGAAGAAGGTGATTTAGTCTTCCGATCTCTGAGCAGTATCCAAGACCCTAACTTGAACTATTTCTTTTACCGAGAGTTTTCATGGTTAAGTAAATTACCGTGGTATGTCGAAGGTAAGAAAGTCCGTTCTATGTTTGACCAAGCAGGTTTAATTACTGGTCGTAGTGTAGGGAGTTCCCCTGCGGTATTCCGAGTAATGACTTCACTTAACGAACGTGACCCTGACGATCCTACAAAACCTTACCGTTACTCTAAAGCCATTTTAGAAGGTCGTCCCCCACTCATGGTAGGATTGAACAACGGTAGTTTGTTGATCGATGGTACGTTCAACCGTTTGATAGGTGGTTACGATCAAGACAACTTGATCATGGCGGTGTTGGATAAAGACACCCGTGTGACATCAGAAGAATTAATTATTAAGGGCGGTTTCGCTGATGAGTAACAAACTAACCTACGGCAACATCGAGTTGGCTAATGCTGACAACAAAGGTATCTTAGTGCCGGATAAAGACGGGTACTACACTATCGCAGGTGGTGGGTTTAACATGCCTAACCGAATGGGGATCGTTTACCGAATGAACCAGTATTTACTGGAGTGTTTGGAAGAAGGCCCTACGGTTGGGTCTGGTAGCGACCTACGACGTCGTATTGAGCGTGGTGAAGCCTACATGGAAATGAATCACCCGGTACAGTGGTTTTATGAAAAGGTTGACGGTCAAGTTGTACGCACTCGCATCACTGACTTAATGACATGGATCAACCGACTCAAGACCATTGATATGGATCGCATCTGTGCGTCCATCGGTAACATCATTCCAAACTTCGATAAGTTTAATCGCACTACCATGCAAGGCCCGGTTACCTTTGATATCGAAACAAAACCTCATGGCCCTTTCGGACATATGTTCAAAGAAAACCTTGATACCCCTCGTATGGGTACAGCGGTTTCTATTCGCACGGTTACTGCACCACAACAATTTGGAGCGGTGGTTCGTGAAGTTGAATATTGGACTGGTCTCGACTGGGTTCCAGAACCGGGTTTTGCGGAAGCCACTAAGTACCGCACTGACATGAGTGCCGTGGGTGGTATGGAGTCCCTCATCCAAGACCTATCTTGTGGTGAGAGTTCTGAGATCACACTTAGTGCGAAAGAATCCATTGAAATCATGGAGACGTGTCTAGGTAACAAAAACGACATCGTTACTCGAGAAGGCATGGAGTCTTTCAATCAACTCAACGAAATGTTGAGTACGTTGAAGAAAAACCGACACTTCGTTAACGGTGAGCGCAAAACAGTAACTACTGTAAACCCTATGAGTCTGTTCTAGGGAAACTTAAGTGGGCGGGGTTTCCCGTCCTCTTCTTTGCTTTTAATAAATTTTTACTTGGGTGGTAAATATATTGGTAATCACCCTGAATTAAAAAAAAGGAATAAAAAGATGTACGCATCATACCCACAAAAATTAGCAATCGTCTCTGCCATGGCTTCTGTTCGCGGTGAAGTAATGATCATTAAAGGAATCGAGAACAGCGCTCGGACAGTATGGGATGGCTTCCGTGATCGTGCAAGTGGTTCTCACCTTATTGAGAAGGTGGCTTTCAGCAACCTTAAGACTGAATCCCTAAAGTCTTTTTCTGCGGCGGTATTAAAATTGTGTTTGGACGCAAAAGGCAAAACTCTTAATGGTTACAGCGACGATATCATCGTTGATAAAGATGATCGCTTTACCTCAACGATTTCCCGTATGGCAGCAGTAACCAACCTTACCTTTGACCGTGCGTTCGCCACTATCCTTTCCACAGTAATTGGTTATGATCAATCATTGGTTGAGTCGATCATTCAGAAAGAAGAAACACCTGAGGCCATCGCACGTTTAACTTTTGAGTACGGCGTACGTAAGTTCGGGTTAGCGGATATGGATTACGCAGGTGTGATGTTACTTGATAACCTCGATGAAGACCTAGTAACTCAAATGAATGATCACCGTGATTTATTCTGGGCAGAGGTTACAAATGTAATCGGTGCTAAACAGTACATGGATTTATTTGAACTGGTTACTGACATTAGTTCAGTCCGTATCAAGATTCCAGAAACCCTACAGTAAACCTAAATATTTTCACACCTATATAACTTAGGTGTACGAGACCAAAGCGTCTTGGGAACTAATATTCATTAGTTCCCTTTTTTATTTATCATTAATCGTAATCGAGGCTACACATGTCTAAAGAAACTCAACCAAACTACTCTGACCTTCAAAAATCGCTTATCGAAAACCTAAAGAAGAATCATAACTACGATAAAGCCACTAACGTAGTAGTGTTTGATGCAGACAAACTGGAAATGCCTGAAGGCGTAACAGGCGAAACTATTCAAAACCACGTAAACTACTTTAACCAACTAAGCGGTGCTGTGGAAGCAACCAACGCGGAAATCACACGTGACCTTTACGGTAAAAACGAAGAGCACGTAAATACAGAAGGTACCCTATCTCTACCGGGTCTAACGTTTAACACACAACACAACCTTCAAATGGAAGTGGGTGATGACAAACTGTATGGTGTTAGCACCACCATCACAGATTTCCAACACACTGAAGAAGCCAGTGATTGGTTGGCGGCTCAACGAGAGTCAAATGAATCTTTAGCACGTAAGTTGTTTAGCTAAGCATCTGACCTCTACTCCTTAACGGGAGTAGGGGTCCTATTTGCAATCTTTATTTTTTTTAACATACAGTTACTTTCAAATCTATATAACCAAGGTGAATAGCAATGAGTTATTCATTAATCAATCAACCTTTAATAAGGAAACATTTATGTACATTACTATTGCGGTTATCACGCTACTTTTCGTAGCATGGGTGGTTTACTCTTACCATAACAGCATCGATCCATACGAGTACGGTTCAAGTATTTTAGGTAATCGAGTCTCACTCACTTTCAAGACCAAACGAGGTGATTATCGAATCATCTTAGAGTTGAGCCAGAGTGACGAAGAATATTGGTATGACGAAAATACATTATTTATCCGTCGCGCAGTAGCAGACACCGAGCATCTCCGTCGATCACTCACCACTAAAGACATTCGAGAGAGTGGTCCGGCTGGTGAGTTCCTTTACAAAATCATGACCGATAATCTTGAGGACGAAGACTTCATGTTCCGTCATGCTTCAAGCATGCGTAAGTTACGTAAGTACGTACTCTCAAACTTCATGACATTACAGCTACGTCACTTGTATACCAAGGAAGCTGTTTGGTAAGCACTAAAGTAATTCGATAGGAGAGCTTAGTCTCTCCTTTTTTTTTCAATTGATCGGACGGAGTACCATCATGATCAAACTGATAGCCTTCCTCATAGTTTTCTACTATTTAGCGAAAGCCATCAGTTACTGGTGGCGTTTCTTACATAAACTCTTTAAATTTATCATCCCGGAGGATGTATGACTACTCTATTTATCACTCTTACTGTACTTGCTTTCATGGCTATTGGTCTTGCGTACCATTCGTTTAAACAAAAGTACACAGATGGTCCGATCAAACTAACCGCACGTTCTGCTGTGACAGAAGATCGTTTAGCTATCTCTATCTATAACACTAAAGGTCGTGAGCTGTACTTACACATCGCACGATCTAATCGTCGTCTAACAAAACTGAGCTACGAACAAGAAACTGGCGCTTACATGTTAGAGTTGAGCGGTGAAGATCAATCTGCACACGAATACCACATGGGTATTTTAGAAGCTCTGGCGTTCAATGACCTTGATCCTAAGAACCCAATTACTTTACACAACGACTTAGATCTTATTGAAGTGATGCTGAAAGGCACATTGAGAGAAGACCATAGTCGCACAACACGTAACGAATTACGTAAAGCACGTAACGAGTACGTAGCGTACCTTAATCAACTGCAAGAAGAGAAATAATCATGGAATTCACAACTTTACAAGCAGCGTTAGCTATCATCTTTACTTTAAGCGTTGTGGCGCTTTACACTTACTTTAATGGGTTACGTCGTGACCCTAATAAAAGTTTCACCTTCGAGGTAACTAATACTCGTGGTGTTATTATCGTAAAAGCGTGTAACGCTATAAGACCAGAGCTTGGATTTGAAGCTCACTTCTATCCAACTAAAAGAGAACAAGTGGAAGAGTTTGTCAAAAGCATCGATGGGGAAGAGTTGGAAATCTTTGCTTTCCGTGAAGGTCGTCAGCGTCCAACTTATGCTAAACCTCACATGCAACAATACTTCGGAAAACGTGTTTACACATTCCGTGGCGTCAATACAGATTCTCATTACTTGGACATTAACTTGTTGGGTGAGCAAATCATTGACATCTGTTTACAACAACAATTAACTACGTCTGAAGACCGTGTCAAGTTTGATATGGGTCTGCTGCGTGATCTGTTGTTTGGATTCGAATACGAGGAAATGCAATTAGCTTCACAAGTGTATTCACCAGATATGTTTAACTCGATTGTGTCAGCAAGCAAAGAGTTCTCTAAAGTGAATGCATTGAGTTACAAAATCCAATCGGATTCTGTTCAACCTAAAGTTTCATACAAGTGGTTGCAACAACCAGCATGACTTTAATGTGGATGGGATTATTGGTCGTGGTTTTAGTGGGGGCGGGAATACACGCCCTCAATACTAAATACCACGGTGTTGGTGACTTTTATTACGTTACCTTGAGGACAGAGGAAGCCGGAAGATTGGTGCTCAGGTTTGAGTGCTCTGACTCCAACAAGTCTTTCTCTTTAGTGTTAATTTCTAATGGATTAGAAAACGTCTTAGATGAAGATTTGAACACCAGCAGTGACTCATCCACTACTTATTTGAGTTACGACACTGGTAAACATTTCTACACGGGCATCATGAACCAGATTCAAACGTGTCTCTATCTAAGCAGAGGAGATCGTCAACTGAAAGAAAGGTTATTGATAGTCCATGATCTAATCGCTCTAATCTATCGTCAGCAAGCTACGATGCGCATCACCGATAAAGGTAACTTTAAAGTGGGGTATCGAGCCGCTAGGTGTATCAAGGCTTTAGGGAGAATACCATGATCTTTGTATTAACGTTTATCACACTACTGACCGTCGGGTCTTTATTTTCAGCAGATCAATACCAACCAATTTACATTTTTATGATCTTAGTGGTTTCGGCAGGATGGTGCATTACGAAACTGCTCGACAATGGATCTCAAAAGCGTTTCCGTGTTAACGCCGTTCGTAAGGATGGTGTAACTCGTTTTGAGATTTATGATCATAACGACAAGGTTAAGTTCGTACTAGTCGTTATGGAGAACACAGAGGGATACAGTTTATTAGAACGAGATTATTATTCTTTAAACTCTTTAACTTGGTGTACTCCTAATCAAGAACGCGACTCTTTGAATTTAGTCAAACTCCTTAGTTCACTTGACGAATCGGAACGCAATACCGTCACTGAACAATTCTTTAACTTACTGTTGGTGTTGACCCACCAAAAACCCGTCATCAGTCACACTTGTTATGAAGACTACTCGATCTCTGAATCCGCAAAAGAACAGTTTGCGTCTTCACTTCGTTTGGCCCTTTAATAAGCGCTGATGTTCAATATACTCAGAAGGAAACAATAATGAAAAGTAAATTCTCTTGTTTATTACTCATGTGCATCAGCATGGTTACGTGGGCAGACTACGCGGTGTTAGATACCACCTCCACCCAAAAGTGGGAATACCACCCGGGGAAGGATGCGTTCACCTACCAATTCGATTACAACGTAAACCGTTCTTTACAACTTAGTTTTCTTTGTGACCCTATTAATGGGGAAGGAAGATTTAAATTAATACTGGACGGTCGTATATATGAAGAGAAAGACTTAGGTAAACTTTTCGGGTACGATTCTTATTACGATTTGGCGCAGAACATGGCGCTTCGTAATACGGAATGGGACTACGGAGACTTTGCTCATTTCTTTGCTCAATACGAAACCATATGGTTCACCGATAAGGAGGGTAAAGAAATTACTTCATTCCCTAATGATAACCGAATGGCAGCTAACGAACTTTTCTCATTTAGAAAGGAATGTCGTGCTATCGTGCTAGGTGGATTATAATAAACAATGGCTGATGTAGGGAGGTGGGTTTCCACCTCCCTGTTCTTTTACACACTTTATTTTTTGTTAAAAATTATTAAATCTATATTATCAAAGTGTTATGAGACTTAGTTTTCTTAAGGAAGCAACTATGAAAGAACGCATCGAGAAATACCAAGCCAGATTTTTATGGCTGGCTGAACAAGCTGGCATCAAAGTTAACCACCAAATTGTTCAGTTTTGTACCATCAGTAATAATAAGAATGACCCAGCTCATAACTTAGAGCACATCTTAGGTGTTATACGCCTCGGTGTGGAGTTAGGAATAAAGAAGGGATACTACGGCACCAATGAGATGAAAATCATCTACTACGGCTGCCTCATGCACGATTTGGGCTGTCGTTGGGATCGTGCTGGTCATCACGTGGAGTCAGCCGCTATTGCTGAAGAACTGTTATCGGTATTTGATTCTGATATGACAGAAAAAGAGATAGAGGAAATATCTCGTTGTTGTTTAGAGCACCGAAGTAGTTACCGTGGTGGACCTACTACTGAATTAAGCACTTTGGTTGCATTATCGGACAGGGGAAAGCCTAATTTTCCTTTGTATGTAATGCGTGCTTTTCAGTTCAGAATTAAAGAAGAGTTAACCCAGAAACAAATGACTTCGGAAGTTTACCATCACTTATTGGATAAGTTTGGTAAAACAGAAGGTTATAACTGGGTCAGCTATCCTACGTTAGGAATGGATCTTTTTGCAGAAGAGTGGAAAGAATTCGATCGCTTGCTATTGCGTAAGAATGTGAACTCTTTAGTGAATACTTATACTGAACAGTTTTTAAAGTATGGTAAAGTCCATCCCGTGGAAACCATAGACCGTCAGTACATGGGGTTATGGGGTAAGCGTAACAATAATCGTAAAATTAAATTTAGAGGTTAAAGTGATTTACACTAATTTTAAAGAATTAGGTCAACGTGTCCTTAATGAAGGTGAAACGGTTTATAACCAGCGCACTGGTAAAAACTGTCTTACCGTAATTAACGCGGACCTAACCTATCGTAACGACCTAGGTGCGGTACCCGCAAACACTCTTCGCCAGTCACCTTTTTACTTAGGTGTTGGTGAATTGTTAGGTTACTGGAAGGGGTTGATGAATGCCGCTGACTTCCGCGAATTAATGACACGTTCTTGGGATGCTAATGCCAACGAGAACAAAGCGTGGCTAAACAATCCTAACCGTCTTGGTGAGGACGACATGGGGGTGGTCTACGGTGCGGTAGCCAACCATTGGCCGATCATGGAGTTTGTGAATCGGTCAGCGCGTATTAAGGATGACGGGACTTTAGATTTACGTCATTCTGGTGAAATTGATGTACTGCACAAGATCTATACGGATTTAAGTAATGGTCTGGATGACCGTGGTGAGATTCTTAACTTCTGGAATCCGGGTATGTTTGACTTAGGGTGTTTACGCCCTTGCATGTATTCCCACCACTGGTCGTTGGTAAACGATAACATGTACTTGAACTCAACGCAACGATCATGTGATCTGGGTTTAGGAATGTCGAGTAACATGATTCAAGTTTTCTTGAGCAATGCGCTGATGGCACAGATTACAGGTCATAAGGCTAAAGAGTCCTACCATAAACTGGTTAACGTGCATTTGTATGAAGACCAGATTGATCTGTTCCGTGGTGAGATGGAGCGTGAGCCTTTGGAAGCCCCTACGTTGTGGATTAACCCGGACATTAAAACGTTGGAAGACGTTCGCACTTGGGTGACCCCTAAAGACTTCAAGCTTATCGACTACAAGCATCACGACAAAATCGTGTACCCGTTTACCGTTTAGTCAATTAAATCAGGTGGGTCCTTCGGGACCCACTCCTTTTTTGCACTTTAAAAATTTATTAAGGATACTTCCATGCAAACTGAACCAAATAAGTTTGAATCAGAAAAGATTCTTTATCGAAGAAACAAAAAAGTCAATTCTGGAGCGTTGGGATATTTCATGTCGGGAGGTCACCCTCCCCATCTAACGAAAGGACATTCTCATGGCAGATAACATGCAAGTACTAGGTGGTGGTTTCTATATTGCAAAAACCCAAGCGGGTTTTTGCAAAGTATTAAAGTCAATCCTACGTCGACATAACGAGGGTCAGCATCCAGATTATCAGTTAGAGTTCAGTCAATGTAATGTGCTCAATTGGCCAACCTCTTACCCGTCGTTGGTAACAGTTAGTTTCAGATACAGTGAAGAGTATGGCTGGTGCTACGGTGTCCATCAAATCAATCTTGGTAAGCTTAAGGATGCATTGCACGGTATGTGATATGAAATGTCATTCACGTAATACATCGCTTAATAAGAAGTTTGTTGCGTTTGAACTTCTTGTTGTTATCGGGTATCGATGAAACCATTGGTGGGATGTTTGGGTGGTAAACAAAGGCGATGCAGAAATTACTGATTCATCTCCCAAACTTAGTGATAAAGCTAAAAAGAAACTGATCAAGGAGTATCGTGAGAACTTGTATAAAAAAGTCAATCTCACTTTACCTGTTGAGGAAAAGAAAGAGGATTAAATTATGTCTATCATCAGCGTAGATAGAAGTGGATTCATGGTCACTGCGGTAACCGAGCGTGGACCTTTCTGGTGCATGACAACCTCCGCTAGCCGTCCAGTTTGGAACAAAGACTTCCCTATAGAGCGGGAGGAGGGTGTAGTTGAACATGTGGTATATGGTGCGAACTACGATGACGCCGAAGGAAAGGATTTTTCTTCTAATGAATTTTACGACATCGCGTGGTTGTATCAAGTTGAAAAATTAGAAGAAGGTAACTACCCTCTTCGTCACCCACTTATGGTCCACAGTAAAATGGGAGAACATCGCTGGGCTGGATTAACTGACAAAGGTACTTTATTAACCTTAAAACTTGACGACAGAAATTTGAAGATTAAGTTTTATGATGTTAGCGACGGTGGTAGTTATCTCATTGACAATGACTGTGAGAAAGGTCTTCCGATCGCAAGTGAAGTTGTTGGAGTCTTAGACGGTACCGAAAGTCTACAATGGGGTATGTTGGCTAGTCTCAGAAAGGACACCCCTAAGTTAGCCAAGGTGTTTTCTGCTGATCGAGACATAAGCGTTGTGATGTCTATGAACCCAAAACCTGAAACATTGGATAGTTGGGTGACCGCTCTGGATGAAAAGCTAGGAGAATTAGTATGACTTTAGTTGTTGGATTTTTAGGTGACATGATGGCTGATTCTAAGGCGGTAAGTTGTACCGAAGAGTTAGAGCGTCGTCCTCGGGTCGCTACGCATGACCATCTTAAGATCATGCCGGCACCTAACTTGACCCCTCCTTATGTTGACGAAGAAGGGACAGAACATACCCCGGATTTCATGGGGGTGGCAGGGAACACTAACGCGGTAGAGATGCTTAAATTAGATCCCACGGATATGTTAGGTTTGTTTGGTTTGGAGAAATTCATTCCGGGGGAATACGACATGTCTTTGATCAATTTTAACATGGACATTGGTATCTCTTTAAAGGTTATGTTCCGCGTCGGTGAAAAATTCTTTACCGTGGAATTTGACGGGTGTTCTTTGGAGATCTCTAAATTAACCAAGTATGCTTCTATGGGTAGTGGTGCGGGACCATTCCGCGTCCTAACTAAAATGTTCTTTGATGACAAGGGAGTGACAGGTCAAGATCTCGCGACTACCTTTAAACTACTCATGTTATCTGGTGCGGATAAAACCGTGGGAGGGAGGTTCCAATACTTGTTATCCGGAAAGGATAACGTTTTTAGTGAAACACCTAAGATCACTCAAGAAGACCGGGAGAAATTAGTAAAGCGTTACAAAGAGACACTTTATAAACTAAGCGGTCACGAACTCCCTAAAGAGGAGGAAGAAGAAAAGATTGAAAAGGAGTAAAGTATGAAAGAAAACACCATCAAGTTGGTGTTGTTGGACGTGATCAAAGCTTACCACTCATACCTTGGAAACGAGGTATGGGAGGAAACCTTATTAAAGGCCAATAACGGTGACTGTGTCTGGATAGCCCAACTTACAGCGTATGTCCTTAGACATGGGTTTGACTTCACTGTAGAAATTCAGGACTCTCCATATCACACGTTTTTGGTGTACGATGGTAAAGTCTATGATACCCTTAACTTTAATGGTGGGAACGTCCTAAGTTTGCCGTTCTATGGTGTGTCGAATGAACACCGTAATAAAGTAAACCCTTTGGATTATTTTCGCTTGGCTCCTTGGGATAAAGACATCTATTCGGTCATGCATCACGTATGTGCTCAGTATGGGATAGTCCCGATGACATGTGTGGGGGATGAATTTGGTGAACCTGAGTTCATTACTATTAACAGTAGTGTGGAAGAACAAAATCGTTTAGAGTTAATGGACATTGACGTGGAGTATCGAGTCTCACCGGGTTTCGATACCGAGCAAGTACATGTTGTCGAAGTTAAAGATAAAAATCTAGGTAGTTAAGAATGTTGTTCACGGTTGGTGCGTTAATTAAAAATGCGGAAGGTAAACTGTTGATCCAAAATCATAAAAAGATTGGTGGATTGACTATCCCTAGTGGAAAGTTAGAAGATAACGAACGTGACGTGATTGGACTGACTCGGGAATTGAAAGAGGAATTAGGCGTAACAACTCTTTGGGTTGGCAAGCGTTTAAGTAAGTGGCGACAAACCTACGAGAGTTTAGGTGTTGTTGATCAAGCCCTATACGAAGTGGTATTAAACGAAGAACCACGGAACATGGAACCAAACAAGCACACTTCCCAAACTTGGATGTCTATTGAAGAAATCAAATCAAGTGGGGAGAAACTCAGCGGATATTTAACTAAAGTTTTAGAACTGGAGAAAACAAAATGAGTAAACAAATTAAAGAATTAATGTACCAGCTGGTCGATTCATTTTCGATTATCGCTAACCTTAAGCACCATAAGGCGGTTCAGTATTTGAACAGCGCGCATTGCTACGCGGTGGCAACGTTAGCACAACATATCTTAAAAGAGAAGCATGATATTACGGTGAACCTGAAGTCACACCCACATCATAGCTTCTTTGAACATGATGGCATCTACTACGATACGTTGTTTCCGGTAGGTTATCCGATACACCCTTCTGAAGTATGGCGTATGGAAGAGGCTCGGTGTCGTACCTCCTTGGACGATTGGGACTTTGGTGAATGTGGGATAGTAAACCCGGACCCAGCTATCATCGCGTGGGTGGAGTATGTCACGGAAAGACTCGGGATCAGTCAACCTAAGTTTTACTGGGAAATGATTGAAGACTTTGAAGACCGTGGTTCTTACACCAAAAAACCTATCAAGGGGGTCTACCATCACACCCTAGGTAAATATCGTCGTAAAGTTAAGCGTTACCGCCTCCGAGCATGGAAGTTCCGTAACGTAGAATGGAAAACGTTCATGATTGGTTGGATGTCTGTGTTCACTCCGGATCCCGATGATCTTTGGGTGGATCTAGAAGTCATTGAATACGATAAGTGGGTGAAGAAAGTAATCTCCACCGTTTACCCTCCTTACGAAGAAGTAATGGAAAAGTGTTTTGACGTAAAAGATGTGAATCTGAAAAAATCAAACGGCGTCATCATAGGTGGTACCGCGGGGTTTAAACGTGATAATCTCTGGGGAATGTGTGCCACCACTGAACCTGGATCGACCATCTTTAAGGGAGTGGAAGAACGCGAACTGACTATAGAAGTTCCAGAAAACTTGGGTGAAATACTTGATGCCGCGGCTTGTCGTCTCAGTGAGAAACATCAAGCGGCTAGTTTCCCTCGTGGTTGTCCTGCTGGAGTTAAGTTCTATGATGACGCCGGTTACGGGATAGTGGAAGGTATACCTTTCGATTCCAAAAAGACATTAACATTAGGTTCACCTGATAAACTGGAAGATGACCCTGAACGTGTATACTTTGCTGTCGAAGATGACGAGGGTAAAGTGAGTTACACGGATGATCGAGAAGCGTGGTTAAATAGGGACTCCGGTGATAGCGAGGAATAACATCGTATGTAAGGAGAATCTATGAATAAACTAGCAATAGCGGCTGTGGTGGCCGCTACTTTACCACCGCCACGTTCACTAACAATAGAGTGTGATTGGGAAGAAGGTTTTGACTACGACTTTATTACAACTGAGCTAAGAAGACCGCCTCTCAAGATCGGTGCAGTCGGTATGAGTGGTCAGAACAGCATAGGTCATTTTTATTATTACATTAGAAGGAACAACTAATATGTTTAAGAAAGAGAATTTAAAGATCTTTTTCATCGCTTTAGTGTTAGCCGGACTATATCAGCTTTTACTTAGTTTAGTCCCCAGTGTTTACGAGTCTCAAGGAGAGATCGTCAATATACGAGAACAAACTCTTCAGACCACGACAATCAATTTTCCTACCGTCGGGGAACCTAAAAGAATTGAACCCGAGATAAATTCTTTTGTACGTTACGAGATAGAAGTCTTAATAGAAAGAAAGATTGTTTCGTGTGTATTAAAAGAAGAACAGTACGGTTTGTTACGTGGGACTAATTTCGTTAACGTGACTTATGAAATGATGGATAACGGTGAGTATCGTTGCATCAACCTAATGCCAGTTAAGGAAGGATAATGAAAACGACAACGTTGATCAAAACACCAATTTACGGGTTAATTAGTTTCTTAATTTCGTTCCTACTTTGGTGCAATATTAATTACGAAACCAATGAAGCTAACGGACGAGTCACGGACATCTTCCCAACGAATGAGGATGAACTCACTTACGATTACTTCATCCTCACGGGGGATGAACTCATTCAGTGTAAATTAGACGAAGAAAAACATCGTTTAATGGATGGACGTAAATACGTTAAGATTAAATACGGCACCTTTCCTACCGGAGAACAAATCTGTTTAGCGGTGATTATTTAACATACAGTTACTTTCAAGTCTATATAACCTAAGTGAATAACAATGGGTTATTCATCAATCAATTAACCTTTAATAAGGAGCACCACCATGGACTTTCTAAAAGAAAAAGCTACTGTTAACGAACTTCGTGTAATCAAAGCGGTTACTGGTCTGGCGATCGGTGGTGTTTCGATTGCGATGAATGAAGAACTACCAGTGGGTAAACTCGCTTGTACCGCAGCAGGCACCACCATGGCCGTAATGAATACTTCCGAAAGAGACACTCGTGGTTTTTGTCCTCGTGAGAATGCCATCTGGGAAACTGTAGGTAGCATTGCGCTCACTACCATCGTTGGAAGACTGTTCTCATAAATCTTTAAAAAGGAACTTGTCACGGAAAACTTCATTACAATGGTATCGACTACAGTGAGTATTATCACGCTTAAAATAAACAGAATGCAGAAAACCTCCTACTACCCAATGGGTAGTAGGAGGAACCTTTCAGTTTATTTTTTTTTCATTCAGGTTATTAAACCATCGCGTTTTTGTTCTTCACTTGAGAAGCACGGTCTTTCATCTGCTCCATGATACCAACATCACGAAGAGACTCTAGTACTGCTGTGCGGTCTTTAAACCCAGCAGGGATAGACGCGCCGATGTTGTTGTACAACGGAAGCTTCTTCAAGAAAGTACGAGCTACTTCGCGAACAGCCAAAGTGTCGAATTCAGTCAAACCAGTGTACTCTTGGTTGATCTCACGAATTTGACCAGCTTCGTCTTTGTTACGACGAATACCAACTTCTACTGTGGAGCGAGGCATCACGGCCATGGTGATAGCCGCATGTGCAATATCACGCATGTTTTCAGTGGTGTTGAACATCAACAGCGTTGCTGAACGTTCATCGATTAGTAGATCGCCCGGATCATCCAGAACCACTGCACGAGGTGCACCGATGTCAGTATCGTGACCTGCCCACTTCACCCAGATAGAGTGTAGGTTGGTAAACACTTCACCAGCAACATCATTACCTTGGAATGAAATTGGACCTAGGGTACGAGTACCACCAGTCGGTACGCTTAGCGTACGACCAGACCAACGAACGTCACCGAACTCGAGTTCAGTACGATCTGTTGGACCTTGCCATGTACGAGCACGAGTTTCGAACCACGCCTTCGTTAGGGCATGTAGGTAGTTACCCGCTGGAAGGCGACTAAATACCGACGGGGTTGACATTACGAAACACCAACCCTGTTGATCGATATGTGGGTGCTCACTGACGTAAGCGTATGAATCAGGCGCAAAGCCGTACTGACCACCTTGTGTACCATCCAACGTAGGACGATTGTCACGGTCGGTGTTGGTAAAGAAGGCAGACGATTCAGACAATAGGGTTTTATTACCGCGATGCGGTTGGTTAGAAGTAGACATCTATTTACCCCTCAGCTGAGTCTTGCTCGTTGCGTGCAACGAGAGACATGTCCATCATGTACTTGCCTTTACGGAACTCGACGTAACCCGTCACGTAAAGAACAGAACGAGAATCAGCAGCACCTTCGTTGTACGTTGGTTCCACCACTAGACTTTCGAACATAGTACCCAAGTTTTTACGACATTGAGTCTCAGCACGATCTTTCACGATTGCAGCGTATTCTTCTGCGGTGATGGTCGTGTCACCTGAAACCAGTGTCCAAGTATCTGCGATGATCTTCTCAACGTTTACCGCTGTGAATACCGTGGTCCAGTCCTTAAGAACTGAATCTTGGTAAGGGTAAACAGTAGGAAGAGCAGGACGGTACAGTTGTTCTTGGTTGTAAGGACGAAGTGTACAAGCGCCGTTATCAAAGTTACTTGCTCCGTTAGGATCAGCTTCTAGATCTACCGTTGGATCGTACATGGTAGTTAGAAGACGGTTATCCGCGTGATCTGGAGAATTCGCTTTCAGTAACTGACCTTGAGCGTTTCCGCCGAATCGAGCCATAGCGGTGGCAAGGTCCAGTACGTGGGAGAAACGCTCACCAGACTCTTCGTTGATCTTAGCCATTTCCCACATTGCAATCATCGCACGACATGCAGGTGTACCGTATTTCTCTGATTCAGGGATCAGACGAAGACGGTTAGTGATGTACGTTTGACGAGAGTAATGCTCTTCGATAGTTGCTTTCTTCAACCATTCGGATGAAGCAAAGATCGCTGTGTGATCTTTACGCGTTGCAAGCAGTTGGATTAGTTCGTCAACAATCTCTGAGTTGAAACCAACATCAAAGATAATAGACTGACGGTTACGAGTCCAGTCTAGGATTTCTAGAGACTTACGGTATTTCATGATATCCGCAAGTACCAATGCTTGTGTTACCGCCCATGCGTCTTTACGGTTCAATTCTTCAATTGGACCTTTAGACTCATCGAAGTTGTACTCACGAGATAGCGTCACACCTTCAGGTACTTCCATCTTATCCGTTAGGAATGGAGAGATACCACCTTTAGCGTTCAGCTGAGCACCCATGTTGAACAAACGAGTCGGCGCATCGATCTCGATTGCGTAGTATGGAACGCCTTCGTGGTTAACCGCAGTTAACGGGTTCATTTGTTTGTAAGGCTTAACGCCTTCCAAGTAAACCAAGTTATCTGGGTGAGCCGCTTCTTCTACCGCGTAAAGTTCTTTACAAAGAGCTTCGATAGACTCGTGGTAAACGTGTGCTTCGTAGAACGGAGCAGAACGCGGAGTCATCGGACGGTTAGCCGTTGCACCAGTGTACGCACCAATCGCTTCTTTAACACCGTAGCGAACATTGTTAGCGCGGGTGTCAAATAACGTGAACGTCACTTCTTCAGTGTTGTTCAACGTCTTAGCTAGTACAGGAACACCTTGTGTGGTTTTCTCGTACAACTTCATATTGAACGGGAAGACACCAAACTGGTTAACGAACTCTGAAATGTTACCAAAGTCAGCTGAGTTAGAAATACCTGCAAAGTGACCCATGCGGTTGTAAGCGTCACCGATACCTGCTGGTAGTTCGTAAAGCGGGTAGATGGTGAAAGAATCATCCGGTCCAGAACCTTCACCAGTGATCGGCTTAAGACCTTTATAGTCTTCGTCCGTGGTGTCGATTAGCATCGGAGTGATTTTGATACCCGGAAGGGTTAGGTCACCGCTATCTACAGGAACACGCGCACCAGACTCATCTAGGATGAACTGTTTAGATGCATCACGTTTGTACTGGTCGATGTCACCTTTAACCACTTTCACACCAACTGCTACACGAGCAATTTTTTGGTTAGCAGTTAGACGACGAACACCGAATGACGCTTGACCACCACTCGATAAAGAATGGATTAACGCAGCAATAGGGTTGTAGTACGGTCCATCAGTATCTTGGACGTCTCCGTAAAGACTACCAAAATCACTCATGTTAATGTACTTCTGTCCGAGAACGCCCTTAGGTGTAACCAAACTAATAACTGGGAAGTTACAAGGATAGGTAGCGAGCTGAGGAACCACGACAAGTCGTGAATCATCACCGATACCTTGGTTACGGACTTGTCCCGGAACAATAGATGTAATGGACATAAATAACTCCGTTGGTTATTGTTGTTAAGTACAAGTTTTTTGATCAAAAAACTCACTTCCCATCAATCGTATGACAGGAAAATGCTGTCTTATAACTGAAACGTAGAAAGTAAGTTTCTACATAGGATTCAATACGGAGATTATCATGTTTTCTAATGCTTACGACACTTACGTGGGTAAACCATTAGCGCACCTCGACCACGTTCCTACTACGCTAAAGCGTTTAGCCTTAATTAAGGACTTGGTAGATCTCGGCGACGGTGTGCACACTATTACCCACAACAATGGTCAAGGTATCCCTTTCCTTAACTTCCCTCTTTCTATGGTAGGTATCGATCGTAAACCTATCACTGTCATGGACGACCGTCCGTATACCAACAAAAATGGTGCAGTCACTAATAACGCAGAGCGTACGGCGTTGTTAATCACCTCATACGTTCAGCAAGATTTGATCACCGGTAACATGAGTGTGATCCGCAGTACTTCAGGCGTGATTGCTCGTGCACTGGCTCGTTCTTGGGGTTCTCAAATTATTCGCCAATCGGGATTAGAAGAAGACAAAGCCCTAACCATTTACATCATTTTGTTCCATTACTACAACTGTTTGATTAATGCGGATGAAGGTGATCTAGTTTTTGTTACTCAGAATATGTGTCAACAATCAATGGGTATCCCTCGAGAGCGTAGTTTAGAAGTACTGGAACAAGTTGGTTACATTAACTCTCTTTCTTTATTACGCGATGCTTTGGTTAACTACCCGGGTATGTACAAGTTGAAGAACTTACAACTTAAAGATCTTATCGCCTTAGGTCAACGCATCTGGTATTCAGCAACAGGTAAGCAAATTGTTGGCGCGGGTCTAGAGCACCCACCATTGTTGATCGGAATGTGTGCGGCGACCGTAGCGAATAAAAACGCTTATGGTAAAACGCCACTCGGCATGCAACTAGATCCTAAGTTCAACGAAAAAGGTAATCGTTCATTGATGATGACCATCACTAACTCTTACCCTATCATCCTTTAACCATTTCCACGTCAAGGGGTCTTTATGACAGCCAATAACTACAGCAGCCCCTTAGCACGTTATGCCATTAAAGAGATGTACTCTAATCCCGGGGTGGCTCGTCAGTTCCAATTACAGCTGACTCAAGTCTCCCCGGACGTAGGGTATATAGACGTTTTCCAATTCATGGGACGTTACATCAAAACACCGATAGAAAGAGAATATTTTTTAATGTTTAACATGGCGGGCTTTGACGGCTCGACATGGAACTTTCAAGATCTACTCACACGAGTGGATCCGGTGAACGAATGGATAAACGTAGCCAAGATCTGTAAAGACCGAGGAATGATCATTGATATCTACGGAGACGACGGTCGTTTATATCCTCGAGACAAATGCTGGGTGATGTCCACTTACGATGGTCAACACATCCTCGCTATTCAAAAACTGCAAGCCTTTAAGTACGGTTGGGAGAATGCCCGCTACTTACATTGTTATACCGTTCAAACAGAACTGTACGACCCGGTGAGTAACCCTGATCAAACAGACTGGCCTCGCTTTACTTCAAACAACGGGAATACCGCTGAAGAAAAAGATCGGATGAAGATCATTTACAGTGAGTATAAAAAACTTCCCGGACTCACATCAGTATACCTTAATGGGTATCTGTGGGATGGGTTTCCTGCCGATAGTTTGTTGTTGGGATTTGAAACCATAGAAATCACTAACGACCCAAGCGTTTGGAAAACCGAGCTGTACGAGGTAGATAGTTTAAATAACTTCTACTCGGAACGCGACGAAACTCGTAAGCTGATTGTTCATCCTAAAAAGGTGGAAGGGGATTTCTCCTATCGTTATGTGACCGATGTTTCTTTTTATTTGGTTGACAAAAATGGGCGCGGTATTTATCTTCACCGGAATCGTGCATCTAACTTCCGACAACTCACTCATTGTGATTATTCAGTAGACGCGACGTTAGTGGACGACATGGGTAACTTAGAGGATATGTTGAAAAACGAAACTCGTTATCTTCGTCTGGTTTACCGTAAAAACGATTACGCTCAGGAGATACAGTACGAGTCCAGTGGTGTCCGTTATTTATACCGAATGAACGATGACGGGATCATGGGGGCGTTGATTGGGATCAACTCTACCATGAAAGAATGGTCAGCTCGTGAATTGGAAAACGCAGAAACGAACTTGTATTTAGATCGTAGCTACGGGGACTTAACACACGAACAGGCAGTGGATGCTGTTGGTTACAACCGAGCCACCCAAGTGTTATGCGGGACACCATTCACTTATGACCCGGAATCGGGGATGGAGTTGGACGTCCCTCCAGCGTGTCGCGAACATCTCACCATGTTTGAATACGATCAAGATGGGTTGTTCCTGAGAATGCGTAACTTTGAAAAGATCCGTCACGTGCTTCCTACGAATGACGCCCACTTGGTTGAGTTCTATCCCGGGAAACCGGGGTTACGCGTTCACATGGATATTGGTAGAGACCCAATGGTGGTTGATAAGGAAACCACCCCACGCTTCTATTATCAGAAAGTAACAACGGAAGGTAACTTGGTCGGAGAACGTTTCCGTGCTGTTGAAGGTGAGCATTACACGTTTGATCGCATCACTGGTAAGGTGGTTTGGCTATTACCGAGTTCAATGTTCATTGGGATGATTTTGTATAATGACCAAACGTTATACAAAGAGTTCACTTTGGACCACATTGATAATTCATTGTCTTTCAGTGTGACCGAAGAATGGGCACAAGGCGGTATGCTGACTGATGTTGCTCCGGCTAACATTATGGTGATCATGAACCGACATTCCTTAATTGAGAACGTCGACTACGTAGTACGCTTCCCTCACATTTACATCGTTAACCACCAGTACTTAAAAGCTGATGGTAATGACTTTGTTCTTTATTGCAGTGAGTGGAGTCCGGTGGGTGAAACGGAACCATTGGAACAGACTGAACTCGGTTACGTCATGGGTGGTGTGATTGGTCATAACACACGTTACAACTTACGTGAAGACCGTGTTACCCGCACGACCATCGGTGGTAAGGTTTGGGATCCTAGCAAAGTTCCTGCGGCGGAACATCACGCTCCGAGTGAACTACTTAACCCGTATAACGGTTTACCTTATGGGGTTAAGCACTGGTACCTTCCTCTTCGTAATTGGGTTCCTTACGACTTAACAGCAGGATGGGAAGAAGCACGAGACCAAGATAAACGGATGAGTGATTACTTAACGTTATTTGCTCGTAAACCTGAACCTCAGGTTATCCCGTCATTGATGGACAAGTACCGAGTATTCAGTCCGTTTATGAATGCAGTGGTCAACCAACTACTTTTAGGTATTATTCAACTGGATGACCTACCTCCGGGCGAATCTTACTCTGAAGACTATGTATTACGGAAGACGGCAAGTTTCCAATGGTTATTAGAGCACGACCCTGTAACTCGCGAATACGATCGACGTTACTTTGCGATATTCCCTTACGTTCAACAAACCTTAGTGGCAGTGTCTCCTAAGGAACTCATCTTTATCCAAAGAGTTAATGAGATTTTCTTACAGAGTCGAGTTAACACGAATGGACACTTCGAGGTTAAACATGTTTGAGAAAGATTTAAAAAGTCCGTCTCAGTCAAGCGTCATTCCGGGGGCTGGTCCACAGCTCCCTAATGAAAATGACCGTGGACGTCTTCACTATATTTGGGATATTTACGATCCTGATACCGTGAGGCCGGGCGAAGCACATCGTTATGTGGTTCCCCGAGAAAAAGAAATGGTGTTCGATCCTGAGGCTCAACAAATGTACATGGTCACCCATGTTAATTGGGAATCGGATCTAAAATCAACACTCCAACCTATCTTTAACACTGGGGACGGTGGTAATGACGTTGATGGCATCTTTGGTCTACCTTCTGGGTTCCAAGGTGAAGCCATCGTTGCGATCGACTACTCCGTCCGTCCTAACCGTGCGGTTATTGATGGTCAAGTCATGGCACCGGGTGCGGCTTACGCACTACTTTACGAAGGTAACACCGTTGGCGACAAAGGTAAGGTTATCTCGGTAGTCTATTCTAACAACAACCAGTTGGTTTCAGACCGAGTACCCGTCACATTGGCAGCGTATCATGAACTCTCTAATAAAGAGATTATGATCACACAGCCTTTCTCAGTGAACCGTAACCCGGACGAACTACCTGATGGTTCACGCACTACCCTAGTTTGGTATGATGCTAAAGGTAACGTGATTCCTAAAGCACGTACATTGACCGTTCAACACACGTCAATGTTACGTGACCACCAAGTGGGTAAACGTTACATTAAACACGTTGAACTACTTGCTCCTTGGTTCCTGAACACCAGTGATCCGAAAACATTGAACGTTCCAGTTAACACCATGTTACAGAACCTAGCATTCCGTGCAATGGTTCACTACAGTGATGGCTCTCGTTCAGATGAATTGGCGATCGATGGTCAGAAAGTACAATTACTGGGCTTGAATGAACACAAGCCATCCACTCCGAGTCAACGTGGGACATTAACCCTAGTTTACAACTTGGACCCAGATGAGCACATCTACGAAGCACAGCCGGGTAATCCTAACCAATACCGCAGTTCTTACTGGTTACTGGCAGTACCGTTTGATGGCGCTTATTCACCTAAGCTTTACTCTTACCCTACTTGGGTAAACGGTCAGTATATCCTGAAACATTTCCTGACCGACTTAGATCGTAAGTTCATGATTGATGCCACCGATCACGTTCGTATTAACGAAATGTCACCGGCCTTCCGTCCTACCACTTACGGTGTAGAACAAACACTGGAGTTGAACTGTCGACTCAGTGATGTGGTTCCGACCTTTAAGCCTATGATCATGCGTCAATCGACCACGTTCGTCCTTAAGGCACCGGGTACAGAAGACGGGAGTAAGTTTGATGTTCGTTATTCTTACGATCGTTCCTCTTACTCTGACCCAACGTTCAAAGCAATCAACCAAGCGGATAGTCGTCAGGAAATCACCTTTGGTGGCGAGTACGATGACTTGGAAGATTTCTTAGACCAAGTCTACCGTGCTGTAGAGCCGGGCTTTAATCCACAGCGTGAGAAAGGTCCGATAGAACCAACCCACTTTGAAATCTTAGCGACGTCTGGTAAGACGTACGAGTACGAAATCAGTCGCTACGCTGAGAAAATGTGGTTGGACGTCCAAGAGCCTCAAGGTCGCACAATCTACGTTCGCTGGATACACGAGTCCATTCAAGGTGATCGTTTAATCCTAGCTACCACGGGTGTCTCTATTGACGTCACTGAAGGTCCGGACACTGAAACACCAGTACCAACCACTATCGAGTTTGATACCTCGGTACCTAACAGCATCGGCGAACTTCAGATGATCGAGTTCTCTGGTCGTGTTTATGATCAGAAAGGTGCGTTGGTGACCGACGGTCTGACTAAGATGTTGGTGAAAGGTGGTGTGCAACACGACACAACGCCTCGTAAGGTCGACATTGGTTTAGATGGTACATTCCGTTTCTTCACATGGTCAGAACGTGTGAGTGGCGCAACGGAAACGTTTGAGTTTGATTTTGAAGTAGCGGGTGAACTTCCGGATTACTTCTTAACTAAAGACATTCGTATTACGTCTAACCCGGAACAGCAAATTGGTGAGTTCTTCCCGTATACTCCTACTAAAGTGAGTATCAACAAAGCAGGTCGTGCTTACGGTCAATTGTTGAACAGTGAAGGTCAACCTCTGCGTGATACCGAGTTCTTCTCTTACATGGATGATGATCTGGATTCTATCCGACGTGAAACGACCGATGAAACAGGTAAGTTCTTACTTACTCGTATCCGTAAAGAAGGACAAGATCGCACTACCTTTAAACTGGTTGTGATGGGTAATCGTCATGAACACCTAATCCGTTGGGTAGAAACTGAGCCTTACGGTGACCGTATCACCTTAGACGTGGAAGACATGTCTTTTGTTGGCAACGAACCTTTATCTGTAAAAGGTTTGGTCTATGACCAATACGGTGATTTGGTTGACGGTGTTAAGGTTAACATCGGTTACGGTCCATTATGGCAACCTTACGCGGATGCTAATACTGCTAACGCGGGTAAATACGAACTGACGGGTTCTCCTAAAGAACCGGGTGATGTATACCAAGTGGTAGTGTGGACTGATAACAGTTTTGCCTTTGGTAACGTTGAGTGGACAGAAGCACCTAAGATCGCTCATGACGTTGTAATGAGTCCTGATAACGTCCCTGAAGCGCCGGCGGGTACGAGTGTTCGTATCGCAGGTCAATTAGTGGATGAAGAAGGTAACAACTTCACAAGTGATAGCCGTACTCCGGTTTACATGAAAGAGCTGAAAGACGCGGACGAGACGATCATCTACGCTGGTTTCGATGGGCGCTTTGAAGCAGAAGTTGGACCTTACGGTGACTGGGAAGAAACCACCTTTACGTTCCGTCTGGAAAACGGCAATCAAGGTAGTCACAGCATTCGTTGGATGGGTGAACCACCACGTCTTGCGAAGATTACATTTGACGACGGCTTGCCAGTAACGGGTAAAGTTGGTGAATCCGTAACTCTGAGTGGTAAAACATTCGACCAACATGACGAAGCTTACTTACCGGGTATTCCATTTGAATTTGAGGTGGAGTTCGCGGGAACCATCGAGAAAGCTCAATCAGACGGCAATGGTAACTGGACTTATGAAGCGGTGGGTATTAAACCGGGTAGTACGACTTACGGGTTCTCTGCTAACAACCGTGCCGTGGGTTCTTACACCATCAACTTCACTGGTGACGTAACCGTCGCCGCACTCCCATCTGATGACACGTTGTTCCGTGTCCCTTACGGTGTTAACCGTACCATCGGTTGGTATGTGCTAGATGAGTCTGGTGCACCAAAAGCAAACGTCACACTGGCTTTACGTCAAACGGCAACGATCTACTCACCTGATCGCGATCTTGGTAACATCACTACTAACGAACACGGCATTGCTACGTTTGAAGCTCCATACTTAGAAGAGGAGAAACACGGCACTTACGTTGCTTCTCTAGGTGTGAAAGAAGATACCATCGTTGTGACATGGAGTGATGAGTCAGGCATTAGTGTTACCTTAGATAGTTTTGTTGTCCCTTCAGTTGTCTATGGTGGAGCATTGAGAGGCAAGGGTCGCATCCTTGATGAGGAAAACAACCCTCTGATAACAGAAGAACCACCCCACTTAGACCTCCGACTAGGTGCTTATGATCGAAAAACTTTCGAACCACAACCTATCTGGGTTGATGATCTGGACCCAGAGACTGGGATGTTTGATTTCAGCATTTATAGTGAAGACATCGGTATTAAAGATTTGGTGTTCTATAATGAAGTTGATTCAGAACTCCACGTGGTTGAATGGCGTGAACCGGACATTTCCGGAGCATACATCGAATGGGAAACAGATATGTTACCTACGGTGTTAGTCACAGGTGACATGTATCCAGTTACGGGTAAGCTTTACCAGTCTAACGGGGAACTTTACACTCCACGTGTTCCTGAGGTTCTCTCGGTCAGAACAGACGAGGGTTCAGCGCCTGACGCTGACATCGCTCCTAACGGAATGGTGCGGATGATACTTGGAAGTGAAACTCGAGGAGTTCAGAATTACTCGTTGTTCCGAGATCAGGAAGAGATCATCGATGATACCATTGAAATCGAATGGGTGGAAAACGCCTCGGTTGCAGCAGCACCTTACTCTTACAGTGAAGTGCCTCAAGGTGAGTCTGGTGAAGTTTGGTTTGTTTACAAACAAGACGGAGACCAACCTATCCAGCACCGAGATGTTCTAATAGGTGTCGGTCAACCGGGTCCAGATAACTTCCCTAGAAAACTAACAACAGACGAATTTGGTATGGTTCACCTGACACTACCGTATAATTCGGAAGTGAGTCAGGATACTGTTGTCGGGATACTAGGTGAATCTGTTCCTATCGCGATGCACAATGTGGCGTGGGTAGAGGACAGTGTTAAGGTAGGTACCTCTTTCCGTGATCTATCAATCCCTACTAAAGTGGAGATTGGTGCGGAAGTGGAAGCCGTAGGCGAAGTGTTGGATAAATCTGGTGCACTTACTGACCATAGTGATGTAGGTATCTACGATAAGACCACTCATACTTTCCACGAAAATGCCGTGAACTCGGATGGCAGCTTTAGTGTTAAACTAGGTCCTTTGGACGAAGGTGACCATCATTTAGTAGTTTACACGGGTGCTGAAATTTCAGAGCACGTTGTGCGCTGGGATTCAAGCTTTGTTAATTTTGACTCTGTTGGAATTGACGAAAGCTCAAACCGTGTGGCGTTAATCACTAAATAGGAAATAATAAATGGCAGGTATTATCAGAGGGAACTTACTCGATGCCGAAGGCAACGAAGTAAACCCGGGTAAACCCGTCACATTAAAGGCCGTCCGATCGGACGGCCTACCTGATGTGACTATCACGACCAATGATTCTGGTCATTGGTCCTTAGAAGTGAACGCTGAAGTCGACTCTCAGGTCGACTTCACTTTTATTTACAATGGAGTAGATGTAGGTGCGCACGCGGTGCGTTTCATTGAAACAGCTGAAGTAGTAACCTTGCCGTATTCTAATTTCCGCGTTAAAGTGGGTAACACTGGTGTTATTGCATTTGCGGTAAAAGACGACCAAGGTAACGGAGTTCCGTACGCGGATGTCACCATCCACCGTGACGACGAAAACTCTGAACCAGTAGCGACAGTTAAAACTGATGGATTTGGTATAGCAACATACACAACTCCTCGTGAAAACTCTCCAGTTAATGTTAACTATTTTGCAAAGGCAGGTGGTAATGTTAACAGCAACTACATGCAGTGGGAAGATGGTGAAGAAGAAGGTCGCTTCGGAATCGGTGACTTTAAATACATTGAGAAAATCAATGCCATCGGACGCGGTAGTGTTTCTGGGACCATCCTAGATGCAGCAGGTGAACCACTGTGGGTTTCCGATATTGATATCTTCAACAAAGACACTTTAGAAAGCGTTACTACGCAAGGAGAGTCAATTAACGTAGATGGGTTCTTACATACGTTCGACCCACTACCGGAAGGCAAACACCACTTAGTCGCATACACCGAGGGTCAGTTCATTGAGTTTACGGTGGAATCCGGGACCTTCCCTAATCCGGATATCCATAACGTAACTCTCCCAATGGGAAATGCTAAGTTTTACCCGGGCGGAAGTTGGTCTAACATCTACGGTCAAGCTTTAGAATCAGACGGTAGTAAATACACTCCGACAGAATTTAGCACCATTGGAATTGAAGACAAAGATGGACAAGTAAGAACGGTTTCGATGTATCCTGATGGTTCTTTCATTTTCTCTATTAAGGGGGAAGTGGGCGAGACCGTAACGGAAATAATCAAAAACACCGCTGGTGAGGAAGTTGTCACACACCAAGGTGAGTTCATTGCTGCCTCTGAATTAAAGAGTCTCCCTTATTCTGTTACGACGTTGTACACCAACGGCACCGGTGACGTGGCCTTTGCGTTGCTTGACGCCGAAGGTAAGGGCATCCCTTACGCCCTGATCGTGACTTGGGATCCGAATGGTTACGGACAAGCGGTGACTGATGAATTCGGTATTGTAGAAACTTCGGTCTCTAAAGACGGAACCGCGTCCACGGTGAGAACCGGTGTTGAATTCGGAAACAAGTCCGCAGCCCACGAAGTGTCTTTCAGTGGGTCTTCAGTGGCGAGTGAATTCCGTAACATGACCTTCCCTAGTGTAGGTGATACCGTAAACGCCATGACCATCAGCGGTCGTATTTACGATCAAGGTGGTAATGGATTTAAACCGACTCGTTTAGGGGTATTCGACAAGCACACGTTGGGACACACTCCAGTGGACATGTCGTCGGTTAACGGTGACGGTACTTTCTCTTTTGACTTTGGTCCATTAGAAAAAGGCAAACATAACCTTGTTCTTGGTACCACGGGAGTTACCTTAGAGAAAACGACAGAATGGGCGATCGGTTTCCCTCCGGGTTTACGTACTGAACGTTTAAACTATTCTTCTTACCCGAACATTTACATTGGTGATGAAGGGTTGGTTGCATACCGCGCGAGTTTGATTGAAGACGCTAAGTTGATCCCTGTGGTCGGTATTCCAGCAAGTTTGTCTGTTCGTGTAAACGGAGAATGGAAAGAACTGGAAACGAAGTTGACCGACGATAACGGGATTGTGGAATATTCGTTACCACCGGAAATCGATGGCGTTCAACTAAGCGGTTATCATGAAGTTCGTTGTGTGATGGGACCGAATACGGAATCGGGCGGTATTACGTGGGTGAACGATCGTGATGTAATCAGTGAGTTTGGTTACTTCGATTACATTAATCCTGTTAACACTGGCGGGCGTTTATCAATTGAGTTAGAAGCGTTAAACCAAGATGGAACGAAAGTTGACCTCACCGATTGTGGTGTGGTGGTTCTGAATAGTTTCTTCTACGAATCTTACCTTGCTGAAATCACTGAGAACGCTAAGGGGACTTACTCGGTTTCTTTCCCTACCATGCCAGACGGAGACCACGATGTGGTGTTCTACAGCGGGAATGCGCAACGCAAGTTGTCATTAACTTGGGGCGGTGCTACAGCTAACGAACCTGCGGGTATTCAACTGGACCCGACCTCACCAACATCAGCCGTTGTTGACACCATAGTAACCGTATCTGGTTCAATCATTGACAGTGAAGGCAACGTTGTTCGTCCTGTGGAAGAAATGGAACTTTCTATCCGTGACGAAAATGCGACGACAGTTAAAGTTAAAGTGGGTCCATCAGGATCGTTCTCTTTTGAAGCAACGTCCGATACCATTAAGACTAAGACTTACTCCATCTTAGACGACGGCAATAACCTTTACGTTCACCAAGTGGAGTTTGTCTCCGCACCAGTGATTGAATTCGCCAATTACACTGGTGACAAGGTTGCGAAGACCCATAACGCCACCTTAGCAGTTGTGGTAAAAGATGCTGACTCTAATGGCATTGAGGGGATGTTGGTTAACTTCACTAACACTTATGATGCGAGTGTGGATTACGGTAAGGTGGTGACAGACGAGTTTGGTGTAGCTGAACTTGTTTTGAACTACAACCCAGACACCATCACTGCACCAAGTGTTCCGCAAGATGAAGTAACAGCGTTCATTAATGGCACGGACTTAAAAGACAGTCGCACCATTCGTTGGGCAACAGACACTGAGAACTCAGCAATTGAAATCGCTGACCTAGTGATCAGTCCTCAAACTTACGTTGGCGAACCTATTCAAGTAACCGGTAAGTTAGTTGGCAATTTGAACCAAACTAATACCTCTATCATGTGGTTGGTGGTGTTTAACAAATCCACCCTAGGTGGAAAGATGTTCAACGGCAACATTCAACCGGACGGTACATTTGACATCAACATCGGTCCTTATGATCTTGGTGCAAACGAATTAGTGTTTGCGACGAACAGTACTGTAATCCCTAGTACGGTGTTTGTAACCGAAGCACCTATCGTCCTTAAGGGGATGCGAACGCTCCCTTATTCGACCAGTAAGGTTAAACAATCAGGAAGCGCTACGCTTGCGTTTGCCGGCATTAACTCCGTAGACAAGCCAATGGTGGGTCAATCAATAGAACTACGCTTAGGAAGCGATACAGGGCTATTGCTGGACACTAAAACTACGGATGAGTTCGGTATCGTTGAGTTTACCGTGAACGATAATCCGGATACCCCTAATTCTGGTGACCTGACTTACTTTGCCGTGAGTGAAGGCATTACAACGAACGCCATTGTTGAATGGGGTGTGACAGACCCGGTAGTTGAAGAGCTGCATGGTTTTGAAGCCACTCGTCATGTGGCGGATGGTGAAGAAGGTGTGATCAAACTCAGTCCTCTTTCACACATGAGTTACACATCTGGTTCAGTCGCAACGGATCCGGGTGGTAACATCACGCCATGGGAAACGAAATCACATGTTGCTGGTGCGGTGATTCGCGTGTTTGATAAGCGAACGCTTCAAGAGATTGCTTTAACGGAAATAGACAGTGACCTTGATGTTTATGGTGAACGTTTCAACTTATACCGCATTCCTACACAAACCCTAGGCGACCATGAATTGGTGGTCTTTGGTGAAAACGCGGTGATGGAAACCACAATGACTTGGGATGCGGATACCGTGCTGGTTAAACCAACACGATTCAACATACTCAATAACAGTGGTAATGCGTTTATCCGGTTCAACCTTGATCAGTGGATTGATGGTACAGCCATCGATGGATCAGGTGATACGGCAGTGCTTACTGGCTATGTGGAAGCACAAATTTCTGACACACAAAACCACCCAGTTTACATCACACCGAAAGGTCGATTTGTTGCTAAATTGGGAGAAGGTAAGCCAGCCGGTAAACATCCTTACGACTTTAAAGTTGATGGCGTGGTTGTAGACACTCAGGAGATCAACTACTACGATCAACTTAATGTCACACTACTACCTTACAGCACACCTAAGCCAGCTAAAGGAAGAAGTGCGACCGTAGGGGTGATTGTTAAAGACGGTGACGGGAACGTAGTTCCTGATGCGTGCCTAACATTTACTCCGGGAGCAAGAAACTCTTTCGAGTATAAAGTCAACGTTAAGAGCGACTTTAACGGCATGGCAGAAGTGACTTGGAATCATGACGAAAGTTTCCCTGAGTTTACGATGTTGAGTGGCTACAACGGTGGGGTGACAGGAGAGTCGCTGTTAATCCGTTGGGTGGAATCACCTGAGCTAACCGGTGATCGTTTTGAAACCTTAGTGGTCCCTGAGAAAGTAGTAGGGGATGACAAAGCGGTAATTACTGGTAAGATCTTAGATCAGGACGGCAATCCTTACTCTAACGGTGAACTAGCGGTCTACAACAAGACGGAGATGACCAACACTGTACTTACGGGTAACATCCAACCGGACGGTACGTTTAGTGTGGAATTAGGTCCTTATCCATTCAAGACCTATGAGTTGATCTTTGCTACACTAGGTAACATCGATCGTCAAACGACACGGTGGGGTGGTAGTGGTATCTTAGCAAGTATCGAAATTGATCCTGATAGTGGCACTCGCGGGCTATTAGGTGACACCGTTGAGATCTTTGGTAGTTCCACGGACACTATCGGCACACCATTCACACCAGATGAAGGGGTTTACACTCTGGATGTTGTGAATGATAAAAACGGTGATGTTCTCCCAACGGTTATCGACGCGCAAGGTAACTGGTCCTTCAATGCGACTCATGAAGTAAGTGAAACGGTCACATACACCTTTAAAGATGGTGAGACAGTCTTAGCGACTCATGCGGTTGAGTTCTTTGAAGGTGCGGGTACTTTACGTAACTTCGATGTCCCTAGCACGGTTAAGGTGGGTCTGAACGAAGACTTCACATTAACGGGTGAAGTGTACAACACCATGAACAAACTTTACCGACCAATCGTTGACGAATTGTTCACACTGGTGCTGGATGAGACTACTGAGTTCCAAGGCACGATTCATACTGACGGTACATTCAGCGTGAAGCCGACGAATGATAAAGTGGAAACTCAAAGCTTTACCTTTAAGGTCGGAGAAGACACTTACGACACAGTAGACGTCAAGTGGTGTCAGACGGTAAGTTTAGCGTTTAACGCAGACTCTCAACCTAAGGCTGTTGTCGGTGATGATGCTTATGTATCAATCCGAGTGGTGGATGAGAACGGAGAAAGCGTTACCGGGCGTGTAGTGGAGTTCTATGAAGGTGAAGTCACTGGTGAACCTCTAGATACTGAGGATGTCTACAGTGAGACCTACATTGGTTACTGGCCTAAAGAAGCCACTGAAGTGGGTGACGTAGTAATCACTGCTAAGTTGGGTGGTATTCAAGATACCTTGACATTGTCTTGGGTAGGTAGTGATCCTAAGATCGCGGCTGGATTTGGTCGTAAGACCTCAAGAACGGGTTACGTGGTTGACACTAAACCGGCTTCCGGTACAACAGCAACACTACGAGGCACAGTTGTAGACCAAGACGGCACGCCGTTAGTAGGTCCACAATTCCTTAAAGTGTTCGATCAGGGGTCGTTTGACTTAACGGATTACTCTGCACAAGTTCAAGCTGATGGTACGTTCGATATCGAGCTCCCAGTGCAACCAGATGGTACTTACAACTACAGTCTTGTTACTGAAGGTAACGTGGGTTCCATCAGAGGGATTTCTTGGGATGTTGAAAACGAAGACCTGAAAACGGTTAAGTTGGATGCGAGCGTTCCTACTCAGGTTAATGTTGCTAGCACGCACACGCTTCAAGGTACTATCTTGGATAGCGCTGGTGACACCGTTGCTCCGTCTAAGAGCACTACGGTTTACGTAAACAGCAGTGAGGGTAACACCTACGAGTTTACAGTCACTCCGGGTGGAACGTGGTCGTTTGCCTACACCTTTAGTAATGCAGGGGATGTGTTGTTTGACTTCCATACTTACCAAGGTAAGTACTTGGGGTCGGTTACAATCACGGTTGAAGAAGCGGCACCGGTATTCACTTCTATTGAGTGGGTTGGTGAACAACCTACAGAAGGAATGGTTGGTGAGTCTGTGAAACTAACGGCGGTTACTTTAGACCAATACGGAAATCCGATCGATAGCGTTTCAGTACGTCCATTCATTAATGGTGTACCACAAAACGCCTTCCGTTCTCCTCCGGGTGGTTCTTGGAGTCTGGATTACACTTCAACCGAAGCAGGTCCAGTGCTTTATGAATTTGGCTGGGAACCGGACGTTGCTCGTATTGGACACACTGTTGAGTGGAAGCTTCCAGTGGATTCAATCGAAGTCATGCGCTATTCTGACTCTAATGCTGTACCGGGACAAACCGCGTTTGTACCATTTGCTGCTCTAGATAGTTCAGGTAAAGGCATTGCAGGTGTTCCTATTGCCCTGCACTTGGATTCGGCTTCGGGTACGTTGTTAACCACTGTAACCACCAACGAGTTTGGCATTGCTGAGTTTAACGTTCCTCAGAAAGGAAGTAACGCTAACCGCTTGATCTACGCTAAATACGGTGACATTGTGAAAGAACGTCGCCAATGGTGGGCTAACGATCCACTAACACCGGCAACAGGATTTGCTAACTTAACGGTCACCAATCCAGTGCCTGAAGGTGAACGTGCACTAGTTAGTGTTCAAGCAGTAGCAAGTGATGGCGGTCTTCGCCCACTGTCTACGGTAGGTATCTTTGATCCAGAAACATTAGATCAAGTCTCATTTAACCGCGTAACTACCGGTGAGTCTAAATCCCACTTGTTGGACTTCGGACACAGTGGAACAGGAACTAAGACTTACATCTTAACTACTGACGCTGGTCACCAAGAGTTCACGGTAACTTGGGAAAGTAAACCTGTAGTAACACCAAACGACTTAGTATTCGATGCGGATTCTCCGGAATCATTAGTGGTAGGTGAATGGAATACGTTGAGCGGTAAGTTAGCAGTAGACGGTGTTCCAGTAACTGAATTGGATCACTACGTTAAAGCGACGATGACCGTGGGTGGACAGGAAAGCTACCTAGACTTGGATGTTAGCAAAGGGACGTTCCGCGTGCTGGTTAAACCAACAGCGGCTGGAACAGAAAACTACGACTTCAAACTTAATGATGTGAGTGTTGTGGTAAAGTCCTTCCGTCACAGTAACAACGTGACGTTAAACGACGTGAGTGTGTTATCGGTCACTACCCCTCAAATAGGTGACCCTGTGGTACTAAGTACTGTAGTGAAAGATAGCGAAGGGAACCCTATCCCTAAACTCCCGGTGACGTTTAAACTAGCCGGCGGGAACACACTCGCTACATTAAACACGGATGTCAAAGGAATGGTAACACATTCAGTGCCTTACCAATCCGGGACAATGTCTTCTGACTTTGAAATTAAAGTGGGAAGTGTCGTAGAAACAGTAACAGCAACTTGGAAACCAACTAATGAACTTATCGACGTGGCGTTTGAAGGACTAAGTACCCCAGCGACGGTTTACGATGGTGAATTAGCGAAAGTAACAGGTAAGTTAATCAACCAACAAAACAATGGGACGTCAACAACGAAGTTCGAGATCTACCATCGTGGGTTATTAACTCATACCAGTCATGCCGCCGATGTACAACCAGATGGTACGTTCGACTTTAATATTGGTCCGTTTGCAGTAGGGGTGAATGAATTCTACTTCATCATCAACGGCAAACGCATTGAACGTAGTATCGAGTACATTGAACGCACTGACCCAGAACTGAGTCGTGTTGAGTTAGATGAGGGTAATCCTACTTCAGGGTTCTCTGGTGAAAACTTAACCATCAGTGGTAAGGGTTATGATCAATACGGTGATCCAATTGCGAACGCTCAGGTTCAATGGGCAATTTCTGGTGACACACAACCTGCACTAACCACAGGTCCAGATGGTTCATTCAGCACAACGGTTACGCACAACACCAACGCTAGCATCACCTACCGATTCGGTGGTAATGACGGCATACCGGTGGCTAACTTGAGTATTGCGTGGACCGTGGCAACGTCAAACACGATGGCGTTTGTTGGTACATCACAATGTAAGCAAACTCAAAACAACGAAGCTAACATTGAGTTGTACGTGAAAGACCAAGACGGTGTTGGGGTTCAGGATGCTCAGATCGTAATTAGAGATCAGGGCTCAGAAACCCCTATAGCGACACTGACAACTAACGTGCGTGGTTTGGCGTCTTACGCCATCCCTTACGAAGCAGGTAATGATAACCGTACTATCGAAGCAACTCTGGAACAACTGACAGAGACGTTAGACATTACGTGGTATCCTGCGGTGACTAAGTATGCGACCGGCTTTACTCGTCTGTATATGGATAACCGCCCTGCTTCAGGAAAATCAACGACGGTACGTGGTCAGCTAGTTGATCAAGAAGGTAATCCAATCACAACGGCTTCAACGTTGGGTATCTTTAACACGATCACCTTGGAGAACCATGATTATATCGATCAACTACAACCGGACGGTACGTTTGAGTTTGAGTATGGTCCTGAGGTTGATAGCAACTACCCTATCTCGCTCTTCACCGATGCCGGTCATTTCGATGAGACGATCATCTGGGATTTGAATAACGCTGACATGAAACGTGTGGTGTTTGACAACAACATTCCTAGAATGACGAAGAGTAATGGTAGAGTTAGTCTACACGGTACGTTTGTGGACAGTGACGGGAATCCATTCACTCCGTTATCTAACACCGCGTGTACGGCAACTGGAGATAATGGTGATGCCTTTACAGGTACCATTAAAACGGATGGTACGTTCGAAGTTGAAGTATGGTTCCCTGAGTACCGTACCCACAAAGTCGACATATCCGCGCCTGATAAGACTTACCTAGGGACTTACTCTCTGGTAGTAACCGCAGATAACATCATTGATGAAATGCCTTACTCAGCTAACGTTGCAACCACGGGTCAGCCGGCAACAATGGCAGTGAAAGTCGTAAACCAAAGTGATGTTGCGGTGGAGGGTACTGAAGTCACTGCTCACTTGGGCGATCCAAGTAATCCGGCGGTGGTGACAGCGAACACGGACGCCAGAGGCATTGCAACCATGAATGTTCCTGCTCCAGCGGAAACAGGCAAAACAACGGTCTACTTTAAGAACAGTACTTCAGTGCTTGACGCAGAGGTGGATTGGAAGCCTGTGGACGATCTGGTTGGTAAAACATTCCAAGATGTCGTAACGTCGTCTCCGGCTGAATACGGTCAACCAGCTACAATCAGTGGTAAGCTGTTGGATCAGAACGGGGATGTGTTACCGGGTCGTAACCTTGGTGTTTACCACTTGAATGGAGGTACGTTGTTAGACACTACTGTAGTGAAGAACGATGGAACAGGGTTTACTCTGGAAGTTGGTCCTTTAACTACAGGAACTCATCAGCTAGTGTTGTTCACGGGTAATGCTGAACGTTATGAAGAAATTACATGGAACGTGGAAATCCCTCCTATTGGGAAACTAGAAACGGTCTCGTTCTCTTCAACTAAGGCTCCAAGTGGTCAACCTGCTAAAGTTCACTTCTACGTCCTTGCACCTAACTACGGTCGCGTCAAAGACGTTCCAGTAACCGCACGTTGGGGTAATGCTCAAGGTGAAGTTATTGCAACAGAAATGACGAACTCTGAAGGCTTGGTAAGTTACACCTTACCGGGAACGGACGAGTCTGGTGATCGACTAGGTGTGCATACGGTTTACGTTGAAGTTGGTGGTAAGTCCATCACAGATACCGTGGAGTGGGTAGACGACGAGTTGATTGGTCAGTCTATCATTGAGATCGACAACATGCAGAACATCGAATACGGGGAGAAATTCCTAGTTCGCATGACGGTCAGAGATCAAAATAACGAACCTATCCGTAACCCGGATTACAGTTTGTTCCAGCCTAAGTCTCGTCAAGAGGTTATTAATCTGGTTCGGATCGACTACCCGGGCGATGATGTGGTGTTCCAAGCAACCGCACAATCAAGTTCAGTAACGGAGTTGTATGTCGGTACTGACAATGACTATCGTGTTATCCCGGTTAACTGGGATTACGCTAACGACATCATTAAACCAGTAACCGCGGCGATCGACGTTGACGTTCCTGAATATCATCCTGTGGGCGTTGACTCAATAGTGAAAGGTAAAGTACTCGACACCAATGGTTTAGAGTTCCGACCAACTACTATTCTGAAGCTGAAAGCACGTCGTGTTAGCGATAATTCAGAAACTGAGTTGACGGTCATGCCAGATGGTGAATGGGCGTTTGTTGTGAACGAACCTACTGAGTCTGAAGTAGTGTACAAGTTAATGTACGGCAACGTAGAATTAATGGAATACACGGCTAAGTTCGGTGCTCCTGCAAGCTAATGTAAAGTAATAACTCAGGTGGGTTAGACCCACCTGAGTTATCTTTATTTTCCACTTATTTAAACCCCACTGAGAATTTATTGAACGAAACGCGTAACTGGGTTCTCCCTTGGCCCGGTATGTATAACAAGCAAAAGGAAGATACTAATGACGGGTGTTATTAGAGGAAACTTGTTGAAAGGTGACACGACGGTAAAACCTGATGGACCCGTCAGTCTTACCTTGAAACGAGACGATGGACTTCCAGATACGGAAGTCGTAACTGATGCTGATGGTAACTGGCAAGTCGAGGTTGAGTCGGCAACGAAAAAGAAAGTCAAATTTAGTTTCTTTGACAAAAGCAAGCCACTTGGTGAGCACGAAGTGGAGTTTGTCAAGGAATTAGAAATCATTCCTGCATCCGGTCGATTCACTAAAGAAAACCTGAATGGCTTCCACGGTCGATTGATTGATCAAGATCTGAATCCAATCTCTGATGAGGAAATCACTTACAAACGTAAGTACGACGATGCTGAAAACTGGATCGAAAGCAGCGTCACAACAAACGAACATGGTTACTTCAACGTAATGTGGGGGATCAACGAACTAGAGCCTAAGAAACTTTACGTTCAAATCTCGTACGGGGATTTGAGTGATGAGTTTACTTACGACTTTTCTGATGGTTCTTTGACCACTTATTTTGTTGACCCCGTGGGGCAAGAAGAATTGGCTCCGGGTGAGACCTTGAAAGTAGTCGGGCGTGCATTCCCGAATTACGGTTCAGGTGATGTTAACCTCACCGAGGACGCGTTCCTTGGTCACTTTGTGGATAACCCACTTTATTTCGTGGATAACAGTGAATCATTAGAGAGTGGCGGTAAGTTCGCTATTGATGTGGATGGTGCACACGCCACTTTAATGAGCAACAACGGTAACCTAGAAGTAAAACCACCTGTAGTTCAGGGATTGAAACCACCCGCGATTATGCGATTTGGTGTGCGCAGTGTGCTTGTCAACAACCCAGATCTACATTACAGTGGAAGTTTCCCACTTACTTGTTCGGTGTACACAGCGGATTACAAAAAGCCGAATGTGGACTCTGGTGAGTTGGAATTCTACGATTTCAATAACTCCCCGCATTCTTACGGCAGTTACCTGACAGAAGGTAATGATCGTTGGTATTCTGGTGAAGACTTTGTTAGTATTCGGGAAGGTGGGTATAAACACACAGTACTTTGTCGTGGTCGACCACTAGCCGATAATTACGTCCGCTGTTTTACTGACGGTGACATGCTTAACTTAGTAGGTGGCACTAGAAACTGGGTCCATGTGGGTAACGAAGTCGTAAACCGTCTTGCGTTGACCGACAACCAAGGAAATCCAAGATCGGGGGTAACTGTTTCTTTCTTCAAAGGAGATTCGGAAACAGCGTTCCGTCAAGCAACCACAGATGACCTAGGTTTAGTGGAAATCACGCTCCCTGCGGAGAGTGAAGTGACTCGCACCTTTATGCGTGCAGAAGCAGGTGGTGTTGAAGCAACATGGTACAATGACTGGGTCCCAGCTACACTAGAGGTTGTAGAGAGTGTTTCTACACCTTTCCTTCCGGTTTATTTTGACCGTGATTTCTTCATGTTTTTAACCACTCCTTTGGGTAAAGATGGTCAGCCATTTAACCCTCAGGACAGTGATGTATACGAAGGTCTCACGATTCAGTTATTAGACCGTTGGTACGTTCGTCCTTACCTCAGTAAGCGCGATGGGGCTTGTGAATACCTCCTTCCACTACAAGACGATGCCAACCCAATTAAAGGCGGTCGGTTATCAATGACTTGTGACCACTTCCACACAGAAAAAGATGTCGTGGTTGGTAAGCGTGTAGGATTAAATCCACTGCCTTACGCTCAGGGCACAAGTGTTGCCAATCAAGACCTAACCACTGGGTGGTTGTTGTTGGACGACGCTCTGGAGCCAGTAGAAGGCGGAGTGATTGATGTCTGGATCGATGATCGAAGTGGAGTAGCGGATCATAAACTGACTACCGACAAATACGGGATTGTAGAAATCACGGTTCCTTTTAAAGAGGGTGAGTTGGTACGTAAAGCTTACGCTAAACACGGGACAGATCAATTTGAACTAGAATTGATGTGGACTGAGAAAAACGCAGCTTGTCAAATTACAGTTACTCCTCCTCAAGGTGACATCGGTGTCGATGAACTCGTCACGTTTGATGTACGTTCGTTAGATCAACACGGTAACGAAGTTAATGAAGAATCCCCAGTTCTCTTTAACATGTATGGTTTCTCTAACCTCGGTGTTTACGACAAAGTCACACACAAAGTCGAATACCTAGGTTCGGACCGTACTACCGATGTAAACGTACAGACTAACGATAAAGTTGGTGGGCAAGAGCTGGTGTTCTTCACCGAAGCTGGATTTAAAGCAATTGAATTCAATGCTATTCAGCGTCCGGTGCGCAATACTGATCGCCTAGCATACAGTTCGAGTACCGCATTCCCTGACTCTGAAGCCTTAGTTGGTTTCCGTGTTTCTGATGAGAATGGACAAGGTGTTCCGGGTGAAACTGTTGAGATTCGATACCTAGGTAAAGAAGTCGACAAGTTAGTGGGTAACGCTTGGATTAAGGTCCACGAAGGTGGGTCTGATGAAGTCATCGCGACTTTGACTACGGATGAATTCGGTATTGTTGAATTCCCTACCGCCATGCCAACGGATACCGGAACTCATAGCTGGAGCGGTACAACGGTAAGTGCGGGACCTAAGGACAGAAAGGGTAAGACGGACGTCTACGTCCATTGGCGTGACGGGATTATCACTGACCTGAAGAATGTGAAGTCGATCCCGGTTACCGAGTCGGGTGAGAAAACGGTGTTCTCCGCAGAGTTGTGGGAAAACGTCAGTGCTGACAACCAAGTCATCACCGAAGACAACACGCATGTCTATGTTTACATAAAAGAACTGGGCCGTGTTCTAGAAAACACGAGCACTTTCTATAAGGGTCATAAAGTTTGTTCAATAGATGAGGTCTTACCGGACGGCACATACCACGCAGTACTCTACGTTCAGAACGCGCAACACGAGGTTACTTTATCGTGGGGTTCTGTGGCAGGTGTTAACCCGACTTCATTGACCTACAACAACTTTGTTCCTAAGAAGTTCCCTATTGGTGCAACTTACATGTCTTCGGTTAGCCTTAACGATGATGACGGTAAGATCACCGCAATGACCAGAGCGGTTAATGTAGAGGTTTACAACTCTGACAACCAAGTCATGGGTGAAGGTGTAATCGATGTTGATGGCAACGGTCGTATCCGATGGGTTACTACTTACGGTACTCCGAACCCGACCGAAACGTATGAGTTCCGAGACGGTTCAAAAGTACTGTTCTCTATGACAGTCGGACTTGTCACGTGGCCTAAGATTAAGATGGCTCCTTACAACCTAACCAACCCAGTGATTGGTCAAACGATTACTGTTGGGGCGTTTGTTGAAAACGAGGAAGAAACTGAAGCAGTAGACGGCATCTATGTGACAATGGAAGACAACTACGGCAACTTGCTTGCTGAAGGGGAAACGGATGAATTCGGTTTCTTTGACGTAAGCTACGACCGTATCGGAGAAGAGTCACATATGTTCGTTCGAGCTAGATGTGGACAAAGCTCTAACTATGACACCGCTCCTTGGACTGACACTAGCGCACCTCGTTGGGTGGACTTGCAGCTCACGAACCCACCAACTAGCGTGGATAACGATGGAAGTGTCTTCATGAACGGCATGATGCGAGATCAGGATGGTAATCCTGCTGATCGTGTTGCTTACAGCGTTTATGATGTTCGTAACCGTAGTACCATCGGTGGTCGTAGTAAATCAGACGGTCGCATCGAACCTTTCTTGGACAACATTGCATTGGGTAAAAACCCTGTCGTTGTTACCAGTGCCAACGGGATGGTTAGACATGTAGTCACTTACAAAAAGATGCCAGCTTCCGCTGATATCGTAAGTGGACACAGTGAAGCCTTGGCCTTTGATGGTAATCCTGAAATCACTTATCAGCTGAAGGATAGTGAAGGGAACAACTACGTTCCTAACGAAGGCGAAGTGGTTAACTTACTTACTCAAAGCGGGCGTTACCAGAAGCACGGTAATCCGGTAGGTCCTACAGGACTAGTCACCATACCTTGGTTCAACAAAGGTGTAGGACATGAGACTTATATCCTTGCTAACGAAGACATGTCTAAGGCTCTCAACACCACGCCTACTGAACACATCGCGATTAAGGAAGTTAGGGTGTTCCACGCCAGTGACTACCCTCAGTCCGGTGACCCGGGTATCATGTTGGTAAACGTTCAAGACTTTAACGATAACCCTATCCCTAATATCGAGTTCCGTGTGAAAAGCACTACCGATGGCTTCGAGTTAGATGCGGTTTACAAAACTGATCCCAACGGTGTTGGTAAGGTGCTGTTAGCCGGTCAGTCTGACGGAACAAACATCTCGGTCGAATTGACCTGTGGTAATGCAGTTACAAGTTACTCCATTGGTTGGGAGGATGGAGGTGAGTCTAGTCCCGGAACGGTAATTTTAGATGCGTTACCTTCAGAAGCTTCTGAAGACGACGATCTTCCAATCACAGGTAAAGTTGTTGATAGTGAAGGGAATGGGATTAGTGGCGCGTTCGTTTACTTGTACATAGGGACACCGAATAGTACCTATTACCAAGAGGACTCTGTTAACGCGGATGCCGATGGACGTTTCTCTATCTCTCCTTGGTTGGAATCAGGAAACAACAGGTTCCTTGTGGTTAACGGGGAAGACTTTGATAGTACCGAAGTGTTGTGTTACTCAACACCAATGGTTACTATGACTAACCTCACCATTCGTGATATTCACGAAAATCAGCGTGGTCGTATCTCAGCTCTTTATAAAGACAAGTACGGTAATCCGGTTCAAGGTGAAACCGTTGAGTTCCGATTTGACAGTGCAAGTGGTGAGTTAATAGATACCAAAACCACTAACGAGAAGGGTCATGCGTGGACTGAAGTTACTTGGGCGCAAGCACAAGGACACAGTGAGATTTACGCTGTTTGTAATGGGGCGTCGGACTCTAGCTACATTAACGTTGCAGAAGCGGGTGATGTCACTCCAGTGGTTTCTACTATCGCTTGGCACAACAATGTTGGGTTCATCCACCCAGAAATGCCAGCATTGATAATGGGTAAAGTGCTAGACCAACACGGTAACCCGTACTCTAAAGCGGAGGTGAACTATTATCGTCCTGACATCGGATCAAGGAATATGACTTATACTGACTCAGATGGTAACTTTACCTTAGAGGTCAGTCCGGGTCGTTTCGATCCTACCCGTAAGGATTTGTTTGGTGTACGTGGTAAGTTTACTGAGATCACCCCTAAGTGGAACATGGGAACCAAGTTCAAGTCTGGAACTATTAAATTTAACAAACCTGATTTTCCTGAAGGTATTCCATACGACTCAACCATCACCTTATCCGGTGCCGTGAAAGATACTGATGGAAGCATGGCTGAAGTGGGTGACTCTGTAATTAAACTGAAGGCGCGCGTTCGATCTGAAGGTTCGGAGCTAGGGTTGAAAGAGTTCACGGTTTCACCTGACGGCACTTGGTCCGTTGACATCCCAACACCGGATAAAGAAATTAAGTTCGATGTCTGGTTGGAAGATGAATACGGGAATGGTTGTGATCGTGTCGCACTTTGGGCAGGTCCGCCTAAGACCAAGACACTAGCGTTTGCTCCACCTACGCACGACTACATCCCTGAAGGGCAGAATCATACACGAGTGGTTTACTACTTGCTGGATGAGGAAGGAAAACCAATGCCTAACGTATCCATCGACTTTAAATATAAAGGGGATGCTGATTCTCGTTGGAATTATGGTTCAATGGATCGTACGGATGAAGATGGTCACGTTAACACTCGTATTCAGTTACGCAACAGCACGACTATTGAGTTGCGTATTAAAGCTGAAGGGTTAACAACCAAACACACTATCGTCAGAACTAGCGACCCAGTAGGTACGAACTTAGTTGGTGTTTATTACCCAGATTCAACCACCGTCTCTCGTGGATTGACTGGCTGGGCTAAGTTAACTGACATTGACGGTAAAGCACTCCCTGACGTTAGTGATGCGAAGATTGGCATCTACGACTTGGTAACTAGGGAGACGTATGACTTGAAACCTTGGAAATTGGATAATATCAACTTTGTCTATAACTTTAACCCGCCAGCTGGCAGACACCGTTTCATGCAGTACTCTGACGCTTACATGGACTACTACCAAGTTCCTAAGGTGGTAGAGGTGACCGAAAGTGATCCTTCTGAGGTGGTAATACCTACACAAGCAGTATTATCTCCGACCATGAGCAACGGCGGCCTTGTGACACGGTCGAACATGAACGTTAAAACTGGATTCCGTTTAGTAGACGACCAATACCGTGATTGGGACGCGACTGGTGAAGTGAATGTTTACGATGATTATGTTGGACTTCTGCGTGAGACCAGATCAGAGGGTGAAGTTCATCAGGTCCGAATATATGACCCACTCGATCCGGGTTTACGTACTTGGCGGGTATTTGCTGACTACAAAGAAGTTGGTACAGTCCCAATCTTCATTGTAGAAGGTGACGATGTCATGAACTTGGTACCGGGTTCTACGGTAATCAACCGGGTGAACAAACCAGCAATAGCGGTGTTTGGTTGTTATTCAGCTAATGACAATACACCTTCAGTTGGTAAGGTCATGAGTGTTTGGGAAGTTGGTAAAGAGGGAGCTAAACAAACTCTAACTACTGATGATAGAGGTTTGACATCCTTCAGTCTTCCTGCACAAACTTCACCGGGTGTTTACAACTACATGGTGGAGTACGACGGTAATCAAGTACCATTCAGTTTCCATTGGGTTCCGGGTGATATGGTATTGGGTGAAAGCTTTGGTGAGACATTCTTCCCGACTGTATGGTCTATGGAAGAGTACCAATCGTTCAAAGCGGAAGTGATTGATCAGAACGGTGATGTGGTGTCAAACGGCGTAGAAGGTATTTCAATTAAGGACCTTGATGATCCTCAAATGAACTACTGGTACAACATCGACGGTGAATATGTGAGACCGGCTTACTTCACAGAAGGCAAACACCTAATCGGTATGTCTGCTGGTGCGGCAAGTGAAATGTTTAATATCTTCAGCGGTAATGCTACCGGACTCCGCACTCTGGCTTACGCTCAAGGTAAGGGTCTGGATGGACAGAACCTCAAAGTAGCGTTTGGTCTAACTAACGAATCATTCGCACCGATTAATGGTGCGGTGGTTAAAGTGTGGTTAGGAGAAGCCGCTTCTTATTACGAGGTAACTACCGACGCTTACGGTATCGCTGAGTTTGACATCCCTCAACCTGAGGGTGTAACCCGTACTTGGTTGATCGCGGAATCAAATGGTCATGAGTTGAAGATACCGGTTGTTTGGGCTAAGAAACCAACACCAAGTAAATTCAGCGCATTGACAGTTCCGACATCAATCCCGGCGGGATCTAAGTTGGACTTCTCTGCAACGATCGTTAACCAAGATGACACACCGGACACCATCGATAACTGGAAAGCTATTCATGGTGGTGTGTACGTTAAGGTTAACCAGAAGTTTGAGTACTTGTTCTCAGCGTCTGGAGATCATTCGTTGAACATCATTGGTGATCTATCACCGGGTACTCACGAAATTGTGTTCTTCACATTAGCTGGGTACGAGGTGAAACAAATCACTATCACTTAAACATAACTAACTATAACCGAGTAGGACGAAAGTCCTACTCGGTTATTTATGCATCGTATAGACCCTAGCCATTAAGCAAGGAGTTATCATGGGTGCCAAATTAGAATTTAATTTCAATGAACAAGAACAAGTTTTAAAGTATTTAAATATCCAAAAAGAAACGATCCCAGAGCAATTAGTGGATGAACCTTCGGACGACGTACCGGAGCGCAACTGGGAAGAGTTATTAAGAGCACACTGGGAGGAAGACTCTTTACGTTCGATTAAGACTGTGCGCTTCATGAAAGACTTTGAACGCTACCGTGCAAGACCGGACATGAAGACAACCAACAAGTCCTTTATTCGTACTATGGATGTATTCCGTCGTATGGGTGTCAAGAACTGTGCATTCCATTTACAACTCAATAACCCGATGTTGGTTGGAGTGGATCCTCGTTCCCCGGACCTAACCGATGATCAACGCCTGATGATCATGAAAGAGATGCAAGAGAACTTCTGGTATTTCTTACGAGAAGTGTGTCACTTGAACGGAGGTATTCGCTTCCGTGCTAACCGTGCTAACATTTCCTTTGCGTGGTGTTGGTTGAATCACTTGACCACCATGCTGATACTTCCACGTCAGCAAGGGAAAGAATTGTCCGTTGATGCTAAAATCAAAACTATGAACGGATGGGTTCGAAACGGGGATCTTAAACCCGGTGACATAGTTTTAGCTTCAGACGGTTCTCCGGTCAAGGTTAAACAAGTTTACCCTCAAGGAGTGAAACCTCTATATTGGGTGACCATGGAAGATGGACGAAAAGTTAAAGCAGGACTTGATCACTTATGGAAAGTGTTTGATTGCGGACAGGATACTTGGAAGGTTTCCAGTACAAAGGAATTAATGACCGAGTTATGTAAAGGTCGGAAATACACTATTCCAATTGCTTACCCGGAACACAAATCCGACGTTAAGTTACCTGTACATCCTTGGTTGCTAGGTATGATCTTGGGTGGCAATGGTATCACTGGTGCGTTGTCCCATATAGGGAATCAAGACGTTAACGTTCGTCGTAAACTAGACCATATCCTAAACCTCCATGACAAACCCATTGTGACGGGGAAGGAAATTCCGGATGAATACTTCAATGCTTCTTACGTCCAGCGTGTGGAGCTCATACAAGGTCTGATGGATAGTCATGGGGAAGTTACACCTACGGGCAACTTACTGTGGGTGAATGACGACGTGGCGTTTAACGTTCGTTTGACGGAACTCATCCGTTCGGTGGGCGGTGTGGTTTATTCAAGTGAAGACGGAACGTGTTTAGAAATCAATGACCCTGCGTTGGACTTGTTAGTTTCCGTACAACATAAGAAAACCATGTTGAAACGTAACTCTAAAGGAGTACCAAGGCCCACTCAAATAGAGATCACTTCCATCGAGTACGCGGGCGATGAAGAAGCGCTTTGTATCGAGATTGATCACCCGAGTCATTTGTATGTTACCGACGATTACATTGTAACACATAATACCGTTACAGCACAGTGTATCTTTTTCTGGTTAACTTACATCTCTGGTCGTGCTTATGAATCTCACCTTATTACGCTAAAAGACGATAACCGCCAACAATTCGTTGACGCAATCAAAGGGATACGTAACAACATCCCAGCTTGGATGACAAACGTCACTTACCGAGATAAAGACGCGGGTAACTCGTTAACGTATTCAGCGTTTGGTGATGAAGTTAAGAACAAACTCACTATCTCAGTTCCTCAGATTGGGCAAGAAGCAGCACGAAACGTTGGTCGTGGTTTAACCATCAAATCTCGTTTCATAGATGAACCTGCGTACATTAAGTGGATGGAAGAAATTCTCAACGGTGCCGGTCCTTCTACGTTGACCGCTCGTGAGAACGCTCGTCGATTAAACGAGCCTTACGCCACCGGGTTCATTACAACACCTGCTAGTATCTTAACGGAATCCGGGCAGTACATGTACAACATCCTCATGGAGTCTACGGAGTGGCGTGAAAACTATTTCGATACTTACGGGGAATCTCATCTTTACGATGTATTGTTGAAGAATGCTCCTAAGGCTACCACCAGTCCTTCAGTAGGTATGGTGTTCAACTACTTACAACTTGGTAAAAATCGAGATTGGGTTAAGAAGACCATTGATGAACTTAAGCTTTCACTTAGTGAGGCTAAGATCGACTTGCTGTTGATGTGGGATGACAACGGTAAAGGTAAGTTATTCGATGATGAAACTCGTGACGCTTTGAATGAAGCCAAACGAGGTCGTAGTTGGAGTCAACAAATCTCCGGGACGTCGTTGTTCTTTGACTGGTTCATCTCCCAAGAAGAACACGCAGAGATCATGAGTGGTGGTAAAAACTCTACGTTCTACTTGATTGGACTGGATACATCTGGAGCGGTAGGTCGAGATGCTTGTACTATTGTAGTACGAGATATCCGAGATGGTTCTGTAGCGGGCGTAGGGCGCTATCAGCGTGCTTTCTTAACCGAGGTAGGGATGGTAGTCCAAACGTTGCTCATGGAGCTTCCTAATTCGTTATTGATACCAGAACGTAACTACGCTCACCACATGATCGATCAGTTACTACAATCTCTCCCTGCGATGGGACTCGATCCTTTTAAGAAAATCTACAACCGCATCTTCCAAGACCCAATGCGTTACCAAAACCATTACCGCGATATCAAAGCTCGCACCTTTGGTAACCGAAATGATGTGTTCTATCTCAAGTACAAAGAGTTCTTTGGATTTAACACTGGAGCGAAGTCTCGTGAAGTAATGTATGGTTTCTTAGAGGAAGCTGTGAGCTTAACCGGAACGGGAACCCGATACACCAAACTTATCGACGAGTTAACCAACTTGAAGATTAAGAATGGACGTATAGACCACGACACCGGTAATCACGATGATATCGTAATCAGCTGGTTGTTGACGTACTGGTTTATTAAGTTGGGTGAAAACAAAAACGAGTACGGTATCCCTGCGGGTATAGCGTTGAGTAACGTTGATATGTTGAAGCTCGGTGAGACTAAGAAAGAGTTGTCGGATCCTGTTAAACAAAAACGCATTGCTTTCTATCGACAAAAAATCGAAGAGGTCAGTGCGAAATTAATGGAAACCGATGAACCTGTTATCGTAGCACGTTTAGAGGTGGCTCTGGATCGTTTACGTGAAATGGTTCCAGCGGATGTGCGTAAATCTATCACTATTGACGATATTAAACGTCAAGCTGAAGCTGAACGCAACCGTAGAGCTCTGGAAAGTAAACGTTCGAAATTCCGTAACCGATAAATAAAAAGCAAAAATAACTCCTACCTCCTTAGGGAGGTAGGAGTTATTAACTTTGGACGCGTAAGATCCGTCATCGCCAAATGACTTCACTCTGTTCCACACTTTAACCAAAAGGAGTAGGAGTTATCATGTACGCCGCTTCCCAAACAAAGTTCGTACATAAAATGCGCATACGGTAAAACTTTACAATGCTAATCGTTTTAACTCTTCGTAGACGAAATCCGGATCGTTAGAAGTGATCACTTTAACTCCAGATGATAAAGATAATGTTTTTATTGCTTTCTTGTATTCTTTTTGGAAACGTTCGAAGTTTTCCGGTTTACTAATGTAACTTTCTACGTACTCAGTTTCTGGACGATCTTTACCTAGACGTTCTAAGTAAGTGGCGTGATCAGTTTGCAAGTAAACAATGACATCCGGGACCACGTTTCTCTCTAGGAAACGACCACCTTGTAAGTTACTCAACAAAATAGCGCAAGCATCATGATCTGCGTCTTGTTGGTAAACCATCGACGTTAATAGACAACGATCGGTGATTACTTGTTCTCCGGCTTTAAGCGCCGGGATAACACACTCTTGATAAAGGGCAACACGTTGACCGACACTGCAATGGATTTGAGCCACCTTAGGGATGTTGGGTGAGATAATCATTTTACGTAAGGCTCGCCATTCCTCAGAATCTTTACGAGGTTCTGCAAACACGACAGGGGCTTTCAGACCATCCTTCAACATCTTGTTTGTGATTTCTTGAATAAGGGTGGACTTGCCAGAATAATCCAAGCCTTCGAACGCAATTACTTTTTTCAAAACTTCTTTCCTTTATATAAAACTATGGTGAACCTATAGGTTCACCATAGTAGTTTGATTATACGTTATCTTTTGCCAGCACGCGCAACACAATATACAACATTAAGGCGGTGCGTAACGCCGAGTAAGTTGAACGGGTACGAATACCGGTCAAGTCCTGAACGATGTCATCCCCCATAGAACGGATTTTGAGCACACTCACATTTTGGTTACGAGGTGACGCATAAGTTCCCGCCATACGAGAAATCACTTCACGTAAGTTTGTTTGTCGGATTCGGTTAGAGTTTAAGTACTCAAACAGATGGGTTAACACCTCATCCACGAATTCTCGATAGAACTCACCACGTTTAGACTTCGACTGGTAGTTGCCCGGAAACTCTTTCAAGATACGTTCGAGTTTATCTTTTGGCGCACTGTCTATTTTCTTCGTGATGATGTCAGCGAAGCTCTCGCGATAGAAACCAGTCGGAGCCGTTAAGATCGTCTTGGCGTAGTTTTTGTAAACGTTAACTTGTTTAGTGATCTCTTTGACGGTCATCCCCTCTTCCATGTTAACTTGAGCTTTGTCAAGTTGCATGATGTTGGTACGGTTCTTTACATCGTGGAACACTTTGTTAATGTCGTTTACTAGACCACGCAGACGGTCTTGGATATCCCCCACCATGTAGATGATTTTCTTATCGTCATTCATGTTCATGAAGGTACGGTAGTGGATACCAGTGGTCGGACTCAAAATGAATTCTGCACGAGCGATGAATAGCGCACGCCAGCTTTCGTATTTCTTGATGTCGTATTTAAGACTCAGACGGTTGTAAGTCTCGTAAACGATTTCGGGTTTCGCTAAGTAGGGGTAGTCATTGTGGATCATCGAAGTAATACACTTACAATGATACATGAATAACACCATGATTTGGGCTTCACGCTTTAATCCACTTGGGAGTTGTTTGGAGAACTGAATCTTCCATAACAAATAAGGTATCGTGAGGTTAAATACGTCACCGGTTACTGCCCAATCTTTGTTTACCCACTTACACTCATGAAGGTTTTCTTTAAGCTCTTCTTCATCCACGTCCCAAATATCGGTAAACCATTCGTTACGATCTGCGGTAGTGAACGTAATCTTCTGCAAACCCAAGTAAGGAGATCCAAAGAAATCACCGTAGTCCGTCACTCCTACTTTACGAGTAGTAAAACTAAACATGTAACGCTTTAAGCGTTGGAACCATTTGGTGTCGATGATTAGATCTCGACCAAAGTTTTCACAAACTTCTAAAATAGCGTTGTCACGTTTGTAGTTAAAGTTGGGGATGAGAGATTCCATCCCGTCAACTAAATACTCGTCTTGACTTACATACGAGTCGTTATTGAAAAATGAAACGGTGGGTTCGTAGAAACCTTCCCCACCAAACACATCGTGTTCCATCAACATTACATTCTCCCCGGAACTGTTTTGCGGATCATTTCCGCCTTACGTTGGGTATCAGAGTAACTCATGTATTTCAACCATTTTTCTTCGAAATACTCTTTGTATTCTTTCCATGAGTCAGAGTAGTTATAAACTTCATCACGGATAGAGTCTACGTTAACACCACCGCGAACCACACCTTCATTGATTTTGTTGCGAACGTTTTTGTAGATGTGTGCTTTGGTTGCTAGCTGACATAGTTCAGCGAAGTACGGATAAGCTCGAGGGTTGATATGGGATAACGCGTCATCAGACTCTAAGACCAAACGAGCGGTCATGGAGAATATCCCGGACGGGCAATTACTGATGATAAACGTATTATTCCCGATCACTTGGATATTGGTAAACGTTTGAGGGATCGCACGGTTAGAACGAAGACCGTTCAACATACCAGCGGTCATATCATTCAAAGTACCTTCCCCACAACCTACGTTTTGTGCGGCCATGGAAAGCGCACCACTGGAAGCACCAATGGAACCTTGGTATACCTCCGCCACGGAAATGATCTTACGACCACCAGTTACAAAGTCAGGCACTTGGACTTGGATTTTACCTTGACCTAATTGAATGATACTAGATCCAGTTAAATCAAGTAATTCAGTAACACCGCCTTGGACGTTACATTGTTTGAGAACTATCCCGTGGATAACTCGTTCACGCAGACCCTGCTCAACGCTGTAGTTAAGCGGATCGGCTAACCAGTTATCCACAACGTTCTGGTTGGGGTCAGCGAATGCTAACTCCAGAACGTAGCTCGAGATGTCCCCGCCTTCTATTACTTCGTTGATCGCATAATCTACGCAGTTCATAATTATCACCTTAAGTTAAGAGGTCGGTTACGGTTCAATAAAATTCCAAAAGCAAAAATAAGGGGTAGGGGAAACGTCCCCTACCGAACCTTAAATATCAACCCAAAGATATTGAAACCCAACGCAAGCAATTCCCGGTCGAAAAGACCACCGACGATCACCAACCAAAGCGTCATTCGTAAAAGAGCCTACTTGCTATAGAATAGGACAAGAGTATTTAATGTAGGGATTCATTTACTGAGTCCCTCATTTAATGTTAGGTTTCCAATAATTAAAAGGAGTACTGACAATGTCATTTGTCTTTTCAGAAATCGTAAAAACACTGCAATTCATTTTGCTTCGTGTCATTTACGATAATTTCGATACCATCGTACATGCCGGTCATCGTGAGATCATTCGTCAACAAGGTGTCGGGGTAACGATTGTTAGATTTCGTAATGGGTTACGAGTAACCATGCGACGTGATGAACGTCTTCGTTATTTCATGGATTTTGAGAACGTTCCTTATCCCCAAGAAACCCGGGGGTTCACCATTACACTTGGTAAAGGTAAAAACCTAGTCAATCATAGGGTAATGAATGACGTCGGGGTGCGGCTTAATGCCTTTTTGGGTGACTCCGCTTATTCCAGCAATAAAAGTCTCATGATGCGATTTGCTTTAGATTGGGCTAGTAAGGATTTACGCATTAATACCCCTAGTTGGTTTAGTCGGTTCTTTGGCACCACCACGATTAACCATAACGGTGGGATCTTGAGTGAACTACCTCATCTGACCGTCCGACATACAACCGACTGGAAGTGGTTGGAAGGAAACAGTAAAGTCAAAGTTGAAGTAGAACTCTTAGGTGGAGTTCGAGAAACCATTTACATGGTACCGGAATAACTTAATGTATTAGTGGTGGGGCTTCGGTCCTACCACTAACTTTGTTTTTATTTTTATTCAAATCTATATTATCAACTAGATGGATCTTCAAATAACACGTCAGGAGCTTACCATGAATCACTTTATAGAGACTCTGTTATTCTTTCAATTTTACGAAAACATCGAACCTTGGTTAGAAGAAAGGTTTAAGGCAATCGATGAAGGGCTGGAAGCCCAACCTTGTGGTCAGGTCGTTCGTTTTAACGAACTGGATGTCACTTACCAAATCACAAAATCTGGAGTAGTACGACTCCACGTAGATTGGTTGCAACACCGAGCCTACGGACAAGTGTACAATTTTCATCGAGAGGATGACTTAGCGTTACAGTCGTTTAAAGATACCTTCAAAGAACATGTTTCACCTAAGAAGGTAAAATCGGCGAAGTTTAATCTCACCCAAACGATTAAAGCGAATATACCTAAACGAATATTAGACTCTATGGAGTCAGGGGAACTCACTCATTACCAAGCAGTGTACGGGACACTCAATACTCCGTTTTCTGCTTTTGTGCAACCTCGTATTCGAATCTTTGGTGGACGTAGTTACGAACTCGTCTTCAGTTTTCAAACCCCATTAGGAGGATATAAAGAATGCGTAATCGGAGATCTGGAAACAGCTTAGATTTAATTAACCGCACTCATTTGTTGTTATTGTTAAAAGACCTAACCACGGAACTAAAACAAGTCATTAATTTAAGGATTAATGATTTTGACCAACATAACCGAGTTAAGGTTTTCAACATCATCAATGAAAAGAGAGAATGTGAATGCACGTTATTCAATGAAGGTGAGGAGTTAATACTCTCCCTCTATGGATTACGTCATGTACTAGGAGAAGGAGTGAGTGAAGGTTTTGTATATCGTTTCGATCCTAAATCTAAAGAAGAGATCGAAGAAGTACAAACCCTGTTGTACGAAACCTTTGAACCTTACTTTAAGAAATACCTTACTGACGTTATCTTGAACGATTATTACCAAGAGTTAACGGGTCGTATATCCGCGATCAAAACTTCTAATCTCTGGGATATCCGATCTCATTTGAGTAAAGAACAAGTCACGGGCTTATATTTCTTTGACAAATACTTACGAGCGGAACTGGTTATGGTTAGGCGTGGTAAGTCTAAAGGGAAAGCTCACTATCGTATCACTCGCACTAGTTTATCCTTTGTTAAAGATACAGTGACGTTACCTGCGGATAACTCACTAAGTGATTAAAAACTAAGTGACATACATTATATGTTACAAAAACCTTTTTCTCACTCTTTTTTATCCACTCTAAAATGACGTATAAAAACGCATTTTAGGGAGGGGTTTGGGGTGGGTTCTAGGTCATGGGTGGGTTCGTAGGTCAAGTTGAGTCAAGTTGAAGAAAGAGTCAAGTTGAGAAAGTTTAAGTCAAGTTAAAAAGATTGGGAAAGAAAGTTAGAACTTTTATATTAATATATCTAACTATAGAGTATGACCTCCTTACAACGTAACGAGTATAACGAGTGAAGTGGTTAAGGTAAAGAGTCATACGTTAAGAAGGTATAGATACATAGTAGGATATCCGTTAAGGAGTCCTACTAGGGTTTATACTGCATTTTGAATATTTATACGTTAATTAAGGTTATTAGACCATGAATGAAAAAGAAGTATTAGCTGGGTTAGTTAGCAGAGCGTTACACTTAGGGGTAGGGTTAGTACTAGAGGAAGGAGATCATAAAGTTCTACTTAAGACTTACGAGATCCGTAATAAGTTAGAGTCAGCAGGTTATCACTTAGAGGTTCACCTAGAGCGTATAGGGGAGCGTTATAAGCTACGTACTGTAGGGTTAGTTGAACTAGGGTATAGTAACTTAACGTTAGACTATGGCTTAGGAGAACGAATAGACTTAAATACGTTCGGGGATTTAGATAAGGACAGTTTAATTAGCTTTATAGGTAGTAGAGCATTAGACTTTATCGATTTACCCATTATCCATAATAACGAATTAATCTTACACTACAACGTACCACCTATTAAGTTATAAGACTAGGAGTAACTACCATGAATGCAGCAAATCGAATTAAAGTAAGTAAAGCACTAATCCCAGTGATCTTAGGTTGGGTAGAACTTGCTACCTTTACAGACGCTAAGCGTTTAAAGACCAAACACCAAGGACATAAGGTTATAGCGAGCCTTACGTTGCCTTGGGATAAGGATAAACAAATAGCTGTAAAAGTATTATCCGTAGATACCGTAAGCTTTACGGTCGTCGTAGAAGGTATGGCTTACGTAGATCGTACTGGGATCTGTTTAAACGTAATGAACGAAGAAGTGTTATTCAACGAAGCGTATGAAGCTTTGAGAAGACGATCTGAAGGTTACTTAGACGTTTTACACCACTTAGCTAAAGAAACGCCGGAACTATTACCAGAGCTTACTTTCGAAGTAACGGATAGACACTTTACCGTTACACATAAAACTATACAAGATATTGGACTGGCTTTTCCTATTAACAAAAAACGAGAGTTTTAAATCATGAACTTAGTAACAAAATCTAAATTACAATTAGCTTTGGCTTCGTTAGTCAAAGAGTGGTTACAACTCGCTCCTCGGGTCAGTGCTGCGAAACCGTTAGGGGAGGACTTACTTATCGCTAAGTTTAAACTTCCTTGGGGGAACGACACGGTGTTCATTAAAGCGATAGCACGAACACGGAATGGTTGTACTATCGTCACTGAAGGTTTACGTCATTTAAACTTAAGTAACGTATTTAGTGAAGTGTATGTTGAACCAACCATCATCATCCAAGATAAGGTTTACCACCAAAACCTTTCGTTAGTTGGGAACTTACATCGCCATGCGTTCATTGAGTTGATCCAAGCTGGGGATTTGGGAGTAGAAGACATTATCATCGAACCTACTGACGAAGGAGTAAAGGTCAGTACGAAAGAAGGGATGTGTTCGATGACCACTACACTACATTCTCATGCAACACGAGGATCGGAACACTATGCCGCTCACGGACATATGGTAGTGCAACGAGAGTGTTTGGCTAAGACACTACTTAACAAGGCGTTATACGAACTCCCAGACATCTTAGAGCGGTTAATGCTGATGCCACTACCGGGTCCTCGGTTAACACCTAAGCGAGAGCGTATTATCAAGCTCCCGATAAGTAACGTTACTCAATACACACTTTACTTAGAATACCGTCGTGAATTAATTTACTTGGTGTTAGATACCGGTGAAGGGTTAATGGAATTTCTAGTTCCCCGAGAATACTTAGTTCGAGAACGTTGGGTGAAAGATCTAGTGACACACTTGAAGCATACTTTCTTACTCAGCAGACACGTCGACTTAAAGGAGGCGTATCGTCTCTGTAAGGAGCTAGAAACCCTTAATAATGATTATGGTAGTATATCAGTCGATGAAGACAACGAAACCGCTCTAGTGAACGTACACGAGCATTTATTGCCATACCACCAAAAACGTGTTTTCGAATTCACGACGAAAATCGAAACTAAACCACTTAAAATTTAATTCAACCACACCTAAGAAGGAAACTCGATCATGTTCCGTCAAAAACCAGAAAAACTATCTCAAGCTAAACTTAACTTCATCACCCGTCCATTGGTAAAACATTGGATCCTAGAAGCACACCGTATCGTCAAAGAACCCGGGTTTGTCGGTAAAATAGTGGTGGGTGCGTGTGGATACAGACACCAAGACATCATCATTAAGGTAGAAGCTATCGACGATAAACCAGATCATTACCTGATGACCGCTATGAACATTCCTTTCATGAACAGTGATTGGGAAGTGGAAGTCCATAAACACGTTAGCCTCACAACCCAGCGTATCCCAGAGATTAATGAAGTTCTGGACTCTGTGACAACCTTTGGGGAACGTGAGCTATTGAATCTAACCATGAGTAACCCTTCTAGTCTAGCAGAAATAGGGATTAACGTCTATGGGTGCAATAGTGCGATACACCACTTAGACCCTAAAGTTTTCAATGTTCATTATCAGGGTATCGGATACCCGCTAAGTATTGATGAACCTAAGACTTACCCAGAGTCCGAGATGACTTACGATGAAACCATTTTGGAAACACGGACCGCAATAACTGAGATTATCTCTGCCGAGATAGCTCGTTACCTCCCTTACGAAGTTGAACAAGCTTTGATGAAGAATCAGATCTTGTTTGGTGATGACCGATACCGCCCTGTAGTTTTAGCTAACGTTCCCGTTCACCAGAACGCTGGGTTCTCGGTCGTGTTGGATTATAACGGTGAACACTTTAGTTTGCTTATTAACTTAGTTAATGGTCATCGTGAAAAGTTTGACTTAGCACTTAATCACGTTGAGCGCAATGAACAACTTCATGAGATCAGTGATTGGATTCGTGGGATGTGTCGTACCACCGAACGTCAATTCGAACTCATTACCGAGTGTTATGACCGAGTTCGTAGTCAACCGACTCATTACGGTCGTCTAGATAAAAATTCAGAAACAGGCGAAATCGATTTGATCTTGGATAAAGATCTCTTCACAAGAGACATTCGTGTACTACTCGTACCGGGCAAATAACATAAATTAAACGTCAGTTGGACCAAGGAAAATGGAAAAACATAATTACCAAGAAATGGCTTTGTCGTTAGTAGAACAAACTATTAGCGAAGGTAAAGGTGAGGTCTTAACCCACGAAGGTAAGGTTACTTTAAAATTAGAAGGTAACGACTTACTCCTTATCATCAACGAAATCGTACACCGTTACAATGGATTACGCCTGCTAGACCGTAAGGGTCTAGCAGGATCCATAGAACGAGTACTTAACTTAACACTAAACACACCTGACTTAGGACACGAAGCTCAAGTGTTGTTCGATTTAGACCGAGGGACCTTCTGGCTGGATCCCCTTAAGCGCGTCATCACCAACTACTTACTAAACAGGAAAGCAGCATGAACACTAAATTAATCAACCTAGGTTTAAAAGGTTTATTTCAACACGCACTTCGTTCGATCCCTATTATCGTGGAGAAAGACTACTCCAAAGCTATGATGCATGATCTCTACGCTGCAAGGGTAACTAGTGGTGCGTGGGTTTCCCTCTCGTTTTATTGGAAAGAAGGTGACACGATTGTTGTTACAACAAAAGGGATGTCCCACATTGCTCAAACAGATTTTTCTTTTGATTACAACCCAAAGTACGGACATGACTTTGAAAAACTCATTCCTCACTCATGGAAACAAAAAGTCTCTGAAGGTGTTATCCGAACTTTCTTAAAGGCAGCCGACACTTATAACTTCGAAACGGGATTGATCAGGAGTAAGGAAGGTGAAACTCTAAGTTACTCAATGGGGTCTGACTTGGTACCGGATTTGAAATTCAATCTTAATCCGACTTTTGAATACGAACCTATCGAGTCATTAGTTAGAATGAGAGAGAAAATATATTTGTTGTTGGTGAAAGTAGCGCTCACAAACCTACAAGCATATATCGAACACGAGATCGCCACACAAGCTCATTTAAGTGAACTCGGGAAACCTTTAGTGGATTTCCCGCACATTCAAGGTGACCGATTACAAGTAGGATTAAGACAGTACGGTAGCGCGACACTCCACTTCGTTATCCCACTACCTTCTGGGGAAGAGTTGGTCTACTTGGTTCCTGAGTCCCGAGAAGACCGTCAAGTTTGGTATAAACATATTCAAGAACTCGTCAATGAGGAATTAGGGTCTTTTGATCATTCTTCAGTATGCCGAGGGTTATCGCAAGTTTATCGCAACACCAATAACGGGATGTTTGTTTTTAAACCCACGCCTCACGACGGTGTTGACGTAATGGTCGTTGACCAGTCACTTTTACCGTGGGCAAGTGAACATACTCGTGAGATCTCTTACATGCTCAAATAAGCCCCTAGGGGCTCCTTAGAGGAGCCCCTAATACTCCATTCGATAAATCATACCAATCTTTTTTAATTAAGCTCTTAGAGCCTTAAGGAACCATTATGAACAAACAATGTCCTTTTACTTTACACATGGGTTATGGTCTACACGGCATGCCTATTCCTCACCCACCTTCAAGCATACATACGTTTGAATCTCGTTTAGAGATGATGTCTAAGTTGGCTTACGCTTATCGAAGTTTTGACAATGCGTTCCAATGGATTGTTGATGTTTCTAATCAACTCCACCAAGACCGCGCTCAATCGTGGGATTTTGCTTATAAAAATCACCTCCTAATTTCTCCCGATAATTACGATAACCGTCAGTTCTCAATCGAACACCATAACCGTAAACGCAGTAGCATCACCATAACGGAATCCTACAATAAACTAAACCCTGACTTTTCGTTTAAGCTGGAATTCAGAGAAGGTAATGGATACGAACTTACTTGGGATTTACCTTGGGGTTTGTTTAAAAACCGGAACAACGAAGAGTGGTTTCATAAACGTCACTTTAATTTCAAGTTCAACACGTTAACTGAACCCGGCATCAAAGCCATGGTAGAGACCATCACCCAAGATATGTGGTTGGATCGTTTTAAAGTAGATAAAGAACTCGAAGCTTTCATACACGTGGTGAAGCCCTGTCCTAAGTTTAACTGGTTCAAATCAGAGCACGCCATCACCCGACCTTCTCCCATCAATGATGATTGCATGGATTCGGAACTAATTATTAGTCGTGTTCCCTTGAGACGAGAGTTGGTTACCTTACGTGGAACTTATAACGAACTCAGCGGTCTTAAGACCCACTTCATATTCTAAAGTTATTTCCTAACGGATAATATATTATATGTACTAAAAAGAATCCGTCGAAGACCCCCTGAAAAGGATGGGAAAGGGTTATTTTTACATACGAGTTATAGTAGTACTCCTTAGAGTGATCTATGAGGTACGAATAGTCACGGTGAGTGTTGTAGTACGAAGTACGTAAACACGATAAAAGGAGTGTACTACGTATAACGAGTAGTAGTTCATGTAATAGGCTTGCTGTAATCAGATAAAGGAATTATATCCCTATATTACTAAGGGGATATAAAACTGAGTCATTTAAGTTATTAGGATAATAACGTTAGTAGGAGTAGATTCAACATGAAAGAATTAGTAAAACAAATTGATAACACGAGTTTGCATCATTTACACGGAATGATCGTAACCGCTAAGGGGAAGCCTTATCGTCAACAAAACGTAAGCTTTACCGTTAAGGGCCGAAAGCAAGTTCGGTTAACACGAGCTCAAGGATGGTTAACTCATTTAACAAAACTCGTAGAAGGGTTCCCTATTCATTTAGTAGACTTAGCGGAAGAATTGCATTTTAAAGAAATCTTATTGCCGACTTACGAAGACTACGTGGTTCATGCTCCCTATGTGTGTAAAGTGATTAAATGGGAAGACTTAGAGCTATACATCTTACCGGGGTTCTTGGGGAACGCTGTCGCTGGGGATGGTAAGATCTACGAACTTTATGCAGATCATCGCAACAAAGATTGGTACTGGCAAGAAATCTACCCAAATCAAAACGGGTGTTATGATTTGATCAACAGTATCGACGGGGATATGTTGGAAGTCAGCGTAGACGACATTATTTATTTGTTGAAGTCTTGTGTTGTGACGGGGGATGATCTGAGTGACTACTACGCTAAGCGAGTAGTTAGTCGTCGAGCGGAAGTAGCATTAGAAGACGGGTGGGTGGAAATTGATCCTAAAGACATTTCTGAACCCCATCACGTTGCTGCGCTGAAACAAGCTGACCAAGACCATGTCTTAGTTAGACTAGAAGTAAAACCCAAGACGGTTAGAGAAGCGTTCCTGAACGCCTATAAGCGAGCGGGAGGCATTCCTGTAGAGTGGGACAATCGTCTCGCTGTTTAAACCAGCATCCTGCTTGCTGAAGAGCAAGCAGGATTATTGTTGTTTGTTAAATATTCATTAAAGGATTTATTATGTCCATAGATACACTAGGAATCGACGATGAAATCGTTTTGACCACAATAGCAAACATTAATGCGCATTATAAAGAAAAACGTAAATTCGTCGACATTGCAAAAATGCAAGACATCGCCCCAGATATATTGACTGTGCGTTTTCTAAATCAAGGTTTAGAAACCCCTACGCATTACTTGAAAGAGTTACGTAAGGATTTAGCTAAGCGTTTAGTTTTTGAAGGCGAACTTTCACTAGAAGAAATCGCTAAAACCTTAAGTTATGATAAAACATCAAACTTTTACGTTTGGTATCTATCCGTTTTTGGAGAACGTCCTACTAAGGTCCGTGCACGCATGGGGTTAAAATCAAAAAGACCGAGTTTAGGTTTAGTCAATGCGGTTATCAGCTCCATTGTCGAAAATATCGACCTTAATCCACATTTATACAAAGATGTTAATGTATTAATAAACGACAGTATTTATACAACAACTTACATCAGACAGAAGTTCATTGAACTGCACGGAGTAACCCCTAGGGCTTATTTGTTAAATAAGCAACTAGAGTACGTTGCCGAGCAAATCAAAAACCACGGGTATAAAGAAACCCGTCTGCTGGAAATGACCATCTACAACGCTCCTACTGGACTTAACAAAGCTTTTAAAGCAAAGTACGGTATGACTACCAGTGAATTTGGTGAATCAAAATCTATCGGTATGTGGGCCAAGGTCCATGGTGAAAACGTCTGGATACTCCCTTCCCTCATGGAAGAGATAATTGATAACGTTACCGAAAACCTGCTTGAAAATCGTCCCCACTTAACTGAGCTGAGAGAACTTTACGGAGTAAACACTTCTTCTTGGGAAAGAATGTTTACTCTGTACACAGGCATGTTACCTAGTAAGGCGCGCTTATTCATCCGATTGGAAATAGTGGTGTACTTTTTACAAAACACTCGTTGGAAGTTTTCTAAGATCTTAAGGAAGGTTGGTTCGGATTATGAATACGACATCAGAAGATACTTAATGGCTAATTACGGACTGACTCCTGCGGAAATCCGTAAACATAAAGGTCCACTCACTCGTCGTAACAAAACCAAGCAGTTTGTTCGTTTTGTTAAAACTAACGCCGACTTATGCATTAGAGAAGACGATATCCGTCTGGGTAAAATAAAGGAAACTGAATTATGTACCCTGTAGATAAAGAATCCAGAATTCGTTTAATGGAAGATCTGGACAAATGGATAAATGAACACTACTTAGAAAAAGTCACCGTCAAAGACCTAAGTCACCAACTAGGTGTGTTCATCCCAGATGTTTACCGTCTGTTTGCTGAACAACGCAACACTACCCCGGGAGAGTACCTCCGACGTAAACGTTTAGTTAAAGCCAAAGCTTTGTTAGAATCAGGAATCCGTCCAACGCTGGCTGGAGCCCACGTTGGGTATTCTCACTTCCAATCTTTCGTTAAAGAGTATAAAGCTTACTTTAAACGCCACCCTCGCGAAGATTACTCGGATACCCTTGAGGTCCCGACCATGGACTCTTATTCTAAAGAAACTATGGACCGATATTATCCTAGTGAGTTGCGTGAGAAGATATTGAATTATTTGCGTAAAAACATCAAAGTGAATTTCAATTACGCTGATGTAGAAAAGAAGTTTGGATTACCAGATCGTAGTTTAAGCGAAATGTTTGAACACTATTACGGTAAATCCTATCGTGAATGGAGAAAGGATACTAGGATGAAATTAGCTAAGGAGTTACTCCACAAAAATCCAAGTGTTAAGATTTCAGACTTAGCGACTACCGTAGGTTCTTGTAGTGCGACCTATTTACGGAAGCAATACCAAGAAGTCTATGGAGTTAATATTGTTGAGCTCCGGGAAACTTTGAGAGGTGTTCGTGTCTGATAAGAAATCGAAAGAACTCAAGAAGCTCAAAAGTGCCGCCAAGAAATATTGTTTGGAACCTAATGCCTCGGAATTAGTGTTAAAGAAAACCCTGTTTTCTTTACCTAAAGTCATTAAAATGTTCCGTGATGCAGGTGAGGGAAGTTTGTATGATTACATCACTCATTTAAAAATGCTGGAGGCGAAGAAACTCTTAGATGACACCGATCTTAATCTGACTTCTATTTCCAGAGCCATTGGCTACGCTGATCGTAAATCCTTGAGAGAAAACTTTATTAAGCAATTTGGTATGTATCCTTTGGATTACCGCAACCGACCGAAGACCAACGACCTAGCTTGGGATTTGTTTAAATCCCATCCTAAGCTAACTGTACAGCGTCAGACGTTTTTGTTGGATCATGTCAAGAAGCATTACAAGGATTCTGATTTAAGTATTCAGACACTATCAGACCGATTCCGTTTAACCCACCAAGACATAGACCTGATTATCAATCATCACTATGGGTCAGGATTGAAACAACTTTTATTAGACCTGCGTTTAAATCAAGCGCACGCTAAACTACCTAATTATTATAAGTCGGTGCGCCAACTCGCTGAGGAGTTAGGGTTTCTTGACTTTAATTATTTCGTAGTGAAGTTTGAAAGGAAATACGGAATGGGTCCCCGACGTTATCAACAACACGCACGTCTTTAAGTTATTTCCTAACTCAACGTACATTATATGTGAGCGGTACAAGATTAGGTTTAACTAGACTAGCGTGTCCGAAAAGAAAAGGTGTATGCCGCGAGTCCGACCTAGGAAGTTATCCCTTCATTACAACCGCTCACAACTCTTTTGGTTCAGAGGAAGTCCTCCTTGTCAACATCGATGTCACTAAAGCCATTCTCTGAACCACCCTATTCGAACAGAAACCACTACTTTTTGTTCGTAGGACACTCGAGCCTTTAACTCAGTGTCCACAGCGGTACACCCCTGACCGCTTTAAAAATGGAGAGTGTTTCCTCAGCTCCCACACTCCGCCAAGGGATGCTAAGCCGAGGCTAGCCGGCTGGGTTCTTCGACCGCGTAAGAATCCAGTTCGGGTAATTTCAGTATTGGCACTGAGTTCCACTGCTTTGACCATCCCCTTCGCCGGGGATGGTGCTTTTTTGCATTTTAAATATTTTTAACTAAACTTTAAAGGAGTTTAATATGTCTACATTACGTGCATGGTGTATTGGTGGTGCGGGTATTAACATCGGTTCTGCATGGAAAAAGTCGCTAAGAAACCTTCCTATCTCTAAAGTAGAGTTCATCGGTTTAGATACGTCTACTAACAACAAACCGGATGATGACTCGTTCATTTTAGAGTGTCCACCAAACACTCGTGGTGGTGGTAAGAAACGTACTTTGAATCGTGACCTCATTCCTGATTTTGTTAACCAAATGTTGGTGAAACATAAAGCGGGTGATTTCAACGTTGTGATTTACAGTGGTGCAGGCGCGTCGGGTTCTACTATCGGTCCTTTCTTAGTTCGTGCTCTCATGGAAGCAGGTATTCCTGTAGTTTCGTTCCTCGTGATCGATCAAACCACAGACATCGAACTGGACAACACGATCGCGACTCTACGTTCCCTAGATGGTCAGCGTAAGCATTTTGATATGCCGGTCGTAATGGATGTACTGCAAAACGACGAGGCTTTAACTCGCGGTGAGTTAAACAAAATTGCTGTCGAGCGTCTCAACTTGCTATCACTGTTCCTAACGGACAAACACGAAGAGTCAGACTACGAAGACATCCGTCATTTGTTGGACTACTCTAGTGCGGTCGATATCCCACCGTCTCTTACTCGTATCGAGTTCTATGACGGTCTGACTATCGATAAGCGCCAAGGTAGTGCAGTAGCGAGTTTCTCTCTATACAGCTCTCGTAACGACATCCGTTCCGTCCAAATTGGTAAAGGTTATCGTGTGACGGGTGTGATGCATCCAGATGCGATTACCCCTAACGATACAGGTGAACTACACATGATGCTTGAGTACGATAGCCTAACAGAACAAATCATCAATGATATGGAGCGTTCTAAAGAAAAAGCGGTAGAACGCCAGACTCAATTCACTAAGTCCCGTTCTAAGGACCTCACAGAGGGCTCTGACAATTCCGGGATGGTCTGGTAATACCTAAGTAAGACTTAACTACGTATGGCATCTTCTAGGTGCCATACGTTTATTATTTATATTTTTTAGTTTTATTAAAAACGGGAACGTAAATGAGAAAGAACTGTATTAAAGTCGTGAACATTGCACTTAACGACTATACAAAACTTATTGGAAACGAACATTCCGTTTTTAATGGAATTGCTCTGATCCACGAAACACTAACCGATTTGGGTTACCACGTTTTAAATCGTCATATTGTGTATGGCGACGAAGCAACGTTGTATCCGGTCAAAACTTTCATCCATACCACGCTCGTAGCGCAATCAAGTGGGATTTCCACCGACACTCAAGTTTCGGTGCGTCCTGCTAGTCCCGGGTGCTATGCAGTCATGTTTTTTAAATAAGGGGTAATTATGTACGTTGTCAACACGGGTCGAATTATGGAGAACTTACTTACTTTTGATAAGATGGAGTTCGATAATTTCACCATTCATGGTTATGTGCATGCTTTGTTGGAAGACGTCGTAGAAGTTTTTAATTCTAAGGACTTCGACCAAGCTTACGATCGTATCGGTCATCTCACCACACTACTAGGGAATAACACAGCAGTTGAAACGATTTATATCGAACTGTTGAACGATCTTAAAAAGTACGCTCGTGCTTCAGGTTGGGACCCACGCCTCAAAATGAAAATCTGTGAAGAGAAAAATGTGAAAAACCGTGACGGTATTATCCATCAAGTACTACTCATTATGGATTTGGATGCAACAGTTGAAGAACTTTCATTTGCCCCTGAATCATCAGTATCGTTAGGAGAGCTAGTAAGTGACAACCCTAGCCAAGATGAGCTTTCTAAACTCGTCCAATAAAACGAAAGTAGTAACTGTCGACCTTTCCCAAGTTAATCAATTAGTTTACGATTTGATGTTTGATAACGACCTTCGTTCAATTCCAACTGAACGAATAGCCGATGTAAAGGCAGGACTCATTTATCAAACCCTTAGGGATATATGTTCGAACTCAAAGTTCAAATTATGTGTCGCTCCTTCGGAATCCTCAAAGTACGAAGTAATCTACTTCCAAAACAAACCACAAGATCGTGTCGATTTTGAAATCCATTTAACCTCCCTTGAATACGAAACGACTTTGTTACATCGTTATTATTCAGCGGGAGTGTTAGAAGATATCTTAACCGACATCGGTTACGCCTTTTACCAAATATTGTACTCAATGACACCCAATACCCGATTTGAGCACGAGGTTCAGTTAGCTCTACCAAACATCGGACATTTGATAGTCGCAGTGCATGAAGACGATCTAAGGGAATGTAATGCTGACGATATATCAGACACAGTCATTAGCGGACTTTATACAGAGGCATTGCTTGACAGACTTCACGGAGATGACCCAAGCTGAGTTACTCCACGCTTTCTTTTATACGGCGTATGAAAACACCGTATCCTTTGGAAGACAAGCCGCAGTCGAGCAAGCCATCGCGGGGATGTTTACTAACTTGTTACGATCCATTGTGATCATAGAAAAGTTTGACGACTTCCCTTGGTTAATTATTCAAAGCGAAATCACGGCAATTTGTATTCAAATGGTGGAAGACATTGATGACATCCTATCCGGGAATGAATTGATTGCTTACAACCCACTTCCCAATGTTGAATATCCTAAGGCCATGATGTTGGAGATAGTTCATGAATGTTAATACTTTTTCGTATAATTTCAACATACCACCCGCGACCGACATCGAAGCATTGATGACGTTTGTGGGAAAGTTGTTGGGAGCGCATCAAGTTAAAAATACGATCACCTCTTTGTCCAATACGGAGCTCGATCACCCCATCCCCGAATCTAAGCAATTGTTGATGCAAGAAGCCTACCGGTTAAACGAATACATCGGTGCTTTGAAATCACAATGGGTTAATGTTGAGGTGGAAGATGCTCGTATGGCAGGACTATCGGTGATGATAGTCTTTAAGGTATCTGGGGATAGAACTAATGAATTTATTTCTATTAGCTGATATCAACTACCCGCTGTTAACCCAGTATGTTAATTCACTCTACGACCCTGATGCGTGGGTGTTAAATTCTGACATACTCGGGACCCATTTAAATGACCATCTACACCATTTAAATGACCAACACGGGGACCCCGATCCCATACTCACTAATTTGATCTTACCGGATACGACTCTATTAGAGATGTTCGTGCCTATTATGAAAGACCGTACCGTAGCTATGTTGCCGACGGTGGATGGGGGTGTCTGTCACTGCCCAATGATCATGTTGGTTAACCGTGTTCATTACGATCATTTTTATAGGCAATAATTGTCTGTCCAACCGAGGAGAACATCACAGTGATTTACAACATAGGTGAAGAAGACAAAATCAGTTTTCGCATCGTAGAATCTGGATTAATGAACAGTGCCTTTGAAGGCGTGACCTACCAAGGTACCGTGTCGTACGCAGTAGCCTTGCAAGTGACCAAAGACATTAACATCAAACACCAGAACCTAAAAGCTTACTTTAAGACCACATACCCTACGGCCCTCAACCCTACGGACTACCAATACATTTTGGTGAAACACCCGAATGGGATCATTGAAGCGATTGGGGAAACTTGGATTGTGAAAAACTCCCTTAAAGTAGTGAATGTGAAATCTAAAGTCATCACTATCACCAACTGGTCAGAATGGTTTAAAGACCCTATTGAAGATCGATTGAATTCATTAGGTGCGACCTTTACCATCAAAGATGTAGAATAATAACCATCCTACCCCAAACGGGGTAGGATGATCTTTTATATTTATTTTTTTTTCAAGGAAATGAGATGGAAAACTACTCAGACCAAGAACTAGATTTTAACCTAGAACAACTAAAGGAATGGGAACAACATTTTCCAAACCTATCATTAAAGGCGTACCTCGGACCCTTTAAACATCTTGATCTAACACAAACATGGTTCTGTCCTCGATGTAGAAACCTCGATAAACCACTGTTGTTAAGTTCAGATAAAGAAACCTTATACTGTGACTCCCATCCCCATGAGTGTGAGTACAACTACAGTAACTTTGAAAAACGTAAAGTTAAAAAGAGTTTCTTGGGTGAAGGTTATTCCCTACCGTTATCGGTAAACGACGTCGCCAACATCTCCCTCAGAAAGTTTGAGGATGAGAAACTAAAGATCATACAAGAACGCCACCGTCTCGATAAACTAGAAGAAGAAATTGAAAGTCATATTATAACACTGAAACGTACCTTAAAGTAATCCATTACTCTGAGGTTAATGATTTAGCATAAATTAAATTTTACCTTGGAGTGATATAATGATACAGCCGATGTTGTCTCCTTTTGTGGACGCGGATTATCATTCTGATAGAAACATCGTGAAACATTATCACGATCAGATGATCACCTACTTACAAAAACGATTTAAGGTGACCGCTGAACAAGCAGCCCAAATTGTTAAGAAAAAATTCCGACCTAATACTGGGGAATACCAAGACCGTAAGTTTAAAGTCTTGGAGAAAAATAAATACGGTGACCGTGAACTTAAAGTCATGACCGCCAGTGAGTTCTTTAAAAACGTACACAGTAACAACTACCACTTAAGCCCATCACTAGTGGGGTACAAAAACTCAGAAGAAGAGCAATCTGTTAACTCTATCGGGACAGAACGTTTTCTTAAGCTTCGTAAGTTGTACAAAAACAAACGACAAGACGCCAAAGATAGCGGTGATAAATGGTCGGAGAAAACCTATGACGTTATTCAGAACGCACTTAAGATCTTTAACAACGCACAGTCTGGTGCAATGTCGTCGAACGGCACACCTCTGGTTAATAAGTCCGGCCACACTTCGATGACTTCAACGTGTCGCGGACTTACGTCTACGGCTAACATCTGTAACGAAAAATTCCTAGCAGGTAACCGACTCTATAATACTTTCGAGAACACCTTACAAAACATCATAGCGACGGTTCAATACACTGACCTTGAACGCATGCAGAAAGTGATGGATAAGTTAGGGATGCGTCACGCTACTGTAGAAGAAGTGATGAACATGATTCGTCACTCTACTGGTCGTTATTGGCGTAACGCAGTTCGTATGCAAACGATCGAAGAACTAATCAACACTTTCCGTCCGGTGGAATTAACCGCTGTACTGTGTGTATTAGACTTAGAAGGTCTTCGTGTTACGAACCAGAAGACGTTATACGAGCTACTTGATGACTTCTCCAAAGTACCGGAAATACCAGAGGGAGCTAAAGCCGAGGATTACCCTAAACCGGATACCGGTGACCGATACATCCTTTGTGTTTCAAAGATCGTCGGTAAAGCGAGTAAACTCCAAATCAATCATCTTAATGCTTGGCACTTAGAGTGTGAACAAAAGTGGTTCGATTTCATTGAAATTTTCCTTAAGCAAGAAATTCCACCATCTGGTGTTTACAACATCAAAGATATGATTCGTGAAGTTGTATTGACTTCCGACACGGATTCTTCTATCTACACGGTAGATACGGTGGTTGACCAATACACCAAAGACCGTGCGACCTCACTTCGTACTAACGGTGTTTTGACATACTTTATACGTATGATCGCTGTTCATCAACACGCTCAGTTCTCTGAGAACATGAACGTGGCTCATCGCTTCCGTTACCGCTTGAACATGAAGAACGAATATTTGTTCGGAGCTTATGTTACCACAACGATGTCGAAACACTACTACGCGACACAGTTGATGGTAGAGGGGGTGATGAACAAAGAAGTTGAGATGGAGATTAAAGGTGTGCATTTACGCTCTGCCAAAATCGCTGCCAACATCAAGTCCTTTGCACACAAGCTGATGCGTGAAGTATTGGACGCTATCCATGAGCACCGTCAACTGGATGCTGCTGATATTTTGTATCGTGCGGCAGAACTGGAACGACAAATCATTGCGGATATAGAACGTGGGGATTGGTTGTGGTTGACAAAGTCTACGATTAAAGATGCGGAAGTTTATTCTAAACCTGAGTCGTCCGTTTACCAGTATCATGTGTTGTGGGAGAAGATCTTTGCTGAACAATACGGTCATGCTCCGGAATTACCGTATACGGCCATTAAAGTGAACGCCAAGACACTAAACCGAGCTTCTATTCAAAACTGGTTAGACGAACTACCGGAAGGGATTAAAAAGAAAGCGGAATCACACCTTGGTGATACCAGCAAGTTAACGACCCTTTACGTTCCTGAAGAATGTTTAGGTTCCGAGGGGATTCCTAAGGAAATCGTGCAAGCCGCCGATATTCGTGCTATTATCAAACAAAACCTCAAATGTGTTTACGCAGTATTAGAGTCCTTAGGTCTCTTTATTGTGAATGAGAAAATAACACGATTAATTAGTGACGAACACTAATAACTCCGTGCGGGTTATCCCGCACGGAGTCATCTTTACTGTATTCTTTTTTCTAACTCATTTCGCATCGCCACATAACGTTTCTCTAACAAAGGGTTACGTATTTGCTGTGTCGATAATTTAACATCTTGTCGTAACCATCGACGAACGTGACTCTGTAGGAATCCATTGTTCGTCCGAGTTATTTGGTTATAGTGGAATAAAACAGTGAGGACTTTCATATACGAGAAATTCCAAACCCACCTCGATTTAAGGTAAAGTCCATATTGTTCGGGATCTTTCCATACTACCGGGTTATTCGGGAAATTCGGAAGAGTATCGTAGATTTCTAAATCATCAATGAGTGCGTCTAAATTCCTTAACGGTTTCTTAGTTAATAAGTTGTCCATTTTTTCGACAGTCTTCACTAACAAACGTTCCACGGAATTGATCGCGTAAGTAGTTCGCGGTACCGTCAATAACTCATCGAAGTCACGTCCTGTGACTGTGTGCTGGTATAACGCGTTTAAGGTCACCAATCGGTTACCAAGAAGTTGAGCGTTGAGTAAAGGGAATTTAGGTAACCATAGATGAGGTTTAGGATCAAATCCGTAAGTCACCGCGTCTTTCAAATAACGCCAGTACCCAACCGCAAGTGCGGTGAAGTCGATACCGATGATGGCAAACTTACCGTCAGGGTCTTCGCGAGGCTTATCCTTAGTAGGTCGAAAGTCTAATTCAGTAGAATCGCTGTAAACTGGTATAAAGGGGCAAATGTCTTCGGTGTTAGTGATTAAATAATCTGTAAAGTTCAACTGTGATGGCAAAGATATTAGTAGCTCTCGGTAGCCTTGCTTATATAGCACATTTTGGTGAAGTTTACCATTGTTGTAAACACCGACCGCACTAATAGAACTCGCCCAACGTTCTCGCTTGAACTCAATAACTTGTTCTAATTCCTCGGATGTCCAATGAGGGTCTATTTGCATAAACTCCACTAGTTGAACCAGTGGATGTTCATTTGGTAAGCGGTAGCTGGTTTCCAACACCCGCTCTTTAAACTGTTCTTGGTTGAATCGACACATGCGTAATAAATTGGTTACATTGGTATAATGGTAACTCGCATTGGTCATAGAACTCAACTCGGTAAATAAAGTTTGCATAACTGTGTGTCCATTATATGTAGATAAAACTTTCTCCAGCCGTAAGGTTGGGGTGGATAGGACCAGAATTGAAATATTTAAGACATAAAATCGTAAGGTTTTGAAGTCCCTAAATATTTTCAGTCCTATATAACCTAGGTGTTAAGCAAGTGGTATTATTGCGATACCTTAATGTTTAATAACGTTATTGAATATTGAAACCCGAATAATAAAGGATCAATTATGATCTCAAGCAAAAATAGCTGGGATGAAATCGAAGAGAATGATCAATCTTCTAACAACCCACAAACCCAACAACCAACCAAAAATCAAACTGCACAACAAGGAGCAGAAAAAATGTCATCTAACAAAACCAACTCACTACTAGATTTCGCTAACGTTCTAGGTATGAACTCAATGATGTCTGGCGGTCGTAGCGTTCCTGTTGTGAACGAGATTGTTAAGAAGTTGAACGACTTCCGTGAAGAGAAAGACAAATCTTCTATCAACCCTGCGCTACAGCAAATCATCCCTCAAGAAGTAATTCTGATGGACACTAACCTGTCTCCAGTATTACCGGGTATCATCCTAGCTCGTCGCGTAGGTAACGCAATGATCATCGCTCCAGTGCAGTTCTCTAACCGTGAGATCGCTATCCAGCTGGAAGAAATTCACACTAACGGTGTGATGGGTCAAAACATGCCGGCGAAGGTGCAAATCAAACAAACACCAAACCGTTACATGAGTAAAGAAGTGGTTCGTAACCTAATCGAATCAATGAAACTTCGCTACGCTAACGACGGTGTAAACGACGTTCAACTTATCACGTCTCGTGTTATCGACCTAGAGTCTTACCAAACTCCAGAAAACAAAGAGATTGGTATGGCTGACCTACTAGCGAACGTTATCCTTGAAGAGTGGGAACGTGGTATGAAAACTACGCTAACCAAAACAATGGTTAAGCATGGTGTAGCACTGAAAACTCCATTCATCAACGCTAAAGGTCAAATCGACGAAAATGCGTACGGTCCAACTAAATGTGCGACTGCGCGTATCGAAGCGATGAAAAACCAATCTGGTACTCCAGTGAGCATCGACGGCGTACCGTCTGGCGCGAACATGTTAGTGCAGCTACAAACAGCACCAAAAGAAGGTCAGCAATACAACGCTGATGCTGCTCGCGGTATTGTTAACGCTTACTCTAACGTACTGTTGGTTGGCGTTCCGTTTGCCGTTTACACTGCGCAAATGGCAAACCGCCAAATCCAACCGATGTTCTCTCCAATGATGAACTCGAACGACATGTACCCTCATGGCTACCACCCGCTTCAAGCAGTTGTAGTAATGAACCACACTCGTGCACAAGCACAGATGGGTAACAACTCAGGTATCGCTTCATTCCTAATGGGTCTGTACGCGAACATGACTGTGAACCACAACCACCTGTTCACTGAGCCTCTACGTTTGGCTAAGATTGGTGCACGTGGTAACCTGTCTCACATCGAGCGTCGTATCGAAGACATGATTGGTGGTGCGCTAGGTAAGCGTGACGAGAAACTGAAGATGACAGAAGCCCGTCTAAAAGACATGGACTTCACTTCTTCTTGGATCCGTCGTAACATTGCCGAGCGTGCATCTTACGCCATCGACCTAGTTGAATTCGGTAACGAAGCGGCACTTCACAACTTCCTACTTAACCTTGTAGGTACTACTGAAGCGGCTACTGAAAACAAACTAGTAATCGTTAAAGTGATCGACTCTATCACTAACGGTGAAGCGTCTCGTCGTATTTCAGAGAACAAACAAACTGGTAAAGGTTGGACTCCAGAGAAAGCAGTTCTATGTCAATCTGGTATTCTGAACCCAGTAGGTACGTTCAAGCACAACGGTGAACTTCACTCACTAGAAGAAGTGGATGAAATCTTCCTAAGCCGTCTGTGTCCAACTGACACTACTCCGATGATTCAGTACCTACAAGCAGTGTACGGTGATGGTAACCAAACTCCAGAGCCAGTGCGTCGCTACCGCATGACTACTATGCTTCCTACACTGATCAACGATGATGTAAACATCACTGGTACTTCACGTCGTCACTACGTGGCACCAGAGTTTGCAGAATTCCTAGGTCAATGTCTAGACAAGCTTGGTAACCTAAATGCGTCTGGTACTATGGGTACGTTTGCATCTAACGTTGCAATCTACGCACCATCTGTTGAATACGCAGTAAACGCGGCAGCAGGTGCTTCTGGTGCTTACATGGTTAACGGTGGCGGTATCGTGGGCAATGCTTCTGGTATTGTTTACTCATAATCTGCTTCGTTAATTAAGTTCTAAGGGTGGGAGCTAACGCTCCCACTCCTTTATATCGTTTTTAAATTTTTTATCAAAAATAAGGAGTTCTGTAATGTCGTCTCCAACGAAAGATATTGCAGTAGAGGTATTAGCAAAGGAATCTTTTGACGATTTGCTTCCTATCAAACAGTTCCAGCGTTATCAGGAACAATCCGGGAAGAAATTCTTCGACGATCCTAGTTACTACGCTCCGCTTTATCCAGACTTCCGTGATTTCAATTACGCCCATGATACATCTAAGTCACAACCTGTTTATCTGAACGACTACGACTTCTGTTTAGAAGAAGATCGTGAACGTTTGGAGAAACTGATTCGTGTGGACTTTGATACGGACACTTTTGAAACCATTGCGTCGTGTGGTTGTGATAAACCTTTAAAGGGAAACCATTTAATTGGTTCTGGACGGGTTTGTAGAAACTGTGGTAACCAAGTGGAGCGCTTAGTTGATACTGAGTTATCGACCAAAGTTTGGTTACGTCTACCTACCGGTGTCCAATCATTCATCAACCCTGCGTTCTACAAGACATACTTGCAAAAGATCGCAACAGCTTCACCTAAGATAGAGATCATCACTTACATCATCGATCCAACCTATCGTCGTAAGGTCAACTCACAAAGTTCGGAAAAACTTCGTGATCTTCAATCTCATTTAAAACGTCTGATGACTCGTTTCGATCTCAACGAGTTTGTTGTTAATGCTGATACCATCATGGATTACTTTTTGTTAGGTGAAGGTCGAACTTTAACAGCACTTAAGAATTCCGATGCTAAAGAGATTATGTTGGGTTACTTTGATTACAAGGATATTGTTTTCACTAAGTATCTCCCGATACCTAATAAACTCTCTACCGTTATTGAAAAGGCGGGTAAAGAACGTTACGCTTCTTCAAGTCAGCTAAAAATGGATTCGACTTACATGTCCATCGCTGATACTAAAGATAACACTGACCTATACCAAGTAAATGAATTCGACATCCAAGAATCCATCGATCGTGTTGGTAAAGGGATAGTGGCGTTAGCGGCACAAAACTCTGCTCATTTAAAAGACTTCATGTTCCCTAAACCGGGAGCGGCACGTAAACTGGTGGCGTCTGGCTCTTTACCGATGACAGGTCGTTCAGTAATCACCTCTAAGACCGGAATACATAACCCGGGGATGATCGAAGTACCATGGATAATGGCACTCGCCCAGTTAGAGAAACAGATACTGTCCCATTTGTATCGTAAAGGTTATTCGCCGATGGCGGCACTGACCAAGATCAGTAAAGCCGCCCATTACCTCGACCCCGATATCGACGCTTTCTTTACTTATCATGAAGAACGCAATGATATTGTGTGTAAAGCAGGTCGTATGCCATCCATTCAGTATTTGTCTCGTCGCACCTTCTTTGCGCGAATTAAACGAGATCTGGGAGATCAATCTATTGGTCTACCGATACTGTCCGTGTCCAATTTTAATGCCGACTTCGACGGTGTGCAATCGCCGTCATTAAACTTCTTTAATTGCTGGAACCCCGTAAAACTCTATTTACTACAATAGTTGAGCGATCGACTATGAATGTGGGCGAAAGTCAGAAATAAAAATAGAGATGACCTAAGCTTAATGGAAAACCAACTTTACCAAGGATAAGTGTGGAGTGCTAAGGGATCACATCAATCGGAAATCAGCAGCGAAGACTCTCTCGTAGAGTAACGTTCAACGACTAGGTGGGGAGAAGTCTCCTCGAACAGGAAGAGTGGATTCAAGGAATGATGAAGCTAAGATATAGTCTCGCCCGGCATGAGAGTGTCGGAAGTCATTAACTTGGGGTGATGACTGGTGAACTAACGACTCACTTTAAAAAGCATCTTAACGGATGTAACAATGTATGCGGACCAGATGGCGCTATTCTTCTTACCTGACTTAAGATCTAAGGCGGTGAGTTATGGCGCATTCGGTCACCAATCGGTATTTGATGAAAACAAACCGTTCTCAATCAGTCGACATTACAAACAGCCGTCGACTAACTTGATGAACATCAATAACGTAATGCGAAAACTGGAGTTCAAATAATGAATACGTGTCGAGCTTTCTCTATGGGTACATCGGGGATCGTGCATGACAACCAAATGCAGTCTTATGCGAACATGATCCAGATGAACTTTGAACAGGTTCAAAACGTAGGCGGTTGGTTAGGAGAAGGTGCTTCTAACTTTATGGATTCCTTTAAGAACTTTGTTAACACCCGAGCTTGGGATTTAGCGAGCCGTATTCGTGGTAATGCCGAAGATCACTACATCGGTTACTACGACATCGGTATCGCGACTTCAATGGAAATGTTACAAGCTTCTCAAGGATTCATGCGTGATTACATCATGGCGATGCCGGGCGTGATGGACCTTTACAAAGAAGGAGAACTAAGTGGTTGGGAAGGTGAGTTCAGTGAATGGTGTACGGGTGTGGGTGAAGACAACATCTACTACCGTCGTCAAATGCACGGCTTATTGCAACTAGAACAGCAGGAAGACAAAAACGTAGCCCGTACTACTCATTTCTATGATTCCGTCGCTGGAACCGGTTTGAGTGTCCGTGAGCGCTATGATCTAGCAACTACCCGCACTGCTGTGAACCATCATCTTGCTAATAGTCTATTCGACTTCACTAATGCAGAAGGTGAATTACGCACCTCAGCAAAAGAAGCGGAAGACAAACAAAATAAAGGGGAGTAATCCCCTTCTTTTTATTAGGAGAGTTATGAGTTCTGTCAATATTGTTAATCGTCGTCGACTTACTATTTTTCGTAAAGACCAAATAGATCTAAGCGTCACCAAACTACTACGCACCTTAAAGAAAAGACCAGAGAAAAAGCGTTTCTTATTAGTTGAGTACGGGGAGCCTCTGGATGACCGTATCAACCCACAACATGCTGTATTAAAGCTCACCAACTTCACTTACAATGAAGAAGGGGATTTGACCGCACTAGTCTATCCTGCTGATACCGGGCGACCTAGCATCACACTAGGTGGGTGTGCTAAGCGAGTGAGTTTGGGGCAACTTTTATTGAGTTCTCGTGTTCCTACGTTTGAGTTTAAATTCAAACGAGTACGGAGGCCTGTGTTGAAGGATGAACAACCTGTTTATGATGAATTGGGTCGACAACAGTTTTTCTACAATTGTTGTTTGTACACGGTACCGATAGAAAAACCAATTTTATCAGAAGGTCAGAATTAACACACAGTCTTTTTCAAGTCTATATAACCTAAGTGTAAAATGAATGTATTTATTTAAACTTTGGAGACATCCCATGAAAGATTACGTGAACGTTCAACCTAAAAACACTGAAACTAAAACTTCTTGGTTGCGTAGCAACGGTATGTTTGCACTCATCTTTTTGGTGGGTGTTTACACATCGTTTAACTACGGCAACTGGTAAGTTACTTCCTCCTACCTTCGGGTAGGAGGATTCCCCTCCCTCTTTATTTTTTTAGGTTTATTATGGCTAAAGATTACATAGTCGGTACGATGTCCACTTTAGGACATATCACCGAAGCGACCGAAGTCGCAATGGACAGACACTTAGCTTATTGGTTCGCATCCCGTCGCAGCCAAGGCATGACTATCTTAAAAACAAATTCATTCGAGTGGGTTTTAAAAGAAGCCCAAGGTAACCAACAACGTGTTGCCGATGACGTTCAAAGTAACCTTAAACTCCATTTTGAAGAGTTGTTTCAGAACGTACAAGTTCAGACTTCCACCGAAGGATTTGAGAACGATCGAGATGGTCGTTTCCATCTTTATATACAAGTTTCTATTCAGCATGACGGACAATGGTATGATTTAGGATCCGCTGTCCAAGTGTCAGGCGAAACGTTTAACCTCATCAACCAAGGACGCATCAATGCAAGAGCAAGAACCTAACATGATCGAAGATATCACCGAAGATACGGTGATTGAAGAAATCGAAATCGCCAGTAATGAAGACCTCCGTTATCTTGATCGAGTTCGTGTAGTGGACGAAAAACACCGCGCGAGTTTAAACGAATCGTTCGGTTGGATTGGAGACCTAAAGCTGGTTAAAGTCGACGACCAATATGCGTTAAAAGACCCTGCCGGTGGTTATGTTATCTCTGATACCACTATCCATGAAAAAGCTTTCGTTAACCGCTGGTTAGATCAATTCGCATTGGGTTTCGTTGGACCTACTAATTACTTCGATGCCAGAGCTTGGGGTGAATTAACCCACGGTCATCAACGTGGCGTGGTGATAGTAGATGATAAAGGTGAAGCCATCTTCGTTATTCCACCTTTGTCCCGTATCCAATTAAATGAAACGGAACAATACGTTCTTGACCTCGCCCATAAAAACTTTACCAATGCGAGTTCAGCCGAACAAACTGGTGACGCACATCGTGCTAAAGAAATCGTTCGTCAGACGTCAGAACTCATCAAAACTCACATTAGTGATGAAACCATTACGGTAACACATTTGATCCCTGAATGGTTCTACACGAAATACGGCGTGGTGCCTTACATCAAGCGTTCGATGATCTATTGCCGTGATATGTATGGATTGAACCCGGAGATTAAAGAAGACTGGGAAATGGCGAAAAGCGTCTTCACCAACATCCATAACAAAACAGCGCTCACCCAAGAACAACTAATCTTTATGGAAATCTTAACAGAAGGAGAATTCACACCACCTGATTATGTTCCCGTAAATGAACCGAGTGAAATTTCACCAGAGTCGCCATCTAACAGCGAGGACTTTGATCCGTTTGAAAACTAATTAGATTGGCGAATAATAACTATGCAAGACAACCGCTTTTTCGGGTTATGGTTCAGTGACCAACATAACCTACATAGTAAGACCCCGACTAGTCACATACTGTACAACTCAAGTCAGTTTTTGACCCGTAGTCACAATTTAGAAGAAGTGGACATCGTTGTATTCGGTGGAGACTTTTATGAGCGTTTGGTCGACGCTTCTCACCCAGACATGCGATTAACCCAACACTGGATCAGAAAGTTCTTATTGGAATGTTTGGAGCACAACGTGATTGTGAGGGTGCTTGAAGGTACGTCCTCACATGACCGTGAACAGCCTGAGAACTTTGTAGTTCAATGTCCTGATGGGTTAGACCTTAAATGGGTGAAAGAGCTTTCATACGAGCGCATAGAGAAGCTTGGGATAGATGTCTTTTATGTTCCGGATAACATGGGTGGACTTTCTCCCGATATCATCTGGGACAAAACCTTAGAGATACTGGCGGCCAATGGAAAGAAAGAAGTTGATTACGTTTTCTTCCATGGTGCGTTCGAGTACCAAATTCCCCTTAAGTTTAGTAAACACTCACATTCTGAAACTCGCTGGCAGTCTATCGTAAAGCGTCATTTGTTTGCAGGGCATGTTCATAAACCATCGGAGTACGGGAAAATACGAGTCAGTGGTTCGTTTGACCGTATCAACCATGGCGAAGAGCATCCTAAAGGGGGCTACGAATTCTGGTGGGAACCAGAAAGTGATTGGTGTGAAACTAAATTTTGGGAGAATAAAAACGCCCTACCTTATTTACGTGTATTGCAGCATCCCGATGATGATAATGAATCGTTGTTGGATAAAGTGAATCGGTTGATCAAACTGAAGAACCCGATTCCTAAAAGCCGCATCCAGTTACGTGGTAAGAATGGGGCGTTGATCAAAGGGGTTGCGGAATACCTAAAGGGTAGCTACCCGCAATACTTCTTTGATATCGACTCTTCCAGTCAAGTGGACAAACTTATCTCCCCAGACATCATGAATGATTTGACTTACGAGGGAGTGACTTTAACAAAAGGTAACTTCTCTGAGCACCTTCGACAATACATGATCGAAGAGCGCACAGATCAAAATCTAATGAATGGTGCCTTGGAATTATTAGAGGAATTCTTATGAGGACCTTAGGTGAAATACTTCCGATGTCGGTCGGAACTGCATTAGCCTTTGAGGGAGAGGAGGGAAAACACGCCATCCCTAAGGCTGACACTTTCTTAATTAATTTACGCACCCTGATACGCAACGTACACGGTGCGTTCTCGAAAGACGATCCTCAAATAGAAGACATCGATGTTTTAAAGTCGGCATTGTTAGAGGACATCAAACAAATAGCTTCGGCTATTACGGAGATCGCTCCTCGTTCCGTTATCCACGTCGAGATCTATTACCCTTCATATAAGTCTTTAGGTCAAAAGTATCCGCACGCTAATATCTGGAAACCAAGAACACCCAAACAGATAGCGTTGAATGATTTATATGAAAAAGTGGCAAAGTCTTTTATTAAAGATCATTCGTCACTAGTGACACTTACGGATGTTGGCCTCCCGACGTTCAAAGGTAAGGGTCTTGTCATTACCCACCATCCGATCGATATCGCGGACACTGAAAGTTGGGGACGATTAACGTTGCTTGAATCTCACTCTGGTGTTGCTAAGCCCTATTTACAATGGAACAGTAAACTTACCGGTAAAGAAACAGCCAACTACAACATCCCGCTAAACCGAATGACCATCCAAGTGTTCGGGGACAACTCAGTGAATTTCTTAGGTCAAAGCAATGCGATCAAAAAGTTGGTGCGAGATCTAGCGGTTAAAGCGGGTTGGACATCGGCGACTACTCCGCAACGATGTCGTAGTTCGATCAACACATATTTAACGGGTGTGGACAAAAAAGGTTTACTCTTATTCTGGTAAGTCTTCACCCCGGTGCACCTTTATTAGCACAAAACCAAATTTTTAACTAATTCAATTTAAGGCAGAAAAGACTATGTCTCAACAAAACGGCAACGCACGCGTAAAAACTCCACTGAACGACTACTACGGTGTTCACCCTCAAACGGCGCAACCAGTGGAAGGTGCTAAGTTCCCGGGTCAAGCATTATGGGAATTTGCTAACAACGGTAAGGTGTTGTTCAAAGCGGATGATAAGCGTTACAATCCTAACGACCAACAAGCGTACAAAAAGAAAGAATGTGAGATGGAAGCATCTGACCGTAACATGATCTTTGAATTGTTGTTAGAAGCAGCAAACGACGAGACGTTTACTAAAGGTCAGTACACGATCAAAAAGCATCAATTCGTTCGTCAGAACGGTCAGTCTAAGCTTTCAGATCAACCAATTGCACAAGGTCAGTTCACAGTTATCCGTGACCAAAACGGCGTTATCTCCATGGGTTACACTCGCGGTGATTACAAAATCTTGTTTGTGTTCTCAGCTCCGGGTCACTCAGAACTCAAGTTCTTTGAGAACGGCGAGTGGGTTTCTAAAGAAGGCAAAATGTCACAAATGTGGGTTCGTTCTTACGTGAAACGCATGGGTGGCATTCTTAACACGAAAGAGATGGAAATCTACCAACCGCCTAAGCCTAAGAACAACAACTGGAACAACAACAATAACGGCGGTAACAATAACAACAACGGTGGTTGGGGCAATAACAACGGCGGCGGTAATGGCGGCGGTAATGATAACTTCGACGATATTGACTTCTAATTTACTTTTTGATAAGTAGTTCTGAAGAGGGGCTTCGGTCCCTCTTCCTCTTATGCTTTTGCTAAATTATTTCAAACCTACATTATCTTAGGGTAATCCATAGGAGATTAAACATGGAATTTCACATTACCAATAAAACCCGTTCTCAATTTAAAGGGATCGTGGTCTCCCACAAAGGCGAAACCATTAATTTCGCTGCCCACAGTAAGATCCATTGTGGGGACTCTGATGGTGATTTATTCATCCACACAAATGAATATTTCAAATCCATCCCGGAAGCCCGACTGGACAAAATGTTTGATGTCTTTAAGCGAGCTAAGGGAATCCTTGAACCCGATTACGCAGAAACATTAGGTAAGGACGACGAACTATTACGTAACCATCGTGATTACCGTTATTTGATCGATCGTTTGATTCCATTGGTTCGTGAACTTTACGAATCTGTTGATCTACGTAACTACTCGTATTACTTAAAACAATCTGGTGTTTGTGCTCCTCCTAGAGGGCTGCGTGAAACCGTATCTCGTGGCGAATACCATGCTGAACAAACCATTAACCCAACGGAGTATGAACAAGTAGCTGAACTCGCATTATTAATGCGACCAAGTTTCCCAATCATCTCCGGGATGATGCAAAAAGCAAAAGAGATTACCGGCGACGAATACAAAGAAGTGGTGACTGCTGGACTGTTCAAAGACTTTGATGTTTTCACTAACCATCACGGTTGGATTAAGATTCGTAACTACATGAATTACTTTTATTCAACCAATGGTGTGAACTCTTTACAGTTGTCCCTGATCTCCGAAGACTCGTATGTGAACCACGCATTTTATTCTGCGTTGTTTAGTCGACTCGGTTCAACTCACATTCCTTCTTTAGACAACAGCAAGAACATCGCTAAGTCTTTGTACTCAGTAGCCAAACAGTTCTCGGCACCATCGTCTCGTATTCGTGAAAAGAAACTCACCACGAAAGATGAGATGAATGAGAAACGCAGTCTGTACGAGATCTACTTCCTTAAAGAAGAAGTAAGCTCCGCAGATGAAGAATCTCATGCTGAGTTTTTCTCTATGGGTTTATTTGATTGCGAAGACAACCCGAGACACGCCGAACGTTTTGACATCCCGGCTGCGGGATTAAAAATCGAGAACGTTAAACTAGTAGAGTGGGTATACGACCAAATCCCAAGCAACTGGGAGTTCGAACTACAGCCACACATCTACACACTACTTCAATTAGTTTTCCAAGAACACATTTCTTACAACATCTACTTGTCATTAGACCATTACCAGTTAATGGCTGCGCTTTCATTAGCCACTGTAAAACTTCACGAGATGGGCTATCCTAAGTTAGCAACTCTTGTGTGTACAGTCTATGATGAAACCCAACCACGCAGTTTGACTGATGAAATTTTCTCATTAGACAGTGCAGATAAAGAAATGCTGGAATCGATATGCGCAGTGTATCGTGGCCAATCCACATTAACCGCAGATAACGAAGCCGTTATCGGAGCGAATGACTTCTTGAAGAACTTAGGTAACGGTCAATGGTCGTCTATCATCGAACCTAACATGTTAGGTGATGAAGCAATAATGAGCAATGCCGATCAAGGTGACTTGTTCGAAGTTGAACTCGACCGCTCCCTGAAAACTGAATTCCTCAACCTAATCAAAGAACTTAGCTCGTAAGAGTTTGTATTTATCATTAACGTTTAAAACGAAATTAAGGAAACCCAACCATGGCACAACTAGCACTTATCCGCGCTACTATCGGTCTATCTAGCCAATACCACGACCACTACATGCGTGCGCACTCTTTAAACCTATCTGGTGATGACACCAACCAATTACTTGGTGCTCGTCTAGGTAATACTTCATTAGTGGCTCCATCGGAAATGAACAACATCGCAGCTCGTTCTGGTGGCGTTGCGACTCAAGCGTCCGGTGTAGCGGGCATCGAGGATGGCTGGCAAACATCCCGTGGTCTAGCAAGTTTTGAATTCGCCATCAACGGTGCTTCACCGGTGCAAGCGCAAACCTTGACAGTATACGGTTACATGTATGGGGGTTCACCGGCTGACACCGGTGGTGCGTTACCAGCTGACGCGATGTTTGTCCCTGTTCGTATGTGGATGGTAGAAACCGCCGTATCGACCGATCACACAGGGTTCCCACAAGAAAGCCGTATGATGTCCCAATCAGGTACTTACTTGTTGAACGACCCTAATTCCATGGGTAACCCTAATAACGGACTGCACACCATCCGTCCGGTGGACGTGATCAACTCTGCATCGGCCTTTGCCGCCTTTGACGACGACGAGCAACCTTCCGGCATGCTAGATGGTTTTGGTGGTTCAAGCACCGGTATGTTACAAACCGCCGGTATGAACATCTCCAAGTCCAATAACCAGTCTACTGTAGACTACGCAAACAAAATTTTGACAGCAGCGGCAACGGCATCGTTTGAGAACGAAAAGCGCCAAGACCGTTATGAAGCTATCTCTATGGCAACTGGTCTTAACAGCATCCGTGAAGTATCATTGGAAGACAACCCGTTCATCCGTGTAATGCGTCGCGAACTTGGTTATGTGAATATGGCGAACTTCGTTGGATTCAGTATGAGTGAAATCGCAACGGTATTTGAAAACTTCTACCAAGTAACTAACGCTCAACTAACAGACGTGAACAGTTTCGATGTTGCCGACCATCGTTATACTTCTAACGCTATGGGTGGTTCTACATTCGAAACACTCGTGTGTTCTGAACTTAACAACATCGCCAACGCCGTTCTAGATGGTCACCGACTATCTTATCTGAGCATTCGTGCGACCAATGACGTACAACAAGGTATGGGACAAATTGTCATTAACGGTCTACCTGTGTTATACCAAATGGGTGAGTCCGCTCCTATGGTGGATAAAGACCCTGATTGGCAATACTTGGCGGCACAAGCGACTGAAACACTGCTTGCGCAATTCTACACTAAGTATAACGCAGAAATGATTCACGACCGAATGATTGTGGATTTCGAAGCTAACCTATCGTTGTTTGGTGAATCTACTATTACGGTAACGTTACACGGTAATCGTGAGAACCCACATAAAGAAACGTTCGGTACGATGGCGGGTAACCGTTTTGACCCATCACTGGTTACTTCACAAGGTCTGAACCAATCGGTAGGTGCGTTCTACAACAACCTAAAAGAATACATGAACTTCTAATCTCCGTCTCTGCAAGAGAGAAGTGCACGTCTTTCTTGCAGAATTAACCCATCAACTATTGATCAATATAACAAGGAAATTTCCTGATGAACGAACTGAATAAATTGTACGTCGCAATTACACGTACTTGGAACGCTACCCATAATGACATGGGTAAGCTTGAGTTGGAACTGGACGGTAACAAATACCCGATCACATTAGACGGGATGCCAGTTTACTTACCGTTTAATGAAGCACTAGAGCAAGACACGACCGACATCGTGTTCTTCCATCCGGCGTGTGAATCTATCATCTCTAAAGAGACTGAGATTTTCCGCATTATCCGCAAGTTAGTTGGCCTGCAATTACTGACACATTTCAAGAAGTTTGCGCCTGTTTTGTTTGATATTGCAAACAAGAAAGCCAAGCGTGGTTTGCGTAACGATCTCTTGGAACACATCGAAGTGATCAAGACGGCTAAAGCGGGTCATCGTAAAGAAGTTGCAGGGCTGCTTGACCACATGGCGGTGGAACTAGAGGACGATAACCTAGATCGCCGTTTTATCCACTTTGATATCAAACGTGGCGGTCGTAGTAAACTTACCGGCGACAAAACCTACTACAGCTGTAAACCAACTTTCCCGTTCTACAACGAACTTGTCCGTCGTCTAACTCGCACTGAAGGTGAACCAGCGAATAAGCAGGTTAAGATCTTAGGTCGTGAGTTTTCTCGTGGTGCCTTAGTGGTGGCTGAAGAAATCTTCCGTTTCGTATTGCCGGGTGTTGAAGATCCATTGGCTTACGAGCAAGAACAAACCTCAGCAGAAGCAGCACGCTTCACGGTATTGGTGAACACATACGCCTCAGTTATCGGCGACATGAACAACCTCCAAAACACGTTCCGTGCAGACTTTGACAAAGTAGGCGTTTACGAAATCGATACTTCGTTCACTACAATGTTGGAAGACATTGACGTCATCTATAAGCAAGTTCCACCTATGCCTTATAACTCTCAATCTAGCGGTTCTGAAAACGCTCGTGCTGAAGTTCAAACGCAACAGATGGTGACTAACTTAATGAGTCAGTCTTCTCACCAATCAACGGGTATTGAAAACGTATTACCGACTAACCATGTTGGCGGTGGCACTACAACGGAAGTTCAAACAGCAACTGCTAATGACGGTTACGCGTCTTTGGTTCGTGCTTCTCTAGCACCGGGTGAAACATGGGTGGGTGTATCCCAAGACCCTAATACTGGTCAGTTCATTCACACAGTCCAATCACCATCTGGTCCGGTACAAATTCGTTACACTCGCCAAGGTAACTTCTTGAGCCGTGAGTCGTCAATGATGCCGGGTATGGGTATGATGAACAACATGTTACCTTATGGTTACAACATGAACCAAGCACAAATGGCTGCTATCATGGCTGGCGGAATGAACCCTGCTATCCAAGAACAACCTTTATCTTACAACCACGTCACCCCAAGTCAGCCAATCACTGAACCGGCGACCACTTGGTAATCACACCCCGGGAACCTACGGGTTCCCGGGATTACTTTTTATTCATTAACTTTTCGGAGAAACCACATGTTAAAGCGCTTAAGCTCGGCTGAAGTCCAAGCCCTAGATCCAAAGGACCTAGAAGCATATCAACTTAAACTCATGGAAGAAGATTCCTTTGACGTTACTGAGATCTTAGAGAAAAACCCACCAAAGCCAAATGGTGGTTCGATCGATATCCTACGTCCGGCTTTAGTGGACAAAGAAGACCCAACCAAAGGTTGGACAGTTTACGGGCTGTTCTCAAACGAGTTCAGTAAATTGGAAGAGGTTACACTGGACGACATCATTAAAAATGTTAAAGCGAGAATCGAATCTCCTGAAGGCATGCTTTGTGAGGTTGGAGCTCGCCCGCCTATCGATAAAGAAAAATACCAAGCTACAGCAAACGGCGTTAAAGGTTATAAACAACTCATTGTTGCGCATTTCAATAACAGAGAAGCCCGCATTGGTTGTCGTGTTGTCGATATTCGTTTAGGTCGCTCTGGGATACATGTGACTTTCATCCCCGAAGGCGATAAAGCCGAGTTAGTGGAGAAATGGATTAAAGACCCTAAAGTTTCATTGCGTATGTACCCTCGCTTTGGTTACAATACTAAACTAGAGCAAGAGTTCATCACCTTTGACTTAGATAAAGAAATACTATTGCCTTAATAATCCGTACCCACCTCCTGTTAGGGAGGTGGGTACGAAAGTCTATTTATTTTTAACGTTTAAGGTTCATGCGTTGTACTAACTTATTAATAACTGCCGGTTCAATTATTAGTACCTCTTTCATATCTCCTATGTACTGTGAAGGATTTTCAACGTCATTTAAAAACGCCACAGTCCAGTGCAGGTGTTGAGGTACATTAAAGCTTTCCCATAGCACACGGTAAAAATCATAACGATGAGCGTGTAGAAAGCTTAAGTCTTGTATCGGGTACTTACCAGCGACAGAAAGTAAATACTCCTTATTAGAACGGATCATGGTTTTATATTCGTCAGTAAAAAACTGATCCATAGTCGGGGGTAGTTCAATCGCCATAACTAACCTTTTGAATGAGTGAGCAAAGACCTAATATAAAACAGGTCTATATTATCTAAGTGTGAACCAACCTAAGTAACATCAAAGGTAATCCAATGAAAGTCTATAAAATCGATAACCAAATTTTACCAGAGGTGACGTCCATCGCGATCAACCTCGCTGCAAATCCACACAATGCAGCATCTGGACGTAAGTACATGTCTGGTAACATGATTCCGAAATCATGTCGTGCAAAAGGCATTACCAAACGTCGTATCACTTCTGGCTTTGAGCGTCAGTACGGTGATCATGCTCGTAAGATTGTTGCGCCAAGCAACATGGAAGTGGAACTGGTCATTTACCGTAAGTCCATCAAATCTCAAGATGCGCGTACCGATGATTGGGGTGAGATACACGTCGTATACTTCGATGCAGATCTGCAACGATACGATGTACTACATCTACCTAAATATCATACGCATAACTTCTATGTGGGTTTTGAATACGACTACGATAAACAAATGTTAAATCGCCTACGTAAGGGGGCAACTTATGCTAAAGGTGAGGTCTTCGCTAAGTCCCCGGGGATAGATGATACCGGGGAATGGAAGTTCGGACTAGAGACCATGGTAGCCGGTATGACCTTACCGTCTACCGAAGAAGACGGCATCATGGTCCGTGATGATTACCTAGACCGTCTGATGGTGATGTTTGAACACGTACGTAAGTTCAGTTGGAATGAAGCAGAGTATATCCCAGTTAACCTTTATGGTACATTGGATAACCCTAAGGCATTCCCTGAGAACGGGGAGCGTGTTCGTGACGACGGACTGGTGATGGCATTCCGTCGAAGAGATGGCAATTCCGGATTAGCGTCTCTTACCAAGAAAGCGTTAATGAAACCTGACTTACTCTATGACGTGAAGTTCTATGCCCCACCTCACTCTATTGTTAAGAATATCGAAGTGCGTTCAGAACGCCTTAAGGATCGTTCTAATAACCGACGAGTTGAGAAACCAAGTTACGCTCATACCAAACTGCTGGAGATGTATGAGACTGAAGATAACAACATGTGGTACACATTAAAGATGTGGTACATTCATCAGATCAAGAAATTTGGGTCAGATGAAAGACTGCCGTTCTCTAATGAGTTACTTGCGTTTATTTATCAGTCGTTTGGTAACGTCACCAAAGATTACGCTCTCAATAAACCAAACTTCACTAAACGTACACACCGCAACAAGTCTTTGTTGGATTGGAACGTTAAAGTCACATTAAAAGAAGACGTGGCAGGTAAAGTCCGCTTTAAACTGTCCGACTTGAACGGTGGTAAAGGGGTGATCGTTAAAGTCTTTAAGAAAGAAGACGCTCCAGTGGATGAGTACGGTCGTTCCCCAGAAATCATCGTTAACAACACACCGGCATTCCGTCGTCAAATCTATGCATCTTTGATGGAAGCTTCGATCAACTTTATCAACCTTAACGTTTACGATGAGGTCATGAAATATCGTGAATCAGGGGATTATGATAAAGCGTATCAATCGTTGTTGGATTTCTACGAAGTTACTTCACCTGAGTTCTTCCGTATTGTAGATACGGTTGGTAAGGGTGACCCTAACTTTAAGTTCGACCACGTTGATTACATCAAGAAAGAAGGCATGATTTCTATCCAACGTCGTAGTGATTCCGAGATCGTGGGTGTGGAGGTTATCCGTCGTCTTTCTGAACGTTATGGTCAATGGAAACCTACTCCAGTTACTTTCACCAATGACCTAGGTCAACGTGAGAAAACACTGGAGCCAGTAATTATTAGTTCCATGCATTATTTGTTGCTGGATAAGTTTGGCACGGAGATGTCCTCAGAGTCATTTCCTAAGCGCAACCTATATGGTTTGCCAGCTAAACTGAACGCTAATGATAAGTACAACAAACACTACCGCAGTAAAGTAGACCGTAACACAGGTGAAACTGAAGCCCGTATTGCTATCTCTCATGAAGGTGGTGAAGAAACTGCTCGTATGTTAACTCTAGCTAACTCACCGGAGGCAGCTAGAATGGGGATTAAGCGCATCATTCGTGCTGATGACCCATTTGCTGTACCTGAGTTAGTGAAACGTGAAGAGTACCGTACTAACCGTGCGTTACAACTCACTATGAATATGTTAACAGACGCTGGATATGAACTAAGGACTGAAAATGAAAACGATCTCACTTCGTGAATTTGCTAACTTATCGGAAAAAGAAGTTATCGGATGGCGTAAAGATTTAATCAAGGTCAAAGTCATCGATGATGAAGGTAAGGAGTTAGTTAGTAATACTTATGACCTTATCATGACTTGGTATGGATTAGAACTCCACCGTCGTTACGAACACCTTAAAATTCCGTACACGATTAAGGAGATCATCCATTGTAAAGTCTATAACGATCAGACGTTACAGAGACCCCTGCAATACATGCTGGACATCCTCATCTCTCACGTGGGGGATCCAGTTGAAGCTGACTTCATAAAACAGATTGTTTACATCTGGCATTTCAAGATCAACAACATTCTGGTTTACCTAGGCTCACCGGGTGTGATCTCAGCGACCGCAGAAGACGTTATGGAAGTTTTCAATCATCCAATGATTGCGGATATCCGAGAACGCCTTCGTCGTGGTGAAATAACGTACGATGAAGCAGAAGAAGAGTTTAAACAAACGGTACTTCGTGAACCAACGTTGGACTTCTCTACCTTCATTATGCAGGCTCGTACTGGAGCGGTTTCCATCAACCAAGGTTTCCAAACCTTTATTTCTCGTGGGGCGTGTTTCGATCTGAATAACCGAATCATGCCGAACCCTATCGAACCTTCCTTTGCCGAAGGCATTACTAACCTAGCGGACGTACTAGCTGAATCTCGTTCAGCCGGTAAAGCACTGGTATCCAACGGTAAAGCACTGGAAGACTCGGAGTGGTTCCACCGTAAGTTACACTTAACCGCCAGCCCAGTGAAAGACATCGATCACTACCATGATTGTGGGACCACCACGGTAGTACCGGTTAGTCTTAAATCGAAAGATTTAATTAATTCACTGCAAGGTAAATACTACCATGATGAGAACGGCAACCTTAGACTGATTACTCGAGATGAAGTTAAGAAGTTAAAGGTGGGGGAAACTATCCACTTACGCTCTATGCAGTTTTGTCGTAACGAGAAAGCACCTTGTGCGGTTTGTTATGGGCAAATGCGAATGTCTGTACCGTACAATGTTATCATGCGTAAATCCGCTAACCCGGGAATGTTGAGCGGTACCGCGATAGCAGAACCTATTGGACAAGGTATGTTATCAACTAAGCACTTTATGCGACATGTGCAGGCGGTACCATTTACAGTCATGACTGGTGACGAAGAATATATTACAACTAACGGTGACGATATATTCCTCAAACCAGAAATGGTTAAATCTGGAACCCGCATTCAACTTCCCGTTTCGATGATCAGTGAACTAACTGACCTACGTTCTATGGAAAACTTAGATGAAGTACAAGACGATCAGTTGACGTGCTTCCCGACGTTAACCTTAACGTATGAAATGGAAGACCCGATGTTACCGGGAACCAAAACCAACACCACTGTTCACTTAGATACTCAAGTGAGTTCTCGACAAGCTCGAATGTCTAAAGAGTTTATCGAGTACACCATGCTACATGGTTGGGAGAAAACTAAGAAATACATCGAAATTGATATTAAGGATTTCGATACCGATTACCCGCTACTGTGTCTACCTTATGTATATGAGGATTTGGATAAATACCGTAGTGAGATCGAATCGTTCTTAGCGTTATCTCGTCGTAATAAAGCATGGCGTGACACCCAAGTTACTCCAGAGTTCTTTGGACAAGTGATGACGGATTTCTGGTTATTGATTAACCGTAAGTTCAAAAACATCAACATGGTACACATAGAGACACTCTTACACAGTACAACCGCCGTGGCACCTAGCGAGGGATTGTATAGGTTGCCGGTGGGGGACGAACCACGTTACTTTATACCGTTTAAGAACGCTATCGAGAATCGTGGCTTTGGTTCTTTGATCATCTATCAGGGTCAAAACAAAGTGATTGAATCCCCTTCAACGTTTTCTGTTAAAGAGCGTCAGGCGACAGCAATGGAGTGTTTCTTCACAAACGCCGCTAACTAGGAGGTAACATGCGCTCTACTGTAACTGTGTGGAAGGGCGGGACTTACCTAAGAATAACAGACTACAAAGCGCCGTTCGTAAAAGACGTCATTATGCCGTTTTGTCGACGGCGCTTATATCGTTTGGGTCAAGAACCGATCCCCGGGACTAGACAAAAACGTACTGTAGTCACGCATTCTTTTGCTCGTATGAATAATGACCGAAGTGAGTTTAGAATCTCAGCAGGGTTGCTTGATGACTTCATCCAGTTTATGGAAGGAGTGGGTTACAAGCAATCACGTGTTCAGATTAAAGACGAACCGGTTATCAAAGGGAAGGACGTTGAGTTTAAATGGAGAGAGGGTTGGGGTGCGCCTAGACCGCATCAGGAAGACTGGTGTGAGTATCAGTTAGCCGATGGTCCGGTTAAGGTAAACAACGCTGCCACAGGCCAAGGAAAAACGTTTATGGCGACGCATACCATGGTGAATACTGGTAAGCGTACGTTAATCACGTGTCTCCCACGTTATGTTTCCATTTGGTTTGAATCGCTGGGTAACTCCGTTGAGTTGCTCCCAGAAGACATCATGTTGGTGGGTAATGGTAAGATCGAAGAAGCTGCTGAGACCATTAAAGAAGGTCGAGCGGACCCTAAAATCATTATCTTGCCACTGACTCGATATGACACGTATTTAAAACGTGAACGTGAAGAAGAGATCCCATGTCTGGACGAAGTCTTTAATGACATGGAAATTGGTCTCCGAATCATGGATGAAGCACACGAAGATATTTATCGTGTGTACATGTCGATGTTGTTTGGGAACTTCGAAAAAACCATCGCACTCTCAGCGACGCTCAAGGCGGACGATGCTTTCGTTAACGATATTTATCGTTACGTGTATCCACCTAAGATGCGACTCAAAGAACCTGAGTATGATAAGTACATCGATGTAGTAGCGTACCACCACTACATCGACATGCAGAAATACCGTATCAACACCAAAGGGTTTGGTGGGTATTCTCATGTTAAGTATGAACAAGCCATACTCAAAAATCCAAAGTTGTACGGTCAGTACCTTGGTTTGTGTAAGCAAGCCTTTGAAGAATTTTACGCGAATGACCATAAAGAAGGTCAAAAGTGTTTGTGGTTCTTCAGTACGGTAGAAATGGCAACTCGGATGAAAGAGGACTTTGAGAAAGCATATCCGGACATGGATATCTGGAAGTTCACCAATACGGAATCTAAGAACAAAGAAACGGAAATGTCCTACATGGAACACCAAGTCGTCTTTACGACTCCACAGTCTTGTGGTACTGGTAAAGACATACCAGACTTGGCGGTAGCGTTCAGTCCGTATGCTTGTTCTTCTAGACAACGTAATGACCAAATGTTAGGTCGTACACGTCCGTTGAAGAACTACCCGGGTGATAGTCCTAAGTTCGTCTACTTTGTGTGTAGTTCTATCCCTAAGCAGAAAGAGTACCACCAGAAGCGAAAAGAGTTGTTCTCTGTGAAGTCCAAGTCACATCGAAACATCAATTCTTTCCACCACATTACTTAGCCCACCAATATCGACCTGAAGTAATTTCAGGTCGATATTATTTATGTGTACAATGGAGTTATTGTTATGTCACCGTTATTAAGAAACATCAAGTTAAACCTGTTAATCAACACAACTTATTATTCTCTCTTCACGGAAGTCAATTCATTAAAGCTTCTTGCTAACTTATTCCTTGAAGACCACCCAAATAACACCCAACCACCGTTCTCATACGACGAATTACCGGAATGGAAAGAAGAGCTCATTGAGTCCCTTCACCAACTTCTAAAGACCGAAGACGAAGGTCGTCGATTCGGAGAACAACTTATTCTTAACTTCTCAGAAGGTTATACTTTGGAGGAAACTACCACTAGTAAAAACTTCGTACAAATAACGTTCTGTTTGAGACAAGAACCCAACCATGACAACCAAGGCTAACACTATGGAAATTTTCGTGAACATCAATAACGAGTATGGTTATCCAGACGAAGTATTTGACATTACACTGGAACACTTATCCGGGTTATTAATTTCCACGAAAATGACACCCGATGAACTCCATGATGATTTGGAGCTCTCGGTGGAGAATGTGTTGGAAACCTATAACCCTAAGTTTCATGAAAATATGGACGACTACGTTCTACTGGCTGATATAGAAAACCGTTTCTTTCAAGCCATGAGCGATTCTAAGGACCTGTTAAACGAAGTCCTAGGTAACCACCCAGAACTTCGTTATATGTACATGCAGAACATTAGAGACGTCGACATAAAGAAACTATCCGGTAATTGGGGGTTGTTACAAGTCACCATAGATCCACCCGGAGGTGAGACATGGAAACAAACAATCCAAAAATCTTAAGTGTGGTATTCACACATGTATTCCCTAACAACGAGTACATCTCTCACGAAACATATCAACGAGTCATCGAATGTGGAGTAAGAGAAATTTTCCAACACGGTTCTTACCAACCCACTATACTAGCTTCGGTAGTGGAATCTGTGATGGACGAACTGGACGGTATGCATGGGATGATGTCTTATTCCTTTGCATTCGATCAAGTTTACGCTGACCTTTATGAGTTTCTTGAAGACGTCATATTGGGTCCAGCAAACATTGATTCATTAAACACATTAACCACGTTATACGGGACAGGGGAAATTCACTCAATATTGCATTCCCCTGTTATGACTAACATTCTATTGTTAGTAAGTTTACCTCATTCATTAATTAAAAATTAAAAGGAATCTCCCATGCAATTCAACCTTGTGGGTACCCCATCTCTAGCTTCTAAAATCAACGGCACTCTACTGGTGCAAACCCAGACTCTCTTCTTTAACCTGTTGTTAGAAGAACTTATTACTGCGCGTCGCGTAGCAATGGGCGTCCAACCAGAACTTAAAGAAGATGAAGATCACGATCCTGATGTGGATTCTGAAAACCGTATCCTTGACATGTGTGAAGCGATTATTGGTGAGGTTCCAGAAGACCGACCAGAAGAAGAACACAAGTCAATGTTGGAAGCATTAGAAAAAGACATCTCTAACCTATTGCACGAAGCGGCAGAAGTCTTCAGTAACAACCCTGATAACAACGATCAACTAGATGTATTGTCTAATCAAAACCTAAATGACGTTAAAGAACTTAACTGGGTGTTGAGCGAAACCGGTAACCTAGCATTGCGTCTAAAATAACGAACACAATAATAACCTCGTACTCCGCTAAGGAGTACGAGGTTATAACGGTTCTTATTTTTTTTGATGAAAAAAGAAGGGGTGACTGCCACCCCCGTAATAATGTTTGTTCCAAGTTGGAGACAAACAACCCCATCAAAAAGAAGGACACCTAAAGCGTCATATAATGGGTTTATTCAAATAATTCAGTCAGAGTGAAACTCTTCACCGACATGTTGGCTTGGTGTGCCGCTTTCATTCGCTGCAACATGAAACCCGTTGGAATATCAGAGCATTCCATGGAGATCGCGTCAGAAGCGCCCGCTAGACCATCACCAACACACATCTTACAATAGTTACCGTCTCCAGTCCCACAAACGTTTGGTGTTCGGAATTTAACGGTTTTACCTATAAAGGCTTTCTCGTTACCCAACCAACGTTTAATTTCACCGGAGGCAGCAAGGTAGTACATACCAGTCCACAACTTAACTTGATCTTCACTCATCTGAACATCTTCGAAAACTCGAGTCTTACAATCGTCTTCCGGAATAGAAATACGGGACGTCAAACGCTGAGTATCCTTAACCGCCGCACCACCTTCACCTGTGGCCTTACCACGGTCGTAAGAGCCAGATATTGCGGTGTTGACGTAGTCATGGAGATGATCCATATCCCAGCCGTCATCTAGGGATTTATGAAGGAATGTATACTCACCAGTATTCCAGTCTTGCTCTGCACCAAATGCCAAGAACATACGTTTACGGGCGTTGTCAATGAACTTCTTATTAATGAAGAAATCTTTCGAATCCCCATTAAGTTGGATCTCCATATCCTTTGCAACCAATTGGTCGATAATCCATGATGCTTTAATCGGGTCTTTAATTGCATCCGGGTTTTCTTCCAACAGTTTAGCTTTAAAGGCAAGGAGTTCCTTATCAACAGTAAGCGATTGAATAGAAGCCGCTTTACAGAAGACGTTGTTCATCCCCATTAAGTAGTTAAACTGCTTTGTGACCTTATGACAGTCGTCAACAGAACACTTGCCCTCAGGAAGCACTTCCCCTTCTTTAGGGTTATCCACCATAACACCGTCGATGATACGTTTGACGTCCTTACGACCCATCAACCGGTTTATGTAGGGGGCGTTATGTTTCAGTGCTTCATAGAACACCACTCGGTTAACTAACAATAACCCCATGGTGGATTCTAAGGGTTCTACGACCCTAGGATCAAGATCTTCGTCAACAGTAATACGTTCGTCCTTATAACAAAAAGGACCGCTTAAATCACCTTCTACGCGTTCTACGGAGCCATCGTCCTGTAGAAAGTAAAACCCGTCTTCGTCTCGTTGAATAGCAAAGCGAATATCTTTTAATATCCGTCTGGTATCCTCATCGTCAGACAACTTAGTAAAGACACTCAACAACCATGCTTTTTTCTGATAACAGCGGTTTTTAAAACAAAGTTTAAGATAGTCGATTTTCGATATCATGGTTCTCCCCTTCAGGTAACTTGATTTGTTCCGCTAATTGCTCAGAACGATAGAGTAGTTGGACTTCTTCTACGTTCTCTTCAATAACCTGTTTGATTTGATCCCAGAATTGATCATTACTTAACTCACTGATCAAAGCAAACCCAAAGAGTTCTTTAATGTAATGTTCTGGGGACGTTGCCATGGCTTGCTCTAATTCCATGCGGTAGAAGCTTAATAAGGTCAAGAACCCCATCCCGAGTTGACCGTTGTTTCTCACGTGCTTGGCAGCAACTGTGCCGTTCAAAAACCCAACATTGGTTTTAATGCGGAGTTTAATGAAATCCGGAGTCTCCGGAACAGCATCCGCTACGATTAGACTAATGCGTAACGTTTCCATTAAGTATTCCGAACATTCAAGGATCAAATAGTTGAGATCGTCGATGATCGGGTCCATGGTGTCGTGATCGTACATCTTACGGAACAATTCAATGAATCGATCTTTAGGTGGGAGGTCACGCATCTCTAGGATTTCACTCAACCCCTGAAGATCTTCGTAACCATTAAGGAGATAAATCACATCTGTAATTTGATACAGCACGTGCAGTTTATTAGCCTCAACGTACTCTAAATCCACCGTAATACCAAACTTAACTAATTGTTCAATTATATTGTTTAGTAAGAGCTCCAGTATTACCGCTTTTTGTTCAATGACTGCCGAGTCATCATCACTCAGGATATTGGCGATAGAAGAAACCAAAACGTTCTCTTCATCGGCTAATACCAAGAGGGTGTAGACTTTTTGAATTAACTCAGCGTTTTCTGGGGTAATGGCTTGGGAAAAGTTAATCCAAGGTTCACCCAAGTCTTTTGTTAATAAATCCACGTTGGTAACATCCATCGCAGGTAACATATCGTTCATAATAACCTCTTAATTAGAAGGAACATAAAATGCCAAAAATTAGTAAACATAAACAGGCAAAACGTAAAGCCCGTCAGCGTAATGTAAAGGCCGCTAAACAGCGCAACCGTTTAAAAGAATCACAACAGTTAGTTGATGAACACGCAATGAGCGATGAAATGAAAGCTCAGGCAAAAGAAAAATTCTGGAAAGTGTTCAGTAAATTACCGGCTCAGTTGCAAAAAGAAGCGATCAAAGATTTTGAAGCCAACGGTGGTCACACTACCCCGATGGACATCGATGGCATGACTGAGTTGTTATGTGAGGGCATGAACTACTACATCCGTCCTCACGCAATGGTCGATACCCTTCACTCTCTTGTTCAACAAGAGAAAGTCACGCTGGAACCTAAACTACTAGAGTTAATGGACCAAATGGACGAAGCGACACTTAAGTACATTGCAGGTGCGACGAAAGTCCTAAGTTGTTTCCAGCATATCCAAGAACTCCCAGAAGCTGAACGTCAACAAGCGATTCTGGATGATGAAGTACTTGGTGATGACCTCATCCCGACGCTTCTTGCTTATCAAGAAGACTATGACACGATCATTGCACCACTCATCGAACTGGCAGAAGTTCATTCAGATCTTATCGATGAAGATATCGAGTTCCACTCTGATATTCGAGGTGAGAAGAACCTATACAACGTAGCACGCGCGATCCACTTGGAGCGTGTTGAACAATTGATCAAGCAGAAGGCTAATAAAGATGTCTGAAGAATCACCAGAAATCAAACGTCCTAAACTACGTGAAACTCATACCGCGGAAAACACAACCATGAAAGAGGGTCACACTCCCTCTGTGTTAGGTACGATGGATAAACTTCCGGAAGGCGAAGATCCATCTCTGAATATCTTGTTGGGGACAGGTAAGGATAATTTCTACAACATCCTTACGTTGTCAATGGCTTGGGCACAATATCAAGCCGCGGTTTCTGAGGGACGAGCATCTAAAGCTGAAATCACTCGTCACAAAAAGAACTATACCGACTTAGCGGAGAAACACTACCCGGATATGACGGAGGAAGAGATCGAGGAGATGATGTCCCATTTCCTTAGTTTCCACCGTAATCTCGTAGAGCTTCCTTACTTCCGTCATAAGTCTATGCGTGAGCGTCCTTGGGAAAACCTAAGTGAAATTGCGGATGGTAAAGTTGAAGCAGATGTGGTCCCACGTTACCCGGGTATTAAGAATGAAGCCATGGCGCTTAGTGAACGCATGCAACGTTCCTCACAGCGCAAGAGCCGCACCCCGAATGGTTACGACGTGTTGTTCCGTGATTCGTTCATCCAAGTTCGTCTAGAACCTAGTTCTATTATTGAACTCGGTCGTCTCATCGATCGCATCAATAAAGAAATCCATGGTTACGTGAGAGAGTACAACGGTAACTCGATGACACTTATCCGTGCAGCGATCTACCGGGTGTTCTGGAATTACATCTCTGAGAAAATCGTGAGCCATTCGGTTAGTGATGTCGATGATCCTCGTGATCTTTCTCGTTACATTAAACTGAGTGACATTCGTGCACTGTTCATTGAACTCATGACAGAGTTGGCAGAAGACGGGCTTCCGGTACAACTTTATTGTAACCAAGATCAATGTGATTGGACAGGTTATGTTAAGGCTGATCCTGCGCTTCTTCTTTGGCATGATAAATCGGTATTAAGTGGTGATCAGGCTGCCGCACTTGGTAACCTAAAGAACTTCACCACCAAGTTCAAAGCCGAAGAAGTATTGGAGTTACAAAAACAATTCCAGTTCCTCAGCAACGATGACATCATGTTCCATGAAGACACACACAAGCTTCGTCTAGAACAACCATCGTTAAGTGAATATTTCTTGGCTTACGATACGTTCATGGAGTACATCGAACCATCAATCCGTGAACTACGTACAAGTACACTAGATGACAAAACATTCGATGAAAAGTTGGGTGTGTTGATTGACACGGTGCGTGGTCTTGAATACCTACACTGGGCGTCTGAGCTTACGATCTTCCCAGAACCGGGTGCCGATGAAGAACCAGAGGTATTTACTCGAAGTGAAAACCCAGTGGAGTTCTTTAATGGTCTATTGCCGATCATTAACAACTCGGATGATGCAACGACCAAATTGATTCGTTGGTGTGTTGAGAACGGTCCTGAAATGTCTTCTGTGGTGACGGGCATGAGTAACGCGACTTGTCCTAAGTGTGGTAAAGACACCAACGGCGGTCACACGTCACACGGCATTACACCGTTCGACCCATTCATGGGTTTTTTCATCCTGACCCGCCAAACGATTTCCGACCTGTCAGTCAAACGCGGGATAGTGTCAGTGAACACCCTCTGATACCCGGTTTAGCCACAGGTGGGTCCTTTAATTATTATCGAGATAAAATTAAAGGGTTGGATCCAGATGCAATTGGAGATGTTCAACATCAAACCATTGCTTTGATCTTACACCGTGCTGCTTACGGTCGACTCAATGGACCACTGGAACCCGGTGATGATATTCGTCTCATTGAAGATGAAAAAGATTACAGTCATCCTTGGTCCATTGAACAACGAGCACACACTTACGCGTTTTATGAGCTCAAGGAGATCTTTGGAGACATAAACACTTACATGTCGTTTCCTCCAAAGGTTGCCGCTCAAATAGTTAAGGGGATGCGTAAGGGTTCTGAAGAACTCATGGAACGAAGACGTCAAGCAGACATTAGTCGTGGTAAGTCTTCCGAACAACGTAGTTTAGAAGAACAACTGGATGAATTGTCCAAAATGGAAATATCCAGCGGGTCTAATTAACTGATGTCCGTCCTGATGGGCGGGCATCTTTTTTGCAATCCTATGTCTCTTCCAAATGAACAAAGGAGTTATTGTCATGGGTAAATACACCCCACCTAAAGAAGAACAAACGTTTGACCAAGTTGAAAAGCCAGTGGTCGAAACCAAAGAAGAAGTTCACTTAGCAGAAGAATCTGAAAAGTTCGATGCCGGTGAAGCACCAGCAGTAACGATTTTGAATGAGCGTATTGACAAATTCATTATGTTGCTGGCAGACCGTCGTAACGTACCAAGTGAGAACTACGGTAAAGAACAACTGGAATTCATGGCTGCCATGGATGAGTTGATTAAACAGCCGTACGACGTGTTCTCAACCGTTATGGATAAATTAGTTAACCGTGTTCGCCTAGAACCTAAAGCGTTCTCTATGGACCGCCTGTTTGTCCACACAATGCATCCTGAAGTAAAGGCTGCTAAGAATGACATCTATTTGCAAAAACACATTGCGTTGCTTTCAGCGATTGTGACACTAGGTCGTAATTTGAAAGATCGTCAACGTGTTGGTCGTCAAGTGGATATTGTGATGTTAACGAAAGGTTACCATCCTAAAGTAGCACAAAACCTACAAAACTACTTTAACCGAGTCTACAGTTAACAACGTCAGTAAGTTAAGCTCTCCTACCTTAACGGGTAGGAGAGCTTATTTTTTAACATACAGATTATTTCAGATCTATATAGTCTAGGTGTATAGACATAGGTATATACATTAAACTTAATTTAACTAACCTTTAATAAGGAATACTATCATGGAAATTTCAGCAGTAAACAAATACCGTCTAGCTATCGGCGCAGCAACAGTAGTTAACACAGCAGTAGCAGAGAAAGCATTTGATTCTCGTGGTATCGCACTTTACCATGCGATCTCAGGTACCGTAGCATTAGGAGCTAGTGCGCTAGCTCCTAAAGTAGATGAGGAGCAAGGAGAAGAGTACACGTACACGGATGCGGCACTGACGTTCGTAGGTGGAGTTATCGGTGGTACTGTATTATCAGGCGTATTCAAAGGCATCGGTACTCTACTATCTAAAGAAGCAGAAGACGAAGCAGACGCAGAAGAGATTGCTAACGTAATCGAAGAAGTAACTGGTCTAACACCAGAAGACTAAAATAAATATAACTCCTACTACCCATCTGGGTAGTAGGAGTTTGTTCTCTTATTTTTTTTTCTTTATGCTGCCATCGGAAGTGGTTCGCCGAACTCTTCTTCGTAAAGCTCTGGGAACAACTCATCCATTTCTTCATAGCTAGGGAAACGATGTAACGTTGTACATAGTGACACCGCATTCGCTTTTGGAGAAGATGCGTAGTTAACCCCTACTTCACGGAACTGTAGTGGATTCAATCCTTGAATCGCACAAGCTTCGATCTTGGTGGTCTTATTGGAAATATTTAAGGCCACCGTTGCGGTAGGATAAGCACCCTCTACGTCGATGTCATCAGTAAGACCTCGGCCTCGAGAACGAATCCCCGGCATCCCAATGAATACCGCTTTACCATTGTCCGCGTTTTTCTCTGTTTCTAACAATGCGATCCAATCACCCAAGGTAGGTTTATGGACGTCCAGTTTCTTATCTGGGTCGTCTTTAGAACCTCTGCCTTTAGTTCCCCAAATGTAACCAGCTTCTTCCGCGATGAACGAAAGTTCGTTAGAGATACATTTTGGTTGCGAAGGGTAATCAAAGAACTCCGTGGATTTCAATAGCAACGGTAAGTTAAGTGCAACGTCATTTGTTTTCTCATCCATCTCTTCAATAACTAAGTTATCAGAGATGTTGTACATGCAGTATTCGAACTTAGCGTACTTTTGCATCCAACGGTGCCAAGCACCCTTACCTTGTGTCAGGTGTGAGCCTTTGTCCGTGTAAAGCTTACCCTCGATGCCGTTGTCTTGAGCAGTGTATTCCAATGAGTAAGATTCTTTCTTACCCTTAGGTGCGTTTTTAATTGCATAGAAGCTAGCGCCATCCAACCATTGCCATTTAGCAGCAGCACGAACAGTAGGGAATTGTTCTTGCCACTCAAGCGGTTGAGAATCACCGTTTTCTTTACGTTTATGAGTACGACCTTTATCGTATTTGTAGTAACGGAACTCACGAGGAATAGACGGGTCAGTGTAAACTTCTTCTAAGTCACGACCACCCATGATAAGTGCGTGTTCATTACGTTGCATATCGTAGGACGCGTTCCAAGAACTGATAAAGTCCGGTTCCCACATGTGCCAAACTTTGATATTGTTTTCAACACACTCTGCTTGATCATCAACTAAATTGTAATGAACTTCCGCATTACGTTTGCGGAGACGTTCACCGATAAGTTCTTCTTCAGCTTCTTTCAATCCCTTTAGGATGTCTTCATCTTTCATCCCTTCAAAGAAACTACGAACTACAGAGAAAAAGATTTTCTCTTTCATCGTAGTGGAAGCCATGATGACGTCTTCACCATCACCATTAACCATATCGGTCTCTACGTCGTATGCCGCCAGAGTTGCAGGTTCAGTTTCTTGGTAATCAGGATAGCGTTCAAAATACTTGCGTTTAATTAACACCGGGACTGAAGACTCACAACCAAAGACGTAGGGATTGGATTTAACCATCAGTAAGTCGGCACCTCGGTCATTGATCCCGTACAACACTCGTTTAATACTCATCGCTAATCGAGCTTGAGTAGAGCGATATTTTTTAACTAAACGCTTATCGATGTAGTCTTTCTTTTGATTAAATTTTCTATACTTCTCTTTTACGATATAAAAGTCTCTAACATAGTCAGCCACTTTTAAAAACTGATTTGTGCGGTCACCATTCTCATGGATGGTGGTTTGCTTAATAAACGTCATGTCCTTAAGAGGATCTCGTTTCGACGGAACATATACCGCGTGTTTACACACTTTTCCTTTAACAGGAGATTCGCTCGAAGGCGGCGTGTAACTATAATCCATTTCAGCCTTCCTCATTTTATGACTGGATTCTATTAGGTCTAGTATAATGCGCATTGTAGTAAATTTAAAAAGGTAATCCACATATGATCAATAACAAATTTCTTAACCCGCCGGTTCAAGTTGCGGGGTTAGAGTTTATGGATTTCCAATCTCGTGATTTCTTTAACAAAATGGTTGCTTTGTTTGAGCCTGTTATCGAGGACGGTCAACTCACAGACCTTCCTGCGGGTATGTTGGAAGTTATCAAAGATTACACGGGGTTTGAAAACCTTAACTTCAACCTAATCGATTACGCCAACTTAGCGATCGATGCAGGGTACGTTTCTCCGGGGAATATCCTAAATAGTAAGGATATTGAATACTACTTACCTAAAACCCAAACCAACCTTTATCGTTGGTTCACACAAAACCAAAGTAACTTGATGCGTGGTACGATCGACTTCCGTACAGGTAAAGTAGGTGGTGCTTACGCAACCATGCCGTTTGAAGTTTACATTAACTTCAATCTCACGGATTTCATGGAATTAAAAACACCAAAAGAAATGGCGGAAAGACTAGTGGCTTTCATCACACATGAAATCGGCCATGCGTTTTCTGGTGTGTTTTCGATCCACCGTACTTTAGTAGATTCTTACGCCATCACTTCTGCGGTACACTTCCTAAGTAATTCGTCTCACGGTCAAAGTGAAATCGCGATCTTTAAAGATACACTCCGTATTATGGAGATTGACCAAAAGCAGGTGAAAGACTTAGAGAAAATCGCTGAGTCCGGTAACCAAGAAATCATCGTCACCAGTCTATTGAAGCTTAGTCAACAACGCACTCAAATGAACTCCCGTTCTCTCGGTGTGGATTTGATGAATTCCGAAGTACTGGCAGACGTTTATGCTGTTCGCATGGGTTGTGATAAAGCTCTGCTAGAAGGCACTCATGAACTAAACAATGGGTTCCTTAAAGAAGCCATATTAGGTACCGCAATGGGTTCTTTCATGACCGCGATCATAGTAGGTGGTGCTGTCCCAATGTTAGGTCCTATCGTTGCGGCGTTCTTTATCTCATGTATGGCGTTCGGTCTGGTGTTCTTTAACATGACCATGAGTTCTGATATCTACGACACCCCATATCGTCGTTTATTGAATATCTTCCAAGAACAAATCCAACGCCTTAAACAATCTAAAACGTTGTCTTCATCAGAGAAACGTAAGATGTTAAATGAGTTAGATCAAAACCTTAAGGTCATCAAAGAAGCGAAACCGTTCTTTGAAGACACGGCGGTACAGCGTTTGTTCACTTGGTTTTCCTCTGAAGGTTCTCCACGCTACGATGCCTTGGAGCACTACACCAAAATCATCTTGAACAACGAGATGTCCCTAGTCAACAGCAAAGTTCAACTTTTAGGTACAGGAGCGTGACATGTCACACCTAAGTAAAGTCATTAAATTAAACACAGTACTAGCAGAAAAAGAGTTAGCACAAAGTCCATCTGTTCAAGCATTGATCGTAGAGTCTGCTATGATTCGTGCTTCGGTTGCTTACGCGCACGCTAAAAGCGGGGTTGAAGGTGCAGGGTTATCTGAATCCGTTCGTGAAGACATCCATAAAGCGGTAGAGAAGTGGAACGAAGTTTCTCCTATCAACCACCGTCATGTGATCAACTCGGTTGGTGGTGCGATCCAACGCCTTTACAACCAAGCACTCGCGGGTTGTGAGTTCCGTCCTATCGAAGTCGGGTTAGATGAACTGGACTTCAACCTAATGGAGTTACCGGAATATAAAGAACTGTTCCGTTGTTTGTTAACTGAGTTAATCGAAGATAACCGATAAGGAGCACGTAATGAGTAAGTCCCCTAATTTCATCTCTATGGGTACCGACTCGACTTCCGGTGTAAGTTTGACTGATGATCGTCAAATCATAGATCTTGACGATCATTACGATGACAAAGCAACCGAAGAAGAAACGAAAGCTATTGCTGAGTATCTGTCTTCTGGTAAGTTGAGTAAGAAAGCACTGCAAGCCCAAAACGTCGAAGGTCAAGAACGTTTCGAACCGGGAACCACTGTGTTGAACGGCGTATTGGGTGGTGAGTCTTTTCTGCAAAGTATCGTAAAAGGTGCTGCCGACTTTGTTAAGAAAGTCATCAAAATGATCGCGGATGCCGCTCGCTGGTTGACAGAGAAAGTTCGTCAGTTCACGACTTACTTTAGTGATATCCGAGAGATCCAGAAAACGGAAGAGATGATGCGTGAGATCGAAGCCAAGCTTATGGAGCTCGGTGGACCGTCTATGCTCATCCCTAACGTGGAAGAACTCTTTGGTAAAGATAAGGTCGTCGCACGTCGTGTCTCGGTCGTACGCATGTTGCGAGACCGCAACAAAACGGTCATCGAAGCAGCGGCTAAGTTATCCGAGTCGTCACCTCAAATCAAAGAGTTGATCCTTTCACTGAACTCACAAGAATTCAGTGCACGTCGAGTGAAAGATCAGTTTGATAAGTCAGTCGCCCATATCCGTAAACGCTTTAAAGAGAACTCCCTTACTTTAGAAGACGTAACTTTATGGGAAGCACAAGTCAGTGATCTTGTTGCACAAAACTTACAACCTCATAAACTGAAAGCATCGTTCTCTAAACTAGCATCTATTGTGTCACTGGATCAAGAACTCAGTGACACTGTACAAGCCGAAGATCGCTTTGCTGAGTTTTATGAAACCCTTCGCAAAAACCAAGAGTTGGCTAAAGAAGAGTTATCGGTTAAAGACTTTGCTGCCTTTGCCCAACAAGGTAACGCGATGCGCGACATGGTTGCTCAAAACCCGGGGGAGTTCGATATTGCCATTAAAGCATCCGATCTCAAAGAGCTCGATCAAGTCGTTTCTATGAGTGATCTGGATTTCTTTACTACGATTGGTAATGCGTTAGGTTCCCCACGTCCCGTTGCGGTTTACCGTGACTTTGTTGCACGTTGTTCTGATTACGTTAAGACACTCCGTATTTGTGTTGAAACGGCGGTGCGTTACACCGAAGAAATCAAATACGTCGCAGAATGGGCGCAACGCTACCAATTGATCTTAAACGTTTATTCTTTGTCTAATGCGTCTAATCGTGAAGAAAAGATAAAAGAGATCGAAAAGGAAACCGGTAAATCATTTGATGGTGCGGGGATTGATTCCGTAGTAGAAGACGGTCTTGATAAAACCGAGCGTGCGTGGCGCGCTGCTTACGAACGTATGTTCCCTAGACTGAAAGATCAGATGAACCGTTTGTCACGTAAACTTAATGCGGGGGTAACGGTAAAATGATTCGTGAAATTAATAGTTCTTACAAAGACATTCGTAAGCGTGTTCGTAAATGGGAAGCGGGAGTCATTGAGTTCAATGAAAAGGTGAAAGAGCTAAAGGTGACTCTGGACCAACCTATTGGGTATCAAACCCTAATGGAGATGGCTAAATTCGCCCAAGCCCTTCCATCTGAGATTCGTGAACTAAAGTTGTACGCAACCATGCAAGCTTCTCATGTTAATGGTGATGCATTCCGCCAATGTGTCAAACTCCGTAGCAATAACGGGTACATTTCTTTGACTCAATTAGACCAAGGTCGTGCGTTGATCAAAGAGTACTACCATCTAGCGGAGAACATGCTGAAGTACACGCTGGACGAACTTAACCGTGAACGCACTCAGACCAACAGTCATAAGGCGGTGTGTTTGAGTCGTGATGTGGCACGTTTCCAGAAGTACTTCCAAGAGGGATTTTACGGTCCCATCGAGTGGGCTAAGATTGAACCAGACGCGGATTACCTTTCTAACATGTATTCGTTAGAGAACGTAAAGGATGACTTGTTCGAACTGACCCGTCGTGATTCAACAAAAGGTCTTCACCTTTGGTCGCTCACTTGGGATACTGAACGTTTACAGTACGCCATCCATTCTCTACAAGCTCTAGTAGAGCGTGTTACTGAATTTGGAGTTGCGCGTCTGGAACTGACCCCAGAGCAACTTGATAAGTTGGATCCTAAGTAAACAATATAAAGTACTCCTTCCCCAAATGGGGAAGGAGTACTTATGTTTATTTATTTTTAAAGTGTGGTAAGAATGCGTAAGAAATCGCTTCCTTAACACTCGCTACACCATCGCCAGTGTTTTCCAGACGTTTACGAACGGAGAAGCTCGTCGTAGTATCCATGTTAGACACAACGTCAATTTCAGTGTCATCCGCTAACGCATTGAGACGAACATCTACGACGTCACTTGGTAGTGTGTCTTTTAACGCCCGTAGGATATCGTTGTTGGATACCGTAGAGTTCTTTAGCATCTCGTTGATCACGTTAGACGTCAAAGTCTTCAGTGCCGGACGTATGGTGTCACTACGGATACCCGCAGGCGTTAAGTAGTAAACTACGTTAAAGGACAAGTCCGCTCTCACCTTCGTTTCGAACTGGGAGTTAATCACGACATCAATCAAACCAAGCTTCACTTTCGGTGAGAACATCAGTTCAGTCTTATCTCGCATCTGACTACTGAAGTTAGCCATGTCTTGCATAACGACATCTGTGATATACTCTTTAGTACGATCAGCAAAGTCCAAGTCATATTGGTCGTTGGAGAACCAGAAGTTCCCATCGAACGTCACGAAGTCCATGTAGTACTTGAGTTCACCACCACCCAGTTTGATCGGATTACCATTGTCATCACGAACCAGTGAGTTTTTGTAATGCAAGATAATTGGGTCACCGTCATCGTTCAACATCGGGTCACCGGCTTTATGTTCCAGTACCAGTTTCCCGTCCTCAACAACGTAAGTGTTATCCGGATTACGTTTAAATCGGTTTTCAGGCCAAGTCTCGTAAACGTCCTCATCATAACGCTGGTATTGTTCTTCACCCAGTACCGGATGAGCACGATGGTAAAGGTTATTTAGGGCTTTACCAAATACCACGTCATAACCGACTTCGATCAAACAAGTCTTGTTGGAACCAAACAGTACAGCGTCGATACGCAGATCTTGTTCTGTTGGTTTCTCACCTTCTGACGCCTCCACTAAGAACATCACTTTAATGTCAGTCTTCAGGTCTGCGTGAACCTCACTTGCTGGACGACCAAACATGTTCATGTTGGTGAAACTCAACATGTCACGAACGTCCACATCGAAGTTGGACTCCAAAGTGAATTCCCAGACACGATCTTGTTCTTCGTTACGACCCAGTACTTTACCCTTTAGGGTAGCGATCTCATTGGAGTCCGCAGGGGTAAAGTAAAGCTGAGCACCCACCTTATCATCTGGCATGGTTTTGTACGCGTCATCACCACGAGTCACCATCACGATGCGATAGCCGTTGTCTTTATGTTCAACTGAGATCGAAGTAACACTGAGCTCAACACCCAAGGTTTCTTTCTCATACAAAAAGTTTTGGTTATCGTATTTCGGTTTATCCAGTAAATAAGGACGAACCTTCACAGTCCCACTGGTAGTATCCAGTACGTTATGGAACGGCGTATAAACCAACATACGGTCATTAACGTAATCCAGTAGTTCATCCGTGGTCATTGTCCCGATTTGGTTTACTTGTGTCTCAGGAATAATACGAGTGGACGTATCATTAACCTCGAACACGGTACCCGGTGGAATAGTCACACGAGTATCGTTATCGTAAACCACACCAGAATCTCTTAACTCATTCAAGGAGTACATGACCTTAGCTATGTAGGCATTAACCGAAACCGATTTCTTTTCAGCGTCAGCGTAGCTAGGAAGTTCTCTGGTCAATTGATACAAACGGTTAGTGTACATGTCGATCAACTTAGTTGCGCTGTACCCGTAAGCATTCAAGTAACTGCTGATTTGGTTTTCAGAGATCGGGATGGACTGGCGACGACTGTTGTTAATCGCTTCGCTCTTCATTTGCAAGAAGTTACGAGGACTACTACCACCACTTACCGGTGTTTGAATTTCCCATGCCGCGTTATTGACTTCTCGAATCGGTGCTTCATAACGACCTAACTGATCAGACCCGTAATCAAAGTCTAAGAAAGTTGCGGTATGGGTTTGAGTACGCAATGTCTTAAGATCTTGTTCATACGCTCCTTTGGTCGTATAAACCACCAAGGTCAATGTACCTACGCCACGTCCGTTATTAATGTAAACTTCTGGGATCGAATAAGTGAACTGTTGATTGTCTTGATCCACGTCCACCGTTAACGTAACTTCGTTCTGGTTAAAGACTTGGTTGTTGTAAGCAATACGGATTTCTCGTGTAGCGCCACCGACTGGGGTCAACCAAGCACGCACCCCAAATAGTTTATCCTTATAAGGGAAGATCTCTTTAAGACCGGCGGTAGGGGTTACAGCAATCTTACGTTTGGTCTCACCTTTAAGTTGTTTGACGGGAATATCCACGTACAAGTATTCTTGACCCGCCATGTTCACGGTACGGCGGTCTAAAGAGTTGGTTGTGATGCCGTAGAACGGATGTTGACTCTTCGTATCATACACAACCTGAACATGACCAGCTTCCATTAAACGGAATTCGATCGGATGAACGATATTGAAAGGTACGCCGTAAACTTCAATGATGGTGTCTTTTGGCATCACCAATTTACGATAGCGGTTAATCACCGTTCCGGACTGTTCTTCGTAAGGGATGGATAAGCGACGAATCTCATCCACCGGCAGGGAGTAACGTATCGTAGCTTCACTAGGATAACCAAATAATCCAAAGAACTCATAATCACTCATATGTCGGAATAAGTCCGATGGTTTACGAGCATGTTCACGGTATAAACGAGATTCAACGTCACCAACACGGTTAATCAACCCTGCTGATTCAGAAACGATTGTGTCTAAAGCTCGAACAAAAGGGTGACTCGTACTTTCGAACGCCACACGCTTTCCTTCGAACGCTTCCGCCGTTCTATCCAACACCAGAGAAATAGCTCTACCGGGGTTGTTAGCAACACGGTTTAATTCATCAAAGGTTAGTTCACCACTCATTAGTCTTTCACCCACCATTCTAGTTCCATGGTATTGATGTTAATCCATGGATAAGCTTTAAAGTTATGATCTAAGAATTCAGACGGTTTTAACTTACGGTACACTCTTTCACGTCTACCATCAGCCATGTCTTCATTAAAGAACAGCGTTGAACCGTTAAAGGCATCGATACATTCAAACGTATCTGCTCTTGCACCCACGGATTTAAATTGCACGTCAAACGTATCCTGACCCGGGCCACGACGACTAGCTTGATCATAATCGATCGACGCTAAACTACCCTGAGGGTGTGTGGAAGGAACAGACTCTATCGTCATGTAGATAGATTCGATATTGATCATGTTAGGGTTCATGAACAAATGGAAGATGCGAGTATCAAAATCAAAATAGTTTTGGTGCTGCGCTTCAAAATACGGTTCCATTTGATGGTCGCCCAAACGCACTTCCGGGATGTAATGTTCCCAAACGGAAAACAAATAAGGGAGGATCCCCCCTTTCACGTTTTGGTATGTTTGGTTAATAGTCAACACACCGTTGGTTTCTAACAGACCTTCGATCCATTGGAAAGTCTCTTGACGAATACCCGGTTGTGTTGAAGTGGATTCCAGTTCCAAATCAGGGAAGCCGTCTGACTTACGCAGTAAGTTGGTTAATAAAGGCATCCACGCATTTTTGTTATCTAACGCTGGGTGACTGTACTGACGACCGGTTCGGTAATCAAGTAATCCTCGGATGTAACCACCGAGGGAATTAGAGTCTGCTTCTAATAACTTTGCAAATCGAGGTGACTTAGAAACGTTCTCGTCACTTAAGTTCAACACAGGTCTTGGGATAAACATTAATCCTATGGTGTCATCAGCCAAAGGTGCGAGTTGTATGCCGTTACCCAATATTTTTATCCCATGAAGAATATTGCCTAACGGACTTAAATAACTACCCCCGCCATTCTCCTTGAAGATGTCATTTAGCCAAACCTTTAACTTTGGATCGACTTCTCCTGTGAATGGGTTGAGTGAGGTAGACTTTTTGTCTATTTCATCCATTCTTAATTCCTAATAACTAACTGAGAGTATTTATCATGATTCCTTTTGCGTCTCTAGGGGCTACACTGTTAGCCAACCTTACCGGTGAAGGTGCCGGCGTCTTAGCTGGTGAAATCGCCGGTAAAGCGACCGAGGGTGGCATCGCTGCCATCGGTACCAACAAAGGTAACAGCTTGGTGCGAGAAGCACAAAAAACAATGATTCGACCAATGGTGGTCGTAGAACAATCTATTATTCATCAGGACTACGCATCTGACCTGATGACGATCATACAATTGCGAGATATTCAGGCAACTCTCACCCACTTGCGCCTGCAAGGTTCAGTAGGTGGTGTGCAGATTTCTAAGTACGTCGAACCTATTCGTCCAGTACGTGGCATGGGTCGTTCCCTTGGCAGTTTTGGTGGTCTAGAGTCCTTTGGTGGGACTAACATTGTGAAACCTGTCGACGGCATGGAGTCCGCAGACACTCCAGACGGTGTTAAGATTGATTCTAAATCAGCACAGTCTGTGTTGTCTGAATACGCACCACTTGCGCTTGGTCGTACCATCGAAGCAGTAATTACTTCTAACGGTGAAACTGTCAGCTTCCCGCTAACGTTCCGTCAAATCCCAGTGCCGATGAGTACTAAAGATCTAGAACGTGTCTTTGATCACGCTAAAGGTGAAGATAGCTGGCAAACTCGTTTTGACAAGCTTGAAGTTGGTATGATCACCCCACCAGATCTTCTTACAGGTCGTGATATCATCAAAGAGAAATTCCGTATTCGTTTAGATGATATTAAAGCGAACTCGCGTTACATTTCCGATTCTATCAAGAACCAACGCAACCATGTGAAGAAAGCCGCTACTTCAGGTGAGATGTCTTTGAACAACATGGCTAACACGTTCGTAATCACTGATACAGCAGCACGTCAAATCGAAATGTTGACGGGTAAACGTTTTAGTGTGTTTAGTCAACGTGAAACTCTATGGTCGGGTCTGCGTGCTAACACGATCGTAATCTGTAATGAAGCTCGTGGTTTATTCACGTTCTACACTTGGGGTTCGAAGGATGCGGAAACGTATACTCGTAACGATCTTAAACAGAAAGCAGCAAAAGAATCTAGCGTAGGTTCTTTGACTGATATCATGAAGCTACTTAATGGCGGTATGTAATGGAACTTTTAGATTTTAAAAACAAAATGAAGCCGCTTAATAAAGCGGATCTGGTGAAGTTAATAAACAACCACCGCGACTTTACCGAAGGTGCTTACGACAACTTACGTCTATTGGTATCTGAAAACATTTCTTTGAGTGAAGCAATTGGTGGTTGGAAAATGGCACCAGCTTTATTTCAAGCAATGCGCGGCAATATTCCTAAGTCGATCAAAATGGAATCGATCTTAGAAGGTGCGATTAAGAACGTGTTGTTGATCATCGACGTAATTGAAAAAGACGTTAAGTCCGGTCCGAGTGTCATCGCTAAAGAAACCGCGACGGTTAAAGAAGTCAACGCACTCATGTTGGATTCTTATATCTCGTTCTGGGTTGATTACTTAGCACGCTTGATGAACATGTTTACGTCAATGATGATTCATAAGAAATCGGCTGAACAAGTAGCACAAAAACCGGACCTTGAGTTCTTAACACAGAACCTAGAGCGTTTCGGTGAACTTACTTACATGTTCTTTGAACGTGGTGGTGTGGTTCTTAAACGTTACCGCTCAGCTCCTAAGATCGTTGCAGACGAACAGACAGTTGACGTCTTGACGGCGACTAAGGGTAAAGATGCTGTGCTGGTCATGCCGACTCGTAACTTCGGTCCGCACTCGCTTAACCCGGGTTACTGGTGGTCGATGTATCAAATGGAGCGTGCGTTGTCTCAGTATGAAGCAATGCAGAACTCTATCGAGTCTAATGCTCAGAAGATAAGCTACTACCGTGATCTTCAAAACCAAGATCCATCACCTGCAAACGAGAAAATGATCGAAAAACTTGAAGGTCGTATTATCTCTGCGCAAGCGAAGATGGAAGCAATTGAACAATCTTACAGCTAAAGGGGTGTATCATGAGTGACTTTCGTAAAGTTGCTTACGGCTATGTCGATAGCCGTCTGTTAGACCCAACCCTTACTGTCATTAACGGTATCTTACGGGCCTACGTTCAAAGCTCGCAAGACATGACTATGCAAATTGACCCAGCGTCAATTAAAGAAGTCATTGAAATGGGTAACAAAATCACGGGTCAAGATTTCAAACACTGGATCACCGCTAACTACGAACGTGGTGCGGGTCGTCGTGCTCGTCTAATGCGCGCTATTACGTTTTTCTTAAATGGAAAGATCTCAGCACGCACTCTGGAACAAGCTATTACCGGGGATGAGCAATTCGTCACCACTACCGACATTAAACACATTAAGTCTGGTAACGGTCTCGTTGAACGACGTAACCTTGATGAAGTGGAAGACGTCATTCGTCATCTAAAACACGACGATATGTTCCGTCTCATTGAAGGTATCGGTCCTCAAATGTTTGCTCGTATGTTGATTACCTTTAATGGAGAATCTGCATATGCCTGAACAAGACGTTAGTAGTGAATTAGCGGCACTTAGTGTGGTCAGTTCTACTGAACTTGCAGATCAGGCAAAGGAAGGTCGCGATCTGGTTAAACTCCAAGAACAGATCAACAACTCGATTGACCGCGTAGAAGCGGTCAAAACAGTTTTAGGTCAAACGGAACCTAAAGATGTCACCCAACTATTTGGTAACATCGTTGACCGCCAACTGGAGCGCGTAGGGATTCGTAGCTTTGGTGATTCTGAAGAAGTTGCTGGTGTTGAATCTCTTGGTTACCAGTTAACACCGAAGCGTTACTTGGAAACTCGTATCGCGGCATGTGAGTCGTTCTTAACAGAATTCATGGACTGGAGTCGTTCTATCGCTAAACGCTTTTATGATGAAGTGTTAGAACAACTGGTCCTTATGAAAGACAGTCACGATACTCTTACCAAGCGTGCTAAACTACTGCAAGGCAAGTTAAATGATAAGAACACTCAATTCCTAAAAGAGGAGTTGACAATGAGCGGAACCAACCGTGTACTTTTGTTAAACAACAAAGTGCCGGAGGACATCCATGCTCAGATCTTACGTTTCGTGGCTACTACGCGTGCTATCACGAGTAACTTCTACCGAGTTAACCAAGCTAACACCAATGAGATCATTTCTTACTTTGGTGGGTTCTCTGGGTTAAATGAAGAACAAGCGATCGAGCGTCTACTTAAACTCCCGCGTGCTTTGTCTAAGTACCAGTTTAAAGAAGCAATGTTCAATCTTCGTGAGCAATCTAACGACATCTATCAAACCCGTGCAAGTGTGACGTTATTGGGTGACCGACGTTACATCAATACGTTCCTCGTTAAGCGTGATGAATGTCGAGACATCACTCAACTTAAAGAGTGGGTTGAAACATACCGTAAAAACGAACGCATTAAGTTGGAGATGATTGAACGCCCTAGCTCCGATGTAATCATCCCTTCGTTTGATAAAGATCAAATTGATCGTGCCATTCGCAACGTACATTCTACGTTACGCGATGTCGAAGGTTTGTTTAAAGAAGGGGATCGTTACTTAGTCGATGGTGCAGAGTACAAGAAAATGCTTGCGATGCTAAGTGACGTGACTTGGTCTGAAAGTACGAAGACAGCGGTCGGTGATGCTTACATCGCTTTAGTGTTAGCTCGTAACAACGAACAAGTCCGTATGCGTTCTGATGTTGTTAAATATACCACGTTGGTCATGAACGCTATCCTTAACGTTTGTGAATCCTCTATGGAGTAAACATGGAAGAAGACGAATACACACCAGAACAACTAGCCTTAGCCTTTAAAGCTCTAGCTGGTGAAGAGTCTTTTCTCAGTGACATCCGAGACGCGATTGGTTTGGGAGGTTCTAAGACAGAACAAGTCAAAGAACTCGAGGACGGTAAACTTGCTCAACGTTTCATGTTGGGCGCAAATACGGTGAGTCGTCTTACTTCCAAAGCCCTAGGTTCTAATGAAGGGGTGATCCAATCCCTTCTTAGTCGTGCTAAGTCGGTGGATGTCCACGAAGCAAAAGTCTCCGGTAAGTTGATCGCTGACCTAACCGTGGAATCTAATCCGGATCATCTGTTAAAGGATCAAAAGATCCTCACTGACACTATCTCCTTGGTAATGAAATACCAAAGTGAACTAGAATCCTACGGTACTCAGATCAACACCTTACTTAAAGCAGTGACATCCGCTAAAGGTAACGAACAACTGACTGAGATCAGTACAAAACTTGGGTTGGTGAAATTCCCTATTCTGAAGTTAGAAAAACGTGACGAAGATGGGGAACATTCCGACGAACTTCCGGGTGGGAAGCAAATCCATTGTAAGACTAACCCAGTGGGTTTTGTTTTAGATGGGACAGCTGACCCTAAAGGTGAGCAAACCTTTGAACTGAGTAAGTCTGATCTAACGAAGTACTTAACTCAGATGCGTTGGGTGAATACTCAACAGAAGTCATTGAGTGAGATGATCAACCGTTACGCTAAGTTCTTAAAGAACTGGAGCACGACCGTTAAAGAAACTCAAACTCATCTGGATAAAACGGAAGGTGTGAGTAAGTCAGTGAACAACCAGTTAGTGAGCTTCATGGCACTCAATTCTTCCCAAGTGGAATTTTATACGACGTTCCTTCCTCGACTGATTGCTTATTTGAATCACTATGTGAATCAAGGTAACGAATTAGCGACCGTTGTTTTAGACTAATTTAACTTAAGGGGATCTTATCCCCTGATCTTTATTGCAATAAAGGAAACCATAACAATGACACTTAGCATTAAAAACATCCTAGCGCTACACGCAGGGGTCGAGTCACTAGAAACACCACCTGTTGACATGCCTGCTGAAGAAGTGGCTGAACTTACAAACGAACTTGAACACCAACAAATGCGTGCTGAGATTCGTGAGAACTCAAAAGAAATCGACGACACGGCTGAAGTGATCGAAGAAGTTCAAGATCAAGTTGAAGAACTAGAAGAAGTCGTTGAAGGCATGGAAGCGCTTGCTGCTCAACCAACTCTTAACCGTCCTGCTATCGCTGTTCTTTACCGTCGTGCAGAACGCATCAACGCTAAACTTGGTGCAGAAGCTCGTCAACAAATCGCTGGTAACGAAAACCTAGCATCGGACGATGCGTTCCGTTCTGCGGTTATTGACGGCTGTGAAGGCTTCATGGAAACTGCGAAGAAAGTTTACGAGACAACGTCTTCTTTCATCAAGAACATTTTCTATGCGCTGGTTGACGCAGTTAAGAAACTATTCAGCTTTGCAACAGATCAATCTGCTAAAGCTGAGTCCATGAAAAAGCAACTGAAAGACAAAGAAATCAAGTCTGAAGTTAAACTAGGTGGTTGGAACCGTTTCTTCGAAGGTAATCTAAGTGTGCTCGACACAGTGATGACCAAAGTTGGTGATATCGTTCCTGAATTCGGTGGTCTGCTAAAAGACATGTCGGATATTACTTCAGTAACAGAAAGCGATACTGCTTCACTACTTAACAAAGTAGAGGCACTCTCTGCTAAGTTTGAAGGCGTTATCAAAGGTGATACCATCCCATGGAATATCATTGGTGGTCGTGGTAAACAAAAAACTGCACGCGGTACCAGTGATAAAAACCTGATCTACTGGTCTGTCCCGGGTAAAGGTCTGTTTACCCCAGATACTGTGGACAAAGCCATTGCAGAATTCTCTTTTGATGTTGCGACGGTTAACTACACTAACATCATCGACGGCACCACACTAACTGGTACTTCGAAGGCGATGTTTGGTAAAGGTGACCTTGACGGTATCTTGAACAGCGTAATTAAGAACGCAGAAATGATCAAGAAGCTGAAGGCTAGCGTGGAAGGACTTAAATCCACAGTTGACGGCATCGTTAGTAAACTTAAGCAAGGCCCTAAAGAAGGTTCAGATGAGAAAGCAACCAAGGTGTTTATCTCTGCCCTTAAACGTCTAGTTACGAAACACAGTCAGTTAGTAAATAACTTCTGTCGTATTGTTTCTAGCATCGACGGTGCGAAGTTGCAAGCAGTGAAAGCTCACTTCTAATCTGACTCTTAAAGCTGTGGTTCCTAGAACCACAGCTTTATTTTTTTATTTGTGTTCATCATAGGGTTGAGAAATGAGTAAAGTGAGAACATCTTTACGAGAAAGTGTCATGGGTCTTGAATCCCTAGAGACATCCTCAGAAGAAACGTCGGAATTAGTTACTGACGTAAAACTTAAACAAAGCGGGATAGAAGTCAACAAACAACTCAAAGTCCTAGAAACAGAGACCGACACGATTGTTAGTCAGGACGAAGACTTAGAAAGTTTGGCTGACGCCGTTGAAGGCATGGAAGCCCTCATTAAGAGTGGTGAAACCAACACTCCAGCATTTTCACTTCTGTATCGTCATGCGGAGCGCCTCCACGTTAAGTTAGGTGGTGAACCCACCACACCTCGTTCGGGTAACGAAAACCTAACCCTAAAGTCTTTGGAAGCTCACGCTATTGTAGGCTTTGAAGGTTTCATGGATACGGTAAAAGGTGGTGCTGACAATTTTGTGACCTTCATTAAAAAGATCATCGCTTACATTAAAGACTTGTTCTTAGATTGGTTTAGTTCGGAAAAGCAGATTAAATCAAAAGTAGAAAAACTGAAAAGACGTTTAGCGAACAAAGGTGTTGCTAAAGAAGTCAAGGTCGGCGCATGGGGTGCACAAGAACCTGCATATCAAGGTACTGAAGAAGTAGATGAAAAATTCTACCAACGTTACCGTGAAATTGATGAAAAGATTCATCACGTGTTAATGGCTATTACTGACTTTAATAGTATCGAGAAACTGTACGATAACCTTAACAAAATACGTGAAGGTCTTAAGTCCATGTATCCGTACAACGCGCCAGCCAGAGTCATGGGTAAATACACCACGTTGTCTTTACCGGGTTACCCGAGTGTTCGTTTCCTAAACACCAAGGTCAATAGTTTCCCGGACTCATTAGAGTTCATGAAATCATTACGTTTCTCCGATAACGTCCTTCCTTATCAACCGAAGGCAGGTAAGGTAAACTCCGAATACGACGCTACTAAGTTGAACGACACACTCGATACCGACATCCCTAAAGCGATGGCACGTGTTGAGTTTCTAAAGAGTTATTTACGTGGTCTTGAGCAAATGGAAACCCGTGCTCTCAATAAAAATCAGGACAACTACAGTAAATTCATAAAGAGTTTATGTGGTATGGTGAGTGCGAAGATTTCTCGTGACATCCGTTGGACAATGAAAACGGTCAAGATGAAACTTGACATGGTAGAAGCACACATCGCTTAGTTGCTAAGGTAAAAAAAATGAAAGGTGTTATGGCGGCTCGCCTAAGAGCAAGAGTTGCAGGTATTGAATCTTTGGATATGACTGAAGAGGAAGTCGTGCAGCTAGTAGAAGAAGTGGCTGAAAAGAAAGTCGACAACGAAGTAAAAGAGATCAGTAAAGAAGTTGAAAAACTCGCTGATAAGGTAGAAGAAGAAGCCGAACTGGTTGAAGAACTGGAAGAAGTTGTTGAGGGGATGGAAGGGTTGATCAATTCAGGCAATCCTAACCCTGCCGCTTTATCCATTCTTTATCATCGCGCGGAACGCATTCATACCAAGCTAGGTGGGACTACCACCATGCCACGCTCTGGTGTCGAGAACCTAACCACTAAAACGTTGGAAGCTCACGCGATCGTTGGTTTAGAGAGTTTCTCTGATACTTTAAAGAACGTAGGTGAATTCGGTAAAGATTTGGTGCGTCGATCCATTCAGTTCTTGATCGACCTGTGGAACTCCATCATGGGTTCGGAAAGTCGTATTAAACGCCAAATGAAAGAGCTTAATGAAAAGCTTGATAAAAATGGTGTTAAAGAAAAAGTTAAGTTAGGTCCGTGGGCGAATATGTACCCGGCTTACTCAACTTTAGACGAAACGAAGAAAGATCAAGCTCAACTTGCTAACAACCTACTTGACATGGCCCAGACCTTCTTGGATAACATTGAAAAGCACATCACCAATGAAGGAGAATTAGTTTCTCACTGTAGTGATTTCCAGAAAGGTATCGAGACGTTTTACAACAAAGAAACGTCCGAGCTCACTAAAAGTGGTGATTTCACACTTTACCGTGTTTCACTGGGTCCGGGTATTCGTTACTATTCTGGTGAGATTAAAACGTTTGGTGACGCTAAGAAGTTCTTGAACTCGATTCGTATCCTTCCATATTTAACGGATAAAGTTGAGTCTAAAGAAGTGTCCTCCGTATTTACTAAAACGGATCTCAAACGTTTTTTAAACGAACACGTTCCTAGACACTTAACTAACGTTAAAAACTCTAAGACCGCCATTAAGAACGTTGAGCGTGACATTAACCAGATTCTAGCTAAAGGACCTAAGCCAGAGTTACAGGGTTTGTTAAAAGCATACCTGAGTGCTTTAACGAATATCTTCTCAGGCGTCATGCGTAGTAATCAGCGCATAATTAAGGTTGATTTGGAAATGGTAAAAGTCCATATTGCATGATCGATCACGTAAGGCAGGTAAATACCTGCCTTATCTTAGGGTGTTTACGAGTACCCTAAGATAAGGTCAGACGTGACCTAACATAAACCTCATGAGGAACCACTATGTCTATCCGTACAAAACTCTCAGGACTCGCTGGAATGGAGTCGATGTCGAGAGATGAAGTCACTGACGATCTCCATAAAACTATCGTCGAAAACGTGTTCGCTAATGACGTGGGTGAAGAACTAGCACCACCAGAAGATTTAGAAGAACAAAAAATAAATAAAGCGATAGCAGAAGTCACTTCTGATATCAAAGAGTCAAATAAGGTGACTAAGTTTTACCTTAAACAAAAACAGAAACAAGAAGAAGCCGTACAAGACCTTCACGAAGCTGTAGAAGGATTGGAGCAACTTCTAACGACCGATTACACCCACGAGTCTTTAAACGCTCTCACGCGCCACACAGAGCGATGTGCTAAACGTGCCGGATTATCTATTAAGCTCGGTGTAGCCGGTATGGAGGGACTTACTCCTGCTTCAGTCTATTTGTCCGTAAGAAGTGGTTTGGAATCACTGAACGGGGTACAACAAAATAATGCTGATTCCATTAAGATTGGTTACGATCGTTTAATCAGTTCTTGTTCGGATGTTGAGAAACGTTATGACCTTTTATTGAAGCGTCTACATTTACTCATGGATCGTCTTAAGAAACACCCTGAGATTAAATCAGATATTTCACTTGGTGATTGGAACCAGTGGCTAAACGTTCAATCGAAGCCACCTAAACCAATCGTGAAACTCGTTAACTTAATGGAGATTGAGTACATACTGGATCGCATTAAGGTTTTGGATATCGTTTCTAATGACGACTCAGTGTCGGCTAAAGCTCAGGAACTGTTGAGTAAAGACATTAAGAAATCCATTGACGTGTCTCGTGATCGCACTGAAGACGGCAAAAATCATAATGCGTGGGAGTTCCGCTTTAATACCGCGTGCTTCTATTTTGATCTTCCTAATCAAAACGGGACTTCTCTAGAAGCACTTAAAGTGTACAACCTCCGTATGCAACCTTTCAGTTACCGTTACGCTGATAAATCGAAGAACGTCTACCACGGTGTTGATGAAATGATTTCCGAGCTAGAAGAAATGATTTCGATCATCGAGGACACCAAGACCACTTACACAGATTGGAAGAAGTCATTAAAGACTCAACGTGATTCGGTTGTTTCTGCACTCAATGCAGGTAAAGTCGATTCGGGCAAAGCCCTAGGGTACGTCTCGTTACTTAATCGTTTCATGACCGCTTCCCAACGCGGTATTTACGAAATCATCTCGGCATACGAACATCTATTCCGCGCTCACTTGGTTTAGGTGAACGCTCAAGATAACCCTCTTTAACTTCATGAAGGAATCCATGATGAACATACGTTTTAAACTAGCCGCTATCGCAGGGCTGGAAACACTATCGAGTGACATTAATCCAGAGGAGCTTCAAACCCACACTACTGATGGTGAGTTATCCGCTGACGACGCAGTTATCGAAAACCAGATTAACTATGAAGTATCGGAAGCAAACTCTGATGTGAAAGAATCGGCTAAACTAGCAGAAAACTTCATTGAGAAAGAAGAAAAGCAAGAACAAGCTTTAAACGACCTAGAAGAAGCTGTAGCAGGTTTTGAAGGTTTATTTGAAGGTGAGTTCTCTCAAGTAGCTTATGAGCGTTTGATGCGGCACACAGAGCGTTGCGCACAACGTGCTGGTGTAGAACTCCCTATCAAGTTAGCAGGTATGGAGTCCATGACTCCCGCTTCCATTTACCTTGATACCCGCAATGGTTTAGAAGGCTTTATGGACTCAGTTAAAGCTAAAGCGGGTGACATTAAGAAATTCATTGTGGATCTTTACCGTTTCATCATTGATTTGATTAAGAGTCAATTCAGTGCAGCTAAGAAACAGTCTGATGAGATCGCGAACCTTATCAAGCAGGCTAAAAACAAGAAAGGTCCGTTGAACGAAAAGATCACACTGGGTAAATGGAACGGTCTACTTAATGTAAATGACCTTGGTCTTCCTACTGAAAACGCTTACGCCAACATGTTGGCTGCGGTAGAGTCAGTTAACGAACTCAACGTACGACCTTTTGTCCTAGGCTCCTTGGATGAAGCCAAAACGCAACTACGTAATTTCGCCAATGCCGTCGGTCACCTAAAGGGTGATGTTCACACGACTGATCTAGACGGGGTTAAATGTAACGAGATTAAACTGGAGTTAGGTGGTGTGCGGGTTCTCATTAGCACTCCGGCAGCAAACACCTCAATTCCGGACGAACGTGGTCTAACTAGTATACTGCACATGATCAGCACCAGTAAGAAGGTTATCTCTAGTGGAGCAAATGTCGGTGACTCAACCCCTGCTTATTACAAGAACGCAGAAACCGTGGTTAAAGTGCTGGAAGACATGAAAAGGGTTTCTGATAAATTGAGTGAGGTTTATCAGAAGCAAGTTCGGGCAATAGAGAGAGAACGTGATCTGGTCATCAGCGGTATCGGGATCGAAACATCGGGTGAAGCTAATTACCGTAGCTTGATCCGTAACTTGGTGGACGCCAAACGTAAGATCTCTAAAGAAACGAACTCAGCTCTTCGTTCGGTAATGGGTGCACACCTAAGTTGCATACGCAGTCACTTATAAGTAATTATATGTAGAATACTATAGTACTGTAGTGCTACACCTTTCGGGATTGTGTGATGACCCCGTTTAGAAAATTTAATTAAATCTTCTAGTCAAAAAGACTAAACATCAAAGGAACATAGTTATGAACCATATTCGTAATCAACTTATGTCACAAGTAGCGGGCATCGAATCACTATCGTCTGCTGAAGAAGCACAAGTTGAACAAATCGCTGAAAAGACTGCTGAAGAAGTAGCAGAGCTAGTGGCGGATAAAGCAGCTGAAGAGATCAAAGAAGAAGTCGAAGATCTAGCTGATGAAGTTGAAGATCTTTCTGAAGAAGTCGAAGAGATCGAAGAAGAAGTTGAAGAACTAGAAGAGTGTGTGGAAGGTATGGAAGCACTACTTAAATCTGGTGCTTACAACGCAGCGGCTTTCGGCATCCTTTACAACCGTGCTGATAAACTAAACGCTAAACTTGGTGGTAAGCCTTCAGGTTCAGTTGTTGGTGCGGAAGCTCTAGGTGATGCGACATCTGCTGGTCTAGCGGCTCGCGAAGGTATCGAAGGCTTCGTAGAAACGGCTAAGTCTTACGGCGCGGCAGCACTTAAGTTCATCATGAACATGTATGAAGCTGCAAAGAGCTTTGTAAAAGGTCTACTAGACAAGTCTGTTGCTCTTGAAAACCAAGTTAAAGCAACTAAGGCTCGTCTAGAGAAAACTGAAGAGCTTAAGAAAGACGTTAAACCGGGTAAGTGGGCTTCACTAGCACGCATCACTAAGACAGACAAGATCGAAGCGTTGATCCGTTCTTCTGATAACGTAGTTAAAGCTGCGGGTAAACTAGCGACTAACGATGTTGCAGGTTACGCTTCTGCTTACAACGGTCTTAAATCATCGATCGAAGGTCTGGCGTCTACTGGTGACTCTACTAAAGCGAAATCTGGCGATAAAGAAACTCACCAAATCAAGATCGGTGCGGTTACTATCGTGGCTTCAGTTTACACTGGCGAGATCAAAGAGCAAGCTGACGTTTCTAAAGCAGCTAAGGCAACTGGTCTAAGCTTCTCTTCTGAGAAGAAAGCTGACGAGAAATTCCAAGCTCTTGACAAGTCTTCTGCTGGTACTCTACTGGGTGAAGTGTCTAAGACAGCTGCTCGTCTGAAAGAGCTTAAGTCTTCTGAGTCTGGTAACGAGAAAGGCCGTGACGAACTAATCGCAGCAATCAAGAAACTTGAAGGCGACGATAAAGAGTGGGCTAAACCAGCAGTATCTGCGGTTAAAGCTTCTACAGCGATGACTAACAAGATCTTCACTGTTGCAGCACGTGCACTAGGTACAATTGCTGACGCTAAACTAGCGGCGGTTAAAGCTTACCTATAATCCAACTCCCGTGTGGGTTAGATACTGATGATCGGGGAGGGCTCAGGCTCTCCCCGATTATTTCACGTTTTCCTTTTAGAGGGTAACATAATGAATAAAACAGATGCTGCTAAAGCTCAGTTGTCCACGGTTAAATCGAAATACGACCAAGCCAAGGACGGAACGAATAAAGCACTGAGAGAAGCAGACAAACCTCTGGACCCTAAGGACCAAGGTACTTTAGAATCAGACCTACCAGTTAACGCTGACGACCTTGATAAGGACATGAACAACGTTAAAGCATTCCAGACGTTATCTGGGTTAGCAGGGTTTTCACCTAAGGTGGATGGAAACGAAGGTTTCATGGATACGGTAAAAGAAACCGTAACTTGGTTACTACGTCGTGCCAGTGATATCCTGAACTGGGTTTTGGATTACACGATGAACCGAGTGAGTTCTTTACGTCGCAAAATTACACGATTGAAGTACTCATTCAACGACAACGGCATCAAACTCAAAGATACGTCGTATCCTCGAAGTGTAATAAAGTTAGCGGTTAAACCTAACATCCCTAGTACACCGGAGTTCGCTGTTAAGACGTTAGATGAAGCCCAACGCTTCTACAATCGCATGATGTCTCAACAAACACAGATTGCTAGTCTAACTCGTGCTTTCCCATCGGACATCACTAGAGAGCAGTTGTTGAATTTCTCAGACTCATTGAGCACAAGTTATATCAGCGGGATGGGTGGTAAACGTGTTAAAGATAACCTTTACGAAATTCACATGCCGAGTGGTTTCCAAACGATCAAAGCAATGAGTAACCCAGCTCGTGGATTCAACGGGTTCACTTTGTCTGAATACTTCTTAGCGAAGATTTCACCAGTAATCCCAGACACGTTTACTCCGAGTGCAGATGTGGTTCAACGACTCATCCTTAAGCTGGATGTTTGTTTGATGGATGTGGAGAAATCCCATAAATCTCAACGTAGTTTTGCTAACAACTTTAAACGTACCGTACAACCACTCGCTGATGGTGTTAAACTCTATCCAGAGAAAACCAAAGACGAGATATTAAAATACTACCGCTGGTTAGTGAATTACCAACAGAAAACCGTCGCCATTCCTCTCAACTATTACCTGAGTGTAATCTCGGCTTCAGTCGATTTATGTAACGCTCAAGTCCACGTATCTAAATAGGGCATTTCCATGATTGAAGTATTTAAGAAGATCTTTTTCTTACTGCGCCTTCACCGTGCGTTAGAACTAGACAGTATGATTAAAGATCATCGCGATGTGATGATGTTAGAAGCCACCGCTAAAGAACTTGGTATCGACCCAGAGATCGTGGGGACGTTTACCCTTAACGAACCGTGGGTATTGTTATCTGCTATCCGCAACGAATTGATTCAACAAGCCCATGAGTGCCAGTCGTTCATGGAAGGGATCGACTTCCTCATTCCACGGTCCTTTGAAGAACGTCTGCGTCGTTTAGATTACTCGGAAATGCGGGATTATTGTCCGGATGTTAATTTCAACCACGCAGGGTTTATTAAGATGTTGACCCCACAAGAAGTATCAGAAGAATTGATCTCTTCAGGTACTTTAGAGAAACTATTAGGGGACTTCCGACTGAACCTAGATGCATTGGAAGAACAGCTTAAAAAGAACTATGACCGAGACATCAGACTCGCTGAAGAATGTAACCGCGACATGTTACTTATCTTTGCTATCTTTGAACACATCGAGTCAAAAGGTCTTGAGCTATTCACACCGGGTGATTCGGAATATGACATCTGGTACAAAAAGTTTACGGTTTACACTACATCGGCTGAAGCAGTCTTGGATTCCAAGTTACTGGATGATCCAAGTTCGATGAATAAAGAAGAACGCGAAGCGGTTAACTCAGCAATGGAAGAACTTGGTGTCGACGGCATGGAACAGTTCTGGAGTGAAGTTGATCAGCAAGCTTCTTTGCACTTACTTAAGTTCACTGGCAACGAAGACTTTAAGAGTGACGTGAAACGCATGGCAGGTAAAGCTGCGGAAATGTTAACTACCGCGCTTAAGTCTTTGAAGACTCGTTTTGATGAGCGAAAGAAAGAAGGTTCGAAAGAAGCGGAAGGTATTAAGGAAGCGATCGATAAAGCGATTTCTGATCTTAGTAACAAAGCAGGCGAACCCGACGCTAATCTAGTTAAACAACTTCAACAACGTTTAACTAAAGCGGGCTTCGAGAAACAAGCTTCTAAGCTGAACGGTGTGACAACGTACACTCAATTGGGTCAGGCTTTTAGTACCATCTCGGGTGAGTTCACTAGTATGATTTCAGAAATGAAAGAAGCAGAAGCCAAGTTACGTGAGGCCGAAGCTAAAGTGAAAGAAGCTTCCACACCACCGTCGGGTACTTCAGAAGACGCTGACGAAACCACCAAGGCTCAAATCAAAGCTCAAATGTCTGAAGCTCAAAAGACCGCTAAAGAGTTAATGAAGTCCGCTTCGACTTCTATCGGTGAATCTATGAAATCCATTGCGATGCTTCGTGGTATCAAATCCACACTGGAACGCATCACTGAGTCTACTAAAGAGAAAGTAGATGGTCAGGAATCTTGGATGCTATAAGTCTATGGGTGGGTCCTCCGGGGCTCACCCTTTCGTCGATTTTATGATTATTCACTAAAGGGGAGAGTTATGCTTACTGCTCTTTTTGATGCTAGCGAGACGTACCGTAATGCGACTCGTCCCGCTATACTCGACAGCATCAATTCCGTACTGGAATTTTACCAAGTTCGAGAAAAAGATCTACGAGTATATTTGAACGGTGATGCACAAGACGCCCGACCAATGTATTCATCTCCTAACGATCATCCTCGTTCAGGACAATACACTGATTTTATTTTCAACAACAAATTGTTTGCTATTGCTGAAATCACGACGACCGAATTTAACTCTGGTTACGGGAACTTAGGTCGACAAATCAACAACGCACCTTTATGGTGTAATAAAGGCACTCGAACTGACTTAGTTCCTATTTTTGAAGGTCGTAAGATTAACGTGGATTGCAACGTCCATTTTAATACTCGACAACAAGCTAAGAACTTCCGCAACCGTCTACAACGCATTTATGATTTACAAGGTGCGAATCCGTGGTTCCGTGCGCACATCCATTATCCAGTTCCTTACGAGTTTATGTTGCTTTCAAGTCACCTGCAACAACTGAGTATTAAGTCCGGATTATCTCAAGCAGACGAAAACTATCCAGATTGGTTTTTACGTCACTGTACGGTCCCTACAAGCATTCTAACCAATGCAGCTGGTGAAAACCCTATCTTTGGTATGAAGCGTCGCATAGAGAACTCTGAGATCATCTTAGAGGAACCAACGATTGCGCTTACACAACGCAACCAAGAAATACTAGGGAAATACGAAGTCAGTTTCCGTTATTCTTTTTATTGGCAAGAACTTACCAGTTGGAAAGTCAATTATCCACTGATGGTGAACCAGCACCCAATCAGCAAAGATTTTGTTAACAGTTTATTAGAAGAACCCGGGAACCCTCATTCACTGTACAAAACCTTCGAGCTCCATGCAGGGGATTCGATCAAGGGATTCGACGGCACTAAGTACTACTACTACGCACGCTACCCATTACACGACCCTTGGTTCCCGCCACCTAACTACGAGCGAGTAGAACCTAAGGTGATCGTAAACTTCACGGTACGAGATGTAGAAGAGAAGCAGTTCTTGTTTAACATCAAAGCGATCCCGGGGATGCAATGGAATCCGGTTATTCTAGAATTCATATTAAAATACCATGACCTAATAACACGCCGTGGTAACTTGGTATTGTGGATGCAACTTTACTCCGATGACACGCCAGTCTTGCAGCGTGACATTGAGTTGGATGAAGAAGGGAATTTGTATTTATTACGGGATCCCGTTATCGAGAATAACTATCGATTTGTTCTGAACCTAGATGGGATGTTGGGGTTGTTGAATGAACAGGGGAAACGTCTGATCATAGATGACGACAACTACCGCCTTAAAGTGCTACCGGAGATCTTCCCATGGTGGAACTGGAACTCAATGAAACAACTGGAGCATGCTGGACCTTGGGGTTCCACTGGTATTCCGGTTCCGGGTACTGAGTACGCGGACCCTGACAAAGGGTATTACGACGATCGCGTGGTGATTACGCTAGATGACTTGGAAAAAGCCATTGACTCCATAGGAGCGTTACCTGAATTCCCGGATACTCCTTCTTTCATGTTAGATATGTCTTTAATTGCGAGGTAAAGAATGGCATTCTTAGAACAAGCTCCGGGAATGGACGATAAACCGGATTTGAATAAACCTACCGTGTACGCTAAAGAGTATCGTCACGCCATTGTTGATTCTGAATACGTCCCTCACACCAGTTTACTCCATAGCGTTTCAGGTCAACCTATTCGATGTGACTATTACCGTCAATTCCTAGGTCAAGACGAAGAAGTAGTAGGGTTGCAACTCAATGACGTTTCGACTTACCAGTCTTACACTGAAATACGTAACATGGTTTACAAACGGGATGGTGACCCGTCTCGTAACTGGAATGAAGAACGCTACGAAGTTAGTCAAACGTGGATCGGTTATTTTATCTTTGATCTAACTCCGTTAAAAGCGGACATGTTCGTCCAAGACATTGGTGATGGTCGAGCGGGCTTAGTGCAGATCACTAAAACCCCGGAACCGATGAACATTTACAAAGATAAAGTTTATAGTTGTGAATGTACGTTGTTAGCGGAAATGAACCAACAGATTGAAGATAACATCCGAAGTAAAGTGGTGGAAACTTCTTGGTTCTCCGCAGAGTCTGCCATCAAAGGTGGGCAAGCAATTATTTCTGAGACCGATCGTAGTTTGAATAAAAAACTTGATCGTTGGGCTTACATGATCTCTCAACATTTGTTGACGGAACATTATTGGAACCCAGAGCGTACGATTGCGTTAGTCGAAGATGATCGTCTGTATTCTTATGACGCGTATCTGGTCCGTTATCTACAACGTGTAATCCCTCACAAATATATTCCGGGAGCGAACCCAATTGAGTCTTTAAACTTTAACGTAGGTCGCAACTTTAACTACGATAAAGAACTGACGATCTGGGATTGTTTTGTTCAGGGATCCTTTGATTTCCTTCCAATGATCAGTAAGAAGCTCTACCGTTACAATCGTACGAGTATGATGTCTTCTCGTGGTTATACCGGGTTCTTGGCAACAAAGTTCGATTACATACTGTTACCAAGCAAGTTAGAGTTCAACGAACTTAACTCACTGTACATTAGTCGTGATAATGGGTTAGCTCCGAGACCTCCGGTAGAGGAAGGTGTGGAAGTCGATAATTATTTCTCTGAAGAATTCTACAATGGTAGTTATAAAGGGGAGTTTGAACGTTGGTGTAAGGAGTTCTTTGGGGAACGTACGGTGGATCGACAAAAACTTCTAGGGTGGTGTGAGGACTACGCGAACTGGTCTAAACGAGATCAAGTCTATCGTGCTGGTTTGTTGGTTTCCGCTATCATGATTTCTAAACGCGTATTTGGAGGTTAACGTGGATATAGTGCGTTATACTTACGTCCGTAGTCGTTTGATAGAGTTATGGAGAGAGTTATCCTTTCACGGGTTCCGAATGTTTGTTCCCAAACACATGTTTTTAACCCCAGAAGAAATCACAAACCACGATCATATTTCTTACGAAGGTTCTTACGCTTGGGGCAGTGATCTTTATGCTCACAACCATTACTTGGTTACCGTCCCCATGCTTAAGGATTTAATCAAGGGAATTAATACGGAATCAAGCATTGGGTTCTATGACGCTGAAGATTCCATTTGGTTGTTTAAACACATTACGGAATATTTAGAGTTGTGGATGGAGGTTGCTAATGAAGCACCCCAATACTACATCCCCCATATCCCTGAGTTGTATGACTTAGAGGAAGTGGCGTTGTGGGTCTTCCACACTTACAAACCGATCATGATTCATCGGGCTAATATGAAACTCGCCAAGCGCCGTGCTGAAGGGGAAGATACTAAAATCGATCCTTTCTTACTCTTGATCCAAATGGGTGCTTCTGAATCCGTAGACGAGATCCCTGATCAAATTAGTTATTCGAGTATTTTGGATGACCGATTACCAGAACGTCTCAAGTCTCACTATAACCAGATCAAACGTTCTCAGTCCACTATGGATGTAGAAGACGAATGGCGAGTTAATATGTCGGACATCGCGGACCTACTAGACATGGGGGTTTAACATGATCCCATTGGAGTTAAGTAACATACTGGATCAAGCTCGATTGAACGCCAGTGCTCCGACGGCGTACGTTTATCAACTAACGGGGAGTTTTGTACTCCCTGACGGGTTTGTTGATATCATTGGTATAGAACGCCTTTCTGGATTGGGTAACTTCGTTAGTAACCGAAGTGAAGACATTCGAGTTCGAGTCAGATTACAACCGGGAGTTTATCAAAGTAAGATACTCCCGTTCAAAGACGACTTACAGTTTGAATTGATCATGGATAATGGGAGAGAGTCACAACTCCGGTACTACCGGTGTGTTCCTCTTTCAGTTAACGATACGGAAGCTTTAGGGAACACCACCAAGGAAATCGACTTAAGTCTTTACGACAGTCAAAACTTCATCAGTCTTGATTTTCAGTTGATCGACTTAGGGTTTTCTAAACTCCGTACGATTCCTTATTCCGATACGTTCTTATCTGCTAACGTAAAGGACGTCATTCATTATGTATTAAGTTCTGAAACCATTGACTTGGGGTTAACCGGACAAGACCGTTTTCGTGGTGTGTTCATAGAAGAACCTGTTAATAACCAAGTGGTGTATCGCCAGATCGTGTTCCCTCAAGGAAAAACCAACTTGATTAACATCGTACAGTTCCTTCAGGAAAATGACTATGGTGTTTATTCTCGAGGAGTTGGTTCCTACTACATGAATGGGGAATGGCGAGTCTACACATTATGGGACTCTGTGAAATATGACCGCAGCGACTATACGTTGGATATTATTCGTGTGCCTGAAGATGTCATGCCTTCTATCGAACATTCTTACTACGTTAACGATTCTAACTTGAGTATTGTTTCCAGTGGTCAGGGTGAACTTCGTAACTCAGTAGACGTGCAGCTTCAAAACAAAGGCACTGGTCAACAGATCATTTCCAGTAAAGCAGCAAACGGAATGGTGGGGAGTCATTATGAGAAAGGTCAAGTGTTATTAACTCGACAAGACTCATTAACTCAATTCCGTACCGTGGAGCGAAAATCTGGAGAAGAACGAATACATGTGAATCCCGTCCCAACAAACAACATAGCGAGGGAACTATCTAAGTCCCGAGTAAACAACGGTGAGGTACTGACGATCCCTTGGAAGAACGCAGACCCTAGATTAATACGTCCGGGGATGCCTTTCCGTTATTACTACTTGACTTCGGATGGAGTGGTAAAACAACGCACGGGGACAGTCATCGGTATGGCTTACGATTTCGCACCGAAAGACGCATCACCTCAGTATTCGTTTTATTGTAACATGAACTTAACACTGTTCATGGGTCTGGAAGAACAATACGTTTAATAACTACGGTGGACTCAGTCCACCGTAGTTACCTTTGCTTTTAGATTTTTTCAAATCTATATTACCTACTTGAAACTAAGAACAGTTTCATCATCATTAACCTTTATAGGAACTCTATTATGTCTGACAACAACGAATACTACACTCGTAAAAATGCAATGTTAGGTGTTTTTGAAGAAAACCAACATGAGATTTTAAAATCCCTCATTGCTACGATCCACAAACCTTGTCCAGAAGGTCAAGGAGAAGTGCGACTCACCGCCCCCTTCGACGTCCGCCCTCTTATCAAAGATAGGGACCCTGAAAACATTTATTGTCTCATCGATGGTCGACCTACCACTCCTGAAGTACTAAAGGAAATGGGGATGCCGGGGGATTTACTCCGGGTCGATTTAAAGGAAGATTCGGTTAAAGTGGAGTTGATCAAATGTTTTGGTCGTTGTATCTACGCCATCGTTGGTGATCCTACCGGCTTGATAGAAAATCTGAAAAGCCAATTAAAACCTAAAGAAATCCATTTCTACCAAGGTAATTATGAAACAGACTTAACCACTATTTCTGAGCAAATAGAAATAGAAGATAGTTTCATGGTGGAAGTGTTTGGTGGTCGAATCAACATATCATTGTTGGGTGGGGATAAAGGACCTAAACTGCGTCCCCACATGCAGTCAGATCTGTTTGCTTGTTTAAAATCTGCATGGATCGAAACCATAAAAGATGTCGACGAAGATAAACCGGACTTTCGTATAAGAAGAACGAACCTTTATCGTGATGGCGAAGTAAAAGGTGAGTCACAGTTTCTGTCAAGGCAAGTGATCCATCAACCTCACATCGAGTTCTCCACACGTATAGTGGAAGGATTCATGAATGAGGTTAGAACAGATCAACTTCGCGAGTTGGCTGAAAATCTAGAGTGTTACGTTGGGAGCACTAAGTGTGATCTGGAAGAGTTTCTTCACATCATGGACCCAAACGATGTTTTACTATTGCAGATCTTCAGCGATAAAGTTCGCTTGGTTATCAACCAAGCGGTTGGGGTATTCCAACATCAAATTAAAGAGGATACCGAAGTAGCTAAGTTAGCAGTTATAAAACGTGCAAACTCTATGTTGATCAATTCGACCTTCGGCGCTTACGGAACCCCGTACACATTAAGCACGCCTAAACCCTACCTTGGTCCTAAATCTGTGTCGCACACCACATTTATTAGTTACTTAGAACATGGAGATGCCTTAGTTTCACATTCATTGGGTGTGTCATCGGCGATAAGTTGTGAACGTGCGGATAAAGAAGATTACTCAGAATCTAAATTGTTTGTGAATTGTGAAATTCACTCTCCTAAACCAGACGGTCAAGGAGCCACTTTATTAGAAAATGAGTTTGTTAAGGAGATCATAGACGCTCTTATAGAGCAAGACGTGATTCAACCTAACTGGGAATCAAGAGCAACCCTTGCAAGCCCAATGACGTTTAACAAACCAACTATCAAAGGGGTTAAGCTTAAGCAGTCTCGTAAAGAGCTGTCTCCGTTAATGAAGCGCATGATGAAGCGTCTTTAATTCATCAACTGATAACAACTGATTTTACCAACACATATTAATTAAGGATTTATATAATGACTATCAAGAAAGACGGTTCACTAAACCAAATTCGTATCTTCGCTCTAGTTCAACTAAGCAGCTGGATTTATCGCCACCATAAAGTGAAGAGCATCAAAGCGATGGCGGAGATGGCTAAAGTAAACCCGTCCACTCTAAGTTCCATTAAGAACGGTAGTGTGAAAAGTATCTCGCTTAATCGCATCTTTGCTATTATGGATAATCTCAACATCAACTACACCTTCCAAATGGTACGACGTAAAGGCATTACTAGTTATTCATTCCAAATGGATGTGTATAACGTTCGTAAAGCGGATACCAGAGACAAAGAAGTCAGCTACCAAGAAGAGTACAAGCAACTTCGTAGTCACCATCAGTTAAATGAAACGAGTTTCGATAACGTCGTTCATCTTTAATCCAACTAAATACTCAGGGATCCTTCGGGGTTCCTGAGTATAGGAGTTTATTATGTTTTTAAAAGTTAATCCGGTTTCCCCTTATTTTGGGCATCATTCTAAACCAGTTCTTCCAAAACAAACGAAACGCCGTAAAACGAACAGAGACAGCAATAAGGACTTTCAAGCTATATTGGTTCGTGAATTAAATAAAACGGTAGCCAGAGGTCGTTAGGATGCGTTTATTTAACTGTTTTAAAAAGAAACCTAACCCCATTCCTTATGAGAACGTTGCAAGACTGTTAATACGGACCAGTCCAGAAGAAGAACTCACTTTAAGAGTGACTCGATATAAGGAGTTATATTACGTTAACGTTTACGACATCTTTCGATGGAGTGACGGAACTTGGTATAACCAATACGAGAATCAAGCATCAGATGAATTCATGATCTCTGCTTTAAACTCATTAAAGTGTGAGTTCATCGTATCCGAGTTTAATAACCTGATTCATGGCACCCTATTACTTGACCATTTTGAATGTAAATGAAATATTTTCTTACTGGAAAAGTTATCCTAATGGGGGAGGGGGAAAGAGTTAAAAAAGATCGAAGATAATTTAATTAATATATTAAGTTAAATATACCTTAGAGTATATACGACATTACGAAGTGATGAGAGTATATACGGTGAGTATTACGGAGTAATACGGATAAAGGTTATTTAACGTATACTACCCTAACGACCGTTAGGTCAAGATAACAACTGATAACAAAGAGAATACATTATGACTAAACTAACTTACACTCAACGTTTTGCCACTCGTTTTGAAAAGAACATCATGTCACAACAACCTGAGCTATTAAAACTGTATCAGCGCATTCTAAATCACAACTACTGGTACGACTATTGTGACGCTATAACAGGCTGGCGAGCAGGTCTAGAGAACGAACAAGAAATCATTAAGTTGTTGGATAAAAATAAAGAGCATAAACACTATCCTATTTTACAACGTCTCTGGAGTGAGAAAGGGGATAAAGAAGTAATCAATGGAGAGGACGTGTTTGCTGAATGGTTAGAAAAATACCAAGATGAGTCCATGGATATGTATCGATTCTTAGAGACACTAGATCTTCTAGAAATGGATGATGAGAAAATCGCTAGAGCGGTTAGAGCGATGCGTCGAGTAAGTAAGTTCTTGATTGAAGAATCCCGAGTGGAGTCTAAAGTCGTTGACTATTTCCCTAAATTGGTTTACACAAAACACTTAGGTCCTAAGTCGGTCGGTAAAGAATACGTGGATAAAGTAATGCTACCGAGAAATCTACAGCGTTACACAGAGTTGATGGTTACTCAAGTCGAAATGTATGACTTCGATTGTCTGGGTTTGTTGACTCCTAATGTGGGGACTTTTGATACTGTTCGATTTGATCCAGAGTGTGAAAAAGAAGAACACTTGGCGTACATCAAAGGGTATCACTTCAAATCAGTATATATCCTTAAAGATAAGTTACTGTCTAAAATTCGTCGTATCGAACTGCGTGATCTGAAAGATCTAACCGAAGTCCTAAGAGGGAAACTACCAGTTAAAAGTCTGTACGCTTCTAATACTTCGGAGTACGTATGAGTGAATTAAGAAACCATTACGTCCGAGATTGGTTGACCGACAATGAAGGCGCGCTATGTTGCGCCGAATTTTTTATTAGTGAGTCGTACAAAGGTAGATTCATTAATGTGGGTTATACCATCAAAAATCGAAACGCGGCATCTGTGTTTTGTATGCTGGACGTCGATAATACTCTCAACCAAGAAGTCGTCCGCCACATGCAACACATCACCGAACTTATTGGTGTATTGGATAAGGTCCATGACTTCATCACCGTTTCGAGTAATGAATCCAATCGGCAACGCTCTTGGGCTATTTCACATCGAGATATCCACGATCAAGTCACCATTTCTATTCAACATCATTTTAAGAATTCCTTTAAAATGATCATACAAATAGGAACTTCTACTACGTATTTTTCTATGGAAGATGAAGAACTAGTGGATGCGATCTTAACCTTGACGGACTTGGCTAAGCAACATAACAAGGCATTAGGTAAACTGGTGGCATCATGAAAAAGATCGGAAGAAGAGAGTTCTTGAGTGACAAAGGGTTGAGCATGGTCGCTTACAGCTGTTCGGTCAACGATAATAATCTGTTGAAGATGTATTTTACCATCTATTTAAATAAAACGGATGTTACCCTACATCGTGAAGTATCGTTGAAGGAGTACCCCCTCCGAGAACTTAACATCGAGTCGGCGTTCAACAAAATAGAGCGCCTCATCAAAACCTTACAGGAGTATGTAAAACATTTACAAGACGGTGGTGTGGTAAACGACCACCGCCCGGTCGGTTTATTAGTTGAACCCGATACCGGGGATTACGTAGGGGAAACCAGTACAGTCCATCTATGGGCGAATGGGGATCAAGTCTCTTTTAGCTTAACCAGCTGCGAAAAGAAACTGAGGACCACTTTAGACCGTGAACCTACGATAGAACTACTGACAACACTCATCGGACACTTATGGTGTCATTTAAACGATGCGAAAACAATTACGCAAAAAGCACTAAAATAAACAAGGATTCCACCATGACTAAATATCGTTCACTCATCGACCACTACCGTAGCGTGTTAGGATTGAATCAAAAATTAAAACCAGTGGACATTAATCGTGTCTCTATGTTGATCACTAATCTTAATATCAAAGATAAAGAGTCCAAAGCGCTCTTTACCGTCGCGTATTACCACATTAAGGTACATACACGGTTCACACACGAAAAAGCCCAAACGATCGCTTACACACTCACTGAGGGTGTAAGAATGTTAGGTGAAGGTAAAAGTAAAGAAGACGTTTATTTGGAGATGATCGCAATTCCAAACAAGTTCTTTGAAGAAGAACAAACCGTCGTTAACTTGGCCGATGTAGCACTGGATTATCTTGAACGCATGATTAGTAATGTGGAAGAAGCAATCAAAGAACAGGTGACCGCATGAAATACGTAACCTCATTCTTTCTTGAACTCCAACGTATGTTCTACGCTATCTTTTATCGCATTAACGCTAACCATGAAGTTTTCCATGGTTATTTGTCCTATTACTTAGGATTGTTGGAGTTCGATGACATTCACCAGTTCTTACATAACGAAAGGCTTCAACGCCAACTAGAATTTCTAAAATACCATAACTATAAACATGACTACACAGGTGCGGTGTTCATTGCCGGATGTATCTACGCAGAATACACTCTGAAATATAAACACCACCACCAATGCCTGTCGTTTGGTCAAACGTTGGCGGATGCCTTTATCCATCGACATTGTTTGGAAACCATGAGTAGAGAAGCTCTCATTACGGAGTCTCTGGAGCGATGCGGGTTAACTCGAACGAATCAATTAAGTCGAGATCTAACCAAAACCTTAACCCTTATCTTAAATCTATCTTACAGGTAAAGACATGAATAAAGTAATCGTAGACGCACTCCGCGCTAAGCTAGAAACAAAAGAGATCAATTTCAATCCGGCTGAATTTGAAGAAGACGCAGTGTTGATCTTAGGTCTTCAGTGTACGATGGAACCAGAGAGCTTTGGACCTAATGGTTGGTTCTTGAACCTGATGGCTTGTGTGCTGTCGGAACAATACGAAGCCGTTCGTGCACTGGTTTGGCGTGAAGACAACGTAAAGAACATTTACCGTTGTCTGGATCATCTTTACGAAACCGTCTTTATTGGTCATATGGATCCTTGTGAATTACAAGAGCTCAAAGACCAAGTTTACCAAATCACCTATTAAAAATATTTCACACCCATATTACTTGGGTGTGAACTCCACCTTAATATTCAATAAACCTTTATAGAGGAAACATCATGAAAAACGTTAACAAACTATTAGCAGAAGTTGGCATCAACCTTAACTTTAATCTACCTGAAACTACGGTCCAAGAGTTTATGTGCAAAGTTTCTCCCAACTTGGCTTTACAACTACTTAAGAAAAGAAATGCAATTCTTCAGACACTCCCTAATCACACTATGGGGTTAGAATCAGGAATGCGTGAAGTGCTCAATAACTTACAAAATACCACGGTATTCTTCGAAAGAAATTTCGATCACAACATTCTAATGACCCCTGTGGGTTTTGGTGAGACTTACTTTGATAAGTGTGTTCGTACGTTAACATCACTGACCCAAACCCCTCCACCAATATCGGGACGCTTTATGGCATGGCTGTTGTTAGGTGACAAAACTAACAACACGATACCGGACAACATTTACGCTAACTTTGAACGTGCATGTGCAACGATAGGTTTAGTAGATGAATTCAGATCCACTTTCTCTCCTGAGTCTACTCAACCATCAACTAACCTTAAGCTATTAACAGCTCTTAATCTCGTTCACGAAGCCAATACACCCCCGGGACATTTTGGTACCTCAAGCGCAATGGAAGTAATTAAATTTGGAGCAAAAGTGACATCTCTACTGAGCGCCCCAATGACCTTCGGTACTCGCGCGTTGGACTTAAATGACCCGACTCCTTTGTACGATATGGCTTTAGCACGTCTCGGTAAACTAACCGGAATTAAATGCATGGTTAATTTAACCAGCTTGGCTGATTTATTATTGTTAGGTGTAGTGCCTAAAGAACCTATCTTTTTGGAACCTGAAAGTTACCAAAATTTAGTTTCTTCTATTGATGTGCAATTCTCAGACATAGAGTCATATACTTTGATCCAAAACTACGTGAAGCAAAAAGACGTTAAATCAAACAACTCCATGGTTTGTATGCAGACCTTGAACAGTTCGTTTGCTGAAGTTATAAAAGGTAAAGTCACTCCGAAAGAAGAAAGTGTAATGTTAAGAGTTTACACTGACCTCTTAACCCGAATTCCGGAGTACGTTATTGACCACCACACACCGGAGGAGTTTGAGATGTTAACTTCTTACATCAAACCACTTCTTAGGTCCTACCATGGGACTTTCTCTGGAGTGTTGTCTGCTCTGACTGCTTGGCATGATGTTCGTCTGAAGTTAAACGAAAAGGCTGATATGGAAATGAAAGAGAAAACCGACACACCTTTAGCTAAACTGATGACCAAGTCTCGTTTACAGGCAGAGGAACTCATCGCTGAGATAACACCTTTCTTATTTGAAGATCGTAAACTCACTTCAGAAGAAATTAATGAGGTTCTTAGTCAAGCGGAACATGAGACTTATCTCCTAGCATTGTTAGCGTTAGAAAACCAAATCGACTTAGAAGGTGTTTTTGATAACCCTGATGAAATCACATCCCCAACCGTTAATAAAACTCCGGCATCACAAACCTTCCCACCGGAACCAGAAGTAACGGATACTCCACTTCAAATCAAATTGGAAAACCCTTCCGATGAAGTTAAGGTAGTGAAGTATGTTTTGGATCGATTAAACGATAAACTCAAATATCAAGGAGGTGATTTGGATAATGTACTTCAACAGTACTTTTCAACCCGTCCGGTTTCCATCGATACGGTTATTCGTTGTTTGGTCCTACTTCCTAAATCAGTTGACACTTCAGGGTTAAGTGAAGAGATCAAAACCACTTACGAAACTTTGGTCGCTGGGAATGGTACAATGCAAATAGAAAGTTTCCCTACACTAGGACAGTCTATTGCGGAGGGACTGTACTTGGCTTTATGGCCTGTGGTCCCTGCTTGGTGATAACATGTCTTTAGTTGGTGAATTACAGACTCCTTTCTTTAAGGAGTTATATCAACACCTCAATAAACTCACTTACACGTTGGAAGATTTTGAAGATCCCTATCTTTATCAGAACCTCCAACAACAATTAACAAGTGATCTCTTTCGTATCCTGAGACCGCATGTTATACCTCGTCCTGATATCAGAGATAAATACCGAAATGCTGACCTAAGGGTGCACATCCATTTAACGCCCTACGAAGTCCGTTACTGTGTTAAACCAGTGGTGTTGGACTTAGCTTGGGATTTGATGGAAGCCTCTTTACCGCAAGAAGTAGCGCCTCCTGAACCATCGGACGAACTACCTTTTAATTAACCATTACCTTAACCAGCTTACGGGCTGGTTAAGGTAACCTTATCATCACAAGGAGGGTAATTTGAACGTACCTGCTGTTTTGGGTGCTGTTTTCGGTACTGCCATTACTGGGTTAGCTACTGAGGACCCAAAAGCTACTTTACTAGGTGCGGCTACGGGTTTAATCACCGTAGGTATATTGGACTCTGTGAAGAAAGAAAATGAAGACCAAGATGGCGACTTCTTGACCAATCTTTCTCCTAGAGATTTTTGTACTACAGCGTGTGCTTCACTATGGCCTTCGTTAGTGTACGAAAAAGAAGAACTATATCAACCACGTATTCTGGATGACGATGAATTGTGGACTGAAGATGATATTTTGGATTTACCTATTACTATCCAAAGTTAAAAAGCAGTAATAATACCTTACCTCCCGTTATCGGGAGGTAAGGTATCTTTTTAAGTTTATTTTTTTATCTATTATGCATCAAAATCATCAAATTCGTTACCGTCAGCATCAAGCTGGACTTTGAATGAACGACGACATTGGTTCTTACCATTAATGTCATGCACCAACCCTTTGGTCGGGTCGAGATCATAAATGCCAAATCGATCACTCATTGGTGAGCCTTCACCGCCACGAGCCTTACCTAAAGACCAAGTGAAATAAGCTTTATCACCACCCGGTTTAGCAACGTGGAATGTGAACTCGTAATCCACTTCGTTGGTGATCTTCGTAGACGTTTCCGTCATGGACTTACCACCGACCTCGCGGGCAAAGTAAAGTTCTGATTCATCGTCGGCTTCTCGTAAGTGCTTCTTCGCTTCTGGAGATAACTGGTGAGGAGTAACAAACGCTATACCGCGGTTTACCATAAAGGCGCGAGTTCGACGATATAAGTCTTGTAGTTTATCGCCCTTAGTTTCGCCCGTCATTCCTTTTAAGTCCGCCATGGCTAAGTAGTCATAAGCGTAGAAAATGATCTCGTGACCTTTCATCTCCAACTTACGGATACGGTCAGTGATGTTGTAGTAGTTATCTTCGGTTGGGTTAACTCGGTTGATTTTCAACACCCACCCATTTTCAGCAAACGCGTCGATAATCACCTTAGCGATTTCAGCAGCAGGTGTGGTGGCAAAGTCCCCCACTTCACCCGTCTTGTTAACCATGATGAGTTTGTAGATGCGTTCGATGATCACATCCAATGCATCTTCTGCTGAGTCCAACAGTACCGTAGGAATACGACTACGATCCCGTAACATCGGTTTGTTGTATAAACCAACGGAAGCTACTACGTGACCTAGACCAAATGATTTACCACGGTTGGTTAGTGCGTTGATCAAATAGAACTTACCGCGACGTAACCCACAGTCAGGCCATAACGCTCGGTTCATTCCCTGTAGACCTAATTTAAGAACACCTTCCGCTGAGGATTCTTCTTTGGCTCGCTCGATGATTTTAGTGAATGAATCCGGGTCATCCGTATCAACGGATTCTACTAGTGATGGGTCGGTATCTCCCAACATCTTTTGAGTTAACTGATCTTCAATCATGTCAGCCAACGCTGCCCACTTCTCTTTGGTCATCTTAGATGGATCACCGAAGAAAGGTTCTTTGATCGCTTCTTTAAAATCCAATCCAAACTTTTCATCCGCACGTGCTTTACGGATTTCTTTGATGTGTTGGTAGATAACTTGACGAGTGCGTTCTTCTGATGGATAGTCTTCCAGACCGTACTCAATACTGCTTTTTAATTCAGGAGCTTCTTTAGAGAAATCTAGTACACGCTGCATTAAGTTTGATTTTATGACCGGTTCGTCTTTTGGCTGGTCCAGAACCCACTTAATGGTGTCCCTGATTGAAACCTCTATCTTTTTGTCTTGGGTGAAAACATCACCCTTTGCCTCAGGTATGAGCGCTAAGGTATCGAGTAATTCTTGTGTCAAGGATTCGTCGGTCAGCTTGCTCGCTTGATAGAGAGACGTTAGTATCTTGACTAATTGTAACAGCGGACTCATAAATGCTCCAATTTAATGTATATCTTTAAAGGTTAAAGGTTGAATATGAAATTTGTGAATAGTGGTCTGGCGGCACCTCAAAAAGTGTGGGTGGTTACCGACCAACAGTTACTCAGTTTGGATACAGCAGGTATAGGATTTGATCGTTTGTTCGAATTACCTACCCTGCATGAACTAATGCCTGAACAGGACATTATCGACTTAGCATTAACCCAATACCGTGCTGGTTTAAAGTTAGATGTCGAAGTCGGAAATGTGTTTGAACGTTTTGATGATGACTATAAAGATATCCTGCTCAGTAAAATTAAAACTGAACAGAAAGGTCTTTCTAAGATCGAACACTTTAAGGAATTGAAGAACTACAGTAAATTCTATGTACATAACACTAATGACATTTTAGTGTTGGTGCTCTCGGGCAATGAAGTGCCTATGAATTATATTAGTGGACTATGTGCTTCGTTCACTGAGCTACACGTGCAAACGTTTTCTGAAGCGATGTTGAAAGCGCTTTATCAAATTCACGGTTACACTTACCTTCATCATAAAGAGTGTTGTCGTGAATTGATAGACGGAGAGTTCAATTTAGCCAAAGTCTACAAGGCGCTAGTTTAGTATGTTGTAACATTCTATGTGCAACAAAAGCACAAACAAATATTTGTTTATGTTTTATCCTTAAAATAAAATACATTTTTTCGATAAAGGAAAAGAGTAATGAAAAGAAATATCGTAGCTCAGCTGACTCCTACTTCAGCGAGCGTTTACACAGCAATTAAGAACGGCCTAGAAGCAGGCGCATTCTCATCTGTATCTGGCGTAGAGAGCTTCACAGATGGTTCTCAAACCCTTGACTCTGTGATGGGTTCTGAATCTTTCGCTAGCGGTACAGTAGGCGAAACTATCAAAGGTCTTTCTGGTGAACAGAAATTCTCAGTAGTTAGCTCTATCCAACGTGCACTGGAAAACAAATCTGTCACTGGCATGGAATCTCTGATCCGTGAAGAAGAGCGCGTAGCTGGTCTTGAAGGTTTCTCTTGGGCTCAGTCTCCGGGTCACTCTGTAGAAGGTAAGGCAGCATCTATCACACTGAACGCACTAGCGCACCGTCAAACTGACGCAGCAGAAGCGATGTTCAAGACTGTGACTGTTCCTTACGAAACAGAGCAACTTGAGTACACAGTTCGTACATCTGGTCTAGGTCGTTACATCTACGGTGCTTCTGCATTTGATTCAGCGTCTCAACTACAACCAGTGACTAGCCTACTACGTCAGTCTAAGTACTTCCTAGACGACACACTAGAGCTAACTCCGGTTTACCCAACGGCTTCTGATTCTCCAGCTCGTCCACTGTTCGTTGACGAAGCAGACTTCACACCTTGGGAAAAGTCTTACTCAAACGCAGACGCACTACGTCGTACGAACCACCTAACTTCGTACCTACGTACTGGTAAGACAATCACTAACCTTCTTGGTCTAGCTGAAACTCCGGGACAAACTCCGTTCGATCATTCAACTGACGAAATCGAAGCAAACTCTATCACAGTACAGAAAGTTCTTCTGAAAGTTACTGTAGATGGTAAAGATGAAGTTCTTGTAGTACCTACTAACAACTTCACTAACTCTTCTTTCGGTGTAACGTCTAACGGCCACAGCTCTGACGATCGTCTACTAAACATGGTAGTACGTGGTCTTCCTGTGAAAGCGTTCCAAAACAAAGACGGCGGTGAAACATCTATCTTTGATCCAGTGCAAGCAGGCGGCGCTAAAGCGTACTTCAGCTTCACTCTAGGTGGTACTTACCAACGTCAACAAAACACAGTTCAGACTAGCGTGTCTGATCTAAACATCGATTACATCGAACTTGACGGCGTTAAGCACAACCGCGGTACTAAGTCTACAGCAGCAAAAGCTCTGTTCGCTAAATACACTAACGGTCAAGTGATCGGCTGGTTACCTTCGTACAATCACAACAACGTTAACCGTACTAACTTCGGTTACCGTGTTGAAGTGTTCGATGCACACAAAGTGATGAACGTTCGCCGTGAAACTCCTATCTCTGTGAAATACCCAGTTGATAAGAACGACGTGAACGAGCAGTCTCTAAGCTTCGCTATCGAAGAGATGAACACTATCCTGCAAGCACAAACTACAGCTAAAGCTTACCAAGCTGCTGAAGGTCACATTGCACGCGTAGCATCTCTACACGGTCACGCGATCGTTGGTAACGAACAGTCTGCATCTGTAATGGCAGGTATGCACTTCGTTAACGCTTCTTACCTACATCGTACGATGAAACTGTCTGAAGCAGTATCGGCGCTTGACTCTACTACAGTTCTAGAAGCTGTAGAGAAAACGCTAACTATGAACATCACAGAGCTTTGTGCAGCACTAAGCACTGTGTCTGGTCTAGCGGCTATCTCTGAGTACCGTCGTATTGACAAGAAGTGGGTTATCGTTGGTCACCAAAACCTAGCACGTTACATGATCCGTCAAGGTGATGCACGTACTATCGGTGCTGGTATCTCGTTCCAAGCGATCGAGTCTAACCTAGACGACATGATCGGTAAGTTCTACATCTTCCCAGAATCTGAAACTAAAGATTCTAACATCGACGTGATCGGTGGTATGGGTGTGATGGTGTCTAAAGAACACCAAGTGATCCAAGCGAACCTAACTCGTAACAACGCGGACTTCGGTATCGTGATCACTCAACCTGCATACAAACACCACTCTGTATGTCCAATCGTTGGTGTACTAGAGATCGAAGATGCTAAGCATGCGGTTAGCGAAGAAGGTCTTATCCGTTACCTATCTCAACAACGCGTTAAAGTTACTAACGCTTCTGAGTTCCCTGAAGCGGGTGGCACTTCTGGCGCAAGCGCAGACGAAAACGCTGGTAAACTACCATAGTCTTTCGTCGTTAACGTGAGTTAACAAAATCAACTACCCCTCCTGCTTTCGGGCAGGAGGGGTAGTTACCATTTTTGCTAAATTTTTACAAATCTATATTATCTTTGTGATGCATGACGATGTATCGTTTTAAATTACTTAATTAAGTTTGAAGTACATTAACCTCATGAGGAAATATATTATGTCTGTAAAGATTCCTTCTAACTACGTGGAAAGACCACACCTTTATAACAATCACCGTGCTCCACATCGTGAATATCTCAACATTGAAGTCGTCAACTATACGACGAGTAATGTCTATGTCAAACGCGGACCGTATAACACGATCAGCAAACCTTTGACGATAGTCGAAGACGAACGATGTTGTGTAGAGTTCGAAGTAACGTTTTCTTTTAACTTTGAAAACCGTCCTTCTTTTTACGAACCAGAAACCCCCTTGGATATTTACATCATGTCTAAGATCAGGGAGTATTACCGTAATAAGTCGGAAGAAGAACTCATCGCGTATGGCGGGCAAATTAACGGGAGATTCCTTATCGGTGTTGGTCGAGCCAACTTAGGGGAATACATAGGAAGCGATGGTGGGATCCACTCTCGGCTTTTAGGTATTTCCGTTTATCCTTTCTTAGATGTTCCAGAGGACTTCCATAAAAGTCCATCCCCTTACTATGGTCCAGTGACAACGGACGAAAATGGTAATCGGATAGACAGTCGTTCTCCGACCCAAGTCATCTACGAGTATTACAACAACTCCAATCCCGAAGCGACGATTTATACGCCCGTGAATGGTAGGGTGTTGAAACTCGTCCCTAAGCAGGACCCGAGTATAGAAGATGGAATTAAAATGACAGTCGTTTCTCCCCTTGGGAAGAAAGAGTCGTTTATAGAACTCCCCGATTCTTTTAAAGACCGGGATAAGTTCTTTAAAGTACTCGAAGAAAACAATTTCTATTTGTCTTCTTCCGACGCATTAGAATCCATAAATAGTAAATCTTTACAGCAAGCCTTATCTATGGTGTCCCAACTGCAAAAAGAGTTGAAGGCATCACAGAAGGAAACCCTTAATCTGAGGGAAGCACATGGTAAGCTTAAGGATGCTAACAGCAAACAACAAATAAAGCACGAACAAACATCGTTATGGAGTAAATTGTTGGAAACAATCATCAAAGTACCCTTTACGATAATCGCGCATTTGTTGGAAGTCAAATTAACCCAAGTCTTAGGACCTAAGTTATTAATGGCGGTTCTGTAATCTTATCCGTGTGTGACCTCAACAATAATAAGAGGAAACACAAATGGACCCGAGGTTACTAGATGCTATCGACGATACCATGCCCCGTTTTAATACGGAGTTAACCAAAGGATTCCATGCACGTCAGTTCGAAGATATCGAAAAATGGTATGAACGGCAATTACGCATGATCCTAAAGTCGTTAGAATCGAAAGGGGTGAAATTCCACGGATTAAAGCCCGTGCGCCCTGATGAGATGTTCAAGGTCATCAGCGAAACGACTCAGAACAAAACCTTTGAGACCAATAAAGAATCTTTATATCCGACTAGGTTAGACATTTCTTATACTGATAACCAAGGTATAGAACGTGTGTTCCCTAACATCTACGTCATGTTACCTTTTACAGACGAGTACGGAGACATCTACATCAGAGACTCTTTATGCTCATTGCAAATCGTTTTAGCAGACCGAGGTCTAAGTGTTACCAAAGATGAACAAATCTTTGTAAGAATCCTAGGTTACAAGTTCAAAATAGGAACAGAGAATATCGGATTCGTCCGAGTGTTCCCTGCACCTAATGGCAACCGTATTGTGCCTATGCAGTTAAACTTACCTGCAAACCGCTTTTATACACCAAAAGAAGCATGGCGCGTGAACCCTAAGAAAGTGCCTGAGCCTTTATTAGCTTGGTACATGTTCGCGGAATACGGTGTAACTGAGACAATGAAAAAATATGGTGAATGCGAAATCGCCGTAGGGGATAGTGACGTCATTAGTGACACCTACCCTGAAAGTGAAGGCTGGGAAATCTACGCAAATAGTGGTCGTCGTTCGGAAAGACAGTTAACGAAGAACTCTATTTACAATTCCTTTGCGATTGCGGTTCGTCCAGTCAATCGTAAACGGAAAGAAATTCCTACCGTAGCATTACAATACGTAGCAAGTTTAATATTCTTGTTTGATTGCGGTTCCACGCTAGTTGATCTCGATCGACTAGATGACCGAATGTTCTGGCGTTTGATTATCGGTATGTCATCCATGTCCTCTCGAGGCGGTGCGGATAACATATTACGACAAATGAAAGACCATTTTCAAAGCATCTATGAATACATGGATGAGAGTTCAATCAAGCGCTTTGCAGCGCAACGAATTGTTGTGAATGATATGTTCGATTTGTTCAACTACATCATCGCAAACCGTACTGAAATTGTCAAGACTGTCGACAGAGCAGACATGCTCCATAAAGAAGTCTGTTCATTAGAGTACACTATGGATCGTCTCATCGTCCGAGCTAATCGTTTTAAACACGAAATTAAGAACATCACTGATCTGAACACGAGCAAGGTAGGTCACACTATCGTCCGCTGGTTTGGTTTAAGAGACATAGAACCCGCTGCCCGAGAATCAAACATGGTGCAAGAATCAACTCCGACAGACTGTCCTTTAGTGGACTACGTATTAGGGGTGATGACGCAAGCCAAGGTTTGTTCAACACGGGGAAGCAAACGCGCTGGCTTTAACGTCAGTGATCCGGCTAACAGTATTCATCCGTCGTTGCCGTTTGCTATGTCTGCTGAGCGTATTACAAAACCGGATCCAGATGGTCGTGGGTACCTAAGCCCGACGGTCAAGCTGAATCTGTCTAATTGTATTGTGCTCGATCCAAAACTTCGGGATTTGTATAATGCTACTGCTGCTCGTTTGACGACACGTCAGCCGAGAGACAACCAAAAATGAGTCATCAAAATCCAAACTTCCCATCGCGTCCCGGTACACCGGTAGGTCGAGAAATCGGTTCTACTCAAAACTGGTCGCAATCCCAACCTCAGCAAAACATGATGCCGACAATGGGAACGGGTCAACCTTCAAACATGGGTATGCCGGGAACGGGACAGCGCCAAATGTCCCCGTTAGACCAATTGCAATCCATGATGCGGTCAGGCCAAGTTAAAAACAACTTTTCGTATGAGGAACGTAAAGGTAGTACTAACATCGACTATTCTTCCGTTGACAGTTTCATTAACGGCGGAACAGATGGTGAGAAAAGTCAAAGTGAACTAATGTCGTTACGTCGTGAGGACGCAAAGAACGCCGTTGCTCCGTTGATCATGCACATCGCAAATGAATACGCGTTAAGAAACTCACGATTCAAAACCGTTGAGTTAATGATCACACAGTTTGCTATGAAGTTCACCGAAGGTCATCCAGTTAAGACCGTGCATAAATACTGGGAGATGATGTGTAATAACTCCAATATGCGTCAGGCCATCGGCTTTAACGTTGGTACTTTGTTTGCCCACCAAATGGCGACAGGTATCATGCACGAAGCCGTCCCAGATTCACGTCAAAGTGAATTACTATATCAAGGTTGTATTGACAACATCTTAGCGATCGAGTTATGTCGTTGGTTAACCCAATCGCCGAGTGCTCGCGCTACATTACAAGAAGAAGGCCCTATTGGGGTTCACTTCCGTAAACGTTTGTTAGATCAATACCGTGATCGTGCACCGTCTATTTCAGACTCATTTGCGTTTATGGGGATCGATTCCCCGTACGATGGATTTGAACCGAAACTGGAAGAAACACTGGACCACGCAAGTGATCCAGCCAACTACGTGATCAAGCAATACGCTCGACCACCAGAACCTTACCACCAACCAGTTGCTGATGCCTTTCAATATCAACCGTCTCCAGAGTCCCGTACTCCGGTTACCGACATGTTGTTTGAATTGAATCGCTTAGAACAAGAAAACCTTGCTAAGCAAACAACTGAACAATCACAACAACGTTCCCCTCAATCTTACTACCGTGAAGAAACTCTTCCAGAGACTAACACGAGTTGGACAGATGATGAGGACGACGCACCGTTAGTATTCGGTGAACCAACTGTGATCCAAGACGACTTTTACGGTATGACTCCTGATAACCATCATAAGTACAACTGGAAAGAACGTTTAATTGCAGTACCGCATACTAATTTATTCACTACTGATGAAGAAATGCTCGAAGTACTACGTGATGCTTTCTTCCGTGGTAGTTACCGTTACATGCGTTCGATCCCGGGTTACGTAACAGTGTTCACTCTGGATGAAAATGGTTTACCTAACGGTGACGACTACTTGATTAACATAAGAGGGAGATCAGTGGAAACTTTCCTTACTAATCCAGAGTTACTATTACCTCATCTGAAAGAAACTGAAGACGGTATCGTAGAAGTTCGAAACGTAGACCTAGTGGTAGACGAGGAAGAACAATACGACCTAGACGCAGTGAAGATGGCGGCAATGGAAGATCGTGAAGCGCGTCACACTTTGATTGAAGAAATCGCAGTACGTGATCTCGAAGAACAAGATCGTGAAGCAATGCACGTTCACACCGTGGGTACTCGTAAGGGTATCATGCACGCAACGACCAACATTGAAGTCCACCATGAGTCAACTCTAATGAGTTCTCCTTCGGCGGTTACTGAAGTGTATCGTTGTTTATCTATGCTGGTTAAAGATCGTCCGGTGAATACATCGTACTTCGACTTTATCCGCAATGTGTACCACACTATCGGTCGTCAGTTTATTGAGGAGGGTGAATTAATCCGAATCATAGACACGTACCTTAAGACTGAACTAGAACGTCACATGATTGATCGTTATGGTTACAGCAACGATCCTAAGAGCAACCACTATTTCCAAGTACACACTCTGACGGATTGTTTTGATGATTTAGAAGACGAAATCCTTAAGCTTTGTCCTGAAGCACATGCTGAACTGTCTACTAATAAAACATCACAAACACTTATTTCGAAATCTCAATGTTTTGTTGATCGAGTGGAAGCACTTCGTATACTAACAGCGAACATTCGTCCTAAGTCCCGCACTCGTGCGGTAGAAGAATACGACGCAGCGATGCGTGTGCTATTCGTTCGCGAAGTTATCATCACTCGCATCTCTAACATGGCTCCACCGGTCAATAGCGCTGGAGAGTCCATAGCAATTGTGAAACGCAGTGAAGTTCCTAGCCTGTTCAAATTGATCAGTACCGCTTACGGTAGTGCGTCATCTAAGTTGAAACCGGGTGCGGAACAGATCATCGTGTTCACTGATGCAAGTGACCAACGTTGGACATTCCAAACTAACCGTTACGATGGTGGTAACGTAGGTACTCTACGTAAGCTTAACCGCCAAGATCGTTTAGGGTTGTTGGATTTGATGGTAACCAATTAATAATAATTACAAGAGAGGGTCTTCGGACTCTCTCTTATTAATTTCAGGATTTTTTTAGTATGTTAATTAAGAAACTACTTTACCCAAGAACTGTGGATGGGTTTTTGGACCAATTAGAAGAAAAAGTAATGGCGTTGAGTTCGGTTAAAACCAATAACTATTACGACTTGGTGTTTGCCACCTTACGTGAAGAATACGAAAACTGGATGGAGTTGCGTGTTTTTCCTAAGATCAAAGAACAACGTCAAACGGTTCGTTTAGTGAATGTGTCGATAAAGACCAACAACCGTAACCGTGAGCGTTTGTTCTTCCGCTTACCTGTTGTTGTGGGTAGTCGAATGGATAAGAAAGAGTGTAGTAAGAAAAATCATTTTTGTCGAGGTTATGACGAAACCGACTTGGATTTACTAAGAAAGTCTTCACCACTCCTAGTCAGTTACCACGATACCCCCGTGCACATCCGTGGATTGACTTCTCCGCACAATTTCTACACTAATGTAGAGTTTTCCTTAGTACGACGTAACACGGGCTTACAGCGCCGTATAGATCGTTTAAGAATGTGGGGACCACATTTACCTTGGGTTAGAAACAAAAACCTTTTGAAACTACCAGTGAGACACTAAGTTATGGAATACACACATCATGATGACAATGAATTGCTTGACGCAGTAGCTTACCGCATACAAACCGCAATTCAAAACAAATCCGGTATGGAGGACATGCTCGGTATTACTAAGTTGGTTTGGGCTCTTTACCCATTTACTTCTGACCTCCGCTTCATGAAGGATTACGCCTTTACGTTGAGTGACGGTTATCTTACGGTGGATTTCCCTAAGACCAAAGACGAACTCCATATGTTTAACAAAGAACCCGGTCTTTATTTTAAAGCGGGTGTGGATTGTAAGATTAAATTCCATCAAACTTTCCCCTTTAATAAAACATTCCCTTTAAAAGAGGTCACCAGTTATAAACTCATGACTCGTATTTATCTGGGGGAAGAAACCCCAAATATCGCTTTCTCACCAGAAGGTCATTACGGGTTCCCGTTTATTGGTCCGCTACGTTTAGTGGGTAAAAAGTTCCACCCCGGAGAAATGCATTATGTGTTGTTTCCATTGGAGTTGGAAACCACTAGTCTCAAAAACCTACCGAGTCAAATGGGATTATCGTTCTTAAAACCTGATCCAGATAAGCCAGATTACATCACCATTGCTAAACTTGATGCGGTGCGATTAGCAATGATCATTGGGAGTAATCCAGAGAACGCAGAATTCTACTTAGAAGAGTGGTTTAAAGATCCTCGTTTCCCAGCTTACTCGGAAGATTCTACCGTGACTGTAGGTGACGTGACATTAACCTACCCGAACGATCAGCGTGATTTACTTGCGCTTAAAGATTGGAAGGTTGATTTCACTAAAGCTTTAAATGTAAAAATTAACGACGATGCATCAATGTCACCGAACACGACATCGCCAACGTTCTCCGGGGAGCAAATACCTGCGGTGAAAAAGATACCACAACATTTGCTGTTAACCCAAGTGAATCTATTACGTGAACACCTTGGGTTGCCTCCAGTCAAAGCAAAATGGTCTGTTGGTGGAGATATTATCGACTTAGAGGAAGAGTCATGACAGAAAAAGATCGTTCTATATTTGGTGAATTCACACCGGAACAGTTCCTTGAGGTTATGAAAGGTGAGTATTTTGACGAGCAACTGCTCCGAAAGTGGTTAACGGAAAAACGGGAGATGAGTCTACTAACCCAACTCCCACCGTCCCTGAGCTTTTCTATCCAACGCAGGTTCTATAACGTCATTATTCCGACGAACGACGTTATGTACACTTGCATAGATAACCTCGACCATTATCCCATGGTGGTGTCAGAAGACCTAATGGGGGTGAGTGAGATTTTGAATCATCTCTTGATGGACGAGTATAAGGAACGTAAAGTAATTTCTGTGGCACTTCGTAGGTTGTTAATGGAAACCTCCAACCACCATAACGATTATCCATACATACTTGAAGTGACTGTCGGGAACGAACAGCTGACACTAAGTTTCTTAAATGAAAGTTTTGTGGATATGGATCCTTTAGAGTGGACAGAAAAATACGTAGATCACCGAATCTTAAACGGGTCCTACGATCGTAAATCGCTCGATGAACGCCATGAGGATGGTCCTACTAATTCATCTGATGAGATGTTCAAAGAAGTTGGTAACTCTTTACAGGAAGCCATACAGGAAGTTAAAGAAACACCTTTGGCTGAACACATCGAAGGTGGGATGGGTGACGACGGTCGTTATGTAGTTAAAACCTTCCGTCAGTTCCATAACCGTGAAGAGTACTTGGATTACATGCGTAAAGTCATGGACCTTTAATAAACATTCTAACCTCACCTCCTTAACGGGAGGTGAGGTTATGTTTGCTTTCTTTATTTTTTAACATACAGTTTATTTCAGACCTATATAGTCTAGGTGTATAAAGATACATGTATTTAAATTCAACTAACCTTAAAGAAGGAACACATTATGTCTAACAAAAACCAAAACAAAAACGCTGGTAAAAACGAAGCTGAATACGTAGATGATTTCGAAAAGTACGAAGGTCCTAAAACTGAAGAAACTAAAGGTTCAGATAAAGACCAAGGTACTTCTGAAGCTTCGAAGAAAGAAACCCCTGTTAATGAAGGTAAACAAGGCATTAACCTTTACAGCCTAGTAGGTGGACTAATCGCAGGTGGTGCAGTAAGCGCTTACACTCGTTCTACAACAGCCGCTATTACAACAGCGGGTGCCGTTGGCGGGGCTTCCTACTACCTAGGTAAACAAGACCGTGAAAGATCTATGGTGAAGGATGTTGCTATCGGTGCAGCGGTCGGTGTAGTTAGTGCAACAGCAGGTAGCATGTTGGGTTCTCTATTCGACAACCCTGATGCAGAAGAGTTGGAAACTATCCCTACACAACAAGACTAAGTTATTAGGATGTTATGGGCGAAAGCCTGTAACATCCTAAAACTAAAACAATTTATTTTTTGTCTATTACTAAGGTCGAATCTGATGAGCATTGAAGTCGCACCGCACCCGATACCTTTCCTAACGGAAGCATTAACATTGGGTGAAATTAATGACTTTAAACCACGGCTAGTTAAGCTGATGGTTGAAGACGACATCTCAGAGAACTGGAAACATCCTAAGCTCTCGGAGTGTAAAACCGTGCTTTATGATAAAGGCTGGTACCGTGGTGACGCGGAACTTACTCATAATGTCAGCTTGGTTTTTCTGTATTGGTTAGAACGTTGTTCTGGTAAAGAAGCTTTACTTAAGCGAGCTTACCAACACTTCTACTTACTAGGTGACCATGGTACTAAATTCTTTGGACATCTAAACACACTTTACGACGTGTTAAGATCCCATAGGAAATAAATATACCCACCTCCCCGTTTGGGGAGGTGGGTATATACAGTTTATTTTTTTACTCTTCCGGTTCTTCTAAACCTTCGTCGTCCTCCAATTCTTCTGTTTCCTCAGACTCTTCCTCTTCAGCAGGCTCGTCTGTTTCTTCAGCTTCCTCGGTTTCCTCAGACTCTTCTGGTTCTTCAGTCCCGTCAAGTTCTTCACTCTCAAAGTCAGTGGACTCATCGGTGTCTTCTAAGGATTCATCTGTGTCGTCTCCAACGGTGTCACCGATCCCTAACGGGTCGGAGTTTTCGTCACCGGTGAACTCTGAACCTTCCGGTTTAGGTAAAGCCTTAGCAAGTCGTTCCACACGATCGTCGAACTGTTTCATGTATTCAATGATAAAGTTACCCACGTTCTCGTTAAAGTAATCGAGCTCGTTAAGTAAGGAGAACATACCACCCTCTTTACCTTTGTTCATGATATCATCGAAAGGTGTTGGGACATTGAACAGTTTAAACGCTCGGTAACGGATTACTGCTGCAAACTGACTTTCCAGTTCATCAGGACTCAGTTTTTCACTGTCGATATTCAATCGTTCCAGCAGTGGACCCATTAACCCTTTCGCCGCAGACATCGACACCACTTTCTCAGACCATTCCTCGGCTAACTCCATTTTCTCTTTGATCTTAGTCACCGACTCCATTGTTGTTGGACGTGGTAAAGAAACAAAGAAGTTTTGAAGGAAGTCGTTTAAGATCACCATGACTTTCTCTTGTTTGTCACCTTCGATCTTAGCTTTAGAATCCGGCACCAATAACTTTTCCGGTGCGTCCAGAATCGTGTCCACCAAACGGTTCATCACCGGTTCGTTAACTAGGGCATTCTTACGAATAATGTCGGTTAACATTTCGGCAAGTTGGGTTTGATACATGATCGTTTGGTTGCACAATGTTTCTTGTTCAGCCAATGCTTCGATCTGGAAGTTATTCCCGTTTTCATCTCGTTCATCTAACCAACTGCGAGGCAAACCATAAGTGTTGGCAATGGAAGACAGCAAATACTGACGAGAATCTTCATCAACACGCTTAAACGAAGTACGGTCGATTTGGTTCACCTGCATTTGTGGTGCAGTGACAAATTTGTTATCACCTGCTTCCACACGGATTAACAAAGATTGTTCTTTTAACGCATCCACAATCATCGGCATCGATAACGTACCAGATGAAATCAGGTTATGAACCGTAGGATTCGATTTAAAGAACTCATAACGCGCCATAGAGATCGTTAAGTCTGGGTCGGTGTCCTGAGCTTCTAACGCCACCACGAGCTCGTTACGTGTTTGAGCGTTATCTAGTTGTGCTAGTGCATCTGCAACATCCAATGCCGCTAGACGTGCGATGAAGTCTTTTGCTTGTGTAGTTAACGACTCACCAATACCTAGACGGTTGTACTGGAACGCCATATAAGTGAAGTAACACTCAGGAATGTAAAGTACTCGTGTGCGTTGTTGCTGGAAAGCACGTTCTAGGAAGAGCTTCAGCACATCTTCTTCCAAATCGATTGAAACGTCCGAACCATCGCTTCCTGACCATACCGCTTGGTAAAGTTCTTTCTCAATTTGTGACTTCGCGATCATTGCAAATTCACTCATATCAAAATCACACTCACCTCCGCTTTGGACTTTACGTAAGTTAGCGACCAATGAGTTAGTTGACGTACCAGTTGGTTTGTCGTCAATCTTATTGGCTTGGGCACTCAATGACTGGTAGAATCGGTAATCCTTACTCATTTTCAGGAACTCACCGTTTTCATCCAACAATGCATAACCACCACGGAGGCGATTAACGTCACCATGAACGTGTACTGGAATGAAACAATCACTCGGAAGATGGTAACCTAAAGGAGTTCCCCAAGGCGCTTGACTGTAAACTCTTGGCGCGCGTAAAGATTGCGCGGCTTTAGTTGCATAACTGCGATCACCCGGCATAACTTGTTGCAGAGCTTCTTGTTGCGCTAAACCAAGGTTTGCGGTTTTAGCACCCGGGTTAGGTTGCTTAGTCTTCTTGCTCTTTTCTTTATCAGCACTACTCAGTACGTCGGTTTTAGCCATACGGTTAGCAACGTAACTCTGGATGGACTCATTACCCTGAATACCGTTTAATCGTTCCTTGATACGCTGACGCATGTTTTGGACAGCTAACACACTGACGTTATCTGTTACCGTAATGCCGAATTTCTCATCAATGATGGGGAACTCATAATCGTCTTCACCAGAACCATCGTTCCAGATAGCTTCCATACCAGTTACTTTATCGTCTACCGCTTTTGGATTTTTAACAAATCCAATGTTCTTGGCTAACATCACCGACTTATCATTTAACGTGGTTTGTTTGAACACGTTATTGATTTCTCTTTCAACCGACTCACGGTATTGTTGTTTGGTGAAGCTTTCGTTACCTTCAACGATCTGATTGCCGTTAATGATGTTGTCAAGCGCAGGACGAGTGATGTTTAGCTTTACGTAACTACCACTACCAATTAATAAGTCAGAGACCATATTTGGTAGTTCACGCTCGATTTTATAGTCGTTGGTGTAGTACTCACTCAAGACCCTTAGCAAGCTATCATGCAATTTAGTGTTTTTGTATTCACTGTTGTTCGAGTCGTACTCCAGAATGTTTTTCGTTGCACCGTTAGGGTGTAAGATCAACGTTTTCCAAATTACTTCAGCCTTGGTAATATAAGGTGTGATTTTCTTAAGGTCAACGTTAGCGTTGATCGTATTGGCGATAATGTCGCCTAGACTCTTTAGCTTACGACCTTCAACCCGACGAAGTTGTTCCTCTTCGGTACCGGTACCCTCGGATCGAGTTTCTGCTACCCGAACGTTAAGTATTGCTTCTAGTGGTTTAGGGACACGCGATAGCGACTTACGTAGTTCCGTAAGGTCGACTCGAGTATTACCTCTCGTTTGTTTCATAACACCCTCTTGGATAAACTATGGAAAATATTGAATTTAACGCCCACGTGGAGAGCGTACTCAGTTTGATGCGTACGTTGGTTATAAAGTGTGAAGCCATCGGCGTCACCGATAACCGTCTCCTCGCAGAAGCGGGGTACCCGGTGTCTCAAGATAAGCGCAAGTGGCGTTATTATCTCAATATGACCGGGGAATACCACGAGACTGATGAACCCATGTACGTAGCCTCCATCGATAATGGAGAGCAGATTTTGTTCAGTAAAGTTAACCTTGATATTCACTTGGCAACACGCCGAGCGTATCAACCGGGTTCTTACTGGTATAAACGATTGACCGAAGAACACCCGGGTCAAATCGATTTAATCAACGGGATCATAGACCCCATAAATATGGAGGACGCGATCGCTGCTGAAGACTATAAGATCTTACGCTACAATAAAGATTTAATCGAAACTAATGAAGATCAACTAATCCCCGGTTTACAACAATGGATCAATGCGTACACACAACGTCACTTTAAGACGGATTACATGTACACAGAAAACCTACAGCTACCTATAGACTTGGCGACGATGTACGGTTTAATGATTCCACTGGTACTGATATTAAGATTAGAAGCATTTGGTACGCGTAATGTTTCTGATTACCATGTTTGGAATCGTCTCAATTCTTACGGGGACTTCCGGACTTATCGTGCCGGGTTAGGTCAAACCCAGAAAATGTGGTTATACCGTAACATCGAGTACTTAAGAAATAACCTCGGTAAGAACTTTACCTTAGAGCAACTCATCTCAAACTTATTGACACCAGAGTCTATTCCGATCTTTCATTATCGTTCTATTATCAACACTGAGCAGATGGAAACTGACCAAGGTCAACCAGAAGGGTTGTTCGTTAAAGAACGACTTAACTTCAAAGAACTCGAATACGACACCGGGGAACGTTTCACTAACTCTCAATTGTTGTCATTTGAGGAGCCAATGGCGAGAGACAATGCTCTACTCAAAGCATATCATGAAGTGCTTGTTGAACCTGAGTCCAAAGAAACGACTTTTAATGATCTAAGTACTAAGGTGTTGGACTCCACTATGGAGGACTACACCAACCGTCATGACGATACATTAATGAAAACGTTGTTCCATGAATGGATTTACACCAGTAAACACAAACTGTATGAATCTATCGTGGACTTCATAGACCCACTCAACGGTAATCATGTGCGTTTGAATACTCATGATGCTCTGATCTACTGGCAGTTGTTATTGCGTTCTTATCTAGGCACGCCGGTTGAAGTCATTGAACCGTTCTGGTTCCAATGGGTGATGACTAAGGACTTACGTGACTTTGATACCTTCCGAGCCGCTGGTCCATCACCTGCACTTCATGATTCGGTAGTGATTGATATCCGTAAACAATGGGTGCCTAAGCTCAAAGTAATTTCCCCAGATGCATTCTTTGATCAGTGCTTTACCATTCATCAAGCAAAATGGAAAGCTAAGAAAATCTATTCACAGCATGATGAACTGTATCAACATGCTTACACCAAAGAATGTGTTCGTCGTTTGTATGACCATGGTGTCTATTACCTTCATGACCCAGCGGTTCACCCTAGTGCACAGTCTTGGTTAGATGATAAAGAACTCCACCTAGGGGACTACAGTAAATCAGAGTTGATCGAGCTATGTTGGGAGATCTTCACTAAAGCCACTGGCTGGGATGTCAAGGGTGTAGTTTCCTTACGACAGATTCAATCTAACTTAGTTTCTTTGATGACTGACCTGAGTTCTTACACCATTCAAATCCTAAAGGATATTGATGACGGTAATACGACGGCGGAAAATACGGATAACGTTCACCTAGGACTCACTGGGGATAACCAAATGAGTAACGTGGGTGATTACCTTGCTAATCCTCTAGTGCCGGTAGACATCCATGCAGTACCTTTGGCAGCAATGAATGAATACCTGATTACAATCGACGACCGAAACCATGACGTTAAACTTTCTGGTTCCACTCTTCATAATGGAAATCTTAACGTCGATGTTGGAGTAACAGAAATCCCACGAGATCAAGTCGCTAATCTACGTGTCCCAGTTTCAGTGGGTGTGAGAGAAGCTACTTGGGCTTACTAATTACTAACCTTATAATGGTATGTAAACTATTATAATTTTGATCAAAAGGATCTTTACACATGGCTAACCAAAACGACCTGATCCGAGAATCAGATAACTCTCGTGTTCCGGCGCAAATGGTATCCACTCAACCGATGGGTACCAACATCATGATTGCTAAGGCGACCAACAAACAACTAAACATACCGCCTAACACGACATTAAACGAACACCACGAAATCGAAGTGAATAACTCGTTGGGTGTTAAGAACGGTCAAGACTTTGTATTGGGTTACTTTGGTGTAGGTATCAAAGGCTATCAGGTAGTGGGTAACCACCCGATCACCCAAGTTCCGGTGAATTATACCAACCAACACCAGCCATTCGATCAAAACCTGTTCTACTCTATCCCTTTGTGTGCTCGTCCTCTAGACGACGACCTCAACGAACAAGAGCGTGAAAAATACCGTATCCGCACGATTAAGATCTTAGACGGTGTCCCGACCGCACTTTACTGGTTGATGAAAACTGGGATGAGTGAATTCAATCCTAAGACTAAGCGTGCTTACCGTAAACCAGACACCGGTAACGAAGTTCCGGAAGATTACGTGTACCGACCAGAGTCACTTAACCCTGAACCAATCGCATTGTCTTCAAACGGAACGGTTCCACTGTCAAACACATACTTGACATCTTCTGGTTTGATGGACTTATCACTCAATGGGACTGCGTTAGAAGAACTCCGTAACGTATGTCGTTTGATGTTTGGTGATCCTTCACTGGCCGCGGTATCAGAATACCAAATCGTGTGGGGTATCGAATCCACAACCGAAGGGCAAGGTCCGGGTGGTACAACGTTCCGTCACAAAGAGTTGATCTCAGCAGTAACTCAATACGTTATTTCTGAACGTCATGCTCGTGATGCTAACTCTAACGGCGATATCGTCCTTAAATATGACTTGGGTGCCGCTTACCCAATGTTGTTAGAAGAATAATGGAAACACTTCCACTCCCAGAAGGGTGGATACGTTCTATAGCGATAGACCCATCCACCTCCCGGATGGGGATGTCTATTATTGACGTCAATCTCGAACAACCGGAACGTTTTAAATTACAATGGGTGGAAACCATCCATGGTGATAAAATGGAACATTTTGGTTCAACGAACTATGACGATGACGGTGCAGTGCAATCCCGCATACTGGGGTTGTCTAAAGCGTACCGCAAACTATTAGACTTCTTTAACCCTACGGTAGCGGCGTGTGAAGATAACTTCTTAGGGGCATCTCCAGATACCTTTAAGAGACTTATCGAAGCGGTCTCATTGCTGCGTACTGAAACTGAGAATTATGGGAACGGGCTCTACATGGTGAACGTTCCACCTCGGGCGGCTAAGGAAACCGTTGGGGCCAACTTTAAGGGTACACAAAAAGAAGACGTGACCAAAGGTATTAAGAAATACGAAAATATTGACCTTAACGGACACGACTTGGATTTGCTGGATGAACACTCGATCGATGCTATAGCGATAAACTTAAATTTGTGTGAGCGTATCGCTAAAGATCGAGGTAAATTCCATGACACAAAAAATACCTGAACGTAATGATCATTTAGATACGGCAGAAGGTGTGGTGCTAGGAAAGTGGGGAACACGTATTCGAACATTTTGTGGTATCATTGCGGTACTCACGACGTGTTGGGTTTCGTATTCTGGTATGGCCTCTATTGTCGAGTCAGTGAAAGCTGGTAAAGGTTGGCCTAGTGACATGACGATCTTTTTGTTCGTCTTTGGCCCTGTGGCTATTGCTTGGCAATACATGAGTGTAAACAAACTGTTATCCCTACTCTTTTCATCCGATGCCCAGAACGCTGTAAAGATCAAAGATCGTTTACGGGGGTTTATTGATCCCGACCCTCCTAATAAACCATAACCGAACATAACTCCCTACCCACTGAGGGTAGGGAGTTATTATTGCTTTTATTCTTCTTCACTGTCTGGGGGCTTGGAATCCAGTATCGCGTAAATACGATTCAATGTCTTCAACAATGACTGGATAGTAACCTTAGCCCCATAGAGTTCTTCAGATCTTTGGTCTGAACGATTGGCAAGTTCAATAGTGTACACTATACTCGCGTAGTGACACTCCCTCGGAACTAAATCACCTTCGCATTTATTAGAACTCAAGAAAGTCTGGAGTGCCAATAACTCACTCGGACTTAACTTTGGAGGGTTCTCCTTTAAATAGGGAGGAATGTCTAAGACGCTACTCCTTAATGCACCGACGTTGGCTCGCACGATATCCATCTTAGCAACTTCGGCGTTGACTTTTAGTTGTGCGCTACCTTCCTGAAAAGAAGGCTTGGTGGAGCAGCCAGTTAATAACATGATCGCCATCACAACAACGACCAATAATCCCATGTTAACCTTCAGGCCGAGGGACTTCAGTAACCGGATCGTGCTCCACATCTTTATTAGTGGACCCACTAGGTATTACTCCTTTCATTTCTAATTGATACTCGTCCATCATGGACTGGTAACTTTCACGACGAACACCTTTTTTCTCTTCGAGAAATCGTTCTAACTCAAGATTACTCCTTTTATTCTCTTCCAATATCACTCGAGACTCTTTGTTGATTTGTTCAAAGGTCTTCATGATATCTTCTAGCTGAGCAATGGTTTCCTTTGACATACCTTCGTCTTTGTCAAAGAACATACCACCTAAGTTTGTGAGCAAGGTCAGTAATAACAACCCAACGATTGTACCGAACTGCACCGTTGTCCAAGTCATACGTTTATCTTGATCGGGCATAATTTACATGTCCTTAAATATCGAGTAAATTTTGAAGTGATAAGCTTCAACACTATGGTGAGGTTCGTACCAGTTGACTTTGTCATGGAACAACCCCCCACCGTTCTCAGAGCCTGTGGAGTAATCCGTTGAGATATCGATATATCGGACATCGAAGTCTAGTAACCTTCTGCCTGCGCCTAAGCGATGACGGTAAGTAGGGAACCGTCCGTCAGACAACATCACCGGGTGGTGAAACTGATCTTCAGTCGCAAATGTGGTGGGGAAAGTATAAGTTTCTAGAGGTTCAACATCCACACCCATGTAAGGGTTGGACATATAGATAATGAAGCTGTTGAAATTAAGCAACAGTTCCTCTATCACATCGGATCGCTCTAAGAGCTCCGCTTCGACAACACCGCTACGGCAATTTGCGACATTGTCCAAGTCGATATGCTTAGCTCCCTTGACTAACAAGCGACCTAAGTCTAAAGCACGTAAATCTAGTCGGAAGCTGTGCTTCCCTACTTTAGTCACAGCTGGGTCACCGCAGATCAATTTACCACCAATGACTAACCACACTGTTTCTTCTAAAATAGGACGATCAACAGTAATGAGTACGGAATGACTCTTACCATCAATGTCAAGTTGTTCTTTTTCAAACGGAACCGTTTCGATGGAACTGATCCCTTTAAAGTCCAACGCACCCACATGTCCTTTGTCATCAATGCGGAAGTTACGCCCACCGCCAACTAAGTAGATGCCATCCGGTCTCCCCACACCACGGATAAAGTAACCGTTGTATGTAAACAGCGTAGTCTTAACAAATTCTTGGTAATTGGGATTCGCTGAAACAATATGTTTCAGTTTAAGGTCAACGGCACCGGCGTTCGTTATTTGAGGCTGACGACCCGCAGCGAAATCCAACCGTCCCGGTAAGACCACGTAGCCGGCTTGTTGCATGTCCTCCATACGGACGTAGTTATAGGTTTCTCCGATCTTACCTAAGTAAACCTTTAATGGGATGCGCTCTTTTGTATCTAACCAGTCTTGGATGCTACCGTGGAAGTATAAAGCTTCACTTCTATATTCCCCCATGTCTACGGTGATTTCTTTTAATAACAATGCGTCGTAAACAGTGATGAACAAAGCACGAGTTTTTTCCATTACCGAGCTTAACTTAGCGTTTTCGATTTTAAGTGGCTGTAGACCCGCCAAGTCCCCTTGGTAGGCACCAATACAGCGTCGGTACAGATACATTATACAAATCTCCTTGGTGAATTCTATAGAATCGTTACGTTACTTGTGCGATTTGACACTAACATAAGGCCTTTTGTTATGAGTTACATCATCCACCCTTGGAACCCTTTTGGGGACAATGAACAGAGTGTGGTGTACAACGAAACGATCAGTGCGTTAGGTGAGGAACGTAGTTTATTAGTTCCTCGTTACGGCCCGTTCTTTGAGAAAGATCTCGTTCTTAAAGATGCGCAAACGGGTGTCGAACTAAAGCCGGGTCGAGACTTCGTTTTCAGTTACCCATTCGACGAATTCATTAAATATTACAATCGAACTGTTTTCGGTGGCATCACTCTATTAGATAGTGGTCGTAACCGACAGCTCGTTCTTGAGAAATACAAAACCGTTGGTGAACCGTTCACACAGAATGACCAAGAGTTCATTCGTCTGACGTCAACGATCATTCATTCGGAACGTATTGCGGACTGGAGTCAGGTAGTTAACCTACCTATGGAAGGGTTCCCTTCTGACCCACACCAACACGAACCGGACTTAACCTACAACTATCATAAATTCATCGAAGTGATGAAAGCGATAGATGCAGCACAGCGCAACGAGTTCAACAACCCTACCGTTGCTTCTCAGCTGGCTGAACACGTTTCCCAAGCTTTTAAGTTAACCCACCCTAACGCAACAGCCGCGGATTTCAATCTAGGTAACGTGGAAGACTTCGGTGTCGCTACCGAATCTGACTTACAAGGTAATTCCGATCAACTGTATTTGACTTTAGCTAAAGGTCGATTACTGACGGAAAACATCTTGAAAGATCTGAATCTCTACCCAGATCAAACACCCACAGAACCGGGTAGTGATGACCCACTACATCAACCGCTATCTTTAGCTAAAGCGTTGGAGTTGTTTGTAGGGAAGAAAGACGATCTTGCTGAAATTGCTAGTCGTGGTAAGGCCGCTCGTCGTAATGCTCGTAATAACCTTGGTCTAGGGGATGCGGCAACCGCGACCATCGAACAAACCATCGGTGATGGCCTTAAGGCTTTGATGTCACAAAAAGCGATCTCTGACGCTTTAGCCAAGCTAGTTCCTCAAACCCGAACGATCAACGGAATGCCGTTAACCAAAGATATCACTATTGATGTCAACGATAACGATTCTTACTCTAGAACGGAAACCGATAACTTACTAAACAAAAAGTTTGATAAGACTTCGGTGAGTCAGAGTACGGGTACGAGTTCGGTTGCGGTAATGTCTCAGAAAGTGACGACCGATGAATTGAACAAACGAGTGCCAAACACTCGTAAAGTGAACGGCAAGCCATTATCGTCTGATGTTTCTTTATCGCCGGGTGATGTGGGGGCGTACACTAAAACTCAAGTCAATGACTTGGTCAATGGTCGTGTGCCTAATGGTCGTACGGTCAATGGTAAAGCCCTGAGTTCAAATATCTCTTTGAGCGCGGCGGATGTCGGTGCTTATACCAAGTCTGAAGTCAACAGTCGTTTAGATGACAAGTTTGATAAATCTCGTTTGACCAGCAGTACGGGTGGCAGTACGTCTTATGCGATGACTCAAAAAGGTGTGACTGACCAACTCAATACCAAAGTTCCTACTTCTCGTACGATTAATGGTAAAGCACTTACAGGTAACATCTCTCTGAGTGCAGCTAATGTGGGTGCTTATACTAAGGCAGAGACCGATTACCGTCTCAACCTTCGTTTAGAGAAAAACAAAATCTCACAAGGCCAAGGTAATAATGCTGCCTATGTGATGTCCCAGAAAGCAGTAACTGACGGGCTGAATAGTAAAGTTCCAACGTCACGCACGATTAATGGGAAGGCGTTAACGGGTAACATCTCTTTGAGTGCGTCTGACATCGGACTGGGTTCGGTTGAAAACAAACGTTGGGTCAAGGTAAAGGACGCTTCAGTGAGTTTCAACCTTCGTAATGGTTACCGTGTTTACACGGGTGAAGTCGATACCGGTCTACGTCTCCCTTATCAAGATGGTCGTCGTTTTGATAAAGATCGTTTCCGTGTTATCCCAGAGACCATAGGTAACATTACGTCCAGCAACGCTAACGCTTGTTGGTGGGGTGTTGACTATGAGGTCGTTCTGAAACAGTACTGGAATAAGGGTCATCAAATCTGGGTCAAGTTTTACGGTTCAGGTGCGTATATCTCTTCCGGTAAGATCAGTGGTTACGAGCTGTACGAGTGGAAATAATACTTCCTTAGTTAATAATCCAGAGGTCCGTAGGGATCTCTGGATTATATTACGGTAGAACGAATTTTATGATTCATTAACTTCTAGGGTAATAACCCGGAACTTATTAAAGGACGGAATATGAACCTCCCCGAGATTAAACAATATCGGTTTGATGTAAGAGGGTCGGCGAGAGAGAACTTAGTTCCTCGAGAGTTGATCCCTGCCAGTGATGAACGCAGTGCTAAGATCGTGGTCCCTAGACACGCACCTTTTTTCATTGAGTCAGTTCACGTTTACATCGCCGGTCAAACGGTTCCCCTTAACTTAGGTGAGCACTATGACTTCGTGAGCATTGATCACGAGTTATCCGAATACTGCGGTAACCGAGTGAGTTGGGTGATCCGTAAACTCAAAGACAACCTACCAGACTTAGAGATCACCTATCAAACGTTAGGTTCCATTCCAGCGTTAACCGCGACCACGAAGTACTGGTATGAAGCGGCAGCGTTAGACCAACGTCCTGTGTGGTTCGATCAGCTATTAAACAAACCAAGTCACTACATGCCAATGTTACACGGCCATGATCTAGCACAAGGTTTCTTTAATTTCTCACGTCTTATTGAAGTTTACGAAGATCGATATGAAACACTATTTGGTCAAGATGCTTTAGTGCCTTATCGTGATTGGTTTATTGCTCAGCTCAATAACCTTAAATCGTACGTACAACCTTACAGAACGCTTTTGGAGCGTTACACTGACAATCACATTGAGCATCAACGAGATCCTCATGGAACGCGTTCTAGGGCGGTTCCCGGGTTAGATCAAATCGATGAAGTGAAAACCGCTTCACATTTGGACATCGAAGCTGGAAACAATGATCGTCTACGAGTTGTTGCAGCTCAAGCTCACGACCTCATTAATAAAGTCGGACCTAATCCTAAAGATCACGTACCTCCAACGATTGTTGGTGATTATGGTCAACACCTACTACCGTTAGACGGTAGTCCTTCTCCAATTCCGAAAACAACACTTACCGTTGGTGTTAAGGATTTGATGGTCAACGCTTACGTGGATAGACTAGGAGTAGGTCGAGGTCAACAACTCTTCACGGGTAACGATAAAGACGTAGTTAACAATATCTTTAACCCGAATCCAATCAGTGATGACCGTAACCCGAATGACAACGTTTGGATTAACGAACACATTGATGCCGGATATGATTTGTTTGTGGCAGGCGGTAACCGTGAAGCTCGATTAATGTACAACGCTTCCGGGAACTACTGGGACTTGATTATAGATCCAATCAATCCAACGGATTACAAAACACAACCCGATACCAAAATACGAGTAACCGGGGACATGAGTGATGTCAAACGATACATTAGAGAATGGCGTCTAATCCATACCGAAGGTGCAGTGCATTTGATTCGTACTGTTGACCATGAGACCCGCCCTACAGTTCATTGGAAAACAATCACCTACCGTTCAGAACACGGTAACGTTGGTGTGGTACGTTCGTACACGTTCAAATACAAAACCATCAACGATGGGACGAACTACACTGAACAAGGTCGAGTGATTTTGTTTCCTCGAGGATTCAGTTCCGGTCGTTATGCCAACGGGGACTTGGTGTTTTCCGACCCAGTGGAGTTGGTTCGTGAAGACAATCAGATCTTGATTCTTCCTGCGGTAGTGGAGGACGCGCTCTATATGGAGTTCTTACTCCCTGAGACGTTCCGACATAAAGGGGAATTGCGCCGTTATGTTCACTCTCATATGGCGGAAGTAAATCTGGACCATAGTAAAGCGGAAATGACATTGACGTGGACCGACACTCGACCTCGTCCTTATGTTGTAACTGATTCATTGTTTTCTAAGACACCCGATGCGAATAACTACTTTGAGCAAGTTGCGGTCCCTTTCCCTAGTGAGTTAACCAGTCGACGTGCAACTTTAGTTCAAATGTCTCAAGAAGGATTCTTCGGATTTGGGTATAAAGAGAACTCCCTTGGTGAAATGTTTGCAGTACGCATTACCCCCGGTGAATACTCTATTGATCATACTGGTCGTAAATGGCATTTGGCGGACACGGGTGAATGGGCAGTTAACCGAGTGGGTGGAGCTTCTCCTATTAACCACGATCACATCGACGTAGGACACCTCCCTCCTATGAATCCTTACATGGGGGTTTGGGCTGAGTCTAATGTTCGTAACCGTTACGGTATCGTGAAGGGCATCCATCCTGAGCACGGCATGGGTTTCTTTTACAAGAACTTGTACGGCGGAGTTAACTTACAAACGATCGCCGGGTCGGAAGTCAGAACCAGTTTACCTCTGGACAACATCGAATACGTGCAGGGTTTACACCCAAGTCGCTGGATTGGTACGGTGCTGGATGAATCAGAACGTGAATCTGAATTTTGTTGGCAAGTGGCTTCTTCCGACGGTGTTGATCGCTGTGTTCCTTATCAAGTGGGATTCAGTGGTTCTCAGTTCACGGTAATCCACTACGTTAAAGTTTCTGATGAATGGTTAGCTGGACTTGGAGTCACCGAAAACGACCATTGGACTCTACTATTGGGTAGACCACACGATCTTCCAGACTTGTTGTTCATTACTCGAGTACAAGCCGGGTTAATTAAAACCACGGTTAAAGTACTTCGTGTGTCGGACGAAGTCTTGGGTCGTGTTGACGGCATGCACGATCATACTACGATGACCACACTAGGTGCGGATGACGTACCAACGATCATTGACGAACGAACAACGTCACATCCTTCCCCCGCTCATGTCGTAAAGGAAAAGATTGGTCATCCTAACCCTTCCATGGACACTAATGTGATTAACGTTCTGATGGGAGTGAGTGGTCGCACTACGTTCAACTTGCACCCTAACAACCGATTTGGGAATGAATCCCATCAACTGACTTATCCGTTTTCGTTGGTGTTAAATCAGAGTAATGACACGATCGCCTTCTTTGAAGATGAGATTAAAGACGGCTGTGTGGGGTTGTCTCCTGATTTAGGTTGGGTTCGTACCTCAAACAAAGCACAGCGTATGTGTGGAGGTATGGTTAATGCCGGTCAACAACTAGGGAGTGGTTATCAAGTTAACCCAAGTTACATTCCGGTTTACCCGGGTCTAGTGGGGATGTTTAATATCGTTCCTGAGAACCGTCACAAGGTTTACTTACCCATCCCTATGGACGTTCAAGTGGAGAATCATCTGTTCCGCGTTCGTGGTTTGGTTTACGATACGAAACAACTCATTGTCCCCGGGAGTACCCAACGTCATCATCTTGGTGTTGTTAACGACCCTCTAGGTCCTTACTTAGAAGTAGACAGCTACACAACCGTAGACGAGGGTTGGTTAATCGATGTTACCGAACAAGGTGTAACAATTATTTAATGTAGGGGGGTTCACCCCCTTTAACTAACGAGGACCGTATGGAAATTGTTAAAGTATTGCCTTTGGATTTAAAGGGTGAGTTGGCGTCTAACTACATCTCTGATGAAGTTCAGCCCGTCACCGCTCTATCCCGAGACTGGTATCGTCCTGATTACAGTCCTTTCTTCATCGACGACTTTGAGTTGTACGATGGGGATGGGATGTTGCTAAAACGCAACGTCCACTATTCCTTTGAATCCTTAAACCAAGAAATGGTGAAGAAGACCGGTAAACCCGTTTACAACTTCTTCCGGATTAAAGACATCACCCTCAACTACAAAAAGTCTTACCACATTAAGTATCGGAGTATCGGTAATACCGGCTTCCCTCGTTCCTTAATTAGTAAGATGGCTCATGAATTGTTAAACAGCGATTACTGGGTAGATTGGGATACTCAGGTACTAGGTAAACCACCTACGATGCCGGCGTATCAACATTGGCACGATATCGCAACAGAAGTAGCCAACTGGGATCAGTTCATTAGCTTTGCCCAGCAACACCTTGACTTCGTTATGGAGACCAAGCGTGCACACTACGACCGCACCATGGCGATGATCAATAAAGTGGAGGGATTGTTTTCTAAAGAACATCGGGATTACCGACAAAGACTAAAAGAACACGATCAAGACTACGGCAACCCGCATGAACTTGAACGCAAACATTTTAGTTTAACGTATATACCCAATGTCCCTTTGGCAACCGTCAAGGAAGACTATCAAGGGGATATCATCGATCGGTTCTCTACTCCGAAAGGATTAGCGTTAGCGGTTAAAGACAAACAACGTATGTCTCCGACCTTGGTGCGTTCAGGTGAGATCAAACAAAACGCCTTTAACCTACTCGGTAAAACGTCGACTGTTCATCCACCGAGAACCATGGAGTTCAACCAAATTACTAAAGCCGCAGTATGTCGTGATGTAAAGGACGGACTGGTGTTTTATTTTGGGGACAACTCCGGTCAGCCGATTGGTCTCCTTTATGGTCAAGGTACTGAGTTAAGTTTCACTGGTGAACAACGAGACATTAACGCTTCCGACGGCAGATCAGATGAAGTGTTGAAGACCTTGGGTGGCGGTGTTGTGATACGTCGTCATGATTCAAACACTGGTCTTTATTACGCCAATCCTGAGGAACTCCTAAGTGGGTCTCCGAATTTCACTAAACTGGATTTAAGTAATCTGGATGGATTATACGGTACAGGGTGGGAAGAACGCAGTTGGTTTGTTAAGTGTCAACGTGGGTTGTTATTGATCACTCATGATACTGAGAGCAGTACCTACGTTTATAATGTGAAGTTCAGCCTGTTTGAGTTCGATGACGCCCAGCTTGACCTTGGAAAGACTTACACCTCACGTGCGCTTTCCTTTGATTACCAGAACGAAGACGGAACAGACATCAAAGATTCTTATCGTCTAGCGTTGGTCTCGATTAAACAAGGTACAGAAACCAATACCTTCGATCGTTTCCACCATAGTTTCACTCGAGCAATACGTACTGTAAATCTTAATGGTCATGGGTTCTCCTTATCAGCGGAGGTAGAAAACGAACATCCTGAACGTGTGCTGTTGAAACTGTTGACGTCAGTTACATTGGACGGGGATGAATACCCAATCGAATCTGGATGGGAGCTAAACTTGAAAGAGATGCGCTTCACTAACATTCCGGGATCGAGTAATGCCCGTTCCATCGATAACACCAAGTCGTATCAACGTTTCGGTGACTCCTTAATCAAACTAACCAAAGGTCCGTCAAAGTACCCAAGCTTGGGAATTAGTCAAGACGGTAACTTGATCAACTACTACGGGAATAAACGTTATACGGCGTGCGGGACCATTTCAATGACCCCGATGTTAGTTTACCGCACTTCAGTTGAAACTAAGTTATTTGAGGGCGTGGTTTCTAAAGACGCAAACCTCGGGTTAGTGGTGGTCCCGAGTGGGGAAACCAAATGGACGGTTTCTGTCCCTAATGACTGCGAAGCCGTTTACCAAGGTGTTCGTGCTACGTTAAAACGTTGTTCACTCGATGTGCGTACGTCTAGCAAGTGGTCAGGTGGTGGGGTCACACCAATACAAGTTGGTTTGATCTCTTCCCCATCAGGCTTAATGTTAGTAACAGATGAACCTGAACATAAAGGGTTCTACCCAATAGCACGAATGTTGATCGATGATACAGGTATCAGCAATTTCTCATTAATGACTGGAGACTAACATGAAAGTAGTTAGTGGAGGTATTCCGGGGAGACCCCAACATACCACCGGTGCCGGTGATGTTTATACACAATTACACCGCATTGCATTTGCAAGAGCTGAACAGATCACCGAGACTGATCGTCAAACCCAAGCGTTAAATAGTGAAGTCACGGAATTAGTTAATGTTAACTACTCTGAGTTAAATAAGAAACTGACTGACCACATAAACTTAAAAGGTCCTCAACACGGCGAAACACTAGAGACCTTAGGGTTGTCTATGGTAGAGGACTTTCCCTTTACCCATGTTACCCATATTCAGTCAGGATCCGTTTACAACGAGTACGTTACACCTAAAACCTTAGGTGACGCGTTACATACGGTGAGTCATAGACCTGACGGGACGTTGTTACCGGTAAAGCGTTCTTACTTTACCGGAGTTGATGTCCCTAAAGAACCTATTCCTGACATCAACATCCACCCTACGGAAACCGACGATGGACTGCAATGGGTGCAAGGTAAGGTGTTGTCATGTGGGATGGGTGAAATGTTTATCACTTATCCTGAGGTCGGTAAACAAGCCTATCTACTTAACGGTTCACCGGGCGCTAAACGTATTCACACCCTTAAACAGTTGGGGGTGGAGGATTCATCGGTAGCTCCTGAAGTCCATGGATGGAACGCGTGTTGCTTACGTCGTCAACAATCCTTCCGTCGTTTCCATGGTTATTTATCGGGCGAGTCCTTTGGTGTGGTAGGTCACGACCAAAACGATGAACTCCAGACTGGTAACCATATCACTTGGATGGATCCAGACCCTATTAACGGGAAAGGGTACGCAGGGTTCATTACTGCTGACGTCGATGGAGTGAAGTTTGGTTTGGTGCAACACAGTCCTTTAACTAAAGGAACACACGCAGGGATCAATGGAGATGGGTTTACCGGTTACGGTGGACGAATTGTGGAAGACACGAACGCCTACCGTTTTACATTCGAAGGAATCGATCGAACCAAAACTTACGCTAAAGTGAGTTGGAACGCGTTAACTGGAAAGACTGGTATCAAGTTCGAACACAGTGAAGTGGTCCATGGTGGGTTTGAATGGTTGGATTACGGTCGTGAACTCTTTGCGTTTTTGTGCGTGAATCTAAGTGATGCTGATGGGAATCAACATACAGCTTACTTTGGATGGGAAATCGATCTTCGTAATCCTAAAGCAGTGAGTTGTACACGACTCAATACCCCGTTTGATTGGTCGACAAGTGCGATCCCTCAACTTGATAAAGTTCATCCTTTCCATCCACTGCATGGTGCGAGTGTATTCCGTCCTCAAGGTGGGCACGCCACTGTTCACTCATACAACCTGCAAACGTTCGTTTTAGATCACATCCACGACATTCGCTCGTTGCGTGAACTCTATGATCGTTGTTTGGAAATACCAACTCTGCCTTTGAGTACTGAGTTAAGGTTAAACCAAGGACTCCCATCGTTTGTTGTTGATTCTCAATATGGACGTTCATTCTTCCAAGGCAAAGAAACGTTAATTATTGGGACTCCTAACGCAATCGGTGAGTGGACATATCAGCATCAGATCCAACGTACACATTCATTTGAATCTCGCCTCATCTCGGAGATGAAAGAGTTCGATCAAGAATGTGTAAACACCATCACGGAAAACGATGCATTCTTAACCGGTTTAGTGTGGTCGACTGAAAACATGCACCAAGCTAAAGGGACCATTCGTGGGGTTGTTGGCAAAGGTATGTTGGGTAAACCGGCTTATCTTACTGACAGCTCGTTGACCAAGGTTAAACTCCAACATAAAGCTTTCTTGGCGGAGAATCAAGAAGACGCTTATGCTTGTGTGTTGGTTTACCCAGATGGTAGCGAGTACGTCGGACTAGAGATGCGTTGTGATAATAACAGCAACGTTTACTTGGCTCGACTAAACGTGACCCTAGTAGGTGGTCGTTACGACTTAGAACGCATCGGAGACTTTGTCAAAGTTTACGAAGGTAACGGGAAAGTTCTTAATGCACCAACTAATTTGCGTCGTTTCTTAAAACGAGATTTCTACGTAAATTACAAAGCTGGTTCCAACCCGAAAGTCACACTTCAAAACCCTATTCCAGACCGTACGTTACTGGTGACGGTTGAAGTCACCGACACCATTACAGTGGACGACGTTGTCGCTCCAGTCGCGAACGAGTTTGGATTAACTCAATACCGTGCAGTCATGACAGGACCAAACGGCGTGGCACTACCAGACTTAAACGTCTCGAATTTTTCCTTCAATGATTCAGGTAATAAGTTTTCTTTAGGTGGAATACCAAATATGGGACCAATGGGAACCATACCTAACTTAGACACTACCGTAGTCATCGGCGGGCGTCCGTACACCATTCCTACTTCGTTCTACTGGATGAAACAAGGAGAGACCGATCCTAAACTTAACTTTGAGTTAAAGGACGGGGAACTGTGTGCGAGAGTTCTAGACGGCATTAGTTGGCAAGAGTTAGAATACATTCCATAATCAATAATAACTCCTACCTCCGTTGGGAGGTAGGAGTTATGTTTCTTTTTAGATCGGTGGAGAGGTCGGTGAACCTTTGTTACCAGTGTGTTTGTGGTTCTTCAATGATACGCCTGCGGCTACAACGTCCACTTCGGATTCTACTACATCCTGAGCTTTAATGCCACCGGAGGTTGCTAAGGTCCCACCTGAACCACCCGGACCTGCGGTACAGCTCATACCGCCAGCTACCCCTAAGTTACCTTGAATCCCTACGTTACCTTGAATCGTGTTAGTCGGACACACAATACTAATGGAATCTCCCTTCCAATCGGTTTTCTTAGCATTCATCGTCAAGGAATTAGTTGTAACTTTCATGGTTCCAGAGTCCATAACAAAGTCATTACATTTAACGAAGAACTTATCCGTTTTCATGTTAATCGACTTAGCGGCTTCGAACAACTGTGTTCCCTTGTTAATTAAGGAGATGTCTTTACGATTGATGTTAAAGATAGAACCTTCACGGTTACGCATCACCCAAGAGTGTTTTAATGAATCCAAGGCAAATGCGTTTTTCTCCGTATCCGTTAAAGACCATGTTCCGTTCCGAGTATTAAATCCAAGTCGGTAAGCGACGGGTTCTTTGTTTGCTTGTGTGGTCTTAAACACAACTTCTTGGTGTCGGGTAGAGAAAACCAGTGTGTAATAATCGTCAAAACTAAAAGGTGCGTTTTTATCCACATGAGGATTGGCATTCCATGCATACAACACATGTTCCAATCGGAATGTTTCGTTTCCTATCCCCCATGTTGTCCAGTAGATTTGATCATCGTCATTAAACTTGTAAAGCGCGACCTTAGATCCCACACGAACGTCAGGGGCGGTTAAACGGTTAGGGTTAAACGGCATCCACTTGGCGGTATAAAAATTAGCACGTAAACCTTTACTGGTTTGATAACCAGTTTCACCGGTAGGGTTGGAGCTGGACACGGGTACCGCGTTGGCTATCCCCGCACCGTCGGTCTGTGGGAACTCCACTTTATTCGTCACATTGACGTAGTAAGAGTTTTCAGGTTTGTTCTCCAATACGGTCCCGACTCCGATGAAATTAAGTAAATTCATACATAGGGTCCTATAGATAAGTAGGGTAAATTAATTAAAGAGTTTTTTCAATGATCACAGAATTACGTTTAAAGAATAACACGGGTCTGCTCACCAAAGGCACACGTTCTGTGGAATTAACGTTAACAGATCTAGTTAACATTTTCATGGGCAGGAACGGGTACGGTAAAACCAGTCTATTAAAAGAATGTCACCCATTACCACCGGATAATGCGGATTACGCCAAGGGTGGGTACAAATACGTAAAATGGGTGGTGTCAGAACAAGAGTTTTACATCATGGAATCCCACACCGGGAGTTCTTCCACACACTCCTTCAAAAAGAACGGAGTAGAAGAGCTCAACACGGGTGGAACACTCACTGTTCAAAAAGAGTTGTGTAAACAATACTTCGGACTAACACCGAACTTAGTTAAATACATGAGTGGGTTAAAGGTTAACGATTTATTTACAACCCTATCCACAGCAGTAAGAAAACAGATCATCATGGACATGTATCCGAATGACACTCGTTATGCGGTAAACGTCTACAATAAAATCAAATCAGAACTCCGCAACTGCGTTGGTGCGATTAAAAATCAACACCACCGTTTGGCTGAAGAAAATCAGCGTAAAGAACAACTCATGGGTAAGAAAGTCCCGGAGCTAGAACAAGACATAGAGAAGCTTGATACCCGAATCAAAGAAGCAATGGTGTTATCAGGAGCACTGGACGGTGTTAATCCCCCTAATGAAAACCTTCAGCAGGAGATGCGTCGTTTTATTAAACTGACCAAAGAGTTGGTGGTGGGTTCAGTCACTACGGTGCAGACACCTAGGGAACTCGAATTAACGTGTACCCAATACAAACGTATCATGACTGCCAAGAATCTTAAGATCGGCATCTACCGTTCTAAGATTACTGATTTGATGGAAACGTTGAGCGGAGTTAACTACGTCACGGAAACCCCAGAGGTTTTGGAACAACAACGTCAAGATCTACTCGCTTTACAAAAACATGACATTGAAGTCTTTGAAGACTCAAAGCGTATTGTGGAAGAAGTCTTTGGAGAAGTTAAAGACGATGTCATCGATCTACTGAGTCGTGCCTCGGGTCAACTGGTAAGTGTGTTAGAACAAGTAACGTTGGCAAGTAGCGATAAGGTTACATTGTTGGATTATCGCTTATGGGAAGAACGCCTTGAGGAAATCAACAACCAAGGTCGTAACCTGAAGTATCAAACTGAAGAACTTCGTCATCAACTAAAACATTTCGACATGACTGAAGATATGCAGTGTCCGGAATGTGATCACGAGTTCAAGCCCGGTTTTGATCTTAAAGACGTGGAGTTAAAACGCAAAGAACTCACCCGCCTCGAACAAACGTTACAAACCGTGCGTGATCAAAGAGAATCCCTCAAGAAACGTCTGGCTTTAGATGAGGAATTCTACACCACATTATCTAAAGTGGTTTCCACAGCACGTTACCTTGATGACGACGATCGCACCTTACTAAATATCCTAAAGGACCACCGAGTTGGTTATAGGGACGCAACGCCATTAATCAATGGCATCAAAATGGCGGTTGTGTATAGGGAACGTCGTGACCTGTTAAATCAACATCAAGCAGAGATACAATCTCTCACTATTCGTATTGACGCGTTACGAAGAAATGATATTTCTGAACTGTCGCGTCAATTAACAGAGCTAGAATCGTTGTTGGCAAGTGAAATGGAGTCATTGCGACGATTCAACGATAAACTAAGTAAAGTTGAATACAAACTGGAGGAAATGCAAACACGAGATGCAAAAATTGATTTACTGGAAACGCTTAGAGACCACATCCTAGAGTCTTTTAAAGACAAAGGTCGTTATATCTTAAAGCAGGCCACCAGTAACGCCATTAACGACTGGGTACCGACTAAAGATCGTTACATGCAAATGTTGATCCGTGGTCGCTCTACTGAGTCTGTTATACGTTCCATCGAAGAAGACATTCAACGATTAGAAGAACGTCGTGATAAATTACAATTATTACAAGACACAATCTGTCCTAATAAGGGAATGATTGCTAAGTTAATGGAAGACTTTATTAAAGCACTAGTAGGAAACATGAATGCCATTATTCGCGAGGTGTTCACTACGCCGCTTTACATATTGCCTTGTGTCAATAACAAAGGTGAGTTGTCGTATCGTTTCCCAGTCATTAACTCTGTAGATGGTAAACCGTCTAAAGACGTTAGTGATTGTTCGGGTGGGGAACAAGACATCATCAACCTAGCATTCCGTATGGTGTTGATGCGCTACCAATCACAAAACCGATTCCCGTTAATACTGGATGAGGTGGGTGTAAAACTGGATGCGTTCCACCAACAACGTTTGTTTGATTATATCTTGAATATCTCGACTAATGGTAGTGTTGCCCAAATCCTTATGGTCTCGCACTTCTTTAGTCATACGAGTATGTTTAAAGATCCTAACGTCATTGCTTTGAACTCCGAGGGTATTAGTGTTCCGGAAGACGCGAACCGGAAGGCGAAGTTCAAATAAATTTAAATCTATATTATCTGAGTGTCTTAGTGATTCGTAACAGCTAAAACACTTTTATAGACACTCAGTTTTTTAAAGGAAGTTTACATTATGTCGAACACAAAAGCACCCGTCTCTTTACGAGGCACTTATGACCCTACTGGTGTGATCCAGTGTGACCAAAACGGTACCGAAGAAATTTCGGTGGTTTACAACCGAGTACAAAATCACTTGCAAGCCTCAGTATGTATCAACGGCGAAACTAAAGCCTTCGTTACTTTTGGTATTAACGGAGAGCGAGCGGTTAACACGTTTGTGCAAGGTTACGGCGACCAAACCCGACTAGAGCAGTCTATTCAGAACATCATGTCGGCGGTCCACTAATGAAGTTTAAATTCGCGGGGTGGGTTGCCATCTCGCGAATTTACTTGTTATGGAGTCTTTATGAACAAACAGACAATTGATAATGCCATCCCACTTAGTGAAACCGAAGGAACATTCACCCAAGGTTATCATCGATTAAATGTAAAATTAAGTGTCTCTTTTAATCCTTACGAACAAGTAATTTTAGTTTGTAATGATTTTGAATTTGGTCAAGATGGAAGTGTGTTCAATAATGGGGTACTTCGTACCGCCGATGAGGTCCAGTGGTTAGACGTAATCCCGGAAGACCCTATAGCGGACGCTGTGCAAACCATGAGTGAGCAAATCGCTACCCCCGGTCTTTTATTTGATCGAGTTGACGATAAATACCGAGAGAAATTTGTAGAGATGCAACTGGTGTTATTGGAGTCGTTCAAAACACAAACCCAAGATTTAAAACAAAACATCCGCAGTGATCTTTACAAATTTAAACAGCAAATCGAAACCACTAAACACATTAACTAGGAACTTTTTATGCACATCACATTTGACATGGACGACACCCTTACCGCCACTCACCAATACATCCGAGACAACTTAGAACCAACGAGTGAAGAAAGCCTTTACGCGATGGTGACCGCGGACCGAGAAGGCCATGCATACGTTAACGCTGGTGCCGTTCTGCAAACCGATATCTATGAACAAATACTTCGTGGCGAAGAGTTCATGTTAGAATCTGGTGTCGCTAAATGGGTTCGTGATGAATACGAACAGTTCTGTGAATTGATCACGACGCTTAAAAACCTCGGTCATACTTTTAGTATTTGCACACACCGTGGTTGGACCGAAACCGGTTCGGAGAAAACGATGGAATGGTTAAAAACCAAAGCACTCGATATGTTCGAAGTAATTCATTGCTTGGATTCTAAAGTTCATCCTTGTAAATTGACTTACCTCGAAGACTTATACGGTCGAGATTTCATTATCGTGGATGATAACCCTTACCACGGTATCGATCGTGCTAAGGAACTTGATTTCAATCAAAACGTGATTCAGTGTGTGGGTGAACACATCGTGCCGGAGTACGTACACTTCCGTACGTTCGACACTTTCACAACATTCAAAGAACATCTATTAACCTTATTAGGAGTAGACCATGAGTCTATTTAAAGCACGACTAGAAAGTCTGGTTAAACAAATCCGCTACCACGCTTCGGTTTATTACCGAGAAGACCGTAGTGAAATCAGTGACGCTGATTACGACTTACTCGTCCAAGAATACAATCAGTTGATTTCTGATCATCCCGAACTCCTTACTGAAGAAAACGATCTCTTCAAGGGTAAGGCGGTCCCTATTGCTGAAGTTAACTCTGAGTTTGAGAAGATCTCTCATGAGCCTCCCATGTTGTCTCTGGATAACGTCTTCACTATTGAAGAATACGAGTCTTGGAAAGACGGACTCGAACCAGAAGATCAAAACGATCTAGAACTGGAGTGGAAGTTTGATGGGATCGCTTTACGACTCACTTATGAGAACGGTAAGCTGAAATCTCTTGCAACACGTGGCACAGGGTTGATAGGCGAGGACGTGACTGTTAACGTCGATCACTTCTCTAACATCCCTAGAGAACTCCCTGAGGACTTTACAGAGGACAAGGAGATCATTATAGATGGTGAAGGTGTCATCGATCTAAAGTTATACGAAGAACTTAATGATCTGGTCCCTAAGCCTTATGTTACTCCTCGTCATGCCGCAGCCGGTATTACCCGTAATCGTAAGTTAAAAGAGCTGGTTACTGGGAGTCTGGTCTTTATCGCACACTCGTTCCCTAGAGCAATTAAAAGCAGCTACGAAGATACGATGTATGCATTAATTGCTTTGGGTTTCAGTACACCTAAGGAATATCGCGTTCAACACATTACCACCGACCGACCGTCTCACTTACCGTTTGCCGTGGATGGCATCGTCGCAAAGGTTCGTAATTATGAGAGCCGTGTCAAACTCGGTGAAACTAATCACCATCCTCGTTGGGCGACTGCGTTTAAATTCCCAACTTTAGTCGAAACACCTAAGTTAGAAGATGTGGTCTGGGAAACAGGACGTACGGGCACCATTACTCCCGTGGCTCAGTTTCTCCCAGTGGTGATTGCCGGGGTTACAGTTCAACGTGCCACGCTATACAACTTCCGAACGTTCCAACGAGAATCAGAAGGGTTACGTGTTGGGTCAGTGATTAAGGTTGGGATGTCCGGTGACATCATCCCTAAGTTCTTCTCAGTAGAGAAAGTAGGTAAGGGGCGTCAATGTAACGCTCCTCGCGACTGTCCGTCTTGTGGCGAACCACTGCGTTTTGAAGGGCAAAGTAAGGAACAAGTGTTTCTGACGTGTACGAACCACGCTAAGTGCCCTGCTCAAACCCTTGGTCGTTTGTACAACTACGGGTCCGTAGACGCGATGAACATCCGTGGGTTAGGTCCGGCTTCTATTGCTCGATTTAACGAGCTTGGTGTTCTGAATACGTTTGTTGATTTGTATCACTTACGTACCATGACACAAAACCAAACCCTAAGTAAAACCGAGATGAATTTGTTGGATGCGATTGATGAAAGTCGAACCACTACTTTTGCTCGCTTTATTACCGGGTTAGGAATTAATGGCGTTGGTAAAGGTATAGCCAGAGAGTTATCTAAACACATCAAGGATAAAGATGAGTTATTACCTTTATTAGAAGACCAAGCGGCGTTGATGGAAATCCCTGATATCGGTTGGGGTATCAGTATGAACATCGCAAGTTACGTTAAAGAGAATCGACGCACTATTGAGGAACTCCTCGATTTACTGGAGTTTGAGGCTACGGAGATTCCTGACTACAGCACTCAGGTTACCGTTACCGGGAAGTTCCCATTCCGTCGTAAGGAAATCGAAGCGTGCTTTGCTGAGCAAGGTTATGAAGTCACTGATCGAGTTACTTCTAAAACCAAACTCATCGTGTTAGGTGAACACCCGACACAGCATAAGGTGGACACAGCTAAAGAACTTGGCAAGCCTGTCTTGGACATTGCGGTGCATCCTGAACTCACCGTAAATGAATTATTAAAAGAAGTACAGGGGTATTAATTACCCCTCCCATCCTAAAGAGGAACCATAATGACGAAACTGTATTTAGTGACTCTTCATATCGGAGAGAAAACTGGAGCGGAGATTGAAGATTGCTTAAAAGCATTCCCTAAGACTCGCTTCCATTCAGTTGATAAGTATCAAGTGACTTATTACACTAAGATCGCAAACGAAAATGTAATCTTGAATGAACTGGAAGACGTCACGGGTATTTCTACTGCCGGCGTTGAGTTAATGGAACTGAACGACCATCATTTCGTTATCGTGCTAAAAGCCGACGGCGATGTCCATTTTACTAAGAAAGATCACCACCTAGCGTCATCTTTATTTTAAACCACCCATTAAAAGGAAAAATACAACATGTCTAGCAAAAAAGCAAAAGCACCAGTTCCTGTAACCGCTGCATCAGTGGAAGAAACGTCTATCGAAACTACACCTGTGGTTACAGAAGAGAAACTTTCTTATGTTGAGTTAGGGAATGGGATTGTTGACCGAGATGGTAAAATCCATACCGTTAAGGAACATGCGGTTGGTGTCTTTAAACTCAAAGATGTGATTAAAGACAACCTCTCTTTCCTCCACTCATTTAACCAAGCGAAATCATGGTTGACTCAAAATGTTGGGTTTCGTCCATTTAAGGGGGATGATTCCACTCCTTTGGAAGAAACTGAACTTTATCAGATTAACGTAGATGATAAAACTACGGTTTTCATGGATGAAGATTCCGTGGTGAAATTCGATAAAAATAAACCACATGATTTCTATTGGTACGGAGATGAAGACAAAAACACCGGACCAGTTGTACTTATTGTGATCGGGTCTCACATCGATCTTGGTGAAGTTTTACACTCAACTCACAATAATGGTTATTCGTTGCTTTATAACCTGACCGGTAGAATCAACACCTTAAAAAGCTCCGTTGTGTTATCCGATAATCAAGGTCGTCGTTCTGAAATCGATTGTGGTTCAATCATCAATTCCGAAGTCACATTCAATGGATACCGATTTAAGGTAACCTCGTTGGACAACGTGACGATTGCCAATAGTTTCGTTGACATGGAAGGGTATGTGAGTGATGCTGCTATTAAAGATTCGCACATTTCCTTAAACAAATATTCAGCCATCAGTAATGCAGATATCTACCGCTCACACATCATGTGTGATGCTTTCAACGTTGGTCGACGTTCAAAACCCGGTGCGTATGTTCCGCGTTTATCAGTTCATAATCTCCATCTATACTTTAATGGTGATAGCTTTGACATTCGTCGTGGGTTTGAATACGACACCATTGGCGGTGGCTATAATTACCAGTCTCTTTCGTTTATCCCACTTCAACGTAATGCGGATACGACAGAATTCATGTTGTATGCACCAAAACTTGAAGATCGTGATTACGCCACACCAACCGCTAAAATCACATGGGATATGGATAAATCAGAACTCCGTAAGATCGTCAAGTCACTGATCGATCCTAGAAGTAAATCAGACGATTCTCCACTAGCTGGCATCGGAACTATCCAGTCTTCTATTGTTGAAGAAGCGGTATCGGTTCTGTATAACCGTTTACGCATCATTAAGCAAACACGCTTTGCTGAAGAACTTTAATCACTAACGAATCCCTTAGAGCACCTTACCGGGGCTCTAAGGGATAAAGGAGTTACCATGGATACTTTACCAACCACAGAAGTAGACATTTATATCAACGGTGAACAAAAGACCATCACCGTAACCATCAGCAACAAACCTCTGCTCATCCCAATGGTCATTAATGCCGCTATGGATGACGATCCTTTTATTAAACTCGCTATCAATGAGTGGGTAAGTAAATACCCTGAGGATGGTGTTATTTACTCCTATGAGAGCGATGACGGGATGTTAACCCTAGAGTTTGAACCAGAGTGCATCTTGGACATTGAAATTGATCCAGCGTTCCGTACGGCGTTTTGGACGTTTGGTAGCTCATGGGGAGGTCGCTTACGTGTGGAAGGTCGTTGTGGGTTGTTTAATTCACACATCCCAGATAGCGGCGTAGTGATGCGAGATTCGTTCTTATTTAGTCAAGACACACTAACCCCCGGGGTGAGGCTCTACGACACCACTATGATCAAATTAGAAGGCAATACGCGTAACGTTCACATTACTTAACAACATATCCCCTTCCCTAACACAGGGAAGGGGATAATTATAATTATTTCTTAACTGTATTTTCTATCTTTTTGGGGAGGGGGAGAAAGAAAAACAAAAAACGATGTCTATTTATTATTTTTAATATATATATATATACCAACAAATCAATTAACCTTTAATAAGGAATAACATGAAACAGACCAGCAAACAAATCCTTGATTGCCTTTCAGAAGAAGATAGACTCAAATGGGAAAGAATCGAACAAGAAGTAAAAGGCAAGCTTCACCGAGTAACTGTGGTTTGGTTATCCGAACACTTAGGTATCTCACAAAGAACGATAACACGTTTAATCAATACTGTGACTTATCTCACTCCAACACAATGGTTGTTAGATCAAAGATATATATCGACCATTAATGTGTTGAAAGACCCTAACTATGATTTAAGTGGTCTACAGGAGCAAGTCGGCTACAAACACCAATATAACTTCTATGATTACTTCCGTAAGCGTTTTCCCTTTACCTTTCCTGAAATTGCTTACTTACATTCACTTGGACTTTCCAAGGATTTCATTGAAGGTGACTTTGATAACATTGAAGAGTTCTTGGCGTTTGAAATGATTCAGATGATCCAACGTACTAATGGTAAGATCAAAGTTAAAGAGGATCTTTTAAATTTCTTTGGAGGAAGTCATACTTGGTTTTACCGGGTCTGGTATCGCTACAACGGTCCGGAGTCTCCTTCTGAATTTATTTCCTTCACCCGTATTCGGTGGTTACGAAGAGACTTCTTGGAAAGCAACACCACACCGAATGAATACTTCTTAAAGAACAAGTTAGGCTCCCATAATGTGGACTATACCCATAAAGTTCACTACGGGATCACTTTCCGTGCTTGGGCGAGTAAACAGATAGAAGGTAAACCACGTCGTCGCAAAAATGGGTGCGATGAGCTATTAGGTGAGGAGTGGTTAGAGCGCATCAAACAACATATTACATATCGAGAAATCGACATAGAGACCATCTCTAAGAAAGTAGGGTTATCCACCCAAGCGATGCGTAAGGTGATTACGTACTATTGTAAGAAGACGTATTTTGACTTTAAGTGTGAGGTACTCGCTTCCAAACAATCAAATCTAACTGTCAGGTCTTATGTATGACGATAATTCAAAAGGAAACTTATCATGTTAATAGTAAACACCGACGGGTCTTGTGTGGGGGAATCCGGCGCAGGTCCTTCGGGTTACGGGATAGTTATCCGTGATGGTGACGTGGTTATTGAGCTAAGTGCTGGATATAAACGCTCCACCAACAACCGGATGGAGATGTTAGCCACCATAGTGGCGTTAGAAGGACTACCTGAGCGTCGTAAGGTGTCTGTCACAACTGATTCCCAGTATGTCAAACAAGGTATCGAACAATGGATACATGGTTGGCGCAGACGTGGGTGGAAGCGCGCAGACGGTGGTCCTGTTAAAAACGTAGATCTATGGAAACGTTTGTATGCAATGACACGTTACCATAACGTCACTTGGAACTGGGTTAAAGGTCACTCCGGCGATCCAGATAACGAACGTTGTGATACGCTAGCGCAAGACGCTGCCCGTAACCGAGCCACACTGGAAGATGAAGGGTACTTCACTTTCAATGAAAACCTACCTAAGTTCACCCCAGATAAAAGCCGACAATGGTGGAGACGAAATCGATGATCGACATGACTGAGTCCAAGGAAATCCTTAAAAAGATCAAGGTAGCTTCACAAAAACCCCACCAAGATATGACTCCTTTGGAAGTGAGTGAGTTTAACACTAAGATTTTGCAACACCCATTGGTGGTTGGTGTCGTTCGAGTGAACCTCATGACGGTACCAAATTACTCACCATATTGTGGGGGATTCTCCGAATGTGATCAGATGCCTAGGACTCATTACGAAAGGGGACAATTCCAATGTCCGACTTGTGGTTGGCGTAGTAGTTTTCCTGAGGAGTTTATGGGTATGTATCGTTATCATTGGGGACTCGATTAAAGTAGAGGGTTAACACCCTCTCTTTATTTTTGCGTATCAAATAAAAGTTTAAGGATTAATCCATGAAATTCAATTCAGACTCGACCAAAAGCAAAGTGGATAAAGGTTATGTCTCCGTTGATCTGGCGTATTTTCAGTGTGGTCGTTTAAGAGAACTAGTGACCAATCACGGAATCAAACCTATCGACGATGGCGACTTTCACGTCACTATCGCTTATGATAAAGAGTTGATAGATAACACCCTTGAAATAGACATCGATAAAAACCGTTTATACGAAGCCAAGGTTATCGGTGTGGAACTAATGGGTGAAGTTAAAGACGGGTTACAGTCAGCGGTAGCACTGACCTTAGAATCAGAAGAATTAGTGGAAGAACACTTTAAGTGGATGGCAGCTGGTTATGAACACGGTTGGCCTGAATACATCCCTCACATGAGTGTGGCTTACGACGTACCCGTTAAAGATAGCGAACGTTTGGTTAAAGCGTTAGAACCTTACATCGGTAGAACGTTCTATTTCGTTAACCTGTCAGCAGAACCTGTAAACAATAATTAGGAAAACAACATGAGTAAAAGAAATAAGGGTGAACGTCGCGGTGTTCAGCTGAGACTACGTCAATCCCGTCGAGAGCGAGCCAACCGACACACCATGGCGATGGCGGTCAAAGACATTAGCGAACACCTTTACTTCTTTGGTAGTCACGCTCATCAGCTAGATACCATTGATTGGTCCCCTAAACTAAAACGTTTATCAAAAAGAAGAGATCAAGAAACCGCCATTGCTAGTATCATCTCTCTACTATCAGAGTCTCGAGCTTGGCAGTTATTCTTTTTCATTGGGATTGATACCGGTGAGGAAGTCGAAGTCTTTTCTTTCTTAGAAACGATTAAAAAGACCAACTACATGACAGCACCTGAACAATTCGCTGAAGTCATAGACGAATACGTTCAGGAAGTACAGTCCGTTATTGATGAAGGTGGTGAGTTCAAAAACACTCAGCTGTCTCCTCATCACAAAATATGTGGGTTTGGTTATTACTTGTTTTATTCCACAGATTACAACTTAGAGGGTCATGAAGATGAGATCTCGGATTCCCTCCATGACGCCGGTGTATTCAATACGCCATTCGATAGAAACAATTACCTGCGTTTAGAACATAAGCATTTCTCTGATATGTTTAAACGCCAAGAACTCCGTATTAAGGATTGATCATGAATCATTTTATTAAAGCTTTAGAACACGTTGTGCACACCAGTGAACATACCCTAGGGGAAGTTGTTAAATACGGTTGGTCTTACCAATTTGATTTAATCCAAGAAGGGATGTTACCTCAGTGGTCTGGTATCGTGGAATTGCCCGCGATTAAACCGGCGCTTGCAGAACTGGATTGGTTAATCAACAACCAAGGTGATCTAACCATTTTGCATGACGCTGGGCTACATCACCACGATTACCTAGAGTTTGAGCAAGACTTGACTTTCACCAAACAGTACAAGTTCGAAGAACGCTGCACACTTGCAACGGAACGTTTCCTTGAAGCCGGTTTGATCGTGCAAGGCGAAGAAGGTCTAAAAGGTGCTTTCCTCGACAACGGGATGATGGACCGTCACCTTACTGTCGATAAATGTATGGCGGCGATGGGCATCACTGAAGCTCGCGAAGAAACCGTGGGTAAAGAAGGCGGCATTGGTCCTTGTCACGGTTTGGCTTTCAAACAACCGACCAACACAGGCACGATATTATTCCACCACCCGGATTACCTACCGGACCCAGAAACTCCTATCCAAGAAGGTCTAAGTGAAGGTCGTTACTCGTACATTCCAAAACAGATCATGATGACGTTCCTAACGTCTGAGGTTCCTTTAGAAGAACGTGCGTTGCAACTTAAAGACCCGAAAGCTTCAGCGTTGTTGGCGGCTTTGCTGAAAGAGGAACCGTTTGAACGATTGGTGGAGTTAGGGTTTAAATACCCTAAAGAAACTCACGATAACGTGGAGCGCATTGAATTAATCCAAGACTTGTTTAATGGTCACGGTATCCCGAGTAAGCGCCTGCACACCCGTTTAACCCTCGGAGACTTCTCTCCGCTGAAAGAATACATGACTGAGTTGTTACCGTACATGATCTATTCGGAGTACGTGGCGCACAAAATCAATGCGGAAAACACGACATTCACAGTAGACGCTAACCAGTTGATCTTGGACAAAGAAACATTAGCTATGTTAAACACCATCGTTGAATCCGATCAAGATTGGACGAAACCTGCAACCGTTAAACTCCTTCGTCCTTACGATATGAGTTTGACTCAACCCATTACTGAACAAGAACTGGAAATCAAAAACTATTCCGGTTTGTAAAAATAACTCAAGTCTATATTACTTGGGTGTGTATACCACTAATTAACTTAACCTTTTAACGAGGAATCAATAATGCTTTACCTAACTAAAGAAACCAAACGAATCCGTACTGAAGCTGTAATGGAAGTGACATCAGCCGTTACTTCTACTATGGGGCCAGAAGGGAAAGTGGTGGTTTGTGATAAAAACGGTATTCCGTTCCCAACCAAAGACGGGGTGACCGTAGCAAAAGCATTGCGCTTTGAAGACCCGTCTAAAGACATGTTCGCCACTATGGTGGCGGAATGTTGTTTGCGCACGGATAAAATCTGTGGTGATGGAACGACAACCACCGCGTTCCTATTAAACAAAATCTACAGTCGTTTTAACCACCTCATTTCATTCAATACCAAAAAGCTGTTGCGTGAATACACCCAAGAACTCGTTGGTTACCTCAATGAACTATCCACCAAAGTAGATGTTGAGTCTGACTTATTACGTCAAGTAATGATGACGACCAGTAACAACGACGAGCGCATCGTCAACAAAGTGTTGGAAATCTACCGTGATAACCCACATTTACCTGAGTTGTTATTCAAAGAAGCAAACGACGATCAAGACCAAGTGCAAGCAAGTCATGGTTGTTCTTGGCCGGGTGGATTTGCTTCTCCTGAGTTTTCAACGCTCGGTAACGGTGCACCAGAAGTGTTCATGGAAAACGATGGTTATCGACCTATCTTAGTGTCAGGTCGCATCGATGGCTTGGATAACGAAGAAGCCGTTTCTAAGTTCATTGAGTACACTCGAGAGTACGTTGAAAAAGGTGGGACTTATCTCATCATGGGACGTAGTATCGAAAGTGTAACCGAACAAACTTTGAAAACGTTCAACTCTAAGTGTGGTCGAGTAGCATATAAAGCGGTCGTACTTCGTGCGGCAGGTAGTTCGGGTGTTTCCATCATGAACGACATTGCAACGGTGTTAGACGCTAAGATGCACACTCAATTGGTGGAAGACCATCCTGAGTATCGTGTTCCGAAAGATTACCCAATTGCACGTATTACAAGTGCAGCGGTTTCCTTTGCTGGATCAACATTGACACATAAAGCGTCTTTGGACAAAGCTATTACTAACGTTCAAAACGAACTGAAAGAACTGAATGTGGACCAACGTCATTCAGCCTTAGGTAAAATCATCGAACATCGTCTTCGTATTTTGTCAGGCGGAACGGTTACTTTGTATGTCGGCGGCATCACGGAATCTGATATCCGTGAACGCATTGGTCGCTTTGAAGACGTAGCGCGTGTTTGTGTCTCAGCGTTGTCTAACGGTGTCTTGCAAGGTTGTGGTTACTCGTTGATCCTAGCAGGTAAGAAACTAGTAGCGAAGCACCCAGAGTGTGAGATCGTGGAGGGGTTATGGAGTGTCCTAAAGAGTCAATCTGAATATCTGATGTTAACAGAGTACAAGGATGGGATGATTTACACTAACTTAGCAACAGGCGAACAAGGTACAGAGCCGGGTAAGTTAGGAGTTTGGGATGCGGCACTGGCAACCACCACAGCGTTAGAAGCCGCAACTTCTATGGCGATTACGTTAATGGATTCAGAAACCCTTATCCTTAACTCTCGACTATCTGAAGTACGCTTCTAATTATCACTAATGTGTGGACTCCTACGGGAGTCCACATACTTTAGTATTTTATTTTTTAAGGTAATTTATCAACGTCCTCCGGTTACCGAGGGATTGAGTTATGAAGAAAAAGAAACAACGTAAAAAAGAAAGAAAGCGGCAAGAAGAAGCAGGCAAACTCCTAGCAAAGTTTCAACTTAACCCGGGGATGTTAATGACACCGACCCAACAAGCTGTTCATTTGGACATGATTAACCCCACTCGTTTTTAAAAGGAATAAATATGAATTGGTTTAAACGCTTTATTAAACTCAAAGTAGCGAAAAAAGAAATCCAACGACTATGGGTTTTAGAACAACGCATCCGAGACATGGAAGCATGGTTATCTACGGAACCTAAGTTAGTGCGCGCTGCTGAGTGGTTAAAAGAAAAAGACAACCCGAAATCGATCTCGGACTTTCGAACTCAGTTTGAAGCAGAGTTTGGCAGTGGTCGTACGACACCACATAGACAACAAGCAAACTCCCCTAAACGTAGTGTCCCAAACCAAGCACTAAGAAACAACCCATCCCGCACAAAACACGACCAAGAACACCTCGGGACTGTAGTGACTCAACATCAACATCATCACTACCACGATGAGAGTACTTACCACTCCAATACTCGAAGTGAATGTGAGCGTTCACCTGAACCAACTCCTGTTCGCGACGAACCGTCTAGGTCTTGTAACGATCAATCAAGCATGGACACGTCTTATGATTAACACGGAAATGGTTTTTAGTAGGTTGGGATTAAAGGGTGCCTATGAGGTACTCAATAACGACCGTGACTTATTTCGTATAGTGATGATTATCACTATTGGTAACGTCTTCCATGTTTGCGGGCTTCCTTCAGTAAAGGGAGGGTTAGCAATAGGAGTGTTGTATGGTTTGGTGACCGCTTCCTTTGTCACACGACCTTACGAACCAGATGGCGATTGGTTTACCATGGGAAGAATCATCGGGTCCTTTATAATGGGCTTGGGTATTTGGCATTTCTTGGATTGGGTGATATATTGAACAAAACAACTTATTGGGTCTTGAATTGTCTCGGAGCCTTCGTCTTTGCAGGAGTGATGGTGATGGGTCTCATCATTGCTCCTTTCTTTTTTATTTATCGACAACTAACTAAAACGAAAAAGGCAACACATGTCTAAAATTTATTTCTATACAAGCGCAATGTCTTCAGGTAAGACGACCACGGCTATTCAAACTGCGTATAACTATCAAGAACGCGGGATGATCCCTTTCGTGCTGAAACCTGTAGTGGATACCCGAGATGGCTGTCCTCGTACGCTGACCAGTCGTAGCGGTGCTAAGTGGGACAACTGCATCCCTTTCCCTAAAGAAGGGCTCGGTGAGTTAGAGTTGTGGTTGCGTGATCATGAACGTCAACCTGATGTCATCATTATTGATGAGGTACAGTTCATTAGCGAAGAACAAATCGCGAGTTTAGCCGAGTTAACTCGAAAGCTCGGCATTCCTTTGTTATGTTACGGTCTTCGTAATAACTTCCAAGGCGGTGGGTTCCCTGCGAGTGATTGGTTACTGCGTCACGCTTCTAGCATCAACATCGTTAAAGGGATGTGTTGGTGTGGTAAAAACGCCACTCACAACTTGATGGTGGTTGACGGGAAACCTTATTACGGAACTCCTGGCGAATCCACCGTAGTAGTGGGCGGTAACGAAACTTACCATGCGGTGTGCTTCACCCACTTTAAGTCAGGAACTCACAAAAAGTCTTAACACTCCGGAATGCTATGGAGGTTCATGAGGAACCTCTTTAGTTAATCAAGGAGATGCCATGAAAGACGTAAGACAAATGCTCATTAATCGAATGAGTGAAGTCCATATCCGTAATGCGATGGAAACAGGAGATCCAGCTAAAATAGAACAAGCTAACACGTTGTTTAAAGACCTGTTAGTGAGTGAAGTAACCATAAGTAACATCGAAGAAGTCGGTCGTGGTACTCAACGTTACCGTGCGGATATCGATCTTAGCCAACGTGGAGGTTCGGTGATCAAGCAGTACTGGTCGCCAGCTAATCCCACCGAGGCTTTAATCGAATTATACGAAACGGGAGAATATTCTCAGAACGGGGATAACGTGACCAAAATACGTCTGAGTAGTAAAGCCGTGTTCCTACATTACTTTAATACTCATGATTTGATGACCCTGACCACGACTGGTTATTTGTCTCAAACTGAACTTGAGACCCTTTTCCCTTTTGATCCTCAAGACGTGCGTGTACAAAACTTCGGCGACTACATCAATTTTGACGGTCCTTTCATCAGTGGTCGCATGATAGTGCGTGATGGTAAAGAAGGGATATTGACCGGGACCCACGACCCGGTGGATGTTCGTATTTGGACAGAAGATGAGAACGGGGATAAGGAAGTGGTGTTGGATGACATGAACTACTTCCCGGTTGGTCATAACGTGGATACTAAGTTCCGCATTTATCTGGAGGACTCACCGGATTATCAAAGCGGTGACACGTTTACGGTTTCTTATACTGGAGACTACCGACCTCTTGAAAAAGACACCCTAACCTATCAACAAGGTCAACCTTTAGAGATCCCTACCGATGAACGAATGGTGCCTGGACAAATTATCCAGTTCACTATCACTGGTAAGGGTGGTTTTAGTTGTATGGTGAGTGGTGTTGTGGTGATTGCGCACGCTTACACCTATACTCCAGATGGACGCATAGATATAGAAGTTACTTACCCTGAGGTTATCACTGGCAGTTTGGTGTTTAAGGGTAAACCCGAACAAACGTGGCATGTTCCTGAGGACGACCAGCCACCTGGAATGTACCTCTACGATCGTGGGCGTTTCGTGCACTTCGTTCCTATGGACGACACCACACTAAACGACTTTGAACTACCTTTACTTGAGCCTGGAAAATACGGAATGTACTTCCGTTCACCGGGCAGTTATAAGAATACCTTTGGAGGACTTTTGACGGTTAACGCCCCAGAATAACTCCTTAATTTTTTGTCATTTTATGAGCGGGGGCCCGTCCCCGCTCATTTTTGACGCATGCTAAGGAAACATGATGAAACATATTCGACAAATCCTGTTGGACAAAACCGCACTGATTCGAATCAGTTATGCTGAGTCCCAAGGTGACCCGGCGGAGATCGCTTTAGCTAAATCCCGCTTCGACGGTCTGATGGACGACGAGGTCCAGTTTCTAAGTATTAAAGAACGTTATGAAGGTGCCGGTACCTTCATCGGTGAAATCAAGTTAACTGGTCGTGATGGTTTTGAATTCGTTCAAGAATGGTCTCCCGGTGACACCGTCCCGGTATTGAGTAAGAAAGAACGCATTAAGGTCCCTAACCTAGAAGTATTTCGTAATATCGTTATTCCTGGACTTTATTACGTGGAAGATATTGCCGAACTATGTTTGGTAGTAAAAGAGTCCATGTCAATTCTGGATATCCAGAAACTATTAGGTTTTGAATTTGACCCAGGTGAACTAGAAGTTCGCTTGAGTCATTTAAAGGTACAGTCTCCTATCGTGGACGGCACGTTACCCCTTAAAACAGTGACACCTAATCCAGACGGTACTATGACTGACGGGACAGGTATTAATATTACGGACTCTTCCGTTGAAGGTAATATTTTGCCAGCCAACCCATACGCCCCTACTCAATACATTACTGTGGAACGAGTAGGTAGTGAACCGGTAATGTCGGCAGAAATTGATAAAGCTTTTAAAGCTGAATTCGTTGGCACGTACCGTCAAGGTGAGATCATCGAAGGGACTCTAGGTGAAGATAACACTTTCAACTTAGACTTGGACCTTAAGAATCAACAAACCGACGATTTACAGATGATCGTTTCTGTAGGTCTAGACCGTGATAAACTTACCGATGTTTACTCAGTCACTTATATTGACGAACATTGGACTATTGGTGAAGTTACCACACCAGTAGAGTTAACTCGTGTTGGACACCCTTTCCGTATTGCAGGTCATGTGGTCGGGGACTTTGGACGCACACCTTGGGGTGACGAACTCCATGAACCTAAGATCATCATTGAAGAAGTTGATCAAGAACCGGTTGTGGTTCAATTCGACACAAACGGGATGTTTGATATTCAACACACCCCAGTAGTGGCGGGTGACATGACCATTAAATTTGTTTGTGGTCTTCCTCAAGATCTGAACGTATTCTCTGAAACACATCAGATCCTTACTGCATTGTCAGTCGACGATCTCGTCTTAGGTCCTTTGACTGCGGATAAAACCGAAGTAAGAGCTGATGAGTTAGTCACACTGACCAGCACACTGCGTTCATCAGACGGACTAACCCTTACCGATACCCCAGTGGACTTTATCGTTGACGACCAAGTAACCAGTCAACTATTCGCCTCTCCGGAAGGTGTATTAGAACACATTTACGATGTAGAGAACGATACTCTGGATCCCGTAACTTACGCTGTTAAATTACGACTTGGTGCCGATGAGAGCAATGTGATTACGATTACGGTTCAACCATCTGATCAAGTCCCTGGTCGTTTTGAAATTATCAACGACCAAGGTGAGTTATTTAAAGAAGGTGAGTTGCGCTTCCGTATTTACGACACGGTAGATCGTCCTATGGTCGGTACTAGCGGTACTTGGTTCCGTGAAGGTGGTGCACCTAAAGCTTACGCTGTGGACGGTGAAGAATACGTAGCTACGCTAGATTCTCCGGTTGACGTTGAAAACACTGTGGTTGAATCAATCACATTAAAATGTCAATCACTAGAAACCCCAGTAGACTTCACCTGGAATTTGGTTCGTCGTTTCGATGAAGTGTTCTTAGAACCTGATAACCCAACGACTGGTGTAACTGACGACACCATTACCTTAACAGGTAAAACCTTGGACCAAATCGATGACCCAGTGGGCAATGTTCCATTAGTGTTTAAAACTGATGGTCTTAAGGTCTCTGACATCACATCCAACGAACTGGGTGTGTTCAGTGTGGAAGTAAGTGAGACTGATGAAGCGGAACATCTATATTCGTTTATTGGTGAGAACGATATCGGTGCTTCTTTAGCAGTAACCTGGGCAAAAGTTCACCAACTAACTTCTATTGACTTGACTAGCCCTACTACAGTAAGTCTCTTTACTGACGAAACCTTCCAGGTTACCGGTAGACTGTTGGATCAGTATTCAGAGAACCTAGTAGGTGAAACTGTGACGTTAGAGTTCCCTGACGGTTATACTGAACAACAAGTTACAACCGAGTCAGGCTTTAGCTTCACAGCGACTTACCGTGATAACGGTTCCCTATCACACACCATTAACGTTAAGGCTGGAGAGTTCACCACCCCAATTAATGTGAATTGGGAAGTTAAGAGCGAACCTATCATCGCTAACCTTACCGTAGTTCCTAATACGGTAGACATTGGTGAAGATTACACCGTGACTGGTGAAATCGAAGTCAACTACCCTCACGATTGGTCAAGCACTCGTGTTGCTATCACCAACGATGCAGGTGAGACAACTAACGTGACTTGTGCGACTGATGGCACGTTTACTTATACCGGTACTGCAAGTGCGCAAGGAACCCACCAGATCAGTGCTGATGCTGTGGACGTAGTAACACCTGAAGAAACCATCACGTTAACTGTTCGTGAACCTCGTGTCCCGACCGCTATTAACGTTCTTAACCTACCTGAGAGTGCAAATACTTTTGAAGGTCAAACCGCTACTATTACAGGTAACGTACTAGATCAAGAAAGTGAAGTCATTGATACTGAAGTCACTGCAACCCTTGACGGGACACCATTGACCAACACCGCGGTAGAACCTGGAACGTTCAGCTTTGACGCTACTCACGACGGTGTGGGTACCGCAGTGATGACCATCAGTGCTGGTGATGTCACACGTGACGTAACAATCACATGGCGTGCAGTCACTTACGAATTCACTAACGTTAAGATGTTAGAAGAATCCGTACTTCAGGGAGAAGCGTTTGGTTTCCAAGGTACCTTGTTCAGTGAAGGCGGTGGTAACGTAGCCGGTAAGACTATCGAAGCATTAGATAGTTCTAACAACCCATTGACTACCGTGGTTACTGAACCTGATGGTTCTTACTCTGGTACTTACACGTCTAACACCCCTGGCGCGCTGGCGGTTAAATTCCGCTACGGCACAGTGGAGAGCGGGCAGTACACAGTTATCATCCGCGAGATCATGGTTCCTACTACGGTTTCAATCAACACTGATCCTAAGACTTCGGATATCAACCAATCAGTCACTTTCGCCGGTCTAGTTAAAGACCAGAAAGGTAACATCATGGTTGGTGTGTTAGCTGAGCTTAAAGAGGGTGACACAGTACTGGCTTCTCAGGAAACGTTGTTCAATGGTCGCTTTAGTATCGATCACACTGAAACAGATGCGGGTGTTAAAACTTACACTGTTAAAGTTGGTGATGTTACTCACGACATCCAAGTCACTTGGGTTGACCCTAACTTAGTTACGGCAATCAATCAAATCGCACCTATCGATAACGATGTGGTAGCAGGTGAAGAGCTTAGTGTGACAGTAGAAATGTTGAACTCTTCAGGTGGCGTGGTTTCAAGTAAAGAACCAACGTTTACTTACACCGGTGTAGCGACTCCGACTCAAACTGGTAATGTGTTCACCATCACTGAAACCGAAGCGGCAACCGCTACCTTGACGGTGAGTGCGGACGGTGTAGACCTTCCAATCGAACTAACGTGGGTAGCGCCTCCGGCAGTCTACAGTACTATTGAAGTAGTTTCAGGTGAGACAACCGGTACAACCGGTGAAACGGTTCCTGTTAAGATCGTAACTAAAGACCAGAACGGTGATCCGATGCCTAACCAAGCGGTTACTTGGAATACCGGTGGTGCACCATTCCCAGTTAGCTTTACTGACGGAAACGGTGAACTTACGTTCAGCTTCAGCTCTGAAGATGAAGGCGCAGTAACGTACAACTTCAGCGGTGGCGGTGGTGTGACAGGTACATCTCACACGATCACTTGGTCAGACCCGGCTCCAGTTTACAGTGCTATTGAGTTAGTGTCTGGTGGAACCTCTGGTGAGGTCGGCACGCCGGTAGAAGTTGTGATTCGTACCGTGGACCAAAACGGTGAGGTAATGGGTGGTCAAAACGTTGTTTGGAACACTGGCGGTATCCCGTTCCCACAACAAACATCGGATGCCCAAGGTCTACTCACTTTCAACCTTAATGCGGACGAAGCTGGTGATGTCACCTACAACTTCCTGGGTGGTGGTAACGTGACTAAACTTAGCCACACTATCACGTGGTCTGAACCTACGCCGGTCTACACAGGCATCGACGTTCAACATGGTAATCTAGATGTCGCAGCAGGCGAAACAGTAACCTTCACTATCACTACTCTTGACCAGAATGGACAACCAATGGATCAAGAACAAGTGGTGATGTACGACGGCAACATGACTTGGCCGGCTCGTACCTCTAATCTAGAAGGTGTGGTCGTGTTTGAGTTTACGGAAGCCGAAGCTAAGAGTGTGACCTACGCCTTCCTAGGTGGAGACGATCGTAAAGAGTACACCGTAACTTGGAGTTAACTCTAAACCAAAATAATTAAAATAAGAAATATAAAGCGGACTAAACATCCGCTTTATATTATTTCGAGTCTATATCATAAGAGTGTAAGGGAAACTTAATTAAGCTTTTATGAGTAAGGAAATGTCTATGCAACATCAACGTTATTGTCATGACTTCCAGAAGTTAATGGTCTCTTTGTCATGGCTAGGGCAAATCATGGGTTACGTGGAAGTATTCGATGAATACCGAGACCGTAAACTCATTAGTACCGACCATGTGTCGTTTGGTATACATCATGAAAACCAATACGCCTCGTTCTTCTTTCTAGATGAAGATGGTAAATATCATGAAGTCACGCTGAATGATAAAGGTCGTGTCCCAGCTGTTAAAGTGGTTCAAGAACTCCGCACACTTATTTTAAATCAACCGGAATTATTCCGATTGTTAGCAGAGAACGCAGGGTCACTTAATTCATTAGTCATCAAAGTGGTAGGGGAAACCATGAAACTTCACAGCGATGACTTAGCCAGTAAGTTATTGCGTTACGGACTCAGTGATTATCAAAAGCTCCTAGATGAAGATCTCAAAGCTTTTAGTAGTAACTGGATGTCTTTATGGGTGTGGTTCTTCACACTCCCTCATATCGCCGCAGAGTTCGATTTAAAGCTAGATGAATCGATCACGTTAACTTATTGTATGATTCGTCCTCGTTCCAGAGAGTATTGTGAAACAAAAGTTCAAATGGTTCATACCGAGTTAGATAACTTTTACGTCACACTACACTTCGAAACGATCAACACCAACAACAGCGCTATTGTTTATAAGCACTTAGAACCAAACTTCTGGGACGACGAACGTTTGGATTCTTTTGAACTCATCCAACATTTATATCAAGGTTAACAACTAAAGGTGTCTTCGGACACCTTTAGTTACTTACCGGAGTCAGTATGAAAACATTAATACAAGCTATAAAAACCACGTTAGGTGGACTCGATGTAAACTTTATTCCTTTTGCAACTGAAGTGGGTGGAGACCATAATGTTGTTTTGGAATGCCAATCTCCTGAAGATTGGAAGTTAAGGACGACTGAGCAAGAAGACATTTTGACTTGCCGTCGAGGTAAGGTGGACGTAGTCTTTAAAGAACACCCTAATAAGTTTAATTACTTGATTGGACGTTTAGGTGACGCGGTGAACCTAGCCTATTTAGACCATCGTGATATTAATCGTTGGATCCCCAAAATTGTGGACCGTGATATCACCCGTGGTTATTTTAACTTACTCGTTACGATCCGAACGATCCTTCGTCACCTAAAGGCTAATGAAGAAGATTTCCCGTTCCCAATTAAGCTGAATGAAGATACCGCGCTACCTATGTTCCTAGGTCGTTATAGTGATCATCCAGACTTAATCCTTTGGTCCTTTGAATTGGAAGGGACTGAGAGATGGTTATTCTTGGACGATCCTGAACCTTGTTATACTCCCGTAAGTGAGTATTTAGCGATGTGGTGTTCCCGTAATGAATTGGTTGTGGATGAGCTAATTCAACAACTCCGCCATGAAGCAAAGGCTCGCTTTGGTGTGGAGTTCCATTACGAACCTCCTATTGGTCTAACTATTCTAGCAGAGTTAATGGATCACCCTAAGTACCTTCCTACTTACGGTCACCTCCCGGCACCTTGCATTAAGGGTGAGTCTAATAACGTGACACTTAGTATGCGACCAAGCGAAGAACACGGACGCATCTTAGAAGTAGAAATCGAAGGTAAGCATTTCTGCGTCTCTATCGAGTCAGGCGCGGTTTTAGATTTACCTGAAGACATTCTCCCAAGTGATTATCTAAAATTGAATGTCGTGCTTGTCACGTACATTTATAACTATTTTGGTGACCACAACGCTGAACCCTACGGTCGAGTATTGTTTTGCAATATGATCGACGAGAAAATCAACCAACTTACCGAGATCTAAACCATGTTAAAATCCCAACTAGAGTTTTTCAAAAAGACGATCGAAGAAGCCAACCAAGACGGCAAGCCTGCACCCGTTGCCAAATACTTCCATGTGCTGGATACCGAAGTGTTCATAACAGGAACAAGAATTTCAGAGTCTGGAATAGATCAAGCCCCAGAACTTGAAATGGAAAAACTTAATCCGGTCGAACAAGCACTTTTAACCGGCATCCGTGAAGTCTATGAAGGTCGTCATGCTGACGTAACCGAGATGTTACCTGAGGACACACCCTTTGAACGCGCTTGGGTGATTGAAGATCATTTGTACGGACTCACCTTTAAAAAGATCCAATAATTAACTTTCGACTGTGCCTTAGAATTTTATTGATCAAAAAACTTCACTCTCTCAAAAAGTGAAATCAGTAAAAATAATAAGGTACAGTCTATGAAAGCGTCATTAGCAGAAATGATTAAACGTTTGGTAATCGCACAACACGGTATTTCACTGGATGGGGAATTCGATGTCGATCCCGACACCATCCGACAAAACCCAGATTATCCAGATCGTTTTACCGCAGAGGGGTTTAACAATGGTAAACGCATACCGCTATCTTGGAAGCGTGTAAGTATCACACCTATTTTAAATGACCTATGTCATAAACAAGGTGAACGTGAAGCCGGGGAAGAAGGATTGTACTACGATGAAGGTGCGATGCATCACTATGTTGCTGTTCGCCCTAACCATAAGTTAGAAGACATCAACCGCCTACTGGGTTCTTCATTCACCGAAGATCAATTAGTTTTCAGACCAGAGAAATTCGAAGGTCGCTGGGTACTACAGCATCCGTGTTACTATGGTCGTATATTCACCAGTGTCTTGCTACCTAAAGCAAGCTAATACATTAAGGTTTTATAACCATGTCTCAGGAAATAATTTTTATAAAAATGGCAGAGGATTTTGCCAGTTCAGTTGTCTCTCTACGTAAGAGCAGTGAGTCTGCTTGTTTACGTGGTATCTCCACAAGGCTTAATGACGCTCGCCGTCAATTACATCGTGAAGTCTCTCGCTTGGGTGCAAAGCCGGGTACGTTAACCGTGACCAACTGCATTCAAATGGAAGTGTTACCTAAGGGATTTACTTCTACGCTAAAAACCAAACTAGGGCTCAAGATGGATTTAAAGTATCGAGAGTTCCCAGTTGATCATAACTTGAAGTCAGTACTCCCTGAAGACTACTTCCGTCATATTTGCATTGAGTCATATCGAATAGCAAAAGAACAAGACGGTAAGTATTTTACTGGAGAACAACTTCAAGAACGTTTTACTGAGTTGCTCAACACACATCTGCCTGAAGAAAGCAAACTGGGATTAAGTGGGACTATCCTTCACCCTTGGACTCATAACGCTCAATTCAGACTGACGTTGACTGATTTGGTAGACTAGTATGGACACTTGCATCTCGGATCTCCCGGAGGACATAGACGTCCCGACGGCGATCTTACACCAACACCAACAATACTGGTGTGTGGTAAACAAACGGGATGGTAAGTGGTATGGTTACGTTGGTTCTTCCGGTAAGGGGAACCAACGTACCAAATATACCGCTTTTACAATATTTAGACCGGTGCACGAAGACATCATAGTTAGTGTGCTGTTTGAGTATTTAACCAACCCTAAGTTGTTCGACCTCGTTAGTCGACGGTCTTACAAATTCACCTTAACCACATTAAAACAATTACTGGACCACTTTTATCCATTGGGAAAAATTTGGTCTGTTCGTTATCGTAATCGCCCCGCTTATTTAAGTTCAGGACAAGGTCGGAAGTTGTCTTTGAAAGTAGCAGGTAATCACGAACTCACTTTAAACATCGATGATTGGAAACCCAATCTAATTCAATCTCGAACTTTTATCTAAATTCATTAAGGAGTCATCCATGACTGACAAGCAAATCATCCAAGGTCGTAGCTTTACCTTTAACACTAAGACGTCTTCTCGAATCGAATCATCTTTCGATGGAGAGTACGGCACTTTGGTCATCAAGCTAGACGACGGTAAAGAAACCAATCTAACCCGTCGCACTTACCCTAAAAGTTTTATTGATGGTTTTAACGGCAGTGAGATTTGGGGAGCCCAACAACTAACTAAGATTTTGTTGGGGTTATTTATCATCGACCCTAAAGGTCTGATCAATCTTAGTCGTTCCCCTAGAACGTGCCTATCAACACTAATCAACGTCTACCGTGAAGAGTTCTGTATCAAGGGAACCTTTTTCTATACTGATGTTGAACTGTCCATGGAATCAGTAGTTATTAGTTCGCAAATCGAAAAAGATGTTCGCATTGAAACACCTAATATTCGTGAACTCACCACAAGTCTGTTAAACAAAATCATGGAAGTGTCAAACCGTTATGCTCGTAAACGCTAAACGAAAGTGATAAGTAACTAGGACTCCGATAAGGAGTCCTAGTTACTATACTTATTTATTTTTTAAAACAATCCCATCGGACTCACGTGAGTAACCACTTTAGGTGGTGTCACCGACTCATCCCATAGTGTGTGATCAGCATCGAAGAGATCTTCAGTGCCAGCTACCCCCACTAAGGTTACGTCTTCGCCGTGCTGCACTGACATGATCTGAGCAACTTGTTCCCGACTCCATTGCATGATATCCAAATTACGCCCTGTAACGTTCTCTCGACCGTTTGTGTCTAATTCAAACATGTATGCAAAGGTAGGAGCAGTTTGCCCCTGACGATGCACCCTAGCGATCGTTTGAGTTAACGTGTAATCACGCCAAGGAGCATTCATACACAACACTTGGTTAGCCATTAACAAAGGATAACCAGTAGACAGTGATTTGAATGTCGTGATCAACGGGTTCTTGGTTTCTGACTCACCAAACTGAGCGACGAGTTTATCACGCTCACTTGTATTATTACCGTAAACGAAGATGGTATCGTAACCTTGCTTAGTTAGGTGATCATCACACTCATAAACCACATCAACGTGATCTGTAAAGATAAGGGTCTTTTTCTCTACGTGGTCGATGTAACTTGGTAAGTCCGCGTGCTCAACCAACGCTTTAACGGCTTCGATACGAGCTTTGCCTAAAACGTTACCTAACGCTTCCCCTTGAATCTTCAACCCAACGTACTTGACGATGGACTTAGCATTACGGAAATGTTTACGTTCCGTTGGACGCATCCATTCTTCTATATCTAATTCGATTTCTTTAGCACGTTTAGATAAATCAGAATCGGTGAAGTTATTGTACCCATCTTTACGGAACTTGTTCACGATACGGAGGTATTCGTCTAGTTCACTCAACGCTTTCTGATCATTACGTTTAATACAATGTGCACGGTAACCACTGATTATGTCATTGAAGTAACTTACGTACTGTTCCATGTTATTGGAATAATACTTATAACGATCTTGGATGTAAACCTGCATTTGGTTACGGATGGAATCCAGAGTAAAGTGCTCGGCATTTGGAACCTTAACCTTCACACGTTCCGGAGCTGGAGCGTCACCCATTCCATCCAATACTGCGATCGTGTATTTCTCGGCACCGATACGGTGGGCCAGCAATTCGTTGAGTTTATCACGAGAGCGTCCGTAACCGTCTAGGAACGCTTTTCGCACATTACCCTTAAAGAAACTATCGATCAAACAGAAGATCGTGTAGGACTCTTTACCGACTCCTTTGATCGGGGTGCCGGACATAGGTAGTGCGTCAGTGAAACCATAAACTTCGTTGTATTCAATGAGTTTCTTAGTGCGCTTCGAGTTCGGATCGTTAAAGTTATGACACTCATCGACGATCATCTTAAACGCGGGATTTCCTGTGTTAAAGGAATGAATCATTCGCATGTATTTTTCACACAAGGGATCTAACATGAACTCATAGTGAACAAAGTAATATTCGTCGTCTTTCTGAGGCGGGCGATCCATTTTGGAATGCCAAAACTTTGGAGGTTTAACCCACACCTCGTGTTTGATGTTATTGGTCATGTGATTAGCCCACACTTCTTCAATAACGTTCAAAGGTACGAACCCAACAGTCTTACCCTTAGGAAGCGATTCAGACCACATCAGTGATAGGGCGGTCTTACCACTCCCAGCTTTACCATCTAATAACAATCCTTTTAGGTGATAAGAAGCTTTACGAGATGTGTAAGTTTCCAAGAAGCGTAGCTGTGGGTCTAATGGCTTAAGTTTAACCGTTCGCTTTAGCTTGTTCATATCGAACAAAGAAGGTTGCGGTACTAATGTGCTCTGCACCCAAGTTTCAGTTTGGATAAGCTCTTGTACCTTCACTAAGTCACGGCGATTTACTCGAGTACTTTTTAACTGAAGTAGTTTAGTTATTAGGTGATTGAGCTCCAAAAGGAAAAATGATTTAACTTCAAACTTGCGAGAATTAACCCGACTAAGCATATACTTAGTGATGGTGGTAGTCCCGTAAAGTCTATTAACGTCTTGTTCAAACGGACGCCAAGATAACCCAGAGATGATGGCACGTTGGTCATCCACCTCTATACTGGGTCCGAATAACATACTAAACATAATAACCCCTATTAAAGTTTAATTGAAAAAAGAAAAAGGAAACTGACATGTCTAAGTCTAAACCTAACCACGACCTTTGGAAGATGTTTGCGTACATTGCTGAAGGACTAAACAACCTTACTTTCATCATGCCTGTTGAAACTAACGGAACACCTTCCCTGCTACACACAGGTCTTGCACCAGAAGACATGAATGTGACAATCTCTAATCACGAATACCTACCAATGACCCGTATTCGTATTGATTTTAATCTTCCGGTTGAACTTACGGAATACCTAGAGTCTGATGACCCTGATATGCCGTACAGTGCTAAGCAACTGAAAGAATGGTTAGGTGATCGAGAACACCTTGAGTACTTGGTGTACAACGTCATGATCGAAAGCATTCTGGAACAACTTCGTGAGCTTAATAAATTGAGCAAGGAAGTTGACAGTTTCTCCAACGATCGTAACGTGAAAGAACTGATTGGTTTCATCGCCACTTTGAGCATGGAACAAGTTAATTCAGAAGAGCGTAAGCATCGTAACAAGTACTACCCAATGGTTATTAACCGCATCCCTAACATCACGGTTTACGAACCGTCAGATGAATGGATCGACGAACACTTTGGTGATATGACCGCACACGATGTTCAGCACGTAGATACAGTTGTTAATCGTAATGCCAAACGCATTGCTACCCAACTTGGCAAAATTGGTGAGCTTGTAAACCAGTGGGGAGAAAAGACCCCTACAGTCAAGACACACGATTTATGGTTCTCCCTTAACATCGAAGACCATAAAATTAAATTGGGTCTGGATTTACAACCAGTACGCAATGAAGAAAATTTTGTTATCAATCGTACTCCAGTTAATCTTGATCAGTGGGAACATGAACAAGATCGAGAAATGATTGCAGCGCTCGAGTCACACGTGGATGAAATGAATATCGTCATTGGTAACCTATTGAACTACAATACTGGTTACGAAGTGTTGAATAAAGAAATCCACCAACTTTACATCGGTAAGATCCACCACCCAATTGCTAAGCACACAGTGCGTGTTTGGGGCTTTGATGATGTATGTGAAGAAGGTCGTAAATTGATCGACGAAGAGATCAGCTGGTTCCTACAAACTATTGAAGATGAGTGCGTGCGCACACAGCGTCCAGTTAAACTGGATATCTCCAATATGATGTTGCATACGGTGGAGCAAGGTGAATCGTTTATCTTACCGCACGATGAACAAGTAATCGCTGAACGTTGTCAGACTTTCTCTGGTACGTTCTTTGATGCATTCCAACAACACCTGTACGATGTAGAAACAGAACACTTCGCACCATACACGAACGTGAAACCTGCGGACCTAGACAACCAAGCGGTGATCACTGAAGAAGATTTGTTGAACGCACCTACGATCCACTAAGATGTTATGGGGACCCGTCCCCATTTAATTCGCTTATTAACAGGAGACTAATATGTCAGCGATTCTAAATCACGCCGTAGCCACTGATAAAGTGAAGCGTGGTAATCCGATCCAGCTTAAAGGTAAATTTGATGGTTTGGGTCAACCGCATCAAATAGTGTTGTCACTTAATGGTAAGGTGTTGAACGAAGTTCTTTACACGGAACCAAATGGTGGGTTCTGTTTTGAGATCCCTACCGACGACATTAAACCCGGCACTGTTACCCTTGTATATCAGCTTACTGAAAATACAGAAGCGGGTTATGAACACCAAGGTGAGTTTAAGGTTCGAGTAACCAAGTAAACTACTATATCCCCTCACCCCATTTGGGGTGAGGGGATATATCGCATTCTGTAAAATTTAACAGATCTATATTACTATGGTGTATGAATCCATACGCTATTTATTTCATTAACTTAAAAGGATAAACATCATGTCCAATAAACACATTAAAAACGTTATCACTTCAGGTCGCTACGTTCCAGAGAAAGGTAAGTTCGGTATCACCTTTACGGTTATAGACTGTGAGGGTAAAGAAGTTTCCCTACTCATAAACAACGAAGAAGTCCATCGCAACTGGATTAAAAGCGATCGTTCAGAACACCGAGTGGGTATTGACTTAGAACGCTTCGACCTTACACACTTCACGTTGAAAATCTTAGTTCATAAAGGTGGTAACCCTATCGAACTTAAGGGCTTCGAATACGACGTTGTCCCAGAGAGTGTCCTTGCATCGAAAAACATCATTTCAATAGGGGAGAACTTAAAAGCGTTGAAACGTAACCTAGATATCATCACTCACATGGCGTTCCGTGCCAGAATGGATTTCAATAAAGAAAATCCTTCGATGAGAGAGAGTCGAGTCGGTACCAAGTTTTTAGAGTTCAGCACCCCAGAATTGGAGTACCTGTTCTTTGTACGAAACACCCGTAATAACGGGATGCCTTTGTTAACCATGTACTGTACGGACTTGAATGGTGCGCAACACGAAGTTAACTTCCGTCTAATGGGCTGGCAAGTAACCCGTGACAAAATATTAAATGCTGTCGCTAAACCATCGGTGATGAAAGCACTCATTGATTTATCTAAACCTTCCGGCACTAAATCGCTGTTACGTCTGGCGGACGATGAGCGATACAAAGAAACCTTACGTGAAACCCTATTAACTGTAACTCGTCATGAGAAATAAGGAAATAAAATGAATAAGAGTATTTTGGCCGCACTGGACGTTTTAGCGACATCCATAGAAATGCAAGAACGTCAACTCCAAATCCGCACGGGTAACCGAGAAATGCTACAAGGTGTTATCACGGACGCCCTACTTCCTGAAGAGTACCGAGTAAATAACTTTGGTTACGGAGGACGTGATGAAGTTAAACCAGACCCAGTGTATCGATTAGTCCGTAATAATGATACTTGGAGTGATTTCGATCTCCCTAAAGATAAGGAGGGGTGGGAAGCACTACTGGATAAGGTTGACCCAGAGTTAAAGCAAAACGTCACAGTAACAGAGCGCCTTACCTTAGATCTGGGTTGGGGTGTAGCTAAAATGGGACTTTGTAGTTTAGAATGGGTTTATACCTTCGTTGGATTTGATGACTTTAATATCATGAAGTCCGCATTAAAACCTAACCCACTACTGGAAAACGAACTGAATCGCCGAGTCTTAGAGTTAGTGTCTAACGCGTATGGTAGCACGAGTAATGAAAGAAAGAATTTCATTAACTCAACCAGCGGTGTTTTAAAACGCGCACTGGATTTACGAAACACTTTAGTGGAGCGTGGGTTAATACCTTTCTTTGACAAATATAAAAAGGTTCAGGTTGCTTGGGGACATGTGGATAAACTAATCCCCGGGATCTCACAAAGCCCAATTGATTTAAATAAGGACACGGAACTCTTGTTATCTTTGTCTTATTTAAACTTTAATTTGGCCGTGGGAGCAAACAATATGGTCGGGGTAACCGAATTCGATAATGGCAAGTACACCCCTATTGACTTTAACGACCCAGAAAGGTTCGCACCAAGTGTGGTGAAGGCATTAAACGAAATGCTGGACAATGTGGATATTCCGGAAACCACCGGACATGTTCGCTGGGAAAACCTGAGAGCGGTTCGAAACAATCGCCCAGAGTACGGATTCAGTCCTTGTCACGTTCTCACTATTCGAATTAAAGACATGTTCGGTGAGCAACTGACTCGTGATATATTTATCCACTCCAAAGAACCGTTAGACTTCAAAGTCTTAGGTAAATTAGCTAAGCAAACCCGGGAGTTCGTGTCTAATGAGACCGCCCTTATGTCTGCGACCACGGATAATTGCAACCTAGTAGAAGGTCATCTTATTAACTTTGTTGAAGCCTTTGGGTTATCCAACAACGTAGAGTTAAAGGTGACGCGTCGTCATCAAGTGATCGTTTATCTTGGAGAAGGCAAGACTTACTCATTTAAGTCACGTAAAGACGTTTCCCCGGCTTTTATTGATTTCATGCATAAGTTATGCGGTGTTGAATTAAAACCTCTACACGAGCTTCCTGAGGACCTTAAACAAGACTTAGGACCTTACACTTGCATGGACCCAAAACATACAACTGTTTTGTGTAAAACCAATGAGGTCGAGTTCCCTGAAACTCATCTCTTGGATCAAATCATAGACAGACTCAGTGCTTCTGGAAACCTTAACGAAGACTGGATTTATAACGCCGTAAACGAAATCATTTAAACTCATCACGGGGTGGAAACACCCCATCTCTTATAAGGATTATTCCAATGAAAAAACTACACGCAGAACTTAACTACCGAATTCACCCGGCTTCAATCAACAACACACTTTACGTTTATGCGGATGAGAGTCTGTTCGGTAAAACTCTGTTGGTTTACGTTACCACTACGCTCGATGAATTAGAAGAGCATGAAGAAGAACTTCCCGTGTTGGATCGTGGAACCACTGTGTACCATGAACTACTGGAGTTAGATATCACCACCATTAATCTCCGCAGCATCAACCTTCCTAATGGTCATACTTACGAGGTGAATGTTCATGTGTTGGATGACAACGATGAATCAGTAGCTGAAGTTAAAGACCTTCTAGTCCATCATCCGGAAGACTTTGATCTAGAAAAACATTTGAAAAATAATGCTCAAACCGCGCTAGATCGATTTGAGGTTATCACTGGTGGGTTAAACTACTGGGGTGGTGAAGACGTTACATTGTTTGATTCTTACATCGCTGGCAGACAATTAGAGATCCGTTCGGTTGTGGGTCGTTGGGTGTTGACCACCTACCTAGCTTTAGAGGAAATCGAAGTAGTAGACAGTGCACCGACCTTCCAAGAACTCTTTAAACGTATTAAGGGTAATGGTGACCTGAAAGACATCATAGACTCAGGTCTTTTATTTGAGCATTTCATGTCACCCATTACTTTTGATAAAACCACAAAAGTTTTCAACTCCCGTGTGCGTTTGATGGAAGATTTTGTCTTTAAAAATATCGATGACCACATCGAAGAAACGCGAACAGTGGTAGAAACCCAAGTTCCACCTGAAGTTGAAACAGAAGAAGATTTGGATAAATTCATTGAAGACGCGATAACTTCCATTAATCCTAAGTTTTCTATTTTAGATTACATGAGTTTTGTGGGTGAATTGGCTGGTCGTTTCGAAGAAGGGTTTGATCAAGTCATAGATCGTCGCTTGTTCTTAAATTTGTTTTCTTCTAACTTCGTTAAACACTTGAAAGGTTTCGATATCGAACCGGAATGGTTAGAACGTGATTACTATTTGTCTTTCCATCTCCGTGATGGCAAGTGGGAATACGAAGGAAACCAGAATGTGAAGGAGTTACTGGAACATGTCTCGTAAACCTAACTTTGATATGGTGCGTTTCAAACGGTGGTTAGACGGGTGGTTCGCCTCAAATCCAAAACCATCGAAACACGAAGAATATCTTACTTTGATGAGAGACTACTCTGGGGCTTTTGGGGAGGCTATGCTTAAACAGCTTCGTTCTTACGAAGACGTTCACAGTCGTTGGTTACACGATGCCTACGGTTTAACGTTTAGGCGGGATGAAAACCGGGAGTGGGAAGTGGGGTTTAACGAACTTGTTTGGGAGTTCCTTAATTCCTCTAGAAAGACTCACATGTAAAATATAATCCGGGGGTCCATTGATAGGACCCCTACTTTTAATTAAAGGTTAATACCATGCAACAACCTGATATGAGACCAGCCGTTGGTTTGTTCTTAACTTTATACGGGGCGTTAAAGCGTCTCCGTGATCAAGAACCCCCGATGAAAGAACTTTCTCAAGAATACCGAGACAACCGTTTCTGTAAAGAACTCGTTAATTGTTTCGACCCTGCTTCTTATCGATTCAGTGTGTTTGACATCACGTTGGATTACTGGTTCCATAAAGAACTCAATAAAGAGATAGCGTTAGTCACCATACGCGATGAAGGACAGGGTAATCACATGAACACGATTAATCTTGATATTTCTGATCCTAACATAACTTTAGAAACACTATGGGTGAATCTGCTCCATATTCTGGTGTTCCGATACCCAGATACCCTAACTCGTATCGCCGAGTCCGGTGACGACATTCTGGAAAACCTATCGCTTGGTGAGCTCTACGTATTAGGTGGTAAACACCGTTTCTCTGAACCACTGCAAACACTTTACGTTTCATTAACTTCTCCGCTTTTAGATAACGAGTAAATCGACATGAATAAATTTAACATCGAAGTAAACAAACAAATTCATCATCTTGACGAAACGATCACAATCCATCCTTCTTGGCGTGACCTAGGGAAGTTGGAAAACCGTCATGAGCTCCACGCAGAACTTTACATTAACGATGAAGTCCTAGCTTCCGGTTACAACATCGATGACGTTTCTTATTCTCTTGTGGAAGGGCTTTTACCTAAAGTGACTGATTACCGTACTAAATTGGTGATCTATCGTAATCAAGAAGTAATCGCAGAATCCCACGAAGCGTGGATGCGGGTCGACACTCGATTGAGTGCTGAAATTTCTGACATGAATCTAAAAACTCGCGGCATGGATTTCTTTGCGACCTTTATGCGTGCACTGGCGTTAATGGAACCACGTCTTAACAAAGCCACTGAGCACCCTAGTGAGCGTTACAAACTGTTTGCTTGGGAAATCGGTCCGTGGTTCTTTGAACTCTACTGGGACGTCGCTCGTAAGTCCTACGATTTGACGTATTGTCCCGCTAACGACATCGATAACATCACCGCTATCGAACTTGAGTCCGGTGGATACACGAGCATCGGTGCGGGTCTTCTACCATTACTGGATTCAAATGTCAAGGAATGGGTTATCCATCCTAATTTCCGTAAGGCGGTAATTGAAGAACCACTGGGTAGTGATTTGGTTTATCACTATACGTTCCTTATGGCGCTAGCGAGCTCGAACGATACCTTGAGTAACGTACCGGCTGGTATCCGTGCGATCACTGGATTTGCAAGAAAGGTGAAATGATGAAAATAGCTATCGCTAAACCCCGGGTGTTACTCGGGGATTACATTCGTATCAAAACCACCGAATACGAACACAAACCTAACGTAACATTAAACGCCGATCTCAGTAATCTCGAGACGGGGACGACGCGTGCGGTCACTATTGCTAACTACCGAACGAACGATGGCTACGTTTCTTATCTGGATACCAAGGGATTGGAAATTGGTGATTATAGTCTAGTGGTTTGGGAACGAGGGAATTACGGTAATCGTGATGAAGGTCGTTTCTCCATCAGCAAAGAAGCCATTCAAGATCATAAATTGCAGGCACAACTCAAGACGTTCCACCGGATACTTTGGAAGTGGTTAGAGTCGATTAATGTTTACTCTGCTCCAGTGAAGTTGAATGAATTGAATTTCTTACCTGATGCGGATAAAAAGACGTTGGGCGTAAGCCTAACTAATCAAGCGGGACTGGTGAACTTAAATGAAGAAAACTTCGATGAAGTGTTTGAATCACTTTGCCGGTTGTTGGCGGTTCATTACCGAACTATTGATGAAGTAATCCCTACGGAAGATATGGTAGACCTTCGTTGTCACTTAGTGAATTTGGGTCAACTCAAGTATGACTTGGAAATCGACGCCCATCGCCTCACCAGCCTATTCCCACGAACTTTAACACTTTATACCAATTAAAGGAGATTGACGTGTTAATTAAGAAAATTGATAATGTGTTAGACCTACCTAAGATTAATGAAGGTTATCGCCGTGGGATGATAACCAATCAACAACTCGATGATTTGGTCTTGCCGGTTATAACCGTAGTGTCAGGTCCCGAACAACTGTTCTTTCACTTGGATAAAGAAGTCTGTTCAAACCCACAAGAGTCATTGAAACAACTAGTGTCAATCAATCGAGATTTCCGTTCAGCAGAAGTCTACGGTGAGTTCACACCAGAAGTAGTGTGCTTCCTTCGTGAAAATAACTACCACGTTAATTTGATCCCTTGTCCGTTATTCAGCAAAATCAAAAACTTGAACATTTATCGTGTGGACGATATTGAAGAGTTGGATTTCCAAGATCACGTCAGAATCGGAACGGTGTTGATGCATGAAGGGAAATTAATTTACCAGCAATCGGAAGAAGATTTAAATTCGGTGGATGCTGTGTTGGTTAGCCTTGATCCCATCTCCACGGTCTCGCATTTGTTGGAAATAGTAGACCTCATTTCCAATCGAGTGAAAAAGGCCAACGTTTACATTCAGTGTAGTAACGGACTTTCTAAGTTGATGACTGAAAAAGGTATGAAGCATTATGTCTACTAACCTGAACATTTGGATTTACGATAACTTAAATCCTGACGATTATAAAGACGTACGGGCGTTTAACCGACAAGACTATGTTTATTGTCAAATGGAGTACGACACTCATTCTGAGGTTAGCCTTTACATGGGAGACACTCGAGATCATCGAGTCCCAGTCGTAATAATGGAACAACTTAGACCTGAGGTGTTTCTTTCTCATCTAAATAAGTTGGCTGAACAAGAACGTGAACGCATTATTGTTTTTGTTCCGGACTATCCCGAATTACTGGAAGTCTTAGATAAAAACAATTATAACTACCACCCAGCAAGTGGGGATTAATAGGTAAGTACTCTCCTCCCGTTAAGGGAGGAGAGTACTATTATACCTGTTTTTTTTTTCTTCAGCTCTGAAGATTTCGAAGCTGTTCTTCTAACACAGCAATGTAAGCACGATCCAAGACTTGTTCTTCTTCTAACTGCTTAACACGAACCGCGTCAGAAGGGTCTTTGGTAATCGCTGCACGTCGTGTATTTTCAAACACTTCGTTTTGTTCTCTAGAAACATAAGACTTAGTCGGAACCGTTCCTAGATGAACTTCAGGTTCACTTATACCAGTGATAGCTGAAGTTTGATCTTTAAGGTAAGTTTGGAATGTTTTCAGTTCGTCTTTTAAAGATGGTGGAACCGCACCCAAATCGACGATGTAACATAAACGTTCGTACAATACTCCATCTAACAACGGGAAAGATTTAAAGTATGTAGAAGGGACATGGATAGTAGGAGCGCCGGCAGCAACCAAGGTGATTACTGCGCCGTCTTCATTATCCAGTTGTTCCATCAAAGACTTGGTGTCGCTGGAAGACATCCCGACCGGCTCACCCACTAATAAGTAAGTGTTAACCTTAGCGATGTTAAGTTCGTCAACCGTTCGTATTGCTTCGACCGTATACATGTATTTAGGATCACATATTTGGTCAAACGGAGATAACGCCACAAAAGAACCACTGACTCCAATTTGAGGAATCACATTACTCATCGATCACCCCGTCTTTTACCATCTGCCACATGGTTGGACATAAGTAGTTAACCTTACCAATACGTTTGGTCACGTACAAGAAACCATGACGTTCTAAACGCTTGATGCCCGCAGGCGGAATACCATCCGGGCGTACCTGTTCGGCTGCCGATAATAACGTTTCCATTTGCTTAATGAAGTCAAACGTTGTAGGTTCAACCCGACCGTTATCCACGTCAATAGTACTTAGGATCTGGTAATCTGGGACCACTTGTTTGATTTTCACTTTACCGCCGTAGTTATTTGGTTTAGCAACAAAAGAAACCAAAGTGTTATTATACATGAACGGTACAGTTTGTAAGGATTTTATGAGGTCCTCGTTATTAACAGAAGGACAATACTTGGTGGGTAAGGCGAGTAAGGTTTCGTAATCACCGATAGGGGAGTACGTCGACGCTCTCTTAGTCTCGTTCGTGACACCGACCGTGTTCCAATATGGAATACAAGTAAACTCTAGTGGATTGAACAAATCAGGTAGGTGAGGTTCCCAAGTTGTTTCGTTGCTATCCGAGCTTGCTAGGATGGCTTCTTTAATAGCTTCGTAAATCTGCTCATCAGCGTCAGTGGCATTGCCATAAATGATGACGGTAAAGTAAATGGGTACGGATACACCATTCGTGGTGTCGATGAATTCAAACTTTATTGGTCTACGCGCAGTATACGGGTATTTCTGACCAACTGTCAATTCGTTAACACGTTCCTGAACTTTTTCAGCGGTTTCTTGACGTAGACGTTCTTCTATATCTAGATGACTGTGTACGAGCAAGTAATCCATTTGTTCAGGTGGTAGGGGTAGCGCTACTAGGACCTCGCGGTAAGGGTAGCCGGATTCGAAGTGTCCCGTTGCATACCAAATGCGTGCGGTTACCGGATCCGTAGTTGGGAATGTCATTTCCACATAAGACGGTAGGTAAATCGCGCTGTTCGTTACCATTTCACCGACGCTAACAATTTCAATATCTTTTGTGAAAGTGGCTCGGAGCTGTTGCAGGCATTCTTGAGCGTTTTGGTTCAAGTTACCTTTCTTACCTTGGTCTAATAACCATACGGTGATTTCATTCTGACGATCGATCAGCGCTTGGTCTAAATAGACCTCTTCGCCTTCAAGATTTTTAGAATAGAAGTTGATTAAAGTACAGACACCATTCGACTCCACGTAGGAGTTAGGGTCTTTGCTAAACGTCATCTCTTGTCCGGTAAGTTCACCGATAGGAGACGTCATCAAAGGGTGTCGATCATGGAGTTCCGGAATACTTCCGAACGATAAGAAATTAACAGGCATAATAGTTTCCCACTAATAAAAACAATAAGGTGTGTTAGCGATGTTTATAGTTCTACAAGAACTGGCGGACCGTTTCATAGAATCCGTGATCCCAAAGGTTCAAGGAGAGACATACGAAGAAAAGATAAGAGTGGTATTACGGTGGGCGATCTTCTACTCTACCATCGTGACGTGGTTGTTGTTTGGTCTAGGCATTCAATACACCCACACGTTGTTAAAGAAGCAAGAATGGAAGGAAACCAGTGCGGTTATCCAACAAATCTTTGCGGTGGAAGACAACCCGTTAAAGTCATTCGTGACCATTAACCGAGGTTTAACCGCCCGCCTCGAGACCATTCAGGACGAACACATCGCGATTTTAAAAGAACGTGCAGTATTGGCTAGAGATAATGAAAGGTTAACTCGAGAAAATATTCAGCTTAAACGTTTAATAGAGTCTAAACAGTGTTCTATTCAGAATGAGAAACCTTAATAACATACCGGACTGTTCCTTCGGGGACGGTCCGGTATATTTCCACCCGGGTGCAGATATATAGGTTATCAATATAAACTAGTGGTATCGAGATGACAACATTGAAAAAGAACATGGTGGTTTACATTGGAGTTGGAACCACCACCTTCAAGAAAACACGTCGCAAGCCGGAAACGAAATTATTCCATGCGGCGTTACACGGGTACACTTACAACCCGGAAGTTGAAGGTAAGAAACAATTAAAGAAAAACGTACCAGCTACGATGGGTTATTGGACGAGCTCTACCACTACCTCAGGCATTGTGGTAAATCAACAAGACATTATTTCTGGTTATTCTTCGAGTTGTTCAGAAGAAGCCGAAGCTTGGGTAACGTTATTAGAGCAACTTCAAAGTTACGTATCTTCTGTGACGAAAGAGATCGTAGTTGAGAAGAAAGAAGAAAAAGAATACGATGTGGAATGGACTCGTATTTTGTTTATTCCGGATTCTCCGTTCTTCTATCGCTTAATGGAAATGACCGAAAGTCGTAAAGGTCAGTTAAGTGACGAGCTATTTAAACGTGTTCGTTCTCTGCAAGATTTCTTTAACCCATACATGCCGACCAGTAAGTCAACGGATGTACGTGTGGCGTTTGTTAAAGGGGGACTGGGTGCTAAGCGTTTAGGTGAAGAACTCGGTTTGTCTGATGTGATGACTCTCTGGGGTGACAACCAAGAGTGTTACGTCGTCAGCACACCGGTAAAAGAGTACGAGAACCCAGAAACGGGATTACCGAAGATCATTAGCGGAAACCGTTGGTATTTCCGCACCGGTAAAGGTACCGATTACTGGGATGAAATCGAAGGTCATCGTCGTTACCAATTCGGTAAGGTCGAGAAAGGTAAACATTACTACGGGAAATTAACGCCTGACGTGACCTACAGCGCGTTGTTTGTTAAAGAACCTATTCCTTACTTCGATAAACTTTACAACTTCACAGAGCAGCGCACAGAGAACCCTAGAGAGCTAATGTGTACCGGGAACATGCAGTATGTGACCAGTAAAGGGGTGGCGCGTTTGATCGACACTTATCCCGGGGTTCGTAAAGGTAAAGATTTAGTCGTGCCTTTTGTGGTAGGGACTAAAGAAGACCCTACGTTAATCGAACTTATCGACCCACCGGGTTTGTCGTTCATGATCGTTGAGTCTATGGATCGCATTGATTTAACTTTCCGTTGTTGGCGTAATCGTGATGAAAATAACTGTTATGGTGAATACCAAGAGTATTTTGACATCACTGATCGTTTCTTCGTAAAAGAAGAAAACAAAAAGAAAGAGATCAAGGTTAAACTACATCCCGATTTTAAATCTAACGAGGCAGTGATTCGTCATACGGCCAAGCACCCTAAAGCAGTGTGTCCGGTCCCGATCATGTTGAGTGTGGGTTACGATGTTCCTGAACGCAACTGCTTTAACTCGATTACGGACCCAGAAGTAAAGGTGTGGTTAAACTTAGACTACAGTAATGATCGTTGTTTGATCTACCGCACCATCATTGAAACCTCCGATTGGGTGTATGTCTTCACGTCTGCTTCTGCAAATGTACGGGTGCTGAACAAAAAGGAATTGGGTGAAAATAAATAAAAGTGAGGTAGGGATTACCCTACCTCCTTATTTTTGATTTACCAACTCTGAACGGCATCACAATGACCTTTAAAGACCGCCGATAGTTCGTTCAATAAACCGATGGTTGCGCCAGTAACGTTCATGTAACGTTCAAACTCATCAAAGGTTTCTTTGAATTGGTTGATTTCACGTTCGCTTAAAACAATGTCGCTGGACAAAATACGACTTAATACGACTTCCGCAAGTTCAGCGTTCAGCTTCAACTGACGAGCGATGATCTCAGCATCGCGTGCTTTAATCATTTTCACACGAAGGTTGAAGTCATTAATAAGTGCAAACATACTACCGAACGACGGGTACAAAGTTTCCAGTGACACCTGCTGAGTTCTCTTAGGGTCACCTAGAGATTTAATGAACTTATCGATTTCATTAATGTGTTGTGAAGTCCCAGAGATCGTATGACGATAAGTTGTTCCCACCTTACCTTTGGCTGCGATTTCTTTTAACCAACCGTAGAACTTCACTGAATCGGTTTTAAACCCGTCCATTAAGGAAACTCCAGCCATGCAGTTTTTAACGTACTGATCCCACGTCATTGTACGTTCATTAAAGTGAACCGGCACACCCATTTGCTTATCCACTTTAGATAGGTAGCTCAATTTATTAGCTTTAGCTTGCGCGCGTTTATAATCTACGGTGTGGATAGACCCAGACATCCCTGAGATCTTTCGATCTAATTCCAAAGACAGGCTGCTAAGACGTAATCGGAATCCTTCAATAGGTGTTAAAAACTTAGGGATACCGAATGCTTCATTTCCGTCCACTGCACCATTTGAGCGTAGACGTTCCAAGTAATAATTTTCCATGACTGTAATGCCTTTATATAGGTTAACTAACATAAAATTCAAAAACAGAGGTACATATGTCCGCCGCTTTTAATTTCGTCAAAAAAATCGAATCTTCAGAATCGATTCAAATTGGCTTGAACTTTTCTCCTATCTACGACATTAACAATGGTCGTTTCTTTATTGGTAAAGATGACCTTGCTTATTGTAATGGTGGTGTGACTCCCAACAACGCCATTGCGGGTGGTTCGAATACCCAGAAAACAGGTATGTTGATCTTAAGCTGTTTAAGCTTCCTAGAGCGCATCCCACAAGGCATTATCATTTACGGTGATACCGAAGCTACCCTAGACATCGGTCGTCTATCAGAAGCCGTAGACGCACGTTTTGGTGAACCGGGTTACTTTAGCCGTGAAATCTTAAATAAACGATTCATTTACTTAAGTTCCAATGATGGATACGACGGCACTCAGTTACACAATCTTATCAAAGAAGCTTACAAAGAATTCCAAGAGTCTAAAGGTGATAAGTCTCGTTACATCGAAACTCCGTTCTACGATAAGTCAGGTAAGTTGATTTCTATCTACACTCCTATCATGGTGATCACTGACTCACTAGGTGAGCTTCGCTTTAATGAAGCATCGGTTAAGTTCCAAGAAGGTGATGTGGATGAGGGTGGTAAGAAACGTACTCGTGATATGGAATTCGGTAACTTAAAACGTATCGTATTCGAAGATGCTCACCACCTAGGTGGAGTCGCCGGTCTTAAACTTTGGTGGGTCGGACAAACTACTGACGTCATCAACATGGATGGTAAACCCCAAGAAAAACAATCGACCTTTATCCGTCAAGGTAAAAAGATCGCTAAGTGTCCTAAAGCCATCTTACAGCTTCCTGCTCAAGGTTACGAAATCATTCGTGGTTCTGCTCTTAAATCCGACCAACAATGGATGTACCCTAACCCGTTAGGTCGTGATGTCATTATCGACGCCGATGCTCGTGAAAACCCGGATTTATTATCCTACGCTTACACCATGTTCCGTAACAAAGGTGGGTCTTCTGGTATCAGTGGTACATTCATCGGTTCTCAGTCAGACGGCATTCAAGAAGGTCTATCGATGTACCATGCGTTAAAGACCAACGGTTACTTTGGTCTAGACGGTTCTAAGGTATCTCATGAGTGTACATTCCTGCCGGGAGTTAAAGTGGGTCGTACGACGGTTCGCAGTGTTATCGCTAAGAACCATAAGTTCTACCGTGCCATCACACTGATGTATCACATCATGGTCATGCAACGTCAGTGGTTACGCCTTCCAGATCAATACCGCATGACTCCGGAAGAAATTTACAAAGCCGTTAAAGAGAAAGGTTTCGATTGGGATGAGTTATTAGACTCCGTAGATTTCTGGCACACCAACCCAGACATCGACAAACCAACTATCACGGCGATGCAAATCTTCCGCCTAGCAACCGGCGAATCAACAGCGACTGGTCGCCCACCTAAGAAAAAGTAATTTAAATATTATGGGGGTGGTTCGCCACCCTCTTTTTAAGAATTTGGAGAATAACAACAATGTCAGTGAACACACAAAACATCCTTATCATCTGCGATTCTGGGTTTGATAAATTATGTTCTAACCCTGAGGATTACGTCAGTCGGCTAAAACAAGTGGTAACTGGTCGAACAGGGACTGATTGTGAGTTAAATACGGTTAGTGGTAAATATGGTTTAGGTAACATCGATGCAGAGATCAACGTCTTAGAGATCGAAGATCGCAATAAAACCTCTTTTGTTCAGACCATTGAAAACCTAGCCGACCGCACTAACGAATTAATCATCATTTCAATCATGGATCACGACGCTCACATCGAAGCACTAGCTTCTGCATTGAGTGAACGCTGTATCACCATTCGTCGTTATAAGTACGAGAGGAAATAACATGGCAGAACGTAACCGTAAGCAAGCTGAAAAATACTGGCTTACGTTAATGAAAGAAATCACCAAGGGTGGTTATAACTATACAGTTTATCGCTCGTTGTTTGATAAACTCACTGATGATCAGTTTGAAGAGTTTATAGTAAAA